TGACTGGGACTGCGACGACCCGGACGAGGCTCGCTGCAAGAAGTGCGGGACCGGTCCCTTCCGGACCACGGTCAGCCGCGTGGAGAAGATCAAGAAGGCCCGCAAGGACCACGACGACTACATCAAGGCGGGCGACAGCTACCAGCGGACGGTCGAGCGCGGCTTCTACCCTGGCGGGGGCACGCGGATCATCGTCAGCAAGGTGCTGCTCCGCAAGGCGGTCCCCCAGGAGGCTACGTGAGCAAGACCCACGCAAGACTGCGGCCGAAGCCCGCGCCTTTGCGAAGCCTGCCCACTGGACCTGGGTCGATTAGACCAGGCCTCTCCGGGCCAGGACACGGCGAATGGCCAGACGTTGCTCTACGTGTGGCGCATTCCAGTTGACGACCCCCTGGTTTAGCATCGCTGCTGCCTCGGGAGCTTCGGGGCCGTTGATGACAGGCATCTGCTTGCGGTCGGGGGCCCAGCTGGGAACAGAAGTATTCATCTGACCCGCATTCCGAGCCACCTGCTGGATGCCTTCCTCCACAGACCCAAAGGACTTCTCCAGGATCGACTGCACCTTCTCCGGGGACATGGTCCCGTACTTGTCGCTGGCCCCATTCTGAACGTAGCTCTGCAGTTCCGAGGCTACCTTGCGTGGGTTTAGGTCCGCGATGGAGCCAGAGCCGGGGTTGCCGTTGCGCACGCCGAACTTGCCCTTGGACACCAGGTTCAACACCTTGATCAGCTCCTTCCCGTTCACACCGGCGCGGTAGCCCCCGACCTTCCCCTTAGAACCTGCTGCCAGAACCGTAGCAGCCCAGCGATGGTGCCCGTCCAGGATGTGCCCGTCCTTTGAGATCATGGCGCCGAGGTCTCCCCCGACCTTTCCGGTGTCCAGCATCTTGAGAGCAAGCTTCAGTGCAGAGGGAAGTCGGATCGTAGTCTGCGAAGGCTTCAACGAAGCGGCGGACCAGGACCCTCGCGACACAGGGATCTTGTCGTCGTTGGCGTTGCCGTCGTCCAGTCCCGAAGTGGAGATGAACTCGGCGATGGAGGGGTCAACCGCGTCCAGTCTCCCAGCCTGCTGGACCTGGTCCTCAATCTGCTCTTCTGAGTATTCCGCCCGACGCAGAAGATGCTCCCGCAAGTCGGGGTGCTGCTTCGCCAAACGTGTCAGAAGCCTACGGGTGTTCATGCTCGCTCCTGGTCTCAGCTGTCGGTCTCGGATGCGTCATCGCTGGGGAACGGAGCCAGAGTGACAGTCGGGCTGAGACCAGCCTTACTGTGTCCGCCCACCATGGGCTTCCCTTCCAGCCGGTAGCGGTCGGCGGCTGCCGTCCCCTCTCCGTAGCCTGTTGGGCTGATCTGTCCGTCCAGAGTGTATCCCTGACCCGCCAGAGGACCGTTGCCCATGACGCCATTGGTCAGAATGACCATCTGAACCTCGTCCCCGTGAGAGCGGACGGAGGGAGCGCTGTAAGCCGACTCACTGTAGTTGCGGACCAGGAGGGCTCGACCCACCAGGACACCGCCCTTGAGGACTGGCGCAGCCCCGTCCGGGAACGCGCCGCCTGCCCAGTCCAGCGGACCGCCTGAGGGGGTCGGGTCCAGCACGTAGGCGGAACCCCCGCCTCGGAACAGGCGGAAGTTCTTGGTGCCTGATGTCGTAGCGAGGGTCCAGGCCACGTACTTCAGCAGCCCGCCGTCGGACAAGCCGATCTGACCGCCTCCTTCGAGACGACCGAACTCCTGGGACCCCTGGACGGGAGCCTCCAGAGACGCAGTAGCACCTCCCCCCGCGCTAACACGCAAGGCCGAGAGTCCGTCCCGGAGAGGGTCCTCTCCCAGGAAGTCGGAGTCCTGCAGCAGAATCCCCAGCGGGAGCCTCTCTGTGAGACCCGCCATGCGCACGGGAGTGGTGCTGAAGGATCCCAGCTTCGCGTTCATCGGGTTGTCCGTGCCTCCCAGGAGGGCCGAACCTGTAAGGCTCGTGAGCCCGTACTGCGAGAGAACACCCTGGGGAACCAGGTTGAACCCGAGGACCGCCCGCGTAGCACTCGGAGCCAGGGCGACCGAAGTCTGGTTCCCCTCTGCTCCGGGAAGCAAGGACACCAGGTGGCAGATGTTCGACCCGCTCCAGAACGCCGTGACCTGGGCCACGTTCCTGCAGAAGTCACTGGCGGCGATGAAGTCGGCCAGTGCCTTCGCAGCCAGCGAAATCGATGCTCCGGTGAAGCTTGTGTTAGACACCAACGCCAGGGACTGGGTGCCTCGCTTCAAGGTGATAGTCTCGCCAGCCGAGACCGCAGTCGTGGAGAGGGCAACGATGTCCAGAGTAGCCCGACCTGCGCTCTGGTCCTGAGCCTGAGTGAACACTCGGGGGGTGAACTGCCAGATGGGGTCGGAAGAGGTCGCCGCAATCCGGGTGGGGGCTACTCCGTCGGTGGTGATGCCTCCGATATCCAGAGGGGTTCCTGCGTAGACACGACCGCCGATCTTACCGGTGCCCAGGGTCGTGTAGAAGTCCATCGAGGCGAGGACCTCGAGCGACCGAGGGTTGGAGAGAGCCGGGACCTGGGAGTAGTTGTCTGTGCTGTCGTACTGCAGAATGGCTGTGGCCAGACTGGTAGAAGACGAAGCCGGCACCTGTCCGTAGCGGTTGCTGTAGTCCGACACCACCTTGGTGTTGCCGTCGCGAGTCATGTAGGGGTCGCCCTGGTAGACGGTCCGCTCGTATGCGACGTACAGCTGCTCGTTGTAGGGCAGAGGCAACGGCAGGATGCAAGACACCTGCGGAGCCAGAGCGGCGACCGAAGTCCCCAGTGTGGACGAACCGTCCGGGAGCGTCTTCCGCATCATGATGTAGTTGTTGAGGTTGATGAACCCTCGGCCGAAGCCGAAGACCACGCACTCCACTACATATTCGAGATCATCGAACCCCTCTCCTGAGATGTACTGGCCAGAGAGTCGGACGTCAATGAGGTCGGACGGGATGACGTAGGTGTGGTCGTCGGCATTCCCTGTGACATCCGACGCACCGCCCTTCGCGATGAAAAGGGTCTTCTTGTCCCTGTCTTCGCGGAGGAGGTTGATCGGGCGTCCCGAAGCGGTGCTCTTGGTGACCCTGTCGGGATCCCAAGCGCCCGAGCCCGAGAACTCCCGCAAGTCGTAGACACCGTAGAGACGAGCAATCCCGAGGAAGGGCGGGAGCTGGATGCCCTTCAAGCCCTTGGGAGTGTCCGAAGAGATGACATTGACGTCGGTGTGGATACGAGCCTGGTACCCGACCGCCGCGCCCGCCAGCGTGAAGAACTCCCCGTAATCCCGAGCCGAGGTTGTCCCTGTCTGGAAGAAGATCGAGGGAACTACAGTGGTGCCGTTATCCGGCCCGCCAACCACGCGGAACACGTCATCCGTGTTGGTCTGGGAGTCCCCGAACAGGTGGTTGATTCCGTAGAACACCGGGCCTGTGGTGCCGGGGGTCTGACGGAAGGGGATGTCCTGTCGACCGAACCGAGGCATGAACTCCGGAGGGAATGCGTAGGCGTAGTCTGCAGTCGACTCGAAGATGCCCGCGCCGTCTACAGAGCCTCCGGAGAAAGCCCCCGCTGTGTAGGTGGCCGGAAAGAACCGGTTCGTGGCTCCCGTAGTGGCTTGGTAGCGGTACAGGGCAAGGTCGGTGCGCTGGAAGGGCCGAACCATCAAGGTCTTGGACCCTGCGTCGACGAATACCTCAGCTTCGCGCCGGTACTCGCCTGCGTGGGAGCCGTCTCCGTAGAACGGGGCACGCGGAGCAGACAGTCCCAGGCTGGGCAAACGGTTCCAGGTCTGGATGTGCTGGAAGGGGAAGTAGAACTCCCCGGCTGCCACCCCAGCTTCTCCGGCGATGCTGGAGTCAAGAGCGGTGGGGGCTTCCCGAACGAGTTCTGCAGTGTCCACACTGGGCATTGCAACCCTGTGAATCTGCTTAGCGACCCGCGCAGTGCCTCCCCGGCTGGGGGAATACTGCACGGTAGTGTCCAGAATCGCCTGTGTGGGGATAGGCGAGACAGTCACCAAGCCGTCCCAGGGGTTGGTGGTCCCCCCCGAGACTGCCTGCAGGTCGGTCAAGACGATGACCGCTGCGGCCTCGCCCGACGTGGTCCCGTCCTGAGTGTGCATGTGCTGGGAACGCACCGAGCAGTCCAGGCCCGTGTTGGCGATCAGGCCCGCAGTGCCCTCGCCGACTCGCACCACTACCATGCTGTCGGTGTCTGCCCCTGACTCAGTGGTGAAGCCAGCCGTTCCCGCTCCCACAACACGGAAGACGCCCCCGTTTTCAGCGTTGGTCGCGTCCCCGGTGAGCACCAGGTACAGCTCCGAAGACGCGCCAGAACGGTCCCGCCCACCCGACGTGAGCATGTCGTACAGAGTCCGAGTGCTGTTCAGCAAGATCTCCGTGACACCCGTGGTGGACAGACTGGTCACATCTCCTGTGGGGAACCAGGTCCCAGCCGTGTCGAAGTTGAGACCGGAGATCTTGACCTGGGAGAGACCAGTGGGGGTAGACCCCGCTGCGATGGTCTGGGTCGAGGATGAGGTGAGGTTCGAGTTGACCACTCCGCCCAGGACGATGTAGGGGCGTTCGAAGTTGTACTCGGGCAGAGGGAACATCGGGCCGGGGTGGGTCGCGCCGCTCTCGTCCGCACCGGCTGGGTCGCCCCATTCCTCGCCCAGGAACCGCAGGAGGAAGGGGTACTGGTTCCCTGACACACCGCCCGCTGCTGTAGTGTCAATCTCATCCCTTGTGAGCCAGTACTCCCGAGGGGACACGAACCGTACAATGTCGTTGTTAGCCGTGTCGCGAACAGTGGCTCGTGCGCCCCCGTTGCCCGTAGCTCCGCCAATGTACAGGTTGATGACGGTACGGTCTGACCAACCACCGAGGTTCGCCTGGTAGCCGTCCGGCACGAAGGTCGCTGCGGGGCCCCAGGAAGAGGCACCCGAAGTGTAGTTGGAGTTGGGCCCGATGGTGCCAGGGGAAGCGATAGTAGGCTTCAGAATCAGGGAGATGTTGTTCTGTACCACCGACGCGTCGGAGAACACGGTGCGGATTCCGTCCGGACCGTCGAGCTCTTCGGTCTGGGAGGGCACCGCAGTGTTGCTGTTGGCGTGAAGTGTATCCACCTCAAGAACGACAGGACCCTGTGTGTCGCTGATGCCGGACTGCTTGTACGAGCTCTTCAAGGAATCCTGGAACAACTTGCCCAGGTTGTGGCGCAGCAGTGCCTGGTAGTCCCATTCACCGGGGGTCACACCCTTTCGGAGATCCAGAATGTCCGAGGAGGTGATCTGGTCCGCGAACTTGCCGTCAGGGCGGAAGTTGAAGAACTGGACCGTAGCACCCAGGGCGTGGGAGGCAGCCGCAGTACCGTCTCGTCCCCGCCCACCCGTGGAGCGTACCGTGATGGTTCCAGGAGTGGTGGACGTGGTGACCGCCGAGATGGAGATGACCTCATCGTCGATCTTCAGGAACACGGAGTCCCAGTCGATGTCGGCGTTGTCCAGCCCGGAAGACGCCAAGCCGTCGACCTGGATGAGACCCGTGTCATCCTCGTCGATAGCCGACGTGAGGGTCACCGCTGTGAAGGTGCGAGTCCCTTCCAGCGCGGCGGTGATAGCTGCGACCTTGGGGTTGCGGTTCAGAGCCCCGTTCTGGTTTGCATTGCCGTTCACAGTGCGGGCGACGAACGCCCCAGTGTTGCGACGGAACACCCCGCACACCGGGATGGCGTAGGAGTAGCCGTCCACAGTCGCCAGAGCGTTGGTGGAGTCTCCGTCACCGGAACGCCAGAGCCCGGGATCGCCGAGCGTGGTCTTCATGTTCGTCCAGGTGAACCCTGTCTGCGCCGCTGTGGCCGCCCCCCGAGCCAGCACGTTCGGATCGTCCAGACCGTCCGGATAGGACGACAGGTCAACCGAGTCTCCCAGACCGGTTCCACTACCCATCACGCGCAGTCGGTACTGAATCTGGACGCGCTCGGTCGTCTCGAAGCCGATGGCGGGATCTTCAATGTCATCGGAGATGTTGGTCCCGCCGAACTCAGCGTTGCCGTACTTGTAGATGGTGCTGAGGGAGGGCTTGTTGGCGGTGCTCGGGTTCGGGGCCACCTGTGCCAGCCACACCTCCAGGAAGACCAGGTCCACCCGAGAGTCGGAAGAAGGGGGCTGCCAGAGGTTGACTCGGTTTGCGGTATCGGAGTCGGAGACACCGGTGCCCGACACGGGGATGATCCAGCCGTTCACGTTGGCCCAGAGGACTGGGTCCAAGTCGCCGGACGCCGGGTTGCCCAGCTTGAACCAGTTGGACCAGTCCGTGTCCGTGACGAAGTCCTGGTCTGCCTGGAACGGGTCAAGAAGGAACCCGGAATGCATTTCGGCCCGGACGGCGTTCGCAACGCGCTCCCACTCCGCCTGCATCATCAGGTTCAGTTCGGAGTCGAGGGGCGGCTTCGAAGCCTGCCACACGACCAGCGCAAACTGCCTGTCGCTGGCCGAAAGGGTGCGGGTTACCCCGCTACCGAGATCTTGAGCCATGAACCTTCTCCCAGAACGCGCTGTTCATCTTACTCCCGAGCCTGTATAGGGAAGGAACCGTCATGGTCCCCCTACTCAGGGCAGGTTCGGGAACAGCACGATGTACCCCAGCAGGTAGAGCTTCTCTGTACCGTCGTTCACGAAAGCCAGCCGGAAGTCGGTGCCTGACGTAACAAGGTCCGTTGCCTCGAGGTACTGGACCTCGAACCAACTCGCTCCGTCGTCCACGCTGGCGTAGACAAGAAGTCCGGCAGGAGTGGGGAGCTGTTCTACCTGATCCTTGCGGACCGGGGTGTTGGTGTTTGCAGTGACGTTGTAGCCTTGCACCACATCTTCAGATGTAGTCGCCGTGGCTACCTTCCACCAGACCAAAACCTCGTCAGTGCCGGGAGTGCCCGGATTGTACGAGGTGATGTCGATGGTGTCTGTGATAAGGGCACCGTAGAGGTCGTTGGGACCCCCCGTGTTCGTCGGGAGCATCGCGATGCTTCCGGGAGCGATCCCTGCCGGGCCCCCTACTCGACCCACCTGGCAACGAGCGAAAGTGCCGGGGAGACCAGAGGGCACCGTCCCGGTAGTGATGTTTCCCGCTATGGGCAAGGGTGCCGCGTTCAGGTCCAGTGTCGACTGGTCCGCCGCTTCGAGAAAGAAGTTCGACAGCTGGTTGTCGTAGTTCGGATACCGCGCCAGAAAGGACGTCGCGATTTGAACGGGCAGGGACCCGCTGTTCTGCGGGGTGAGATACGAAGCGGAGTTGACGTCAAGAGACACCCCTGGCGGAGTGTTCAAGATGAACTTTCCGTTCACCAGCGTGGTGCCTCCCACAACGGGCTCGACGGAAGTTTCGAGAACGAGCCCTGATGCGAGACTGGAGATGATCTGCATGGTCTACATCAGTCCTGGTTGTTGACGGTGGTGGAGTTGACGCCGAATGCAGCAGTGAAGCCACCCCCACCGTTGCCCCAATTGCCGGCGCCAGCTGCCGTGCGCTCCACGTTGCAGGAGCACTGACTATCATCGGGGATGAAGTTTGCTCCCGCAGTGGCCCCTGTGGTGGCTCCGTAGAACACGTTCCCCAAGAACACCATTGTGAATTGGGTGGCCGCGCCTCCCGCAGCATCGCAGTTCATGCTGAAGTCGGTCGCCCCGGCCAACCTGACTGTGTTGTTTGACACAGACATCGTGTGAACGGCGGCATTCGGGAGATCAATATCCAGGCCTGTCACCGACGCTGACCCGGAGCGGAGGACATTACCATCGATAGCGATAGTATCCGAGGTGTCGTCAGCCACGAACCAGACACCCTTCGTGGTGAAAGAATCAACTGTGTTCCCGCGGATCGAAACCGTCTCCAAGCGGTCGTAACCCCTCAGGTAGACTCCCATCGTACAGTCAATGATCGTGTTGTCGGACAGAGAGATATTCTTGGAGAGCCCAGCCGCGACCTGGTTCCCTGACGCCAGAACACCGATGGCAACCCCCTCGCAGGTGTTGCCATCCAGCTTGGCCTGGGTCATATCTCCGGTGACCAGGACGTCAACGCCGTTCGAGAACGCATCCCGCACTGTGTTGTTCTGAGCGACCAGAGTGTCCAGGGAATTAGACCCGGTCCCCGTTCCGCTGAGGGCTACTCGGACCCCGGCACCGCTGGTGGTAGTCCGGACGAGGTTGTCCGAGAGGACCCAGCCGCCGTAGCTCGAGGTCCCCGAATTGATTGAATTCGATGCCTCGACATAGATTGCGTTGTTCTCGCTTCGGAGCACCGTGTTCCGGCAGATTGACAGATTCTGGACCGTGCCTTCCTGATTTAGGATGACATGGATCCCGTCACCGGAGGTTGCAGCTGTCACCGCCGAGTCATCCACCTGATTATCGAAGATCTGAGTGGATACCAGAGTGATGTCGCCCGTTCCAGCATCCAGGGCCTCAACCAGGATGCCTGCCTGGTCCGTAGGGGTTCCTGGACCCCCCAAGGCAATCTGGCAGGTCAGGCCAATCTTGTTGCGGCTCAGCTGCGTTGAGGTGAACCCACAGCCTCCTGAGAACTGGAGGCAGACACCGCTTCGACGAGTCCGGTAGACATTGTTGTCGCAGACCCTGGCCGAATTGATCTGGTTGGCGAAAGTGTCTGACCCCTGGGAAACCTCAACCCAGATTCCATACTCGCCGCCGTCGGAAACTCCAGAGAGACTGTCTCCCCAGTAGATTTGGTTCCCCGTGATGGCGTAGCCCTCGACGGTATGGTCGGCACCTGTGCCTACGGAATGGACTTCCGTGAAGATCCCGTAGGGGAGGGCAAACCCAGAACCGTGCACGTCGTTGGCAACCGTGTCTCGGACGACGTTGTTCTCGATTCGAATGTCTCGGCAGTTTCGTGCGTAGATAGCGCGAGACTGAATATCAATGACGCCTCCGCCCCCGTTAGCCCAACCCTCAGTTCCGGCGTCGTTGATGCTCGCGCCGATCTTCACCAGGGTGTTGTTTGCTACCAGGGGGCTGTCGCAGAACTCCAGGCCGATTCCCTTGGAGCCGCGACCGACGAAGGTATCGACCCAGCCAGAAATGTCCTGCGCCTGCGCGCAGTGGTGGATGTGGTTCCCTGTCACGCTGGCGTAGCGGACTGCATCCGCTACCTTGTCGCCCCTGAGGATCACACCACCGGCGCAGCGCCAGATCTCGTTGTCTGAGATATTGACGTACTCAGGCGTGCTGGTGTCGTTGGCTCCGACGTAGATGCCGTCTGCCGTCGGGGTGAAGATATTGGCAGCCAGACCGTTGTCGATGGAGTTGCCCGAAATGCTGATGTTCGAGACCGCCCCGAAGACGTACACCCCTTGAGTAACGCAACTCTTGAAAGAGTTGCCGGACACGACGATGTCGTGGGTGAAGGTCGTGGCTCCTGTCAGACCCAGGACCTGAACACCCTTTCCTGTGTTCTCAAAGATGTTGCCCGAGACAACCATTGCCTGGCTGCCTGCGGCAACAGCCACCCCGATGCCGCAGTTCTGGATGGTGCTTCCCTTGACAGAAGAGAACCCCATCTGAGCAGGGAAGGCGACCCCGTTCCCGCTCGCTCCGTTCACGAAACCGAGGATGACGCAGTTGGAGACGTGAGACGGGACCGTTCCGGCCAGGAAGTCGACCCCGACGGGGACCTCTCCCGACCAAGAGCTCCGGTTGCATGTGATGTAGCAATCTGAGACCAGCGTGGAGCCAGAGGTCCGAATCCCTGTTGTGCCCGTAGTGGCGTCCACGAGGATTGTGCACCCTACGACCTTCACCTGGCCGCCCAGACTGGTCAGAGCGACATCCGCACCCTGCAGCGTGGAGCCTCGGACGGAGCAACCGTCCCCCGCCACGACAACACCTTCGGCGAACCCTGAAACGCGGGAGTTCACAATGTGGGTGTCGCCCTCTCCGGCAAAGGGTCCCGATGCGTTCAGTCGGATTCCGTAAGTCCCCGCAGTGCCCTGCTCGGTGCACACCACCCCGTAGAGGACCGTGTCCTGGGGACGGTCGATGAAGATGCCCACCCCTGTGGCGTCCACGGACGTGTTCTTGATGGTGGCTCGGTTGTATCCACTCGCCCAAGAGAGGTTGATGGCTGTGACCCACTCCTGGGCTCCCCCGGTGAAGACGCAGTCCTCTACCTGAAGGTCGCGCACAGTGGCTGCGCTACCCTCAAGGGCTGTGGATCCTGTGTGCTCACACTGGAATGTGATCTTGTGGAACTGAGTTCCCGTTCGACCCGCCAGGTTGAACATCGGCGCCAGCGTAGCCCCGGTGACGAAGGCAGAGTCCTTCCCGTCTCCGACGAATCGGATGCCGTCAATGGGGATAGTGGCCGTGGCCGCGATGGTGATGTTCCCCCGGACCACAATGGTCTGGGTCTCCGCCTGCGAGGCGTTGGCAGGGCTGTAGGTCTGGAGGTACAGCAAGGCTGCCTCCAGAGTCATAAAGCAACCCTCGGCGTTGGCGTTGGTCGCGGCGTCGGAGTTACGAAGCGTGAGGGGGCACTTCCGGTCCAGCTGCGGCACGAAGAACCGAGCGTCCTGACTGGTCCCCGTGTTGATAGTTCCAGCGACTGCCACTACCCGGCTGATCAGGACTGGCTCGCCTGCGAGGGCTGGAGGGCTTCCGCTCGAAGCCAGGTTCCCAGTTGCTGGATCTACGTAGACCCAGCGTGTCCCGTCAGCCAAAGCGATGGTCAAGCCAGTCACCGTGACCAGGCTGGCGCCGATGATGACCTGAGTGGCATCCATCGTGAGGACGTTGCCCATCGAAGTCCAGGTACCACCGGAAACCACGCCGTTGGTCCGACCGGCGGAAAGACCGCCTCCGAGTTCCTGGAGTGCTCCCTCCACCTCGTCCGCTGTGAAGTAGTTGGCGGCGTCCGTGATACGAATCGCCACCGCCATGTGGGCCTGGGAGGGATCCTTGACGTGTGCCTTGAGAGAAAGGGTGTCCCGGTCCGGGTTTCGGAGTGCTGTGTCGTCGACCGACTTCGGGGCTGCAGCGCCCACTCCGACCGTGATGCCTGCCGGATCTACATTACGAGGCATGGGGGATCACTCCGAAGCCAGAAGAAGGATGCCACGGGTGCGGTAGACAGCTGCGCAAGTGTCGTTGCTCGTATCTACGAACCGCACCGTGTTGTCGGCGTCCAGAATAGCGAAGCGGCTCACCACTACCAGGAGGACCTCATCCTTTCGGTACAGGACAGTGTCCGCAGAAGCGCGAGCCAGGAAGGGGAACCACACCTTGTGCGCGGACACTCCCGAGAGAGGCTGGGCCATCGCCGTGGGGCGATACGTGCTCGTGTCCGACACCTTGTATGCGACCCGAAACTCTGAATCCACGTCCAGGCTTGAGAAGGCGAAGTCCTGGTTTCCATGAGCCGGAACCATCTGGTGCAAACTCAACAGGCCAGTAGCGGCGGAGAAGTCCCCGACTGAAATCCGGGCGCTTCCTGCAATGACCCATTCGGCTGTGAAGGGTGAAGTGCTCAGGTCGCCGTTCACGGCAATCTGATCCAGAGGGTTGGTGTACGGGAAGGGTGCGTCCACGCTTCCCGCGCTCATGGTACCGGTCCAGAGCTCCCTGGACATCACCAAGGGCTTGACGGTCAAAGTCGAGGGCAGCGGCACTGTGCCGGGGGCTCCCGCTTGCACACCCAGAGTCTGCGGGGCGTCGGTGCGGTAGTAGCAGGCAATCTGGTAACCCACTGCACCCCAGTTGGGCAAGGGGTCCTGAGCGAAGTAGTCAATGCTCACCAGGGTCTGACCCGCTCCGGAGAACGGAGACCCACCCTGCACCACCAGCAACCTCTGACTGGACCCGTAGGTCGTAGCAGCGGTGTTCACTGGGCGAGTAAGCGTGCTCACTGTATCGGTGACCGTCACTGTGGTAGTCGCCGACCCGTAGATGCGTCGAGGGAGAGTCACCAGCAAAGGAGAGTCACTCACCACAGTTTCGGTGATGGGAGTGCCCGAACCCGCACCAGAACCATCATTGGCGGCATACTCCACGCCGAGCTCTCGGAATCCAGTTCGGATCTGAGGCTGGAGCAAAACCTCCCAGTCGTCCGGTCGCTGTGCTGTGTCGTTTTCGAGCACGGGTCCGTTCCCGTACACTGCTGCAGCCGGGACTACCTCCACGCTCGGAGTGTCTGTGGTGCCCGACCCCGCAGGGTAGGTGATCTCGAGCTCGATGAAGATGCGTCGGGGAGAGTTGTTGTCCCCAGCGGCAGCCACTCCCACCAGGTCATAGGCAGCGACAGAGATGCCCCCGGTGGCCTGGACGTTGTTTCGCCCGAGAGTGATCTCTACAAGAGGGGTGCCAATCCCCTCCACCTTGTCGATCTGGCACGTCTTGCTCACGGATCCGGAGTAGTTGCCGTCGTCGTGGATGACGCGCAGGACATCTGTCACCTTGGTGCCCAGAGGCCACAAGTTCGAGACCCCGCCCCCGCCCGTGGGCGTGCCGGAGGGAGCGTTGGCCCATCCTCCGAGACCGGTGGCATCCAGAGCGTCCAGGTCAATGCTGATGACATCCCCGGCTTCCCAGGTGGTGTAGCCTCCGGTGGACTTGGTCACGTACTTGCCAGGCTGCGCGCCGATCAAGTCCGTGGGCAGGATGGGGAAGATGCGCCGTTCGACCACAGGCCAGTCAGCGAACCGACGACGAACGTGATCGAAGTCGCCGATCTGGTCCCCTCGGTTCGTAGACCCGCTGGTGGGCGGCGTGCCCCCCTTGGACCCGGACCGGCCGATCTCATTACAGACCAGGAACTGGGTTCCCACGTCTCCGGTTCCGCCGCCGAGCTGGTTCTTGTCTGATGCGTCAAGAGCCCAGGTGGCGAAGTTCCCGTCCATGAGCGCGGTCATCTGACGCTCAAGCTCGGCCTTCATGTCGATTCCGCCGGGAGACACCTGACGCCGAAGGTCCAGAAGATCCGCCACGAGGATCTGGTCGTGGTATCGTCCGTCCGGTCGGTCGGAGGTATTCGCCGGGATCGCTCCGACCAGAGGGTTAGTGAACCCCCCGTGGGTCTGCGGAAGTGCGCCGTTGGTGTTGGTCAGAGGACTCCAGCCCGCGCCAGCGCCGCTGTTGTACGAGTCGTTGCGACGGAAAGCGAAGGCAATCGGGATGGCGTAGACGTAGCCGTCCACTGTGCCCAGGGCCGTTGCCGCCGTGGAGCTCCCGTCTCCTGCAATCCAGAGCCCGGCGTCTACCGTGTCGTATGCCACCGCGCTGGAGTTGCTTAGAACCGTCGCGCCGTCCGCCTTTACAAAGGGGTAGCCTGCCACAGCAGCGCTCTGCACTCCCTGAGCAGTGACGTTCGAGTTGGAGAACCCGTCTTGCGTCTTGAAGTTCACCGCCTCCGACTGGCCCGTGGTGCGAATCCGATACTGGACCTGGACCCGCTTGGTGGACTCCGTGCCGATGGTGGGGTCCGCGATGTCGTCGGCGAGGTTCACTCCGGCAGGGGCTTGCACGTTTCCGTGGCGGTACAGTGTTGCCTGGGTCGGCTTGTTCCCTGTGTCCGAACCTCCCGAGAAGGTAGTCGGCCCTGCGCCCCCGTTGACCTGGATGCAACCACCCGTGCCCAGAGTGAGGGTCAGCGTGATTGCGTTGCCCGCGACCCCGGCCAGGGCGTCCGCAGCCTTGAGGTTCACCAGCGCGGAGTTCGAAACATCCACGGCAGCGGTGCAGATGCTCGTGAAGCTGTTGGTGCCCAGGTTGATGGCCGCCGCGATAGCAGCGGCGGTCGCATTGCCGTTCGCCCCGATCACGAACTCATCGGCTACAGCCGGTCCTGGAGAGACAGCCGTGAGGGGAGTGCCGTTGATGGTGATGATGTCGCCGGCAGTCACGTTTGCGTTCGTGATTATCTCAGTGGTGGCAGAAGCCCTGGGGCTGGTAGACACTACGCAACGCCAGACCTCGAGAAAGACGAAGTCGGTCCGCTTGACGTCGGGAGGGGATCCCCCGAACACTGGAGCCGCGTCGAGAGTGATGTCGCACTGCCCAGCGGTAGTAGTCGAGGTGTACTCGACCACCACGGGCATGTTCGAAACCAGAGCCACCCGCTTCTTCATCACGAAGGTGTTGACGGTAGCCGAAGCAGAGAAGTCGTTGTTCACCAGGGGGATCTGTCCCCTGAGCCACCCCGAGGGGAGCTGGTGGTCCTGGATCAGACGACGGATCTCTTTGCTGACCTCTTGCGAAAGGTTCAGCTCAGAGTCAAGGACAGGCTTCCCGCTTTGATAGACCGCCTCGTCCCACGAACGCTCGCCGGGAACGAGGTATCGCGAGACTGCCGTCCCCGGGAAATACTTGTCTCGGATGGCCATCTACGTCTCCACTGCCTCAGCGTTGCTCAACGCGGTCAGCGTCATAGTCGTACCCGACGTCCCACGCGGAGTCGCTGGTGGGCAGGAGTCCGCTGAACATCAGCTGGCCCTTTCGAGGCTTCGGTGGATAGGGAGTGCACCGGGGACGTGCCCGGTCTCGGGGTCTTCTGGGGTGTTGAACGAGCAACCTGGGGTCGGGCCTTCTTTCTGCATGAGCATCCCATCTAACCTCCGCACCCTCGTGCACATAGCTGATCTACCGGAGGGGTTCCCGGAACTTCCGACCGACGTAAGGTAGGTGAGGGAACTATGTCCGTCACGTGGGTCAAGCTTGTTGCAGGTGTGGAGGGTGCTCCAGATACCTGGGTGGACGACGGGGAAACCCACGTCGGCCTGGTGATGGGCCTCCCGTACACCCGCGAGCAACGCGTGATGTCTGACGTCTGGGCCAGGGTGACGCTGGTCAACGTCTGGAACCCAGAAACTGAAAAGCCTGAGCCTCTCGCGCTGCACTACGGGTTCGAGCTCAACAGTCGCACCGGCACCTCGACTATCGACATCGACCCGAAGATCCAGGCAGCGTGGGACCTGAAGCAAGCGGAGGCTGCTGAGGCAGCCCGCATCGCAGCAGAAAGGTTCGCGGAAGAGGAGGCAGAACGCCTCGCTGAAGCCGACCTCAAGAAGATTTCAAAGGGCATCCGAGTGGTCGTAGTCCGGGGGCGCAAAGTCCCCAAGGGGACCCAGGGAGTAGTGATTTGGGAGGGCCCTGGCGACTGGGGGCCTCGGGTAGGGATCAAGGATGGCCAGGGCCCTCCCCACTGGCTGGATACATCCTATGTGGAGGCTGTAGTCCCCGGCGTGCTGCCTGGCGAAACCCCCGAGGGCGGGTGGCGCGCTCTTCGGGAAAAGATCCGCGCCGAAGAAAACGAGTGGAAGAGCACCTTCCCTAAGAAGGACGACTGGGTCCGCATCCTGGAATCCGGGATTGAGGGCAAGGTCTTCTGGGCTCAGGATGAGCGCATCGGGTTGAACCGCCGAGGCGCAGAGAGTTCCGAGGACGCGATCTGGGTGAACGTCTGGGAAGTCGAAATCCTGGACAAAGACGGCAATGTGGTGGGCCAGGCATCCCGCGAGAACCCGCGTCGCGGCGCGGCCCACCCCCTGGAGCACATGGCCCACCCCCTGTGTGACATCCGAACGGTCTCGAAAGACCCGGACGGTGACTGGGCTGCTTTCTCTGACGCAGGAACCCTGATTTTGAAGCTCTCCCCGGAGGGAGCCTCCCAACTACAGAAGCTTCTGGGGCAAACGTGAACAACATACCTCTGTGCCCCTTCTGCGACAGCGGCAACTACACCTCCCAAGGCGGGACCTACGGGGGCGCGTTCAGCCAGTCCTCGTACAAGTGTGAAGGGTGCAACTGCCTCGTACAGGGCCTCTCCCAGCGGGCGGGTCGCATCTACGGCTTCATCCAACGAGCCGGTCTGAAGACCAGAGGCGTGGGCAAGGAGAAGATCTGGCTGTTCCCCGAATCCTGGGTCGACTGGGTCAACAAGAGTCTGGTCGTTGCCTGGGCGGATCGCGAATCTCGCATCAAGGCGCACGAGGACGCGGAATGGGCCCAATGGCTTGCGGAGGTCTTCTACGTTCGGTTCCCTGAGATGAAGGGCTGGGAACACCCCGACCGTCCGGGTCACTCTGCCTTTACCGACACGACCATCAGCTACTACGACAGCCCCCCCGAGGCGCAAGCGTTGCTGGACGACTTCTTCGGAGGCCCGAACACTGTCCGGCGAACGGGGACCTATGTCCCCTTCCCGAAGGAACTCGCCACCCCCCTGTACCCGCCCGGTCTGCCGAACATCCCTGGCGTCTTGGTCACCTACCTCAACGGGGATGTCTGGGAACAAGTCGACCCCGATTTCTCCCAGACCCTTCCGGTGCCTGAGCACCCTGCAGTAGTCTCAGATCGGGACTTCTTCCGGGAAGTGTGGTGGGGCGTCGAAGCGGAGCTTGGAGAGCCCCTCCCAGACCCGGAGGATGTTGAGAACCAGTACCGTGGGCGAGCCCCGTGGCACCAGTTCACCTACCACGGCGCAATGTTCACCGTGGGGTGGCGGAGGCGGGTTGTCTCCATCCGGGTGGAGTTCCCGAACCTGGTCCCCACGGGCGACATCCGAGAGAAGGCATTCGTAGACAAGACCACCTACGAAGCCCACGGACCGTTCACGACCCGGACCATTGACGAATACTTGACCTCCTTCAAAGACGAAAGCCCCGAGCTTCTGGAACACGTCAGGGAAGGTCTGGTGAGGCAGCACCCAGACGGTCTCATCCGAGAACGGGAGGGAGGCTACCACGACTGGCGCGACGAGGCCGAAGTCATCCTGATCCACGCCTGGGGTAAGGCGAAGTGTATTGAGTACCTGGCGAGCTTGTGCTCTATGGCTCGAGACAGCCAGGCCGCGCCCGTAGCCCAGGCCGCGCCCGAGACGGCAGCGAGCCTGTAGCGAAGGCTACTCCTGCCCCAGGTGGTCCCGGCCTGCCTGCCATGCTTCGTGCAAGCCCTCGACAGTGCGGGGAAACTCCACCTTAGTGAGGATCCCCTTGCCTCGGACCCACGGCTCAAGCCGGATGGGGCCCGCGACCACCCCCCAGCTGAGGGTCACTGAGCGATCAGAGGACTTGTCTGGGTCATACTCCTGGCCTGAGACCCGGAAGGAAGCAGGGTTCGGATCCCCGTCCCACCTCATGACCATCGAGGGGTAGCTGAACCGCACCAGCCGGGAGATAGCGTCCCCGCCCAGCATGACCACCAGGTGCTGGAACACCGGGCACTCCTTCATCCACAGGAGTCTCTGCGCCTTGGACTTCGCCTGGTATTCGGCGTACCGCTTCTCTGCGGCCAGCTGGAACTCTGACTTGATCTCCCCGACCAGAACCAGCGTCCCGTTCTCGTTCTTGAAGCGGATCTCGTGGTCGGTGATCTGCTCCCACTTCTCGGGAGCGTCCTCCTGGTCAGGGAAGGCAGCGTCATGGGCCTCATACGCGGCTCGAGCTGCGGCGATGTCGTCCTCCGGTCTCTTCTGGTGCTTGAGCCTGCTTACCTCGGTGAGCAGTCGGCTCTCCTTGAGCTCCCGCTCAGAGTGCCTCAACCCAGACTCCTTCCAGAGCCAGTCGTGGGACCGCCAGACGAGCATCCCATCTTCCCAGTGGAGGGAGGTCCGGTCTGAGGTGTCCAGACCACCGACCTCTTCCGGGAGGCCCAGCTCAGGCCAGCCCTTCTCGATCGGATCGGACACGTCGAAGAACTTGTACTCGTACGGGCAAGCCCAGTAGCAGCCCTCCACCTTCAGGGTGACCCCGTCCGGCATGAGCTCATAGTCCGCCCAGCAGAAACCGAAGCCCTTGGCCGCCTCGTCCGGTAGGAAATCCCTCCGACGAGCAGTGTCCAGTTCGATGAAGGTCTGGCCCTGGTAGTCTTCCCCGCACAGAAGGTAGTCGTGCCCCGAGGGGTGGTCCTCGACCCAGAGGAAGGGGAAGCCGCTGTAGTTCCTCTTCACGTCAGCGAGTGCCGCTCCGGTCTCTGCGTGTGAGACCCGGCCCCTGGTGTAGGACCAGCTCCCCTTCTCCGTGGTGTACGAGTCCACCGTGAGGATGTAGGTGCCACACGGGGAGGTGTGCACGCTTCTGCGCTCGTGTACGCGGTTCTCTTCGATGTAGTAGTCGGTCGGTTCAGACATCGGTCTTCTCCCAGGGAGGTGTGGGCTTGGGGTTCTTACCCTCCCATCCCTTCATGCGGTCCCCCATGTTCTTGTTGAAGAGGCTTCTACCCCACTCCTGGAGTCGGTCCAGGATTCCCTGGCTGGTCTCGGCCCCCACCCCACGACGGGCCTGGTGCCATGCCTCCAGGTTCTCGCGCCACTCCCAGACCTGCTGAGCGTGGGTCGGGCAGAACGCCCTGTAGAACCTCTGGTGTCGGGGCGCGGGGTGGCTGTAGAAGTACCAGCCCTCCCGAGAACGCTCCCTGCTGTAGGTGTCGCCGATCAGACAGGGCGTCGTCGGGTCGTCCTGAGGCTCCTTGATCGGACCCCAGACCTCGAGGTGGTCTTCGCAACCCTCCTCGGCGCACTGGACTCGCCAGCCCCACTGGATGTTTGACTGGCTCACGAGTCACCTCCGTACTTCCGGCTGAGCTTACGCAGCTGCTCGCGCTCCTGCTTCTCGCGGTAGGCTGCCTGGCGCTCGGCCTCCTTCTTCTCTCGAATGGCCTCCTGCTTCTTCTCCTCCTCGGCCTTCAGGCGCATGTCCTCGAGGATGGCGCTCTGATCGAGCCAGAGGTAGCTGAGGGGAATGGAGAAGGTGTGCCTGTCGTAGCCACAGCAACCCCGACCACAGGCTCGGGCCTCGGCCACGATCTCGATGGTCTCGGTGTCCGCGTCGATGTCGAGGGACTCGATGTAGGGGTTGTAGCTGAAGTGCTCCTGCCACTCCGGATCCACGTCGTACCGCTCCCGCCAGTAGGTCCGGGCCAGCTCGTCGAGATCGTGAGCGGCTCGCGCCATGCGGAGGATCTCCTCCTGCGTGGGGGTACTCATGCTGCCATCCTCATGTTGCAGGCCGAGGCCTCTTCCTGGGGGAGGATCCAGAACTCCGCGATGGAGCGAGCCCCCTCCAGGGAGAACAGCTCAGCCTGCTCAGCGGAATAACACACGCGGAGCACCCGCCCGACGGAGCCCTGCTCGGCCACGATGGCATAGATGCCCGAGGCAGACTCCTGTCCCGGCTGGAGGGTGTCTCCAGTGCGGAACTTGAAGCGCTCAATGCGCCCAGTCCCCCCGAGCCCCTTCTGATTCACCCAGTCCAGGACCGAGCGAGAGAAGGAGAAGCGGGCGAGCTTGCCGTCGGGGCGGATGAGGCCCCAGATGCGGTCGGAGGCGCAACCCCCGCTGGAACAACTACGCTGCGACACGGCGCACCTCCTTGCCCTTGCGCCAGGCTTCGAGCTGAGAGGCGTCACCACCGAACCGCTTGATGATCTTCTCGATCTCCTTCCAGTCGGGCGCGTTGTCGGGGCGGTGCTTCGCCTCGATCTTCTTGCACGGGGTGCCGCGCAGGTAGCCGTAAGCCAGGAGGCAAGACCGAGTGTGCGAACGGACGTCGACGCGACGGTGGGAAGCCAGCTCGAGCCGGTCCTGGTGAGCCTGGTTTGCCTTGTCCGAGTCGGCGTGGTTCTTCGCACGGAGGCGAAGCTTCGCGGCTTCGTCGAGGGCAGCCTGCTTCTCCGCGTCATCGTCCGACCAGCGGGCGAACCGCTCGAGGGAGTCGGCGCGGCGCGTCATCTTCTCGGCGGAGGCGTAGAACTCGCGGCTCTTCGCCTTCCGCTCTTCACGGCGGATGTGGCGAGCCTCGTCGGCGAGGGTGTGGATCTTGATCTTGAGGTGGGTAGCACGGGACATGGGATTCTCCTGAATGGTTGGTGAGTGTCTTTCGTTCGACAGTCACCGCCCAGGAGGGCCGCGTGCTCGGGGGGTGCAAGGCGCAAGGGGCCTGACCCTATCTTATGGTGCTCCAGATCAGCATCGTCATGCCTACGTTGTTGAGAGAGTATACCCGAATGAAGTTTCGCCTACCCCCTCGGGAAAAGATGGCAGTCCCGACCAGACTTGAACTGGCGACCCGGGATGTATAACCACCCCTGCTCTACCAACTGAGCTACAGGACCTTATTCGTACATCTTACGTCGAAAGGTTCCCACGGGAACCCCTCAAAGGTAGAACTGTTCGGACACGTCTTCGGCTGAAATCGCTTGTGGGACCTTCGCACCGAGTCTGTCTACGTCGACCTCGTAGCTCTGACCTGTAAGCACCGAGGCCATCCTGCGCTCGAGCTTCAAGATCGACGGTGCGAGGCGAACCTGGTCGCCACTGATGCCTGCGGTGCCCAGGGGTCCGCCCGTTGCCCCCAGTACAGTGTCCAGACGGTAGGTGCCCGCGTTGACGCCCGAGGCGATCGTGATTGTGGTATCAACCGCGAGCAACCCCCAGTCACGAGTTGTATCCTCGACTACGTTGTCGGAGAGGGCCCGGAGTGTGCCGGAGCCCCCAGAGGACACAGTGTACGCAACAGGGGTGGCCGAGGCTCCGCTCAACAGGGCTCGTGTGCTTAGAACCCTGTATGTGCCCGCGTTGGCCCCTGCCAGAACACGCAGCGCAGCGCCGACCCGGATTGAAGCAAACGAGAAGGAGGTGTCCGAGAACAGGGTCCTGTCAGTCAGGGTGGAGCCCGCCGACCCCACGATGGACTTTGACCCCAGGCACCACTTGCGGAGGTCCGCATAGTAGTAGGGCTCGATGTCCCAGGAGTTCGGAGCGGCTCCGTCGTCTGCGAGCTTTGCGAAGGCGTCCTTGAAGAGGTAGCTGTACGCATACAGGACGTGTGCAGGCTTCAGTGCTGCCAGAACCAGCGCCGCATTGTCCTGCGTCACAAACGGGTCCGTTGGGAAGCCTCCAGAGGCAGTCTCGATGAACACATCGATTGCGAACTGGTCCTCAATCGTGTACGCCCCGTCCGGGTCACGGGGCGGGGTCTCCAGATACCGCTCCACCACAGTGGCAATGAAGGTGGAGTCCAGAGCCTCGAGACCGCCCTCCAGCGAAGCCTTAGTGGCCCCCTGCATGAGCAGGAGAACCATCTTGTGGAGGAACTCCCGGTAGTTCAGGTCCCCCGAGATCTGGGGGATGCCCGTCTTGTCCGTGGCCCCTGGGAACACGAAGCTGCCAATCATCTCCCAGAGGAAGTCCGTGCGGGTGAAGTCCCAGGCCGAGTCCTTGTAGATCTCGGCAGTGTTGATTTGGATGTCCGCCAGCTGTTCGGCCATGGCCTGGAACTGAAGGGAGTACCACGGACCGTTCGTGGATGCGACATAGTTCGACGGGAGGAGACCCCGGAACGCCGACATGATGGAGTCGACGAGGGCTCGCTTTTCATCCAGGTAGTCCTGGCCAGGACTCACCGGGTTGGGAGCGGGGTTCTGCGTCAGCGAGAACGGGATGAGGCTACTGACCTTCAGGGCGTCGTCGTCGTGGGCCATCTACTTTCCTCGGATCCGCATTGTCACCGGGCTCGGGAGACGACCTTCTTGATACCCTTGGCCGGGAGCCAGCGCACACTGCGGTTGCTGGGACGACGACCCCGAATCCCGTACAGGTACTCCAGCTCGTCGGCTCGGTCCTTCCGGTCCTTGAGAAGCTTCAGGTAGTCTGCCTTCTGGAACTCGGAGAAGCGCTCGATCCCGACCTTGCCCGTACTGTAGTTGACGGAGCGAACCACCTCGTGCTTGGAGCCGTTCCGATACTTGTAGTAGATGACGTCCCCTTCCTTGAGGTCCCAGGAGCGGAGGAGCGCGGCACCGTCGTCGGCTCGATCCTGCCTTACCTTCTCGCTGTCCCGCTTCCTTTGAACGGACTCATCCAGAATCTTCTTCTTGCGACTACGCCCGACGTATTGCATGATCCTCTGGTTGCCGGGATCCGCGTAGAGGTTCGACTTTCGCTTTCCCCGGAAGTCCTGGCCGTCGTCGGTCACAGTTCGGACCGTGTAGGGCCACTTGGTGGCACGGTAGTTGTGCTCGACCTCAGCCACGATCGCCTGGACCCACCCCATCCGAGAGGTCTTGACCTTTACGATGTCGCCGACCTGCATGGTCACACCATACTTGGCAGCATGTCTCTCAGCGACACGGGATGCGGAAGGCTTCATGGTTTGTCTCCTAACTGAAATCTGGCATAGTCTCGATACCGAAGGACACTGCCAGTCGTTTAGAGAGGTTCCGTCCAGAACAAGAGCAGGGAAGCCTCCCTGTCCCGCAGGGTAGAACACGGCATGGGCATGCACACAACGGGGCGTCTGGCATACTGGCACATGCCTAAGACAGGAGGGTTCTCAGTCTACAGGGTGCTGAGGGAACTGTGTCCAGGCTACTTGAAGCAGAGCGGCCCGGTGCGACACAGCCCCCTGGCGGATGTGGATCCGGCTCTCTATGGAGGGAAGCTCCTCTTCGGCACTGCTCGCGATCCTTGGTCGTGGTACGCATCTCTCTACCAGCACGCTGCTTCAGGAAACGACGGGCTCGCACGGTTGAAGCGTTGGGGTGAGGGAGACCCCTCCTTCAAGGCGGTCCTCCGTTCCTGGACGCAACCGACAGAAGACGCTGTTGGAGACCAGTTCGGCCCTGTGTGGGGCTATCCAGAGAACCAGGCATCCGCTCTGCGCCAAGACTTCCTCGCCTGCGGTCTGGGACTGTACTCCTGGATGTTCAATCACGTGTACGGGGCTCCAGCTCTGCCTCAAGTGTTCATCCCGACTCTGAACCTCGAAGCAGGCCTGGCCGACATTACAGGGCTCCCCCTTGAGAAGATCTCTGTCGTCCGCATGCAGAACAAGGCTCAGCACCGACCCAAGTCCGCCTTCGCTGACCCCCGGAGCGAGTTCGACAACGAAATGCTCGACTGGGTGGAGGCAGCGGAAGACGAAGGAATCACCACCTTCGGCTGGCAGCCGTTCAAGGCTCCTGACTGGACCACCTTCAGACACACAACGGTTCCCGCTTGAAAAGCGGACGTAAGAGAGGCGCAGGCCCCCGCAGATATGGGGCACTGGAGAACCTCTATGCTCCGAACGCTGAAGCTGGCTCTGCTGTTCTCGGAAGGTCTGGTTGCGACCTACCTGGGACTGGCTGTGTTCCACGAACTACAACTCCCGGAGGAAGCCCCCGTGGCTCATGAGCAGATCGCTGAGCCCATACCGGAACCTGAGCCGAGAGTGCCCGCCGCCTGGATGGCGCGCTGCGGTCCGCTGGCGCCCCCAGACCTGGACCTCCTCGTAGAAGAAGCAGCTGCTGAGGTCAACGCTGACCCTCTTCTTCTGGCCACCATCGTGTTGAAGGAGTCCAGCTGCAACCCACAGGCTGTGGGAAGCTCCGGCGAGATCGGACTGACCCAGGTCCACCCCAAGTTCTGGCTGGGCAGTCTGAAGGACGAGGGGATTGTCGCGGGGCAAGAGGACCTCTTTGTTCCGCAGAACAACCTGCGCGCCTCGGCTTTCATCCTTGCGAGGCAGTTGCTTCGTTCTGAGGGGAGTGCGTGGGGAGCCTTTCGCCGGTACAACGGTGCAGGCCCCAGGGCCAGACGCTATGCCCGTGACGCCGTCGCGGTACATCAAAGCCTGGTGCTCTTAGCCCAGTAAACGCCGTCAGAGCACTGGCTTAGGGGGGTCTACGCCTCCCCAACCCGGTAACTCTCTACCTCAACCCGGAGAACCCGTGAACGACATTGAACTCAGGTACAAGCTTCTCAGCGACGTGCGAGAGATGCTGATCAAGCAGTGGGAAGACAAGCAGCAGGTCGAACGAGCTACTGCCGAGTTCGAAGAGCGAGCCCCCAAGAAGGTGAACCTGCCTACGGTCCGTCGGATCATGCGCACCGCCGAGGAGCTCTTCGACTTCGTGAAGAACATCAACCAGCCGGACCGAACCAAGCCTGACGAGGCGGCTGCCGCCGAGTTTGAGGCCGACCCCGAGTTCGAGATCGAGGTGGCCGACATCCTCGAGGATGAGGTTGACCCGGACGACGAGGACGACGACATCGATGACGAGGACGACGACATCGACGAGGACGACATCGACGACGACGACGACATCGACGACGACGACGACATCGACGACGACGACGACATCGACGAGGACGACGACATCGACGAGGACGACGACCCCGACACCGACTCCGAAGGATAGGACCACTCGTGCCAGCACCCACCCAGACTGTCGAAGAGAAGTACAGGAAGCTCACTGACATCGAGCATGTCCTGCACCGTCCCGGCATGTACGTCGGCTCTACCGAGCCCCGAGAAGAAGTGCTCTACCTATTGGTGGAAGACGACCTTCTTGAGGCTCGGTCGGTCACGTACAACCCTGCCTTCCTGAAGCTCTTTGACGAGGTGGTCTCCAACTCGGTAGACGAGCACCGGCGCAACAAGAAGCTGAACGCCATTAAGGTGGTGGTTGACCCGGAGCGCGGAACCATCCGAGTCTGGGACAACGGGGGGATCCCTGTCGTCAAGCATTCGGAGCACGACGAATGGGTTCCCGAGATGATCTTCTCGAACCTGAAGGCGGGCTCCAACTTCAACGACGACGAGGATCGGTTGGTCGCGGGCACCAACGGGGTCGGCTCTACGCTGACCAACATCTTCTCCCGACGCTTCCAGATCAAGACGTGCGACGGCAAGCATGTGTTTGAGCAGGAGTTCCGGAAGAACATGACCGAGCGGGATGATGCCCAGGTGTTGCCCACCTCCACCGCTCGGGGCATGACCCAGATCACCTTCACTCCTGACCTGAAGCGGTTCGGGATGAAGAAGATCGACGACACCCACGTCGAGATCATGCGGATGCGGTGTGTGGAGCTGGCGGCGTGCAACCCCAAGCTTCGGATCTACTTCAACGGGACCCGGTACAACTTCCCGAAGTTCAAGGACTACTGCGACCTCTACACCGACGACCTCATCTACGAAGAGGCGAAGCGGTGGAAGGTCGGCATCTCTCCCTCGTCCGGATCCTTCGAACAGATCTCGTTCGTGAACTCCGTGATGACCCGGGACGGGGGCACGCACGTAGACCAAGTCATCGACCAGGTGGTGAACTGGCTGCGCGAGCGAATCAACAAGAAGCACAAGATCGACCTCAAGCCGTCGGAAATCCGTAACCACCTTCGGGTGTTCGTCCAGTCCGACATCGTCAACCCGGCGTTCTCCTCCCAGACCAAGGAGAAGCTGATTACGTCGCCCCGTGCCTTCGGGTCTCGGTTCTCGGCCAGCGAGGACATGCTCAAGGCGGTCCTGAAGTCCGAAGTGCTACAGCGCATTCTGGACTGGGCTCAGCAAAAGGAACTGGCGGCTGAGAGGAAGGAGCTTCGGGACCTGAACCGAGCCCTGGACAAGGAGAAGGTCCTCAAGCTCATCGATGCCAAGGCGAAGAAGGGGCGGCAACGCTGCTCCCTTGCCTTGTTCGAGGGGGACAGTGCCTCCAGCGCCTTCCGCAAGTACCGAGACCCCCAGTTCCAGGGAGCCTTCCCGCTCCGAGGCAAGGTCCTCAACGTGGCGGGTCTGCCCCCGACGCGCATCATCCTGAACAAGGAAATCAAGAGCCTGCTTACAGCCACAGGTCTCAAGCTGGGGGAGGAACCGAAGGACCTGCGCTACGGCAAGATCCTCATCTACGCCGACGCCGACCCTGACGGCGACTCCATCACCGGCCTCCTGCTCAACTTCTTCGGGCGCTACTGGCCGGAACTCTTTGAGCAGAAGCGGATTTTCCGGGTGATGACCCCCCTTGTGGTCGTGTCTAAGGGTGCGAAGAAGCACAGCTTCTACACGCCCCAGGACTTCGAGAAGTGGCTGGAGGGGCGGAACGACCTGCCAAAGTGGGACATCTCCTACAAGAAGGGACTCGCCGCGCTCGAAGATGCGGAGTACCTGGAGATCATCCAGAACCCGCGAATGTTCGCAATCACCCCTGGCGCAGATCTCCGAGGTGTCCTGAACACCTGGTTTGAGGGCGACGCCCAGGGTCGCAAGCTGAAGATCCTTCAGGAAGACGAGGCCGACGATGTCAGTAGCTGAGCGTACAGTCGAGGATTTCTTTGACACCGAGTATCGGGCCTATGCCTTGTACACGGTGGGGCATCGTGCGATTCCTTCTCTGGTCGACGGGTTCAAGCCCTCCCAGCGCAAGATTGCCTACGCGGCGAACCTGCTCTGGAAGACAGGCAAGGAGAAGCCGCTCAAGGTGTTCCAGCTGGGAGGACAGGCAGCTGCCCTCGCCTTCTACCACCACGGGTCTCTGGACGACACCATCATCGGGATGACCCAGGACTTCAAGAACGGCATGCCCATCTTCCAGGGGGTGGGTCAGTTCGGCTCTCTGCGGAGCCCCAAGGCGGGTGCGCCCCGCTACGTGGGTGTGCGGTTCAACGACAACTTCCGACTGCTGTACAAGGACTTCGGTCTCACCACCGCGCAGGAGGAAGAGGGCGAGCAGATTGAGCCCAAGTTCTTCCTGCCCGTGATTCCCACGGTGCTACTGAACGGGGGCTCCGGGATCGCAGTCGGGTTCGCCACGAACATCCTCAACCGCCACCCCCTCACCCTCATCGACGCCGTCACCGAGATCCTGAAGAAGGGGACCTGCGACACCCCTCTCACTCCTTGGATCAACGGGTTCTACGGCGAGGTCAAGGAGCAGGACCGAAACAACGGGCGCAGCTGGGAGTTCCACGGGGCATACACCGTCAAGAACACCACCACGGTCGAGATCACCGAGGTCCCGCCCTCGTTCACCTACGAGAAGTATGAGACCCTGCTCGAGAAGTTGTCGGAGGAAGGGGTCATCCGCTCGTACGAGGACTCCTCTTCGGACCGGGTCCGCTACACCCTGAAGTTCACGCGGGCCGCTCTGGGCAACCTGATGGACTCCGACAAGCTGGGCCAACTGCTCAAGATGACCGAGACGGTCACGGAGAACATCACCACCCTGGATGAAGAAGGGAAGCTGAAGATCTTCGAGTCCCCCACGGACCTGGTGCTGTACTTCACCGAGTTCCGGCTGGGCTACTATGCCAAGCGAAAGGTCCACCTGCTCGCAGGCCTGGACAGAGAGATCTCGGTTCTGGAGGGCCGGACCCGGTTCATCCGGGGGGTCATCGACGGGAAGGTCAAGCTGGCCAACGCCCCCAAGAAGGAAATCGTCGCGCAGATCGAGGCCATGGGTATCCAGAACCAGGACGGCAAGTACGACTACCTGCTGACAATGCCCATCTACTCGCTCACCCAGGAGAAGTACGCGGACCTCACCAAGAAGCTTGAGGAGCGTAGTGCCACTCGGAAGAAGACCGAGGCTACGACCCCGAAGGAGTTCTACCTGGAAGACCTGACCGCCCTGCGCAAGCAGTTGGTGAAGGCCGGTTGGGGCAAGAGCTTGGTGGTCGAGACAACCAAGATCGAAGAGAACCCCGAGGGCCCTGTGAAGACCTGGCTGGCTGAGTCGGACGAGCCTAAGAAGAAGGCGTTCGACATCCTACAGGAGCTACTGAAGGGGAACTAACAGGGCTTCCCTCGGGCGGGCGGCGACGTAACATAGCCGAGGAACCGCTACCATGTCTGAACTCACTGCCCACATCGCCGCCCTCAACGCTGCCACCCTCGCCTGGGTCGCCGAGGACCCCTCCAACCGTGGGGCTGGCCTTCTCGTTGAGGACGAGAGCTTCTGGGCCTCTCGGGGCATCCACACGGTTGAGGAGTACGAGCGCTCCATGGCGATGCAGGTCTACTCCGACGTGTACAAGGAGAACCACGGCATCCGGCCTCGTTGGGTCTCCTTCGAAGGTCTCTCGGCTGCAGAGATCAACGCCATGGTGGACGCCCTCTACCGCGACGCGGAGTCGCCGGAGATGAAGGCGGTCCGCGATGACCTCGCTGACGCGGCGGACGCCGCTGCGGCGGGTTCGGACCATCTCACCTTCAACCCCTTCGGGTCTCTCGCGGACCTGAAGTCTTAGCACGGAGCAAGTACGAACGACACCAGACGATTCGCGGTTGGTGACCGCGTGCGCAGGTTCAACGGAGAGAGCACTGCTCTCCTTGGGAGAACCGCGTGGTACAGAGAAGGCGAGGTCGGGGTGCTCATCCCGGAATCGCTCAAGAGCGACGGCCGAGATCGTGTCGTCGTCCGTTGGACCCTGATCGTTCAGGGGGCAGATTACTCCTACCCTCCCGGAGAAGACCAGCTGACGGTCGTCCGAGAGGACACCCTCACAGCGGTTCCCCCGGCTGAGATTGAGGCCCACGATCGGCTGGAAAAACTCAGCCGGACCGGGTTGCCCGGGGACGACGATGAGAACCGATTCCTGTACGCATTCCGGGCAGCTCCTCGAATCGTGAAGCACCGTTGGAAGAAGGCGTACGACCGCATCCGTCTCGGACGGCTTTCAGACCTTCACGATTACGAGGACCAGTCCTACCACGACTGGCAAATGTAGGTTTCCTACTCAGGTCGGAAGACGTAACTGTAGTGGAGGCGAAAGCCATGTGCGATCTCGACTACGACGACTACGATCCTGACTACGGCGACCCCCGATCCGACGAGGACCTGACCTGTCTCCTGGATCCTGGTTGCTGGGAGTCTGAAGGTCTCAGCTGCATCGACAAGTCTGGTTGGGGCCCTCGCACCGTCCTCAGCCCCAAGCTCTGCCCGTGGTGCTCGATGGAACACCGAGCGGCCTGGGACGAGTACCACTACGAGATGGCCGAGTGGGAAGAGGCGGCGGACGGCCTGTGCGACGAGGACATGACCTCCCGCCAGTTCAAGGCTTGGTCTGCTCGTACCAAGCCCCACGCGCCGGACAGCGATCCTCGCGACGGCTACAGCTACGAAGAACTCTACGGCTAAACCGGCTTCCCATTCAAACCGAGGAACGACATGTCCCTGCCTATCCCCGCCAAGAGCGTCACCGCTGAGCTCGGGTCCGTGGAAGTCACGCCCAAGCAGGTGGCTCTTCTCATCAAGCTCTACGAGGGCTACTACATCCCCAACGAGGGGCGCTACCTGACTCTGGGTCGGGGCACCTCGTCTCTCAGGGAGAAGGGCCTGATCAACGTCCGCGAGGGCGGGGCTCAGCTCAGCTACCGGGGCATGGTCGTCATCTTCACCCTGGCCCAAATGGCCCGAGAGAAGGCAGAGTGACAAAGCTCCTCAAGAGTCACCTAAGATGAGCAAAGCCGAGAAAGCCTTGATGGTTGCGGCCATCATCTATGTCATCTATGTGATGTAGCTCTGGCGCATTCACTCGTCGTGTGCGATGATGAGGTGGCCCTCGGGCAGATGCGTCTCGTGCTCCAGGGCGATCTCTCCAGGGCGATCTGACGAAGGCGCGTCCACGCGGCCTGGGCGCCTGTGCCCGGTTCGGGGACCCAAGTGTCGCCGTACTCCATCTCGAGGATCTGAAAGCCCATCCAGGCAGGTCCGCTCTCGTATGAGGTGCCGAAGCGGGCTCCACGGAGACCCTTGCCGTAGGATCCAATCGGTTCCGCCTCTGGGAGGGAATGGAACCACTCGTCCCAGCCGTCCTCGCTCGGGCACTCGAACCCGATGTCTTCCTTGAAGACGCCGAAGTAGATGCGGGTGAGCTTTTCTCCCATGAGTCAGATTACCTCCGACCCCTGGGTTCAGACCCCTGTTGAGCCCTACCACACCCTGAATCAATCGTGGTCGAAGGCTTCCCAGTAGAGGGCCCTGACGCCCAGCAGCTGCGCCGTCTCCCGGGGTGCTTGGCCCACGCCATAACGACCACGGAAACGCCGGGTGGAGATCACGTAGCCCGTCCCGAAACCTCCGGGGGTGAGGGTGAAGCTCTTTCCAGAGGCCAGGGTCTTCTTGGCCTCCGCCAGACGCTTCGGCGTCAAGGTGAACGTACCAGCCCCCTGCCCGAGAGCTACCGTCGCGGCACCCTGGTAGGAATCGATCCTCTTGAGAGCCTTCTGAACCTGCTTCGCGACCAGTCCGTTGATCTGGGCGAGGTCCTTGACGTCCCCGTACTCCCCCACGTAGAAGGAGTCGTCGATACCTCGACGACTAAAGGACATCCATCCCGTCCCCGTCTTGAAGTCGGTGTGTCCGGCAGCTTCGATCCCATTGTTGCCGAAGCTAAGGTTCGCTGCGATGCGGATGTTCTCCTCAGGGGAGAGGATGCTGACCCAGTAGGTCTCGGGGTCCTTGTCCCATTGTTGCTTGAAGGGCCCCACGGAGCCCCACCCCTCGGTCCGGGACCAGCCTGGCGGGGTCTTCAAGAACTTCGAGGCTCGCTTGAGTTCTGTGGGATCCTTCGGAGCGTATTTCGCGAGGATCTCGTCCAGAACTCCCCCCACCACGCGGGACACCTTGCCCGAATCAAAGTCCAAGAGTTTGAGCGCGTCCTCGACTTTCCAGACGGGCTTGTGGGCTCCCCCCTGGACCTTCGGAGTGTAGCCTTTGCCCCTCACCTGAGGCTTGTCCCACCTCGAAGACCAAGACAACTCCAGCTCGACTCGGGCGTCTCCCTTATCAAACTGCACGTTCTCATGGATGTCGTAGATCCTCCCCTGAGTGACCTTCTTAGAGGCTCCGGAGACGCGGAGGCTCTTGATGAAGTCTTCCACGGCTTCGGTCCGACGAGCAGACTCATCTTGAGAGGGGCCTGTTGCGATCAGCCCCTCAGCTGCAAGGATCTTCCTTAGCCTCATCGCGTTCTCCCTTAGAGGTTGAAGCTCCAATAGGGGACGTATTGGCCCTCTGACCCTCGCGAACACGCTCCCGATACCTGGGTTCAGACCCCTGTCGGACTGCCCAGGAACTCCACTTCGACCGTATCAAAGCGAGCGTAGCGGATGTCTCCGTCAGGGCGGCGCTGCCAGGCACCGTTGACTGTCATGTCGAACTCCACCACGAAGCCCAGAGGCTTACCGTGGCGGGACAGGAGGATTCTCACCGGAAGGTCGTGGTCCGCCGACACCTTGGTAAAGGGCTGGGCCTTCACCCCCCAGAACACCGGCGCTGCCTCTTCGGAGACGTCCTCCGTAGCCAGGGCGCATTCGTGGTCGGTGCCCTCATCTGCGATCTCGCCTGTGGGCTCCCTCAGACGGAAGACCATCCCCTTCTTGAGCTCCCGCCACGGGATCGCCTGGAACCGGGAGTCCTTGAAGACCTCCACGGTACGCATCGGCCCGCTGGCTTCAGCAGTGGCGGGGAGCAGCGCCGCAACGGTGGCGCAAGCGGAGAGCGAGAGGAAGGTACGTCGTTCCATACAAGAATCCTACCCCGGCTAAGGGGTTCCCGTAGACGCCCCCGGACGTAACTAAAGCGTCCCCCTCCTGGAGCTACCGTGCCCTACTCCGAGAAATTGGCCTTCTGGACCAACATCCTCAACACCAGCTCGTACACGGCCCTGACGGATGTCACGACCACGGAGGTCCGCAAGGCTCTCCGCGCTCTGAAGGGTGCCAAGGGTGCTTCCTACACTCGGAAGTTCCTGTACAAGGACGGCGTGCTGCGGAAGTGGCTGGACTCGGACGACTTCGTCAGCCTGGGTCACCTCGTAGAAGGTGCTCGGGGTCTGTAGGCATCACCCAGCGGGTAGAGCCTGAGAGTGCCTCGGGATCTCTACATACTGCAGATGGCTGTCACAGGAGACCTCAAGGTGGGCCGGTCCTCCGACGTAGAGCGCCGTCTTGCTGAGCTGCAGACAGGCGCTCCGCACAAGCTCAAGGTGCTCCTGGTAGCAGCGGGCCAGGGCTGTCGGGAACGCCAGGTACACCAAACTCTCCGCCAGTACCGCAACCGAGGTCAGAAGGGGGAGTGGTTCCGGGAAGAGGCCATGGGCAGCATCCCGGACGATCTCTTCGAGTTGTTCCCCGACGCAGTCCTGGAAGACCCCGACTGGTGGAAGAGATAAGAGATAGAGGCTACAGAGCAGCCCTGGGGTCCGCGAAGGCTTTCTCAAGAAGACGGTCCACAGCCTTGAATCCCTCGACCTTTCCGTAGTCCTCCCCAAACTGCTCCCCGCCTCCGGCTCCGAGAACTTCGACAGCGTCTTCGTCGAAAACGAAGCCTCCTCGAACCATCTCCTCCAGGGCGTCCGCCAGAGGGCGATCGTAGGTCCGGACGAGGTAGTCTGCGTTCAGCTCGTTGTCCAAAGCCAGGGCTTCGAGAATCGCAGGCGCGGCCCGCAGAGGTTCGAAAGCAGTCATTGTATCAGGCATGTGGGATTCTCCAGAGGGTTTGACGTAGGGCATCCGTCACGGCCCGAAGATCGAGAACACGTCCTGTTCCTCTTCGGGCACCACGGGGGAAGGGCCCTCCGTCGGGGACCTCTTCAAGGTGGATCCGTGCATCCACAACAGTCGCCCCAGGGGGATGTTCTCCTGCTCGCATTCCCAGAAGCGGTCCCACATGGCAGTGATGGGGTCTTCGGGCTCTGTCCCTCGGACCGTCCAGTAGTTGAGGTGCAGGCCCTGGTCCGACTTCTCGGCGAAGACGACTGACATCGCGCCTTCCTCCCAGACGTGGATGAAGATCTCGTTCTTTCCCCGGAAACCCTTCACGGCACCCTCGAAGACCTCCACGGACAGGTAGCCCGTCAGGCGGAGACGCTCGGATAGGGCTGCGCAGAAGAGGGCGGGGTCCAGGAGCACTATGCGCTGAACATGTCCAGGGTTCCCGGCTCCTGGGCGGCACTCCCCCAGGCCTCAGCTTCGGCCAGGGTGATCGTCTCGCCGTCCCGGATGCGCCGCTCGATCTCAACCGAGCAGCGTTCCCAGACCTCGCCCAGACCGCTCGGTCCTCGCTGCGCCGTGGACTTGGGGTGCTCGTCCGAGAACCCGTAGCTGCGGTCTCGCTCGGAACCCGCCTTCTTGCTGCCCGGCTTCGCGAAGCAGTATCGGAGACGATTGTGCGGGTGTGAGGACGAGAAGTCCTTCAAGGCCCCGTCGTAGTCCGAGGCTTCCGCCTTCCGACGCCGCACTTCGTTGAAGTGCGGGCCGAACTCGGGAAAGAGTCTGTTGAACACCGTCGCCAGTTCCTTCTGGGTAGGGAAGGCGTGCGCAGAGGCCATGTGCTCGTCGGCCCAGCCCAGGGAATAGGCGGACAGGAGGCATGCAACCCGAGCCGTCTTGCCGATGGGCGAAGAGGACCAGGGATACTTGGGGGCGGAGTTGCCGGTCTGGTTGCTCGTGCCCGGCTTCGCCAGACGGTCGTCGCCACCCTGTCTCACTTTCAGCATGTAGATCCTCACTGTTGTGCAAGGGAACTACCGCTCGGAACCCAGAGGCGAACCCCGCTACTGCTCACGAACCCTACGTGAGTAGCAAGGACAAGTCCTGGGCCTGGATTAGAATCTCCTGGGCCAGACCCCTGCCCCCCACACCCATCAGAAAACTATGTGAAATTCCTGGGGCTGAGCACACCACGTCCAACGTGTGGACCGAAGGAGCTACGAACCCCTCGGCCGAAGCGAGGCTGTGCCAGACCGCGCATGTACTTCTCGGTGCGCTGCTTCGCCTCGGTCATCTTGTCCCACTGCTCTTCGGCGTTGCGCTTCAGGTCCATGTACTTCGAGGACTTATCGATGTTCAGCGAGATCCCGCCGATTGAATAGTCAAACTCGTCAGAGACCCAGTTGTAAGCAAGAGCCTGCGCCGCGTTGACCAGCGCTCCCCACAAGAGGGCAGCCTGCCAGGAGGGCTTACCAGAGCAGACCTTGTCGATGGTGCTGTACTGGTCTGTGTTGGGCGGGTGGATGTTCCACTTCCAGAGTGCAATCTCCAGGTACTCCGCGAACTCCTCGTCCGTCCAGATATAGCCGAACACCTGATTGTAGCATCCTACTGTACCCTCTCCCTCAGGCGGGCGGAATTTGTAGTTCTTGTCGGGGTTGTTATCCCGTGTCAGGATGCGCATCTTGTTGACGAGCCCCTGGACACAAGAGCTGTAGATGCTCTCGGCTGCAAGGGAGCTGGTTGCGACAACCCCGAACTCTTGCACGACGCCTTCTTCGGAAGAGGAGGCCGTCTGGCGGAACAACCACCGCACTCGGTAGCACCCTGGGATAGCCCCAGACGGGATCTGCAAGGAGGCGTAGTACTCACCCACAGCAGGATTCACCGGAGTGCGCGCAGTCGAGCCAATGACTACCTCAGCACCTGTCTCGGGCACGACGAAGTAGATGGCATAGGAGATGCTGTAGGCAGCTGCCGGGTTTTCGAGGGTGTCCTCCAGGAAGACGTCCAGGTCGCCGCGCCCCAGTTCCTCGCCTTGCGTGAACACTGTGCCCATGTAGAACCTCCGCCCCGAGGCGAATGATAGCTTCTCTACTGAGTCTCGTAGATCTGACGCTTTAGGTCGCGCACGGTCTGGGCGTAGGACAGAGCAGGCACCTTCGCTCTATCAGAGAAGTATTGGTCTTTGAGGGACCGCATCGCCGGACCGCCTTGCCCTTCGAAGACAAAGGTGACCTGCTTCCCTTCTCGTTCCAGGTGCAGCAACGGAACCGCCGCGACCTTGAGATACGCAGCGAAGTAGAGGTCGCTGGTCCTGTATTGGGAGAACGGTTCGTCCATGTGGAACCCTACCCCCAACGTGACTAAGCCCGCGAGGGCTTATCCACCTCGCGGGCTTAGTGCATCTCCAGGAGAGGAGTGGGTCTTGGCCCCTACTTCTGGATCAGGTGGTCGAAGTGAGAGCCGTTCCCTGGTAGTCGTAGACAGCCAGCGCGGCTCCGGTGGTGCCGCCGTAGCTGTAGGCCGTCAGGGCGAGCTTGGAGAGCACGCCGTCACCGCAGGAGACCTGCAGAGCACCGGTGAGGTAGAGCTCCCGCATGCCGTCGGTGGCGAGGCTCGAGAAGGACCCGAGCTGGGCACCAGCGGTCAGAGCGCCGACCGTGCTGCCGGAGGGCAGCGTGTAGGTGCGACCCGACAGGATCTGGAGAACCTCGATGACCGAACCGGTGGAGCCACCAGTGTTGATCGTCGTGCCCGCGCCCGCGCCGCCTGTGACGAGAGCAGCGTTGATCTCGGTCGCGCCCAGGTCGGTGCCGGCGTCCAGGATGTCGATGATGTCCTGCGCAGCCGCGTTGGCGATGGTCACCGTGACGGTGACGGTGCCCGTGGCGTTGATGACGTTGTCGATCAGGTACGCTGCCAGGCCCGCATACTCAGCCGTGGTAGCGTTGGTCGCCAGAGCGCCCACCGTCTCGTTGGTAACGCGGGACCCCACGTAGCCGGACTGCCCGACCGGCTCGTAGATGAGGCTGCGCTGCGAAGTGTTCGGCTTCAGATCGGTGATCTGAAGGCCAGCCGAATCCATGTCAGTGCGGATGCGGCAGATGTATGCCTTGTAGGCCATGATGGTGCTCCTGAAGAGTGAATGGGACGGACCCTACTAAGAAGAAGTCGTATCGGCTTTCTACCGGACTATCCCTGAATGCCGTTGACCAGCACCGCGATGAGTCGGAATGCAACGGTCGCCCCATCGCCCCTGATAAACAGAGTAGTGGCGCCCGTCTGGGTAAAGGACAGATTCTCGCCGGTGGTGATCTCAATCTCCGGAGTCCCCTTCATGAAGGCGATGTAGAGCGAGTCGGCACCGTCGTTGTAGATGGTGACGTCGTCTGTGAACCGGGGGAAGTCCACCGCCATTGCGTCGGCGGGTGGGAGGCCGCTCGACAAACCGGACACATTGGGGGCCGTGCCGCTCAGAGGAAGCATGGACCGCCCCGAAGCGAAGAATCCCGGAGGCGGGATCACGAGGATCGGTCCGGGACCCAGGTTGTTCCCCGCCGTGTCTACCTCGGACACAGTCAAGAAACTGATGCTGGCGTCCCCAGGCACTGTAGCCGAGGCATAGTCAACAGGGTCGTACGAGAACCGTGTGAGTCCTCGGTTTGACTCTTCAACCCGGTTCTTGCCGTTGCGAGCCAGGGTGCGCGAACGGTATGTTGCGTCCTTGGCAAGGGTCTGGATGGCCCCCGCTCCCGCGTGAGCCGCGTCCAGCGTGAGAGCTGCGCCGAACACGTAGGAAGCAACCCCCGCCCTGCTTCGGACGGACAGGTCCACCACACCAGGGTGGCGCTCTACCAGATATGCGGAAACAGTCACGAACGACTCCTATCAACGAGAGAGAAGTTCATAGCTGACCCACCGGGATTCTCAGCCGAATACCGAGCAGCCACCCTCCGCGAAGATGCAGACTTGAGAGACCGTGGAAACACATCCACGATGCCCGTGACCGTCAAGCCCTGCACTCGCTGAACCGGCCCCTTCTTGATGAGATCGTTGGAATACTTCGGACCCACCCCGTCGTCAACAGAAAGTGTGAGGTGGGGGGTGCCCGCTTCAGCCTTCAAAGGGCGCTGAAGGTCTACCTGCAACACCTGACCATTGCTGTCCTCGGCGTACCCCACGACCTGCGCCGAACCCCGCTGACCCACCAAAGCAACCAGAGGGGAGTTCTTGTCCCGGCTCAAGGTGATGTGGTCCCCGTGCGCTTTGTGGTGCGTGTAAGGCCAGCGCTCCGTGACCGCCGCCCGAGAACGGGCATCCAGGAACAAGGCCAGGTAGCTGAACCGGTCTGGAAGAGGTGAAGTCTCGGTTGATTCTCCGCATTCCGGGGTCTGAGGCTTGGCGCGAACCAGCTGCGTGAAAACACGGCTGGGGTCGATCCCCATGAGGTCCGCGACCCTCTCAAACTCCTTCAGATGCGAAGGCCGGTCGTCCCACACCCGAATCGTGTCGATGTGAGGGTAGCGTGACAAGAACTTCGCGATCAGCTTCTTCTTCCAGGACAGCGTTCCGCTCGGGGGCGCCAGGTGTACCTCGTCGAAGTTGAGTCCCTTCTGCTTGAGAAGCTCGGGCACTCTGTACCGGAGCCCAGACTGCGCCGGGCGTCCCGTGGTCATGACCGCGTACACGTCAGAGTTAGAGATCGACTGCTTGGCCTTCGATACAGTGGGGCCCACCCACCAGGAGGAGTCAGGGCGCTCGGGCACGCAAGGCGGAATCAGCGACTCTACGTTGTTCCACCACCCGTTTCCGCCCCACGTCGCAGGAGGGAAGGGAGAACGGAACAGTGTTCCATCGAAGTCGTAGAAGTGGAGCTCGGCCATATACCCCTTTCCGGGTATATGGGCTCTACCTAAGCATCCGGCGGAGGTCGCCCCTCTTGATGCGCCGCCAGACCCGGACGGTGACCACGTAGCCGCAGAACAGAAGCATGCCCGTTAGCACGGCTCCGGCAGCCAGGGTTCTTAGGGCTTTTTCTCCGAAGCTGCGCGCTGGGTATACCCGGAGGTCTTCTTGCCCTTGGACTGGGCCAACTTCGCGGCGTCGGACCAGGACTCCGTCCTTTCGCCCTCCACGTTCGGGACCAACTTGATACCAGCCTCCTGCTTCCTCTCTTGCTTCTTGGAGTCCAGCCGCTGGTTCTTCCGGCGCATCTGGCCTGCGATCCGGTTGTTCTTGCTGGCCCATCCGTCTCCCTTCAGAATAAATCCGCCCCCCGCAGCTGCCGTGAGGGTCCTTCGAGCAGGACCCTCGGTACAGGTCGGACAGTCCTGCGGCTCATCATAGCGCGACATCGGCAGCACCTTTTCGAAGGGCTCGTCGCAGGCGTCGCAATGGTAGGTGTATGTCGGCATCGAAACTCCCGAGCCTGCGTTCTACCCGCGAGCTTCACCCAGGTGGCGTTGCGCAACCCGCTCTGGGCTCGGCATCGGAACAGGAAGCCCGCTGAAGTCCCAGCCGTCGGCAGAGCCTCGCTTGCCCCGAGGCTTCTTCGACAGACTGTAGCCTCGAGCTTTCTCCAGCGCGGCAGCCACGTGCTTGCAACACCAGTGCTGACCCTTGGGGTCCTTCGCCTCAGGATTCGCAGCTGTGCCTCGGGGCTTGCCGTACAGGTACTTGTTCGCTTTTCCCCAGTGCTCCGGTCCCTGCCACTGCCAGAAGGGGCAGGTGCAAGACACCTTGACCTGGAGCTTGCTGAGGGCGAGAGTGTTCCCCTTGCGGAACCCCTTGATGCGGATCTTGTAGACTTCGCCCTTAGAGCCTGTCGCCTTGAACACCCACAGGCCGCTGTCGGGGGAGAACCTCAGGGAGGAGACCTGCACTCCCGGAGCCTTGCTCATCACAGAGGGGCCCGTGTTGGAGAGGATCTCGTCCAGGGTAGCAGCCGTTCGGGCACGGCCTGTGCGCGCCATGAGCTTGTCGAAGAGCTGCTCTGATTCTCGGCGGGAACCCCACTTCTTGAGGAACTCGTCGATAGAGTAGACCTCCGCCCGACCCTGCCGGGCGTCCTCGCCTACCCAGATCAGAGGTTCAAAGGGGTCGATATCTCTATGGGACAGGGTGCACTTCACCACCAGCTTGGCTGCAGAAGCCCATGCTTGCGCGGAGGGCTCGTCTTCCGCCCAGACAGTCATTCCGGTGAAGTTGGCAAACCGGATCCAGCCATTCTTTGACAGAACCTGGCCTGGTGTCCCGTGGGCGTCCAACTTCTGGTATTCTTCAAGCAGGGAGGGGACCCCGTGGATGAACTCCGTGGCCCACTGCTCGTGTCCCCGCCTCGTCTTATGGACCTTCCCGTGCGGATCGATCCAGGCGTAAGAGATCCCGGAAGGGTTGCACTCAGAGGCATAGCGTGCCGCTACCCGGCGAGCCGACGCCGAGTAAGTGAGGTTGTCGCGGAGGGTCTCGCTCATCTGAGTGGGGATCACCTTGCCCGAGGAGGGGTTCATGCTGTCTCTCTCAGGCAGGTTTCCGAACCCAGGGTTCCCCGGAGGCATGCCCAGCTCCTTCTCCCCCTTTCCGGGCATGGGCTCATTCGCTCGGTCCGGTCCTGATTCCTGCTCGTACAAGAACGTGATGCCTTCAGCGCGCCTCACAACAGCCCTTCTTTCGCCAGGAGGGCGCGTAGAGAAGCAGACCGAGTCTTCTGGGACTCAACCTCTCCGTAGAACAGATGCGGATCGTAGCTGTCTGAGATAGTTTCGTCCCCTTCCTCGGCGTCCTCGGCGTCTCGTTCATCCTCGTTGCCCTCGTGGTCTTCGAGGGTCTGTACCACCAACCCCTCACTCACCTTGTCGAGCTGTTCGGCGTCAAGCCTGGAGAGATCGTCTTCCCCCACCAGCTCGAAGCAGCGAGCCTTGAACTCTTTCGAGTCGGGGTCCACGCCCTGGAGACAAGCACACTGGCGAAGTAGCGCCTCGTCCAGATCTTCGTATGCCTCGGGACCTACCTCTACGTCTACGAGATTGAAGAATGCATCCATGTCCTCGTCGGACATGAGGGTCGTGGCGCGGAGGAAGACCTCGACAGGCAACGACTCCATCTGAGGTACGTTCGTGGCCGACATCACGTAGGTGACCATCCCGGTCATAGGAGAGACCGAGTGCACGTAACCCAGGTGCATTTCCGGGCCGAGGACGAAAGCGATGTCCGGGACCGTGAGCACCGAGCCCTGCCTGGGCGGCTTCCGCTTGTACCGCTTCGGGTTCTTACGGTACATCTCCCGACGCTTCATGCACCGCTTGTTCTTCTTACACTTGAGGTGGTAGTACCGCTTCGCCTTAGTGCGGGTGCGACCCCTGGTCTTCTTGTACTCGCGAGCATCCTCGCGCTTCTCCTGGGGGGTCTGACGCCGCTGCGGGCGACCGTTCTCCCCGCCGCGCTGAGTCGGAGGCAAGAACTTAGCAGCGGCCTCCTCGTGCCTCTCAGCCGTACACGTCGGGCACGGCTCGTGAGCCCCGGGAAGCACCGAACCCGTACGACGGCGGTTCATCCCGCGCCGACGCTTCTCGCTCCGCTTCCGGGCGGGGTTGTTCTTCCAGCTCGACTTTGAACGCCTGATCTTCTGCTTCTGGCGGATTTTGGATCGGTTCCGTCTGTAGTACTGGCGGCTCTTGGTGCGGGACTGCCCCTTCTGGCGACGCTGACGCTTGCCCGGCTTCCACCGCTGCTTCCAGGCCGACTCCCGCGTCATCAGCACATGGCCGCGCTCGCGGCCGACCTCTACGATGCCCCTCTGCTTCAGCATCCTCTCCGCCGTGGGGCTAATCACATCCAGACTGAGGGTGAAGTCCTCCCCGTATGCGTCCCGGAGCTCCTCGTACTCATCAAGAGCCATGTCCATGAGTTCGGAACCCAGACGCTTCCGCTGCCAGGCAGGGTCCACCACTACGTCGAACTCGAAGCCATTGTTGTCCGAAGCGGTGAACAAGGCGGACACGAACTTGCCGTCGACTACATGCCCAGCCAGAAAGTCCTTGTTAGACAGAATGTTGACGCCGACCGACCGGGCGAGCTCCCAGGGGTCGTTCTCTGCGTCATTTGAATCCCATTCCAGACGAGGCTTCATCAGGCATCGTTCCGACGGTAGCGTTCTACAACGCAGCTGGTCATAGTGCGGCGCTGCAAGGTGACTGTGGAGTCGTTCACGGGGTGGCCGCGCTCCTCGCCGGGCTCGGCCAGGGTTCGGGGCTGGATGTCTGACCTGGAGTCCGGGGTGTTCATCTCGAACTTGCCGATGTCTCGGCCCTCGCCTCCGGGCGTCGCCGAACCAGGCAGAGGCAACGCCGAGTCAGGCTCTCGGTCCAGGTTCGAGGGCAAGCCCAGACTGGAGTCCTCGTTCACCAGTGTCTTGACTCCGAACTCGGGCTCCGAGAAAGAGCCTGTGCGACTCTCCAGGAGCTCCAGGAGCTCGGGGTCCACCCTTTGATGCTTGCGGCTGGGAGAGACGAAGATGTCGCGGGCGGCGCTGAACGCACGGGCGACCCGGTCAGAAGAAGGGGTGTGCATGACTACAGTCCTGTGGAGGTGCGGAGATCCCACGGACCCCAGTGCCCGTACTGATTGATCTTCTTGCTGAACTCCTCGGGCTTGTAGACGTGGACGTTGTCTCCAATCCTGCCGAGGGCGTAATAGAACGCTCTGGGCATCTTGAGGTTCCGACCGTTCGACTTGTCGATCACCGTGTTCCCGTCCTCAACCCAGCAGTGGCCGTACTTGATCCCCTCAAGCGATCCCTGGCCGGTGACTTCGCCGTGCACAAGCCGTAGGGACTTGTCGTTGCCGGGGAACATCGCCTCGTTCATGAAGTAGCTGCCGTTGGCCTCGTAGCAGTCGCCGATACTCTTGGCGATACGAACGGGACCGAACCGCTCCTCGTACCAGTCCAAATGCCCGTCTTCGTCTGCCTTGTCTGCCTCGCTGGGGGTGCGACCCAGGATCCTGAAGATCACCGCATAGACCACCTCTCCGATAGGGAGAGAGGCCAGCGCCATGTACTTAGGATTGCCTGTCATGGCCGACAGTGCAGCAGGGATGACAAAGTGTTCCGCGATTTCAAACAGGGCGAAGCCGACCCCGAGCTTCCAGCCGTGCTTCTTCACAGCGGTGATTATGGCCTTGACGGTTGTGACCGGGGAAACCGCGTGCCATGAGGCCTGGAGGGCACGCTTGACCACCTCTTCGGTGATTCGCTTCCGGACCTCGCGGAGACCCTCTTCTACCAGTTCACGCTGAACTTGGGGCGGGAGCCTTCCGGGCTTGACTCGGTGTGGGTTAGAGAACCCCCACTGATAACCCTCCTGCCAGTCGGAAGTCTGGGAGCGATCGGGATCAGAGAAGATGTCCCTGTCGGCGTCCCACTTGCCTCGGGTAGCCCCTTCCATAAACTCGTCTACGTCTGCGTCGACCTCTTCCTCCACAATCGCCTTCACCAGGACCGGAGCGAGCTCCTTGATGATTGCGTCCATAGCGTCGTCGACGGGTCCCTGGACAAACTCCCTGTGGTGCTTCCAGATTACATCGAAGGGCTGGACGACCCACTGCAACCAGATGTCGCTGAGGCCTGCCTCTCGATAGCGGCTTGCCACTCTTTCTGGGGACACACTCATGTCGGACCATCCCTGGAAGGCTTCGCAGTCTTCTCTGTCTGTACGTCGAACCTTCGGCCCATTTCGGAAGTATGTGGTGATCAGCGAAGCCCCGATCCCCTTCTGGCCTCGCCGAGACACAGGCTGGAAGACCAAGACCGGTCCGAGCGTGGATCCATCGTACCGAATCGGCTTGCCCCACTCTATGTCAGACTGCCATTCCCGGTACTGGGCCGAGCCCTGGGACTTCCCATTTGCCCAGTCCTTGTGGAAGTCCCGAAGCGACTGGCGGACATCACTGAGGTTGATTCCACGCTGGTCCATGCGGTACTGAAAGTGTGCAGAGAGCATGACCCCCTTGAACATCGTGCCCTGGATGCCCTTCTCCGTCCGCGCCTTGTAGACCTTTGAGGCCTCCGAGTTGGTGAAGTCCTCCGCGTCTTCTACGTCTTGAATGAGGTCTTCGCGCAACCGAGGGTTCTGTACGGTGTCCGTGACCCGCTCAATCACCTGACAAGGCCCGCCTGGATACCCCAGGGGCGGGTTCAGATCTGCGGTAACGAATACGGAACCCATGCGCGTTTCTCCAGACGTATACTCTCTCAGGGAGTTTTTGATAGGCCCTGTACCGGGGGGTCTACATGAACTGAGCCCGGTAACTCTAAGGGTGCAGAGATACACACTTTCCCCTGGAGCGCCCCATGAATCCCGGTAGTCGTTTTGCCCGGACTGGAAGCAACGTCTTCTACCTCCGCGAAGTCCCCGTCCCCGTTCCCACCGTGTCCCCTGAGGTCACCCACCACGTCATGGTGGTCGACCGCTCCGGCAGCATGTGGGGCGACATCGAGAAGCTCAAGCAGAGCATCGAACAGGCCCTCACCGTCGAGGACTACACCGACGCGGACACGCTGACCACGCTGATCAGCTTCTCGGGTCACGGCGACGTCACGCTCCACTGGAAGGGGATTCCGGTCTCCGAGGTCATGAAGCTGGGCAGCGCGCAGCTGACCGCTCTCCGCTCCATCCGGGCAACCTACCTCACGGGCATCTCCCAGGGCCTCTTCATGGCCCTCGAGCAGATCGACCCGACCGTCACCACAGGACTGACCCTGTTCACGGACGGCTACGCCAACTCGCCGAGCAGCTACTCCGAGATCCAGTCCCTGGACGCCTTCGTGGCCAAGGCCCGCGAGAACCCTCGGCTCTTCATGAACTGCATCGGCTACCGCAGCTGGTGTGACTGGCCCCGCATGCAGGCCATGACCAACGCGCTGTCCGGCCAGACCGTGAAGGCCACTTCCTTCAAGGACGTGCTGAACGCCATGAAGGACACACAGGCTCTCTTGTCCGGCAACCTGCGCCCGGTCCTCCAGGTGGACGCCCAGGCGGACGGCTCGATGCTGATGGCTGTGAACCACACCACCGGACAGGTGAACGCCAGCAACGGCGACCTTTCCCTGCGCGGCGTCGGCGAGAGCGACGAAGTCTCCGTCTACGCGGTTCTGGCAGCTCCGGCCACCTACAACATCCCCAAGGGTGTCACGGCCATCCCGAAGGACGAGTCCTTCCTGTTCGGGGCGCTGGCCACAGCGTACACCTCCCTGTCGGCCCTGCGCCTCGCGAAGGAAGTCCTGTTCGCCTCCGGCAACAAGACCCTCTGGAGTGAGCACCAGGCGGCCATGACCCCCTCCACCCTGTCCGCAATGCTGTCCGACCTGGCGGCGTGGATCAAGGACGGCGCCAACACCAACTACGAGATGGGCCGCAACGTTCGTCCGAAGTACAGCCTGTTCGACCTGGCCGACGCTGTCAACGCCCTGCCCCCGTGCCAGCTGGGGGTGGCCTCCGACGAGTTCTACCAGAGCTACCGTCGCCGGTCTCTCAAGCGCATCCCCGGCGTCCGACTGGACGACGGCACCGTGCAGCCCCCGACCACCAAGCTGGACACGAAGGGAGAGCGGACCTACATCCGCGCCGTCGAGTTCAACACTTCCGACGCCTCTGTGCAGCTGGGCACCACCTGCGCGGCTCGTGTCGTGGACGTGGCGAGCGGCGAAGTCTACCGGGAGGTTGAGTTCGTCGACCTGACCAAGGTGTCCGACTTCCGCACCTACACGCTGATCTCCTCCGGTGAGCGGAACATCGAGGTGCTGGCTCTGGAGGTCTACACCGAGAGCGCCTGGAACGCGCTGACTCCCTTCCTGATCCCGAGCATCGTCGACAAGGGCTTCACTCCGGGAATGAAGGTTCGCCTCCAGCTGAAGAAGTTCCGCCTGGACGGGGACCAGTGTCCCACCACGCAGGACATCAACCTCGCACTGGAGAAGCGTCTCACCTCCGAGGCTCACGTCAAGGCTCTGTCGGCCATGCAGGACAAGGGAGGAGCCTCCTCCTTCAGTCCGGCCCAGGTGGCTGCCCTCAAGGAGAAGAACCTCACCCCGGCTCTGTACTTCTCGGCTCCCACGACCTACGAGTACACCGACCGCGACGACGCCATCGCCAAGGGCGAGATCGACTCGTTCACCCGCTACAAGATCTTCTTCGGAACGACCAGCATCCTGAGCAGCAAGAGCTTCCGGTCGGGCAACGCCTTCCTGCAGCGTCGCTACGCCGTGACGGACGCAGCTGGCGAGAAGGGGGCCAAGCCGAAGCTTGACGGCTACCTGGCCGGTGACCAGTACGCCGTGAAGCCTCCGGGACGCGGCGCGGACACGGCGGCTGACGTCTTCATGGCCCCCATCGTCGACGGCATCCTCTTCGGAGACCGCTTGAGCAACGAGCAGATCACCGCCTCCCTGAAGGACCACAAGCGGAACGTGGCTGAGACGAACGAGTTCCTCCAGGGGCTCGTCATGGAGATCGGCTGCACGGGCCTCCTGCCCGCTGACCTCGACGCGGTGATGACACGCTACGACCCCGACGCCTTCGCGACCAAGTTCAGCGTGAAGCTGGGCAAGGCCGAGAAGGAGGGCATCTTCTACGTGTCCGACGACGGTCTGGTCATCAGCATTCTGCCCGAGACCAGCTGGTACACGGTCAGCGTCCCCGACGCGGTGGCGGCCAAGTAGCCGCCTGCTGGGATACCCGTTCCCCCCCTCCTGCCTCGGGGGTCCAGGCCCTGCAACTTGAACGGCCCTCTCCCTTCGGGGTGGGGGCCGTTCTCGTTTTCAGGGTAGAACTAACACATGGGTGAAGACGTCCTCTGGCTGGGGGATTGCCTGCACGCGCCGAACCCGGATAGGTTCGAACTCTTGTACGTAGACCCGCCGTTCGGCCCCGTTGGGGAGGACACCTACTACGGGGTTGGTGCGGATCTGCCTGAATACCTGGAGTACCTCTCTAAGAGAATCCTTAGATTCTGTGCAGGGCGCACCGACTTCAACCTGGTAGTGCACCTGGACCCTAAGTTCAGCCACTACGTCAAGGTGGCCCTGGACAAAGCCCTGGGCCGAGCAAACTTTCGCAACGAGATCATCTGGGGTTGGTCGGGTCCCTCTGTTGCCCAGAGACACCTTCCCAGAAAGCATGGCGTTCTCCTGTGGTGGGGTCTGGGCGACTATCCCTTCAACCCGATCCGTGTGCCCTACCAGCCAGGGCTCTCGGTGGGGGGCTCTTCCTCCTGGGACCCCGGCGCGGAAGTTCAAGAGTATCTTGAGCGAGGGAAGCTCATAGAGGACTGGTGGGTAGACATCCCTCCCTTGATCCGCAACGAAGCAGAGAAGCGGGGATACCCCACGCAGAAACCGTTGCGCCTTCTGGAACGGGTCGTGGGCATGCTCTCTAATCCGGGTGGTCTGGTGTTCGACCCTATGATGGGGTCGGGCACCACGGGGGTTCCAGCCCTGCGAGCTGGAAGAAAGTTCCAGGGCTGTGATGCCAACCCGGCAGCTGTGGAACTGACAAGGCAAGCCCTGCGCGGGCATCCAGCTACCGTTCTGGTTCTTCTAAGAGAGGGTTCTCTTCAACCTCAGGGGTAACATCAAGCATGAACAAGCGCATCGCACAGAAGATCGCAAAGGCATACAACCCGGCGTCTCCGCCCAGCCCTCGGGTCGCTGCCGCCTTCCGTCGTCTGAAGCTTCCCTTCCCCGAGGCAACGGCCATTCGCGGAGAGAGCCGACTGGTGGTCATGCTGGACGAGGCTCCGGGTCTCGTCCCAGACTACAGTGGCATGGGAGTCGCTGCCCTTACGCAAGCCTGCAAGGACCGAGGACTGACGGGCTACTCCCAGCTCCGAAAGGCTGGTCTGGTCAAGCTCCTCCGGGGGGAGTAGTGTTCGGCATCGACGGACTGTACGATTACATCTTGATAGACGGACAGCATCTTGTACACAGGGCTGCGCATGCCTACGGAGATCTTAGCTTCGTAGACACGAACGGGAACGAAGTGCACACCGGGATCATCTACGGGTTTCTCCGCTTGGTCGCCCAGACCTGGAAGAACTACGCCGACCCGAACACTCAGGTGGTTGTGTGTTGGGAGGGCGGCTACAAGCACCGCACCGCCCTGTACCCCGCCTACAAGGCGAACAGACGCGAGCAGCCCGACGAGGAGAAGCAGGAATACCTGGACGTCATGTTCTCACAGCAGAGGGCTCTCCAGAAGATCCTCCGCGTCGCTGGGTGGAGCCAGGCCCGAGCGTCGGGCTACGAGGCTGATGATGTTCTCGCAACTCTCGCCTACCAGCACGGGGACTCCAACGTCGCCCTGTACACCGGTGACCAGGACCTACACCAGTGCGTCACCGACAAGGTGCATGTGGTCTCGGCTGTTCCAGGCGGAGGCAAGTCGGACAAGATCTGGAAGATCGCTGATGTCGTAGAGAAGTGGGGGCTGGAGCCGGAGCGTGTTCCGGAGGCCAAGGCCCTGGCCGGAGACTCTGGGGATAACATTCCGGGGTGCCCCGGCTGCGGTCTGGGGTGGGCGAAGAAGCTCCTCGACGGCCCTCGAAGCGTCACAGAGGTGCTCTCCCTGGCGGAAGCCGGAGTCCTCGAGGGCACGTACAACGGCAAGGCCTGGAGGGCTCCTTCGCTCACGGAGAAGCTTGCAGCCAATCGGGAGCAGGTCCTAATCTCCTGGGAGCTGGCCAAGGTGGTCCGCGACTGCCCTGTAGAGATTGACGAGGGGGAACGGGACCACGTCAAGCTCAAGGCGATCCTGGAGAGACTCCACATGTTCTCTCTGGCTGACGGCAGGAACTGGGAGAGACTCTCCGACGTCAGGTGAGCAATAGAAATGCTATGCCGGGAACGAGTCCTAACCGACGGGGCGGGACGAACCTAACCGTGAACTGTCCCGAGTGTCGACGAAAGCTCGAGGCCGCTGGCGTCTACGTGCCGGGCCTCTAAGAGCTCAGGCCGGGTAGATCATGAGGGTTCCCGGGTCGTACCAGGAACCGTACAGGCCGTGCCTGTCCATGTACTTCTTGAGCTTGGGATCGAACTCGTCGGGGTAGCCGGACCGCTGGTAGTTGGCGAGCCCCTCCTCTCCGAAGGAAGTCCAGATGCCACCGTAGCCAGAGCCGAACGCTTCAGTGGTGTCGATCCGGGCTGATCGAGGGAACATCCGTCGAAGGGCGCTGATGTGCTTCTTCATGGACGAGGAAGCAGAGACGCTGCCCATACGAAACGTCTCCCTCTCGCGGTCGCCCGGAGTCCTCTTCCAAGGCTGGGCCTCGGAGTTCCAGGCCTGAATATCAAACCTGTACCTGCCCTCAAGCCAGGACCCGTCCCACCAGTCTACAGCCACGATCATTCCGGGCTCAGTGCGTTCTTCTTCCGAGTGGCCTGCCACGGGCTTGGTCAGTCTGGGGATGAGCTTGATGACCCGACCCTTGTAGTCGCCGCCGGCATCCCCGTCTACGTGGACAAACTGGCCGAGGCGGTAGCTCCTCGCAGGTCGAACCAAACGTCGGACGCTCTCCTTGGAGAGACCCTCTTCGGCCAGGATGTTGCGAAGCTTGCCCATCAGATGTTGCATTCCTTCGTCTGGCGGTCGATGTACCGCTTGAGGGTCATCAGCTCCTTCCGGGTCCGGGCGGGATCCAGGACCAAGCGCGGGTTCTTCTCCATCCGTTGGAGTGGGGCACGCAGGTGCTTGCGGACTTCCTTGGCCATGCTGCTGTTGGGCAAAGCATCAACGATAGAGAAGAGGTCAGCGAGGGTTCCCCGCAGACCGGGGGCGTCCTCCTGATCGAGTTCTATCATGGCCTCCAAGAGTCCCTTAGAGATCTCCCTCAGCTGCGGCACACACTTGGTGATCCCCTGGGTGCCCCAGCCGAAGCCGACGGTCCGATCCAAACCCACAGGATACTGACCGAGAGGGCGAGTCTTCATTGCGTCCTTGTAGCCCCGTGAGCGAACCCGCTTCGCAAGTTCCATGTCCAGAAGCCGCTGGGCGACATTCTCTTCGAGGTCGAACTTGTCAAACCGTGCGCCGTCCACGCGACGACGATCAGGACCGTCGTCGGTCAGAGCACCCCAGCGGCGCTGGTAGCTCCAGAGACCGTCCGGCTGCTCGGTGATCAACCCCTCGTAGAACTTGCTGTTGTTCTTGGCCGCGTCGATCTTGTAGGTCATGAACCCACGCTTCTCGCGGAGGTCCTTCGGGGTGACCAGGACTGGACGGTGCGCCGTCTTCACCCGCTTCAACCCGGCGAGAATCGCACGGCGTTCGGTCGAACCCTTCGGCAGCGTCGACGCAATCCGGATCAGGTTTGAGCAGTCGGAAGCAGTGAGGGTGCGAGGCATGAGATTCTCCTATGTAGGGGAACCTGGGATATACTCTCTACCGGGACCCTCACCCCAGCGACATGACCCATTCCTCCCAGCGCTTCAATGCGAGGAGGTCCGTGGCGTCGGGCGGTCGGCCGAGGGTGATCTCGCCGACCCTGCGTGTGACCTCGCCGACCGGGAGTTCATACTCCCGAACGAGACCGTCCCACTTCCGACCCGGCGTGCGGGAAAGACACCCACGCACCCGACTGACGAAGTTGGCGGTGCCGTCAGCCATTCCGCTTCTTGTCTCGCTGGTCCTCGAGGATCTTCTCGAAGGACTTGATGCCGACGAGATGGATTCCCAGGGACTCTGCGTAGTTCTGGAGCATGTAGGGATGCCACGTGCCCCCGTCCAAGCGCAGACGCCGTGAGTCCAGAGCGGAGCGGTCGTCTTGCTCGTCCAGAACCACCGGGGGGAAGACGAAGATGATCTGGTTCAGCCCCTTGGAGATGAACAGGTACGCCTCTCCCTTCTTCAGGTCGCCGGGGAAGTGGCCCTCCTTCTTGTAGAGGTCCAGGTTGGTGGCTTCGCTCCTCTGGAAGGAGCAGACAACAATGCCCTTCAGACGAAGTCTGGTATCGCTCATGAAAGATCTCCGATGTCAAGCTCGTGGAGGACGAGCACAGACAGCTTGCCCTCCGCTGTGAGTGTGAGGGACTGCGCCCCGACCCGGTGCATCCAGGCCTGGGCAGTCTTGAAGGACTCCAGACTGCCGTTGGGCTCGACCGAAGGCACCACAGGGTCCACGGGGGCCGGAAGGAAGCTCGGCTCTTCCTCTACAACTTCTGTGGGCAGAGCGATCTCCGTAATGGGGTTGTCGTTCGGAACAGCCTTGTGCTCCTCCAGCCACCGCGTCATCGTTCGGTAGCTGGGTGCGCGACCCAGCTTGGCCCGGCAAGCCTGCTGAACCGCGTGCCGAGTCATCCCCTCGACCAGGAGAAGCTTCCGGGCGTAGTCGTACACCTCAGAGCGAGGAACGACCACAGCCGTCTCGGCGCGCAGGCCCTGGCGCATCTTGGCCAGAAGAGAGGTTGAGATTCCCTTCCCGAACTCGGTCTTGACCGCATCCAGGATGGAGATGTTGGTCTTCCCCTGGCGAAGTAGATCCAATGCGAAGTCGTTTTTCTCGGACACAAACCCTCCAGGTCTGGGAAGAGTTACCGCTGAACCCCTTGCGCAGCCCCCTACACGCGGGGTTAGGTCGCGGAGAGGTTGAGGAGGGTCCGTTTTCTCCCAGACACCTCGAACAACTTACACCCCTCGGCCTCCCAGGAGGAATGAGAGAACACTGCGTAAAAGTCCCTGGTGTCAAAGCTGAACTGAACTCGGTCCTGGCATACCATGCGGGCGCTCTTGCCTTCGACACTGATGCGACCGATCTTCCAGGCGATCATGATTGCCGCTTCGCCGGTGAGCCTCTTGAGAACCCACTCCCCCGCCAGGGATGCTTCCTCTTCGCCGACTGATGTTATGAGGTTGTCCACTACGTCGTCGTCAAGGTCAATGTGGCTGATCCTCAGGTCCTGGCCGACCGTGCCCCTCATCTTCATGATGGATGAGTAGAACTCGCCTTGCCCTCGGGCCAGAGCCAGACAGATCTTGCCAACTCCCAGACCGAGAGCCCCCTCGAGAGCCAGCACGTCCTGGCCGAATGTCTCGTAGCATTCAACCAGGCCCGCCTTGTAGGCCCGCAAGTACAGCATGGCCTCTCGACGGGTTCGAAAGATCTGGGAGTCGGGGACAAGCATTTTCATAGGCAGAGGGATACCGCTCGCATTTCCAGACGAGGCTCCCGGAGCTACAACCTGGCGGAGATTCCACCTGCAGGGTAGAGGAAGCTGGCGAGGGGTAAGCTCTTACAGAGGAACTCAAACCCCGAGGATGCTGTGACCCAAGAGCTGATGCCGGTCCCTGACCTGGTCCGTGAGATTGTGAAGAACCTTGTGGACTTCCCGGACGAGGTACACGTAGAAGTCACCGCGTCGGAGCGGACTTCGATCCTGGAGATCTGCGTGAACCCTCGGGATGTAGGAAAGGTCCTCGGCAAGCGGGGGGTCAACATCACCGCCATCCGCCAGCTGGCACACGCTGCGGGCGGGCGAGAGAAGGTCCGGTATGTCGTCGATGTCCACGAACCGGAGCGCTACTGAGAGCTCCGATTAGAACAGCCGACGGAACTCAGGAGGGAGCCGTCCGCGTCCAAGATCCCGCTCTACGTCATCGCGGAAATCCTGTGCTTCTGCCTCTACGTCATGCATAACAGGAACCTTGAGTTCTTCCTGTACACCGCCACCCTCAGCGTCCCAAAGCTCCAGGATGACCGTCATTCCACGCTGGGTCTCCTCAATCCGTAGGACGGCCGAGATGAACTCGGTTCCGTTCAAAGTCTCCGAGGGGACGTCGAGACCCTTCCCCGGCCATAGCCGCCCCACCGGGTCAGGGGATAGCCGCAGATCTCAGGGGCATCTCCGAGATGAACTCTGAGGTGAGGGCTTCCATGAGGGGAACTCCAAGCAGGGCTCTACTGGAGTACCCGAAGCCTCGGACCACTTTGACCTCGTTGGTCTCTCACCCGGAAAACATCGTTCCGGTGAACCACCACCCAGCCTTCCCAGCCTCCTGCTCGAAGTACCGTTGGATCTGGGTGTGGAGCTTGGCCGGGGAGCTGTCCTTTTTCACGAAAGCTGCGAGTTGATTCAGAAACAGTTTTCCGGGGTCAACTTGGTCCCCCTTGTAGTGGAAGGTGGGTAGACTCGAGGCAGGCCAACCTGACAAACGGACCTTCACCCTTGCACCGTTCGACATACCCTTTTCGGTAAGAACCGCCTTGTCGTCTCCTACGCCCTTGGGACCCTTCTTGACAAGAGTCAACCTACCTCCCGAGAGAGTGATTGCATCCGCCCGAGAGGACTTCAGGCCCGCCAGGATGGCCTTGCGCTCGTCCGAGCCCTTCTCCAGGGAGTGGGCCAGCTTGATGAGGGAAGAGCGATCAGAAGCCGTGAGAGACTTGGGCATGATGCGGAGACTCCGTAGAAGGTAGGTAGCTCTACCGTGAGATAGTAGCTCTACCGTGGGATAGTAGCTCTACCGTGAGATAGTAGCTCTACCGTGCCTGGCGCTTGCTCTTCCTCTCGCGGTAGTCGGCGGGCTTCCGTCGTACGTCATCGTGGCAATCCCAGCCCTGAGGCCCCGTGCGGACGTACTTCCCGTCGCACTGGATAGCCCGAGAGCCGTAGGCTTCCTCTACCGTGAGGCGAGACCACAACTTCGAGGTCTTCTTCGGAAAGTTCCCCTTCCACGGCCACTGAACCATAGGCTCGCGGCAAGAAGGGCACACAGGCTCGCGAGACTCGAGCTTCGGAACACGTGCCCCGAGCCTACAGTCGATGCAGGCGTACTGGACACGGATGATTTCTGTGGCGAGTCCCATGTAGAGACTCTACCCGTCGAACCTACCGCTCTACGGGAGAGGCGTGTTGGTTCTCTCGGCCATCTGTGTGAGGTCACCGATAATCTCGGTGACCATACTCCCGACCATATCCCCCACATGGTTGGACGGCAGGAGCTTCTCAAACCCGTGCAGCTTCCGCGCCTTGTCGATAGTCACGTGCACTCGTAGTCCCAGGTCCTGGATAAAAGCCTGAGACTTCGGGGGGAGCTTCCAGAAATCTCGACCCCAGTCGTTGTGTGCAGAATTCTTCAGGCCAGCCAAGATGGCCTTCCTCTCCTCGCTGCCCTTCTCCAGGGAGGAGGCCAGTCGGATCAAAGCCGAGCGATCAGAAGCGGCCAGGCGGGCGAAGCCTCCAGGCTTCCATGCGTCCGCGACGGGGTACTTCTTGCGAGGGTCGTAGAGCTCGATGGTGGTCACCGGACCGACCGAGACCCCCTTGCCAGAGACCAGCTTCTGCGCTTCCCGAGGGTCCAGGTAGGTCTTCCCCCGTGTACCCATGGAAAGGTCCTCGTTCACCGGGAGTTCGAGCTTCCAGCTACGCTGGTGCTCACCCATGCCAATGATGGGCTGGTAGATAGAAACTACGGTGACGGTTTCGCCGGGGGCCAGCTGGATCTTGGGGGGCATAGTGTCCTCTTATACACTAAGACCCACATAGTAAACCTACCGCGTCGACCGCTAACTATGACTTTCTAAGGAACTCCCTCCCCGGCCGAAAGCCTGGTTAGAAGGTAATCCTCCAGGTAATCGAGAGCCTTGCGGTCGCAGGCTTCGAGATCACGCTGAAAGTCAAGTAGTTGACAGCGATGTCGTACAGCGTCAGGTCCCGCGTCACGTCCCTTGTAGGGTACGTGTCCGGGTTGTCGTTCTTCACCAACGGGTTCGACGAGATCGTAGAGAGGATCGCCATCTCGTTCAAAGGACCGACCGCCTCGGCCTCATCGTAGGTCACGGTCCAGTCGATGATGTTCGTCGGAATGGCCACCGCGTTGCCGCTGGCGTCTCTGTAGGTCGAGGAGGCCCACACCTTCCGCTCGATCTCGGCGTTCAGCTTTCGCTGGGACGTGCTGGGGGCGTCCGGGGAGAGCAACGCTCCCGTGGCCCCTGTGCCCACTGCGAGCATGTTCGCCCCGTTCCTGGACGTAGGGGCGCTGAACAAAATAGCCGCCAGGACACCGGCATCGAGAGTGATCACATTGGGTACGTGACGCTCTTCCAGAACCTCGCCGGTCTTTCCGTCTGTGAGGGTGAGGAAGACCTCACCCTTTGCGTCCTTCAGCCGAGCCGTGTCCGGAAAGGTGAGGTCCATTCCCATGCGTGCACTCTCCCCCGGACGATTGAATCGGTCACTGTTGCGTGCAGACATCGGTATCTCCGGAACTGGTGCAGGACGATAGCGACACTACCGTCCGTCCGAGGAACCTACGCCAGCGCGTCCAGGAAGCCCTGGGCAATCCTCTTGACGGCGTCGCTGGGCTCCTGAGGCAAGATCGCCTTGAGTGCAGCGGCGTTGCCCTGGTACTGCTTCAGGTTCTTGCTGCGGACCTTCCAGTGAAGGGAAGAGTCCCAGATGATCTCGCCGTTGGAGGAATCCTCCGTGAGGGCCTGCTCTGCGCGCACGTTGGCCTCAGCCAGAGGACGAAGCACGTCGATCTTGCGGAGAACCACTCGCAGGAGCACCTTGACATCGGCCAGGGTCACCGGCTGGTCGTCCCAGGACTGCCCTGTAGCCGACCAGGTGCGCAGTGCCGCCTCGGGATCCTTGGGCGCTGCCCGATGCTTCGACGCTCCGATCTTCGCGATCTCCGTCCCGGACTCCGCGCCGCCGACCGAAGAAGCTCCGCGTCCGACCTCTACGTCCTCATCTTTGAAGAGGCCTGGGGCGGGCACTCCGGCGGAAGCCGCGTCGGGAAGCAGGTCTTCCAGGATCTCTCCGGTCCGGGCTTCTTGCACATCGCCAGTTGCGCGAGCGACCTTCTCCACACCCACTGCAGAACCGTTGTCCAGCTGGTTGCGGATCTTGTCGTCGCCCTTGCCGATCTCCACTGGGTCTGCACTCGCGGAAAGCTTCATGCGGCCGACGACCACCCCGTCGTCAGAGTTGCGGACCTCCAGCTTCCTCTTCAGGGGCGCGGGATCCGAAGTCTCGCTGAGTGTTCCAGCCTTCCCAGCCACGTGTGTGGCAGGAGCTCCGTCAGGACGAACCTGGGAGATGGACCCCAGGTTCCGCTCTTCGTCAGCCACGGTCATCATACCGAGACGCTCACGCTTCTCACCAGAAGCCAGAGCCTGGCGCACCTCCACCCCAGCGGCCTTGGGCGTAAAGGAGGTCTCGGCAGACTCCACGGGGACGATCCACCCCACCTTGAGGGCTCCCCGAATGCCGTCTGGCTGGGGAACGGTCAACACTTCCCCGTTCTCGCGGGTCAGGGTGTTCCCCTCAAACCCGACTACCTCGTTGATGTTCAACTGCGTCGGGGGCTCAATGCCTCCCAGGTGGATGAGACGAAGAACGCGGTACTGGTTTTCAGGCATGTGTGCTCCGGATTTCAACTTACCCCCGAGACGGGCGGCATTATGAACAGCACGGCGGGCTCTCCCTCTTGGGGAGCCCTGGCGTTGCCGATTTTGTGCTGGATGGTCGCAAGGAAGTCGCGATGTACTCGTACCCTTGATACTACCCGTGCGCAGTTATCCGCCGCCGAGTACAGGCAGAAGTCGAGCAAGACCTCGGCTCCGTCTGAGGTCAGACGGATGGCATTCGCGAAAGTCCCGAACACGTCCTGGGGGTCTTCTACTGGGCATGCTACATCTTGGAAAGCTACTGACACCTTATTGCTCCAGTCTCTGCATGACCGCGTCGAACAGATAGCAGAACGCACTCGAAGCGAAGCCGAACAGGACTACCCCGTACACCCCGCTTACCACAGGGGCGGCTCCGAAGAGCACCCCGAAGGCGTAGATAACCCACCCTGTATGGAACCCCGTACAGTAGGAACAACCGAACATTCTCTGGAAGAAGTTGCCCTGCTCTTCCCGACCGAACGGCAGCTTGTAGAGGGCGCGGTTCAACACCGGGAGCTTCTCGTTCATCAGACCGAAGCATGCACCGTAAGATGCCAATAGCAGGTAGAGGGTCACATCCTCTACCTACCCTCGGGGTAGACTTCAACAGGAGGCTAAATGGCATTCACCAAGACGAGTATCGCAGTGGTTCCCCCAGTGGTGGTTGAGGGTGTGCCTAAGCCTTCTCAGCCCCAGGTTTCCGACGCGCCCTTGAAAACGGAGCGGGAGGTCGGAGAGGAACGAGACGGGCGGTTCTGGGACGGCGAGAAGTGGGTCACTCGCGAAGAGTGGCTGAAGACTCAGGACTAAGTTCCGCGCATAGCGTTTAGGCGAGCCATCTCTCGGGGGTTTCGCTGAAGCTTCCGCCACGCTGCAGACATCTCGCCGTACCAGGCGTCAGCGTAGACCTCTCCCAGGATGGTTGTCTTTTCCCGCAGGTTCCATCGCCCATACTCCCCACCTGTGTACAGGCCCGTGCGGAGTGCTTCGCGAAACTGTTCCCAGAGCTTCTCCGCCCGGCCTGAGAGCGACCACTCCCAGTTCATGGACATGTCCCCCGCAGCTGTCTGGAGGAAGCTATCGAAGTCTTCAGCCTTACGCTTGGGGTCCCGCACATACCAGTCCGCGATGTCGGAGCCTTCCCCTCGGACGGACTTGTTCAACGCATCAACCAGCTTATCCCAGAGCTTGTTGATGTCGGGTCCCCGCTTAGGCACGTTGCGTGTTAGGCCGGGAGTGACCTCGCGAGGCAAGCCTGTCACACGCGCCCGGTACTTGTCCTTCAGGACACGCAGGTACTTGTCGGGCACCTGCATCTCTTCGCGGAGATACTGCCCTGAAGCGACACCCGGCTTGACCCCCATCTCCTCCCGAAGGAACTTCGAGAACATCACCGTCTTGATGACGAACTTCTTGCCGCCCTCAGTGTGGTAGGTCTCCGCTGCAGAGGCGACCATCTTCTTCAGGATCTGGCGCTCCTTGCTCTCGGCGGGAAGGGAGCTGGCGAGCCTGAGCAGGGCGGGAGAGACGTGGTGCGGCACAAGATTTCCTACGGGATTACGAGTACAGCCACTACAGCACCGACCAGCAATCCGCCGGTGATGCCCCAGGCTGTGAAGCTATTGCGACGAGCTCGCTGCGCGTTGTTCTCGGCGATTAGAGCTCGGGTTTCCAGGGTCTGAACCTGGCCGGTGAGATCTTGCACCAGGAGCTCGTCCTCGCCGAACTGATCCGAGCAGGTCTGCAGTGCGGTGTACGTGCGGTCTTGCCATTCCAGGGTCGACTCAACACACTGGTCCAGCGCGGGCTGGCACACGTTGAGTTTCTTGGCCTGGACGATAGCAGACCTGTAGTGCTTGTCTGGCAGAAGCCAGTACTTCGAGGGCACCTGGTACAGAACCGAATCCACCGTGAAAGTGGAGCCCTCCGGAACCAGCAAGATCTCCTCGGCTGCCTCAACCACAGTCTCTGCGGTCTCTACTGCAGGCTCGGCAGAGGTCTCGGAGGGGGCGGGCTCTTCAGCCCATGCAACGGAAAGCAAGAGTGCGAGCATCACGAGCCCCCTCCGAAGAGGTCTTCACCCTCAGACTTGAGGACCTCGTCGGTTGCCTTTTCAACCTCGTCCTCTGCGGCTGCCATCTCCAGCATTGCCTCCTCGTGGTCAGCTACAATCTCGGCGGCTGAGGAAGCGGTGTCGACCTGAGCCTTCTCCACCGTCTTTGAGGAAGCGTTCCTACGACGTGCCGCCTCGGCCGCTGCTGCGACTGCCGCAGCCCCAACCCCTGCAGTCACAGTCGTGTCTCCCGTCATCAGGTAGACCGCGACCGCCACCCCGATCAGCAGAACAGCGACACCCAGACCCACCCACAGGGTCTTGTTGCTACTCCAGTCCACGAGATACTTCCTTCTTCAACCAGGCGCTGGCGACCCGAGAGGGAGAGCAGGAACCGCGTCGTCCCTTGAGCATGCCCCGGAGTTCCTTCTTGATCTCGCGGGCTACCGGACCTTGCCACCGACCAGAGTTGGCGAGAAAGTACATCACGATGCTCTCGGCGTCGTCAGCCCCGTACATGTCGTCCAGGTAGTCCAGGGACGCCATCGCGACCACATACGGACGCGCCGACGCGCCGACCGGGTTCCAGTCGTCGATGATGTCGCGGGCAATAAGGTGTAGCTTCCGCATCAGCATTCTCGGGTCAGTTGGCTGCCTGGATGACACCCGTTGTTACCACGGGGTTCATAATAGCCAGGCCACCGCTCAGGATAAACTCGGTGCCAGGGTAGGGTGCGCCCCCAGCGAGCAGGCTTCGAACACTCAAAGCTGTCAGCCCTCCCCAGGGACCGAGCTTTGAATACGTCGTGGTCGCGTAGGCTGTCATCTCGTAAGCAGCCGCGCCGTTTCCCGTAGTCCCTGGAGTCCCATTCGGAACCAGAGTCCCAGACACCGCAGAGGGAGGGACGTTGTCGCTGAGCGTGCCCGGAATGTTCAGGTTCTCTGCGCGAGGGGTCACATCCGCCAGGACCATACGGAAGTCCTGGTTCATTCCCATCCCGCCTGGCGGCACCGCCCCGTCCGGGCCACGAGCATTCGGGTAAGCGATCGCCGTGCCCAACAGGCCGTCCGTGAGACCGCCTCCCGAGGCCATGAGGATGCTGGTGGGGGCAAAGTGAGAAGCCGAACCCTTGATGGTGGGGGACTGCTTACCCCAGGTGCCTCCAGGCCCTCCTGGAACAGAGTGCGCGTCTGTGGTGAACAGTCCGGCGATGCCGATCTCTGAAAGTCCTTCTCCCGGGCCAGGCCCGTCACACAAGCTGGAAAGGTGAACGCTGTCCCCGTCCTCCTTCTCGCAGAACTCCAGGCTCCCATACAGAGCATCTGCTCCGTCTGCGAACTCCACGAACCGATACGGATCGTTCAGCACCAGAGCTTCAGCGTCGTCCAGGATATCCAGAGGATCGTTGATCTTGGATCCCGCGAAGACCGACGAGGTGGACGCAGCGTCCCGGCTCTTCGGAATCGGCGGGGTGCCCTCGTTGAGGATAGTGACCGAGTCGTCGATCGGCTGAGTGCACAAGTAGGTCTTGGAGACCGGGCGACCGGGAGCGAACGTCACCGTGACGGGATACTGCGCGGCTGGGAGAGCTGTCGAGAAGATCAGGTTCTGGCTGTCCGAGTCAAACCCGTAGGTGGTGGACGCCACCGTTGCCCCGTCTACCTGCACCACGAACACCCGGCTGGCATACATGGCGGAGTCGGGGATGTAGACCAGAGTTGAAGTTCGGGAGGTAATCGTGGACACGGTCGGGGTCGTGTCCGACAGGAGCTCACCCGAGGTAACAGTGTACGAACGGTTTAGAACCATGCCTTGAGGCGCGATTCCGAACCCGTCAACGGCCCCTCTGATGCGATAGCGCATGAAGTCCCAGCGTTGCTGAGTGACAGCGCGGGGGTCCGGGGCTCCAAAGTGGACCGTTCCCCTGTCCTGCTTCAAGACAGGGAGAGCGGAATACTCAACAGTGGCCCATGCAGCAGAAGGGTCAGTCGTCTCGGTGGCGAAGTCCCCAGTGGCCGTCGGAGGCAAGGCCAGATCCGGACGGAACAGACACACCCCCCAGGTGGGGTCCAGGTACAGACGCACGTGGACAAGGCTCTGCCAGTCCATTTGCACAGGGATCGCTGTAAGGGACGAGTTCAACGCCCCACTTGAGTCCGCCCTGGGAATCTTGTACGAATCGATGTCGTCGGGAGTGCCCGCGCCGTCCCTTGTGAGGATACCGAACGTTCGACCCAGAGTAGACCCAGCCAGGGCCAGTGGGCGAAGAGGAACCGCGCTCGTAGAGTGCAAGGTGAAGGCGCAGACCCCGGTTCCCTCGGCCCCGACAAACCCTCGGGCCGAACCTGTGAAGGACACGAAGCCCGAGAACGCTGTGCTGCCCACCACCGTGTCATCTACAGACAGCACTACGATGTCAGCTACCGGGTCGCAGACCAGACGGTAGGTGTGAACAGCCAGGTCGTTCCAAACATGCGCAATCGTAGCGACTGTGTCTCGGTTGTTGTCTACCAGGAGGATGCTGTCCGTGGTCAGTAGCAGCCCCACTGTTCGAACTGTCGGAGCCAGGGCGGCTGTGGGGACCTGGGCCCCGAAGAGGAAGCCCACCCCCAGAGTGCCCACGGTGCCAGACTCCACCGAGAGACGGGCTTCAGAAATCAAGCCCTCGTAGTTGGCAGTGGTAGGGACAGCGAGATCCCGATACCAGGTGCCTTCCTCAGTTGCTGTCTTCGTGTACTCCAGAGTCTGACCCCGCACAAAGGCAGCAGCCAGGGTCGACGATGGAGAAGACAGCCAGCCTGCGTCAACGGGAGCCTGCAGCCCAGACAACGAGACCTGGGGCAAGTCAGTAACCAGGTTCCTTGCTGTCGCAGACTGAGAGTACAGCAAGGTGGCCAGCCGGGCTTCCCGAGTGGCATCCCGCACTACGACATGGGCGTCGCCTGCGCCCAGCATGCCGGACTCAACCTTGAACTTCGCTTCCGTGTCCGTAGTGACGCGGTTGGTCAGGTACGGCTCCACGCGGTGGTAGCTGAACTCCTGGTCAATGGAAGCGTCGGAGGAGCCGGATGTAGACTTGAGAAGAACCGAGCTCCCCGAAGCATCAGTCTGGGAATACCCCAGACCCCCCACGATGTACCAGGGATCGTTCGGGTCCTCCTCGGGAACGACGTTCATCTCGCTGAAGGCAGTGATGCCCTGCACAGAGAAGGTCATACGCAAGGGGTTCGAGGCATACTGAGAAAGATCCCAGATGGTCGAGTTGGTCGCCCTACGAGAGACCGAGCCCCAGAAGGCGACTCCCTTCTCGGTTGCGGGAAGTAGCAGGGCGGTCTGGGCTGGGTAGGGCGCCAGCTTGGCCACGGTGACGACCGTGCCCGCGACTGCACCCCCCATAATCAGAGTTGCGGAGCCTGCGGGGAACTCCACGGCCCCTCGCAGAGAAACCAGGTTGGTCTCCCAGAGTGTCTCGAACAAAACTGTGAAGGTGTCGTTGCCGTATCCCTTGTAGTCCGCAGGCAAGGCGGGGGTGAAGGTCACGGCGACTGTGGTGCCGTCCGTCGACGCAGTCAACCCACAGGAGGCGATCGTGTAGACACCCGCCTGATTGCCCGAGGCTACCCGGAAACGACTGCCTGCCAGAACTCCCGGAGGCAAGGCCGAGGTGTCCAAGGTCAACGTGGTTGACGAAGTCGCGGTGCCCAGCGCTGAAGGACCGATTTCCCAGCTGGCTTCCAGATGCGGGTTGTTCCCGTCTTTCAGCACGCCGATGTGCTGAACCCCGGACACCAGCAACGCCCCGACCAGGAAGAGGAAGTTCCCGTCGTGTACGCCGAAGCCTACTCCAGTAAACACTCCGTCCAGGACATAGCTCTCAAGGTAGAACCTGCCCGATGAAGTGACCGATGTCTGCAGAGACAGGTCCAGGTCCCGCTTGTATGCTGCAGCGGTTCCAGTCTCGTAAGGGCCAGAAGACGCATCGATAACACGGTAGGTGCCGTCCCCTACCAGACCTCCCGTGTCCACCCCGGACAGCGTCCAGGGAGTGTCCGCGTCGGCAGGCAGGACACCCCCGTTGAAAATGCCCGTCTGCTGAAGAGAGTCAGCAGACACTCCTCCGATGGACACAGCCGTAGGGTCCTGGTTGAGCAGGAGCGTAGTGGGCTGGTTCAGCAGGGCGGAGTAGCCCTTCTGGAACCCGATGTACCGGTGCCCGATCCTCTTGGGGGACTGCCTGGTGAGGGGGCCCAGCGCGATCCCCTGGGGGAATCGGTTCGTCTTAGTAGCCCCTGTGGCTGTAGAGGGCGTGGGGGAAACAGCACCTGGAGTATGCCCCACAGACCTGTCCCAGGTGTTGAGAGACAGACCTCGGGTGTTGAGACCGGCCATTCCGAATGCCGGGTTCGAGATCCAGGTGTAGTCAGCGACGACAGTGACGGTTCCGGGGGCCGTGCGTGGGATCGGGATGGTGGGATAGATCTCCCCCACATAGGGATTCACTCCAGACACAGCCACTGCAGTACCGTCTACTCGTACAGCCACATCCTCCTTGCCCGCTGGGGTTGCGTCTCCCCAGCCGCGCACCAGGGGTCCCCTCTTGGTGAAGATTGTCGCCTGCGCCAGAACACTACTGCCTGTGAACGAAACAGCGAGTCCGTGGATGAAGTTCCAGGCACTGGTGAACAGAGTAGAGGACGCCGAGAGGCCCATTCCCTTCAAGGCGAACAGGCTTACTGCAGGAGGAGTAGAAAGAACAACCGCTGTCCCCGCGTTGTATGTGGATGAACCGGTCGCAGAAGCGATAGAGAAGGTGAGAAGCGGAGTCCCGTTCAAGAGGACTGAGTAGAAGCTCCCCTTCTGATTGCGAACCAAGGACACTACTGCGTCGGCAGTATCCCACGCAGCCGGAGCTTGCAGGGAGAGCGCCCCGCTCGTGACGCTAATGACCTTGGTGCCTGCCACATCCTCCAGGAGAAGGTTGACCTGGGTTGCGCCGTCTGAGATAGCGAACAGAACCAGGCTGGAGTTGAACAGGGCCGGGACAATGGAAGCCCCTACCGAGCTGAACGTGAAGTCTGCCCTGTAGGAGGACCCGGGAAGCATTCGGCCTGCCGTATCCTCAAACGTCCATCCGTAGGACGTGCCTGCTGCCTTCGATAGAATCAAGCCCGACGCCGAAGCTACTGAAGTGCCCGTTCCGACAACCGTGCCCGTGAAGGTAGGGTCCGCAGACGGCAGCACTGAGCCGTCGTAGTCGTACGAGAGAGCAGGGCCGACTGTGAGGTTGTATGTTGCGGACGTCATCGGGTGGACGTCCAGATCCACCCTGGACTTCAAGACCGCGCTCTGAGACGCTGACACCAGGCTGGGGGCCACTGGGTAGGTCGTCGTCACAGCATAGGAGGCAGTGCTGTTCACACCCGGACTAAACCCAGCCTCCGTGAGGAGAGTTTGAGCCAGGCTCCGAGAGTCCTTGAAGTCCAGGCGAACCGTGCGACCGTCATCCGGGCTCGGAAGCGAAACAGTGACAGTAGTGGTGTCGCCGTAGCTGGAGAAGGTGGCCGGGCTCGGGGAGATTTCGTTCCCTGCCAGGTCCTCCACTGATGACACAGTGGCCTGGTACTGCCCTCCCAGAGAAGATCCGGAGTGCGTGACAATGACAGAGGTGTAGCCCCCGTAGGAACCCGCTGTGCCCAGAGCTACCGATACCGTCGTGAGAGGGGCACCGTACACTGCTGTAAAGAGGTAGTTCCCCGCGAGGACGAGAGCGGCGTTGCTCCGCATCTCCTCGCTAAAGAACACCTCGACCCGGAAGCCGTCCAGGGAGCTCGCCCCTGTCACCTTCGGGGGGATGACATCCAGCGAGCCGTAGGAGTTCACCCCAAAGCCCGAACCGCCGAAACCTCCAGTCGTTGCGAATGGGAGTCTCGGAAACGCAGACGAGCCGTAGGCCGAGTGGCCGTAGGCAGCGCCTCCGTATCCGAGGCCACCCAACGTCAGTCCCGGAAGATATACCGGCATTCAGCTCTCCCTGAGCTATCGAAGCGAATAGGGGAGCCACCGTCAGGGCTACTTCTTGACGGCTTCCTTCTCTGCAGGCTTCTCGGCTTCCTTCTCTGCAGGCTTCTCGGCTTCCTTCTCTGCCCGCTTGGTCTCGGCTTCCATGGCCTGAGCGATGCGTTCGTGCTGCTCATCAGCTTCGGCGACGAACTTGTCCACGGCGGGCTTGTCGTTGTCGAGATCCTGGGTGGGGCGGGATCCGGGAAGCCATGGGATGTCCTGGCCTGCGTTGTCCAGGTTGTCGAAAGTCAGAGTAGGCTGACTACGAACAGGCCCCAGCATCCAGTTCTGGATGCTGTCGATGGGCACCGACCACTGCTTGACACTCACCCAGGCTCCCGAAAAGGACTATGAGAGTCCGACAATCCCGGTGCACAGGATGTGGGTGGTGGGAGGTTGGTCTACTCAAGTGTTGGGGTAGGACATTCGGTAGATGTCCCCTTCGGCCGTGATGTCAGCCCCGATCTCGAGAGCTGATCCGTTGAGCCGAAACTCTTTGTAAAGAGTAGGGTTCGCAGGGCCGACGTTATCAAGATCGTTTACTCCGTTCCGCGATAGGGTGATCATTCCGATCAAAGCACTATTTGTATCGGGAGTCGCGGAAAGAGCCACGGAAGACACGGTGCCGTTCCATGTGAAGTCTGCCGAGGCAAACACATCCAACGTGACTCCGGAAAGCAAGGCCCCCGAACTCGCGGCGGAGATGTTGATGGGCGAACCCCCAGTCGCTCCAAACTCATGGACAAAGTAGAGATCTCCCAGGACCGATCCGCCGGTGCCGTCACCCACATACAGGGTTCCCGCGCCCGCTTCGAAGGCGGTCGGCGGAGAGTTGGTCTGGATGATGTACGTGGGGTCCAGGGGACCGGGGACCGTGAGCTTGCCTGTGACTGCGTTGTAGATCATGGGGTTAGGAGCGTTCGCCCCGAACGTGATCTCGTTCGCCGCAGAGACAGTGACTTCCATGACGGAAGGGTAGGTGCCCTGCGTCATAGTCTGACCGGCGAACACTCCCAGCGCTGTATCCAGGCCGGTGTCCGCGCTCAGGAAGAACACCTCCGACATCGGCCCGTGGGAAACAGCGGTGAGTAGGATGACCCCTCCCCCTGCGTCAGTCGCGACCACGTACCGAGTTGCATTGAACTTGGCCAGGACTGCGACCAGATTGTCAGCTGCGTCTACACTGACCTGAAAGCCTCCCATGTCCGTAGCGAACCGGGCCACTCCCGTGACCCCTCCCACGAAGACTCCAGCGGCCTGCACCGAAGCTGGAGTGCCGTCCTGAGCGCGCACCAGGAAGATAGAGCCTACCGAGCCTCCCGCAGAATCTCCCGGTGCCAGGTAGAGGTTGCCTCCGTCGCCGCCCGCTCCGTCGGTGCCTCGACCCGCTTGCAGGAAGATCGATGCCGAGTCCACAGGGCTGAGTAGGGAATCCCCACCGCGCACCACCACGTTGCCTACACGGCTTCCTCCGTCGGCGGACTTCGTTCCGACTCGGAGGTTGTAGTTGCGGTATCCGGGGGTCCCAGTTGAGTCACCCAGGATCAGAGCCGAGGCCCCCAGCGCTCCGTCGTTGGGCCAGATCTCCCTTCCCAGAAGGAACTGCGGTCCGTTCCCGTAAGGGTTCGGGTCCAGAGTCATCTCAGGCTTGGTGATTGCCCCTACCTGGATCAAGCCGACTACGTTCAAGCCGCCGTTGGTGTTTGCCGGGGGGATCGGGTCCGAGGGCGAAGAAGCATCAACAATCTGTACAGCTCCCTGATCGGCCACGATAGTGCGCCCGCCGCCCGAGGCAGGGGTCCCCGCGTCGTAGGCTTCGTCCAGGGTGGTGACCGCTGTGGCAAGTCCCCAGACCTCGTCAAGTGCGTCCTGCACATTGACTGCTGTCATGCCGGTCACGGCGTTGTTGAAGAAGACGGTACTGGAGGGCACCGTTGCCGACAAGGTGGTGGGGGACCCTCCGGGGAAACTCAATGTCCCGTGGTCCACCGCCCCCAGCGAGAGAGAAGTCGTCCCAGTGACGCCCGTCTTATCGAAGACCAGGCCGTCCAGCACACACCACCGAATAGTGGCCGCCACGTTCCCGGTCACTGCTGCGCCAGCGGGGTTGAACGCTACGTCGGAAGAAGAGGCTCCGCTAACAGCGGTGTAGTCCATTGTGAAGGTCGTGGCGTCGGACCAGATCCCGTAGGTGCCTCCCACTTCAAAGACTGAGTCCCGGATGCTTACAGTGGAGCCTGCTACAGCATAGAGACCTCGGACCGAAAAGTGGGAGTCCCAGATGTCGGCCGTGGTGCCCGCCCCGACCTGCAAGGAAAGGCTGGCCGCCGAAGCTGCTACATTCGAGAGCAGGTGGCAGTTGCGGAGCTCAAGACTTCCTGTCCCAGCCGTGATAATCGCAGGTCCCTGGGGGCTTCCCGACCCGGACGCGATCAAAGAGCAGCCGACTACCTTGAGGGCTCCCGCTCCAGTCTGGCTAAGGACTGCGTTCGCGCTGGCGTCAAGCCTCGCGAAGTACAGGTTGGACAGGACCAGGGTGTCGCCGCTTAGAGGCAGAACAGCGGTGTGTGTTGCAGAGGAGTTGCGGATCCGAACGACCTTAGTCAGCTCCCCGCCAGGCCAGCCGAACACGTGGACGTAGGGCTTGAAAACAAGGTCTTCGGTGTACGTTCCTGGGCGGACGAGGACTACCCAGGGCAAGGCCGTCGAAGGGCTCTGCGCTTGAGCGTAGTCGACGGCTGCCTGGATGGTGGTGTAGTCTCCTTGGGCGGCATCCACGTAGAGCAACCGACCCGTCGACCCGGTTGTCTTGATAAGACCCAGGATAGCGAGCAGGTTGTCATTTTGATCGTCAGCCCAGCCCGCAGGGGTGATGTCAACCGGAACCGGCACGGGGCCGACAGCTTCTCCGGCGGGAACAAGCTTGACCCCGCCGACTGCGGTGAGAGCCCTCAGACGTACGAACTGTTCGGTGGTGCCTGTTCCGTCGGTGTACGAGAGCCGAACCAGGTAGGGTCCTTCCTTGTCTACTGTGAAGGAGCCTGGGCTCTGAGCCACGGCAGACCCGGAGAAGGCAGCGACACTTCCGGACGGCGAAAACGCAATGGACCATGCGTATGCGGTCCCCGCGTTGACGGAGTTTAGAAGGACGACATCGTTGACTTCGAGGTCGTCACGGCTGGCGCCGATGACACTACCTTTCGGTGTGGGTGCAGTGACGGAGCTGTCAATCGAAGCGGTGGCCATACGAGTCCCGCCCTATCGGTGAAATAGTGGTGTCACCACAAGCATGGTCAAACCTCGAACAGGAGTTCGATGTAGATTCCAGAACCCGTGAACGCAGGGTTGTCCGAGGTCAAGGTGATAGTCCACTTCCCCAGAGCTGCAAAGGCGAGGTCCGCAGCGGTAGCTGAGAGCGTCAGATTGGTGACTGTGTCCGCCACCAGGGTGTTCATGTCGAAGGGGCTACTGACGAGAACTGTGTTCCCGGTGGCCACGTTCTGAACAGTGAGGTCGTACGCACCAGCCGCGTTGATGACCGTCATGTAGGCTCGGACACCCACAAGCGTAGAAGTCTCGGACACCCAGCCTCGGTACGAGACTGACCCGGCAGCGACCGGGGCCATATTGAGGTGGTACGGAACCCGGTAGGTCGTGGCTGCTTCGAGCGCCTTCAGGTTTGCGTTCTGCTCGTTCGCCCAGCCCTCGGTGTCTACGTCAACCGGAATGATGCCGGTTCCGTCGCGACGCTCCCCTGCAGCTACCAGCTTGAGACCCAGGTCCGTAGTGAGGGCACGGAGACGGACGTACTGAGTACTCTCCGTTGAGAGCCCCGCGTCTACAATCAGTCGGACCAGGTACGCGCCCGTCACATCGATTGTGAAGGAGCCTGGGCTGACAGCAGTGGTGGAACCGGAGAAGGTCGCTGAAGAACCCTCAGGGACGAACACCAGGGTCCAGGCGTAGGTCGTCGCCGCGTCCAGGGCCGAAACCAGCACGACATCCGTGGCAACCAAGTCATCCCGACTGCCGTCATCAATGGGAGTGATCCCGTTGCGCAGACTACGAATGCTTGCAGCCATTTGGAGACCTCCGCCCTCGAAACGGAGATAGGCGAGAAACTGTGCCCACCCCGCAGGGTAACATTGGAGCGATGTCAGCTCGCTACCAGGCCCTTGTTGCTCTTCTGGACGACCCTGTAAACAGGGCTTGCGTGCAGCGCGAGCTTCTCCGCCGGGATCGGAACGGAGGCTTCAGGCCTCTCTTGCCTCCGATCCCCAGAGAGGGAGGCGGCTGGGTATGGCCTACCTTTAGGGAATCCCTAAGAAAGTCCAGACCTGCGGAATATCCCCGGGAGGCTGTGGTGGACTCAGCCTTTGAGGTCTACACGGACGGGGAAGGGTGGTTCGGACACAGTCACGCAGGGGATCTGGAAGTAGGTCCCTTCGACAGCGACAGCGCCGCTGTGGCCGAAGTCCGCAACCTCGCACTGGAACAGGGCTATGTGCTCTTGGCCCAGCTGCCGTGGGAGGAAGAGGACACAGACACCTGGCCTATCGGGCGCAGGTAGATCCGAAAACGAGTGGAACCCTGCTCGGCCAGGCCGAACAGGGTTCCAACGGGGTCTACTCCTCAGGTTGCCCTGAGGAGGCTTGACTACCGAGCGATGGTCAGACGGGCGAGGCCCTTGGGGTTGAATGCCCCCAGACCGATGTTCTCGAAGCAGCTGAAGCCGATGGTGCGAGCCTTCGGGTCATCGGCGGAGAGCACGGTCAGCTCGGTGCGGACGGGAATCCGACCGAACATCTCGGGCTCGCAGCAGATGTACACGGTGCCCACGGGGACCAGACGGGAGACGATGATGCTCGCGCCCCAGATGGTGCCCATGAGGCCGGTCTTCAGCAGGTCACGCTGCGTCTCGATGTCCAGGATGTCGCGACCGAACTTGCGCAGGTCAGCGTAGTCCCGAGCGTTCATGAAGACGCGGGCGACCCGAAGGTCGTGGCGCTCCACGAGCGAGAAGGCGTCAGCGAGGACGGCACCCGAGATGGGGGCCACGACGGCGGTGTCGGCGTTCTCGCCACCGGCGATGCTGTCGAACCCGTTGGTCGCGATGCTGTCGAGGACGGCGAAGACACGCTCGTCTTCCGCTGCCTGGATCTGAGCCCGTGCCAGGTCCTGGGCGCGCTCGATCAGGTCGAACCGGCGCTCCTTGATCTGGGTCAGGGGGATCTCGGGGTTCGAGGCGATCTCGAACAGCGGGAAGATGACCCGGCGCGGCTTGGTGATGGCGAGGATGTTCTCGCCTTCCTCGCCGACCACGTAGGCCGTGACGTCGGGGTCCTTGTCGTAGATGGGCAGGGCGCCATCGGGAAGCTGCTCGACCAGGAAGGTCTTGCGACCCACTGCCATGTAGTCGCGGCGCATGCGCAGCGGCTGGGTCATGGAAGCGGCGAGCTTGTGACGACCCGCCTGTGTGCCGATGAACTCACTGATGAGCTTGGCCTTCACGTCGTTGGATACGGACATGATGTTTCTCCTCAGACGCGCTGGTCGAAGACGATCTCGGACTGCGTCGAGTCCGAGGGCATCTTGAGCAGGCCCAGAATGGTGACGCCGCCAGCGGCAGCAGGAACGGAGTTGGTGTTCTCGAGGAACCCACCAGCCGTGTAGTCAGCTCCTGCGGAGTCGACCATCGGGTACAAGTACCCGTTGTCCGACGCACCCAGAGGCATGCCCGTGGTGTAGGTCAGGTCGTCAGCAGCGGTGTAGGCTGCAGCGGTGACCAGAGCCTGCGTCTCGAAGAGCTGCGAGGCGTAGGTGCCCTGCCCGGAGACGTAGGGGCTCTTGTTGCTCGCGACGGCAGGCTGGTTCTCGAAGGAGTTCCCGGCTGCAGTGTTGATGAACATGCCCAGGGGACGGGTCAGGATCGCCTGCAGAGCAGTGATCCCGGAAGCCGCGACAGTGACGGGACCGCCGATGTCGTTGCTACCCGAGTCGGGGCGGGAGAAGGCGACGGAGCCGCTCAGGCAGCCGAGGACAGTCGTGTCCACGTTGGTGCTGATGAGCGTCGTCGTCGTACGGATGGGGGGGTTGGTCTGGGTGAAGGCATCGGCCGACAGAGTTCCCACCGAGTTCCGCACACCAACGTGCAGAATCCGGAGCGCACTCGAAGACTCCAACCATCCACCACTCGCCTGTCCAAGCAGAGGCATTTTGCTCTCCTCATTGTTTACAGCTGAGAGATGAACTGGGGCTGAGGGCAGATTTGCCGTCCAGCCAGACCTTTACGATCTACCTTCCCTCCCCGGTATAAAGAGGGTATTGCTTGGAGTTGGACCTTGCAGGGGCTAAAGAAATCCCTGAAGCCGAAACTCTGGCCCGAATAAGAGGTCTGCCCTAAACGAGCTGGTGCCCCGAGGGGGTTCCTCGGGGCACCAGGTTTCGCCGATCTGGGAAGATCAGAAGTGCTTGCTCACGTCCGGAGCCGACTCCCAGAGCTGCTCGAGCTGGTTGACCTCGGAGGAAGCCTCCTTGGTCACCGGGCCGCCGAGCTTCGCCGCGCCGACGCTCGCCTTCTTGGGCTGCGGGCGGAGCTTCACGGCTGCTTCCTTGGCGGCGGGGGTCTCCTCGCCGTACAGGGAAGCCAGAACGGCCTGCTCGTCGCCGTCGAGCTCGGTGGCCAGAACGCCCATGGGGTCGTCCATGTCGCCGTCGAGCGAGACGTCGAAGTCGGGGAGGTCCATGAGGGCCATGGCCTCCTCGCCACACGCCTCTTCGTCGCCCATGGCCTCTTCGCCGCAGGCCTCCTCAGCCTCCATGCCCTCTTCCGCGAGCATCTCCTCCTCGGGAGCCTCGTGGTGCATGCCCTCTTCCATGAGCATCTCCTCGAGCATGGCCTCCTCGTCGTCCATCATGCCCTCTTCCATGAGCATCTCCTCGAGCATGGCCTCTTCGTCCATGAACGCCTTCTTGGAGGACTCCTCTTCCTCGACGACCTCCTCCTCGACTTCCTCGGAGTCGTCGTCCTTGTCGTCCTCGTCGTCCTCGGCGAGGCGGATCAGGATGCGCTCGATGCGGGCGATGCGAGCCTCGTTGGAGGCGATCTTGGCAGTCGCGGCCTTGTTCAGGGAAGCCTTCTTGGACTCCTCTTCCTCCATCTCCTCTTCCTCAACATCCTCGCCAAGGCGCTTCAGGCTGGCCTTGATGGAAGCGTCGGGGAGGTCCATGAGGGCCATGGCCTGGTCCTCGACTGCGGCGACCTTGGTCTCGTCACCCTCGGGATCACCCAGCATCGAGATGGCGATGCGGATGCACTGGGCGGCGCGGCGGTCGAGCGCAGCAGCCTTGTAGGCGGGGGAAGCGGGGCCCTCGTCGGGGGTGGCGGGGTGCTCACCGTTGGTGTAGGGACCGGGGTGAACATCTTCAGCCCAGCTGGAGGTGTCTCCGTTCTTGTAGTCATCCTGACCGGGATCCACGCCGTCTCCTGCCGGAGATGCGGGGCCCTCGTCGGGGGTGGCGGGGTGGGCAGAAGCCTTGCGGGCCTCTTCGGCCCAGGTCATGCGCTGGCGGGTGGACATTTCGAACTCCTTCAGAGAGGGGGTGTCGGGTTGTTGTAGCCTTCCCAGAGGGAAAGCAGAGTGCCGACCCGGACAACAACCCGGAGTTCGGCAAGACTAAGATCTCTACCAAGGACCCGAGCGCACTTGCGCACGTAGCTCTGCTCTGAGCTGGAGCCCTTGATTCCGCCGTGTGCAAGCACGGCGCGGTACACTCGGGGGTCAACACGAACCCCGAACGTCTTGTTGGTGGCGGCGCACCCCTCTACGAGAGCGGCGTCCGAAGAGGCGACTCGCACCAGGTTCTTCAGGGTGCTGTTGTAGCGAGCCCCTGCCTCCCGGTTCATCTGGCTGCGATGCGCCTGCGAAGAAAGAGTAGGGGCTGGGCGAACCGAGACCCGAGCTTCCTTGTTGAGAGTGTCGTTGGGACCGTCGGAGGGAGCAATAGCCTTCGCGACTTCCTTCTCTCGCATCTCTTGTTCCAGGCGCTTCCGAACCCGGTCCTTGACCCGGTCGTAGACCTCATCCTCGAGATCCTTGAAGGGCGGAGCTGCGGTCTCTGCGGCAGGGGCTTCTCCGCCCTCTTCCTTTTCGTCGTCCCCGCCGAACTCAAAGGCGACCCGGCTGCGGGACTGACCCACCACCCCCATAGACGCAGCCTTTGCGATCGCAGAGTCGGACCAGGAAGGGCGGGGAGTGGAGAGGATCCTGCGGATCTCAGATTCCTGAGCTGCGACATCGCCCGTGCTCAGGATGTTACGCATCACCGCTCCGGTGAAGGCGGGGACCGCGACCCAGCTGGCCTCGATGAAGTGCACACCACCCGTCTCGTCGTGGTCCACATGCCCGCAGAGCTCGGCAATAACACGGGTCTGACTGTTGTCGTCAATGAAGGTGTTCAGCTTCGCCGTCTTGACGTGATCGCAGAGGTCTGTCTCGTCGACGGCGTAGTGGCCGCACTTCGTACAGATTGTGAAGTCGGTGGTGCAGCCCATGGAGAGCGTGCCCATCTTCTTCGAGCGGATGTCCGCGATCAGGCCTGTGTGCTTCAGGGAAGTGGCGACCAGGATATCGACGTAGACCGAATCTCCGATATCGCGAGCGACCGCATCGATGATGCGACCCTTCGACTTCTCCTCTACCTGCACGTGCTCCTGGAAGTTGTGGCCTCCGACGAAGGTCGGGTAGCTGGCCAGAAGCACCTGGCGAGACCAGGAGTCACCGTTGTTGTTGACGTACTGGGAGCTTTCGGGCTTGATGTGGTAGTCGGTGTAGCGGCGATCCACCGTGGCGGAGCCGACCTTGATCTTGCCCGGCTCAGCACCCGCGACCTTGTCGACGTCCACTGACGCCACAATGGTGCAATGAGTGAACAGCCACTGGTCCGGGTCCAGGGACCCACCCAGAATCTCACGAGCCTGGTCGGAGAGGTTCTGCGTCGAAGCCCCTGAGGCGGCAACCCGACGAACACCGTCCCACCCGCGTCCCGTCACGCGGGGGTGTGTGACCATGGCATTGGCTGTCTTGAGGTGTCCCATGTTAGACCGTCACTTCCACTTCGACCTGGGGGGCTGAGGTGGGGTTGATAACGTCGGTGTCCTTGATCAGGAACATGCACTGAGGACAGCCCAAGAGCTTGTCGCTGGCCCCGCCACGCCGCTTGTAGATGGCCTTCTTGAGAGGGGGAGCGCCTTCACACCGAGGGCAACAGGGACGACCCGAGTCACACTCGGACTTGTCCATCCGGTACTTGCGGTCTCGGGAGGCCCAGTACAACGCCTTGCGAGCGAATGCCTGGGCTACCCGAGAAGGAACCGGTCCGCCTGGGACGCTGACTGTCTCGGCGCCACCCGCACCCGTGTTGGTGTGGGTGGGGTTCGCCGACCCGTCGTTGTCCATCCTCTGAAGGTCCTCGACCGGGAAGCGACGGTTGCCCGTCGACATCTCCACATCAACCATGCCGATGGCGGGCCACACTGCTGTGACACGTCCGGCCTGGCTGTCGAACATACCGAACGGAACCACCACTCCCCCTACGGAGAACTCGGCAGCTTTCGCTTGGTAGTCGATGAAGTTGTCTGCTTCCCGCTTCAAGAGAGCCCCTACTGGAACAGGTTGAAGTGAACGGATGCCTTCTTGGAAGACTCTTCTTCCTCGACGACCTCTTCGACCTCTTCCTCAGCGGCTTCGCGGGGAAGCTGCGAGGAAGCGAGCTTGCCGCTCATGATGTCCTTGGCCACGCCCATGAACTCGCCGTGAACCTTCTCGACGGAGCGGCTGGAGCCTGCGACGATGCGGGCTGCGTTCTGCACCACCTGCACCATCTTGCGCCAGTTCTTCAGAAGGAGGCTCTGGAAGCGAGCGAGGAGATCGGCGAGACCGGCCACCTTCTCGGAAGCGGTGCGCAGGGCGCGATCTTCGAGCTCGAAGCCCTTGAAGGCGATCGCCATCGTCTTGTTGGTGTCGCGAAGAGCGTCCGTGGTCTCGTTGATGAACTCGGAGACCTCAGCACCGTACTTCTCGGAGATAGCGTTCATCAGCTCCTTCTGGACCTGCGTGGCGGTGCGCTTGCGCTCAACCACCTTGAGCATCGCCCGAGCCTCCACCAGAGCGGTCTTGCGCTCGATGGTGATGTTGCCGACCTCGGAGAGCTTGTCCTTGTACTCCTTCTTGATGCCCTCGTGCGCGGCCTTGAGCTCCTTGTCCAGACCCGCCTTCGCTTCGAGAAGAGGCGCCACTGCGGCGTCGATCTGAGCCTGAAGCTCCATGGCCTCAGTGTTGAGTGCATCCAGGCGACGGATCTGGTCCGTGAACTGGTCGTAGCCCTGCACAGTGACGTTGGGCATGGCCGCCGACTTGCTGTCGCTGAAGTAGGTCTCGGCAGCGGTCAGGAGGGAAGCGAACTTGCCCAGACCTCCGGACTCCTGCAGATCACCCAGCTCGTGGAACTCGGCCTGCTGGAAGTGGTCCGACATGTAGCCCGCCTCGTCCGGCTCGCTCTCAAGCGGTCCGGTCTCAGGCTCGGCGATCTCGTTCGGGTCGAAGTCTGCCTTCTTGGAAGACTCCTCGACGACTTCCTCTTCCTCGACTTCCTCGGAAGCGGTGACCGGGAAGTTGAGGACCGCCCGATTCTCGACCGCGTCGGAAATCAGGTCGCTCCGATAGGCGAAGTCGATAGCGATCTTCGGATCGATACCAAGGATGTCGGCGTTCTGCTGGACTGTGTCGGCGATCTTGTCGATGGCCACGGTCAGTTCGCGAGCACCCCGACGGGTCAGCTTACTGGGCATTGAAGTACTCCTGAAGAAGGAAAAGCTTGAGCGGGGCGGCAGGGCCGACACACTATCGGTGTTGTGTATAAAGGAGTTACCGCGAAAGACCCGCTTCTGCTGCGAGAGAAGCGAGCTTTGGCTTGTAGAGGATCGGTTTTAGCGGTCGGAGGGAAAACTACCCCCAGGGGGCAAAGTCCCAGGTCAAAGCAACCTTCTTTGCAGGGCCCTGCGCGTGCGCGTCAGCTCCCGCCCTGTCATCGAAGTAGTCCACGTCGCCCGCAGGGTTCTTTGCCCCGTACTTGCCCTCGTCCGTCTTCCAGACCGTGCCCGCTGCATGCTCTTCCTCAACCACCTCCTTCTCGGAGGGCTGCGGCGCGGGCTTCTTCTCGGCGGGGGGCGGGGCAGAAGTCGGCTTTGCGGGGGTCTTCTTGGAAGGAGTCTTCTTGATGTGCTTGCCCAGCGCCTGGAGAAGGGTGTCCACCCAGCTCTTCTGTTCCTTCACGTCCTTCGGGAACTCCTTCTGCTTCTTGCCCACCTGCGCTCGGGTCTTCTTTGCCTCGGCGTCATGCTCACCCACCTTCGCGCCTGGGCCGACCTTGCGGGTTGTCGCGGGGTCAAGGAAGGCAGTGTCCATCACCAAGAAGTCGATCATCATCTCCTTCATCATGGCGTGGTCGTCGGCCGACATGTTCTTGTTCTTTTCTGGGTCCGACAGAAGCTCAGCGATGGGGTACGCCGGGTGGTCGTCCGAAACCAGACCCAGGAACTGCGATCCTGTGAGGTCATCGTAGACATCGCGGATGAAAGCCTGGTCATCCGAACCGAGGCTCTCGTCGCCCCCCAGGGTGCCGATGCTCAGGATCTTGCGCAAGTTGCCGCCCGCATCCGCAGCGCCGACGAGCCTCGCCATCGAAGAACCCACCCCCTGGGCATCCTTTCCGTCTTCCAGGGCCCCTGCTACGACCAGACCCCTCTGGATAGCCTCTATCTCGATGCGTCGAGGGTCACCTTCTTTGAGGTCTTCCATCTCGCGAGCCAGCTTGTCCAGATGGCGGACACGCCCGTCCTGGTCCATCTGGCGGTACTTGGCCACAGCCGTTTCGGCGCGGGCCACCGCTACATCCTGAGCTTTTCGAAGATCGCCCTCCGTGAGAGGAGCACCAGATTCGGAGAGAGGGTTGTCCGCGTCGACCATCGGGTTGTCGATCACCTTCTCGTAGTGCTCGACCTTAGCCAGGAACTCGGCCATCTTCTTCGGATTAGCATGAAGCTTCTCCCCGACATCCCCCGTGTCCTCCAGGTCCTCTTGCGCTTGCTTTGCGTCCTTGATGAACTCCGCCAGGTCTTCCGGCGCTGCGGCGGCCAGGGCCGTGCGCGCTGCGTCCAGGGTTTCCTTGAAGACGGCGTATTGCTCAGGCTTGAGATCATTAATGGCTCGGGAGACCGTACTCTCGGAGGTCTCGGAAAGCACGTTCACGACGTTGTCGATCAACTCGGTTTTTGCCTTGCTCTCAGCCTTCTCCCTTTTCACCTTGGCCTTCGCTTCAGCCTCGGCCTTCGCTTCAGCCTCGGCTTCAGCCTTCGCCGCGCCAGCCTTCTCGGCTTCCTCTTCCAGAAGCTCTACGGCTGCCTCAGCGTCGCTCTTGTCGGAAAGACCCTCGGTGACACCCTTGATTTCGTCCTCAGCCAGGCCCAGAGCCAGATAGCGGTCCATCAAGGACTTCTGGAAGTCCTCAAACTTCTTCGGGTCTGGGTCGTCGTCGGAGCCGGGCAGGTTGCTGGGGTCTGGCTTCGGAGGAACCTCCGCCTTGCCCCCGTCGTCCTTCGGAGAATCGCCTTCCGAAGCGTCTCCCTCCTCGAGAGACTCGTACTCACTGCCTCGGTCACGTAGGGTGTCCTCAGTGACCTCAGTGACCTGCCCTGTGTCCTTCTTCCGAACCCGAACCTTCTTAGTCTCCTCGGCCAGAAACCTCAAGGCGACCCGACGGGCCGAGGAGTCCTTGTAGTTCTGGGACCGGTCCTTCTTGTCCTGCTTCTCGTCCGGGTCCTGTTCCTCGTCCGTCTCTTTCACCTTGCGGGTCTGGAGGTCAGTACGAGGCGGCTTCTTGGTAGGGGACTGCTTGATGAGGTCCTCGGTTGCCTCGTCTTCCTTCTCAAGGCGGGTCTTCGTACTGAACAGAGTCCGCAAGGACTCATTGAACATCGGGTCGTTGATTGAGCCCTGGTCTCGCGAAGCCCAGCGCAAGGCGACCCGAAATGCAGACGCATGCATCTTCTTGCCCTTGTTCCGATCTTCCTGGACCCAGCGCCAGAACTGACCCACAGGCATAGTGAGGAACTCACCGTCCTTGAAGAAGCCGGGACGGTCGTACTGCTTCTTGTAGAGACCGATCGCCTCCTCGGGTGAGTCGAACCCGAGCATGACCTTGTCCTCGTCGAACTTTCCAGTCCCAGGGTCCTGCTGGTGGATGACGACGACCACCGAGGAGTCGTGGTTATCCCCCACGTACACGTCCAGCTTGTCCCCGTCAGTGCCCTCGGTCCCTCGGATCTCGCCGTAGTGGGCGTGCATCTTGATCGACCACTCGGTCCCGTCGGGTGCCTCGCCAGAGCGGGTGGCACCCTTCTTGTTCTCAACGTCGATCTGGATGCCCTGGAAGTCAAGGTAGCCCTCGAACGGGAACTCCTTCCGCTTTGCCTGGGGGGGCTCCACCTTCACCGGGTGGTGGTTGTGGGGGGCCTCAATGATGTCTTGGTTGCTGGCAGCAGTACGTCGCTGCTCCTGGTAGACATAGTCCAGGTATCCCCCGTCGGGGTTAATCTGACGGAGGGTTCGCCCCTTCCGGATCTCCCCCAGATACCAGGCCCAGACTTCCGGGAACAGCTTGCTGTACGTGATCTTGATGGGGATATCCCGCCCCAAGATCTTCCCCGCCATGGCTCGATGGTGACCGTCGGAGAAAGCCACCGTCCCGTCGCGGTGTACCAGAACCCCCACCGGCTCCGAGAAGTCCACGGTTTTCGCCCACTCGCGAGCTTCCCGAGATCGGGGGTTGAAGCCCCGCCACCACCCTGCCTGGTACTCCCCCACTCCGCTCTTCAGCTCTGACGCCGGGAACATCAGTCGCTGGCTCGCGGTCTTCGACCCCCAGCCGCTCTGGGCGAACCAGGCCTTCTGCTTTGCAGCTCGCTCCTCCATGATAGGCAGGCGAGGGTCTTCAGTGGGGATCGGCTGCCATTCCTCGTCCTTGGACATCCTCTCGCAGGGGAGCCCTTCGCAGGGAGTGTCGTTCCAGTGCTTCGAGAAACCGCCGAGGTTGACCTCGTAGGGACAATCACCACACCTGTCGTAGAACTTGGCGCCGTCGTGCAAGATGCCCATGCAGTGAGGGCAGTGGGAGGTGATGTCGAAGGCTGCGGTCTTCACAGAAGCACCCCGAACCTTCGGGTGTCCGTACAGTGCCTTCTGGACCATGCCCAGACTTGCGAGCTGACGCTGATAGTAGCCGTCGCCCTCCCACTTGATGTCCTTCCCCTTGAGGACAGCGCGGACTACCTTCTCGTCCGTGATGCGGGGAGCTCCCGCAGACTCAAACATCCGAGCTACCTTATGGGAAGCCTCTCCGTACCAGCCCCGTTGCTTGATTAGAGCCATGGTCTGCCGCACCACTGCAGACTTCGCAGCGCGGGTGCCGTCCGTGCCCATCAAGGCCAACTTGTTTCCGAACGGGGTGACCTTGTACGCAATAAAAGCGTCCGGAGCCTGGTCGGCATCCAGGTCAATCAGCTTGAGGATCTTGTACTTGCTCAGAAAAGTGGCAAGGTCTGGGATGTGGGTGCCCAACTGCCCGTACGAGATGGAGTAGAGGTCCCAGACGGTCTCTCCCTCAGCCCGTTCAAGATCTGAGGTGGAAACATCAATCCACTTATTCTTAGGGAACTGGACCCGAGCATATCGCTCAGCCACTCGGTGGGCGGACACAAACCCCTGCTTGTTCAGCTTCTGGGGGGGCTTCCCCTCCTTCAAGAAAGCCTCCTCCAGGCCGGGAACCAGGTAGCTGGAGCGCAGCATCGAAGGGGCATGACCTACGGCCTCCGCAGCGCCCTCGAGAGCCTCCTTGAACTCTGCTTTGAGGATCTTCTCCCGCTCCTTCTTGTCCGAGGGCAGCGTGCCCCCCTTCGAGCGGACTTGCTTCAGCCGGGCCTTCATTTCCTCGTTGGCGTGCAGGCCCCGGAGGTCCTTCGCTGTGACGCCGAAGTCCTTCAGGTATGCGTTCACGCCCTCTGCCCCGACCACGCAGTCGTCGCCCTCACAAAGGATTTGGTCGTCCGGCTTCTTGCCCTTGAGGGCTGCCTTCAAGGCTGAGACCACCTTTGCCGAGGAGATCTTCTTCTCCTGGTCGACCCCGGACTTGCCCGTGTACTTGATGGTGGCGGTGTTCCCGGAGAAGGAGACGTGCTTCTTGAGCCAGCCCGTGACCCCGAAGTGGCCGTCCTTGGCGGATTCGGAGTTGCCTACCCGCTCGTAGGTCTCGTCAATAAGCGCCACTGCAAGGGCTGTGAGGCGCTCTCTGGGGTCGTCGGAGGTGAGCTCGCGCTTGTACTGAGATCGGAGATCCGGGAGGGCCTGGCGGATCTTCTCGACCCGGTTCGCCTTTTCCTTGTCCTGCTTGTCGTGGTGCTGCTCGGTGTACTCGTACACCACCCGCTCGACACCATCAGGGGTCTTCACCTTCTTCTTGGACTTGAAAGCTGCGGACGCGTTGATGTCCCTCCAACGACCCCCCTCGCTGCGAAACGAGACGATCTCGGGCTCCTTGAAACCTTTGGGGGCGAGAGTGGACACATCCCAACCGTGCGCCATAGACCATGCGTGGTCGCGGGCCTCCTGGATGTCATCCGCAAAGAACTCGAAGCTCTCCTCTCGGCCTGTGGAGTCTCTGATCAGCAATTGGTACTTGTTCGATGGGGCGACCCCACCAGGCAACCGAACCCACCGACGGCGGATTCCCGACCCTTGCGGGGTGAATCCGGAGCGCTTGTACCATGCAGCCAATTGTGCAGAGGACAGGTTCTTAGAACCCACCGCTGCTGGGATCAGGGAAAGCTCTGTGTCCGTACTATCCGCAAGGCGGAGGATCTCCTTCAGGACAGTGGAACCCGCTCCCCGACCAGAACAATCACGGGGGTCCTCCAGCTGAATCATGACCAGGTGTGCGCGACCCTGCTTGGGCTGGATCACGGTATGGACTCTACAATCCTGGAACTCCCAGAAACGGTGTCCAGGCTTCTGGGGGTCTTCGGGCTCCGCCGACAGTGCGCGGTAGCCTGTGAAGAACCTCGAGAGAGAGGCGACCCTAACAGCGGAAGACTGGATAACAAGCTGCTTGCGGAGCTTGCGCACCTGCTGGCCCAGCTGCTGAGAAGGAGCCTTGTTCTGATACAGGGTCCAGAGCTGCCGAACAACCCCAGGCAGCGGCCTCAGCTTCTCTGTTAGAGTGCCCGTCTTGTCCAGGCCAACCGCCTCCTCGAGGAATGCCTCGGCCGTGAGGAGGTGCTTGCGGATGCAGTCTGGACAGAACTTCGCCGGGTGCGCCAGATGGTCCTCGAGCAGCAGGAGCTGCTTCGCTGCCTCCCTCAGGTTGAAGAGGGGGTCCATGATGGGCAGCTTCGACGCCGCCTTCTTGAAGGGCTTCGTCTCGAACTTCCCGTCTTCGCTGAGCTCGGTGTATTTGAACACCTTCAGTACCACCTTGGGCTTGTATCCCGCAGGGAGGTCCGCCTCATAGCCGAGATACTCGGTGTCTCCGGGCAGGATGTAGAACAACACCTCCTTCGCTGTGGAGTCAAGCACCATCTGGCTCGAGGTGATCATGTTGTCCGTATTTCGGACCATGTTGTTCGGGTCGGCGCGGTCCTTCTTCCGCTTCCCGTAGAGAGCAGGCGCGATGTCAGCGGGGGACTTGAGACCCCGGAGCGTCTTCTGCGCCTGGTTCCTACGTGTCACCGAGGAAAGGTAGTCGTCTGAATCGTGGGTGTACCCCGCATTTTCGTGCGCGAACCCGTGGTTGGTCCGAGTGTGGATTTGATCCCCGCGCACTGTCTTGGTCACGCAATCGTGCTTAGACGTGTGCTCGATGCTCAGGGTCTTGTCGGGAGATACCAGGAAGGTATGCCCCTTGACACCGCCCTGGTACTCGCACGCAATAGCCAGAGCCTCATCGAGGCTCTTCTGCTCCAGGACCTTTAGGATCCGAGCTCCGTCCTTCGACTTCTTGCCCACTTCCTTGACGAGACGCTTCTCGGCCTCGTCGCGGGCCACCTGCAAGGCGGAGTTGACAACGCCGATGCCGAACTCGTTCAGGCCTTCGACCCAGCCCGTCCCCTCATCCTTGAGATACAGAACCTCAACGCCCTCGCGGATCTCGTGGTAGATCTTTACCTTGGGGGCGTAGTTCCGGTCGCGGTTCTTCAGCAAACACCGATGGCCTCCCCATTGCCCCGCAGCAATGATGCAGGCAGTTCTGCCCTGCATCATCGCCACCACCCTCGCGGGGGAGGGCTTCACGGTTGGCCTCGCCTGCGGCGAACTTCAACCACACTGCCGCGCATCTCAAGCAGGCGGGCCACCCGCTGCACGCTGGCTTCGGGCAGGGGTTCCCTAAGAGACACCCTCTCGCCGAAGGGGATCACGTGCTTCTTGGGAAGCCCCCAGACCTCCATCTCGCCGAACTGCCAGCTGCCGGTCGGAGCCACCAGCTTCATGTCGGAGTGAGGGTCGTCCAGATACGCAATCGTGGAGTGAGGGTTGTACCGAGGGAACTTGTCGGCGACATCGAAGCCCGCTCCCTCAAGCTTTGCCCAGACCTGGTCGCGAACCGCGCTCAGATCCTTCGAAAACCGGACGGTGCTGAACACCACCTTGCCTGTGGGAGTCACAAACCTGTCCAGTTCCCCCAGGGAGGCTTGCACCGGGGCGTCCAGGTCTACCAGAGCCGTCTCCAGAACCTGAAGAAACTCGTCCTGCCTCGCCTTCGGAACAGCCCCCACGTACAGGAAAGTGACATGCTGGGGCGAGGTGTCCTCTTCCTTTCTGGGGAACTGGGCGGAGATCTCCTTCGGAACAGGGATGAAGAGCCCAACACCGCTGCCGTCTCCGGTCTCCGCTGCCATGCGGACTTCTCTGGGGATCGCCGAGTTCTGGGAAGGAAGGTGGAAGTCCTCAGGCGAGCAGATCAGCTCGTGCGCAGGCTGGTGGATGGGGAACGTCTGGATCTTGAGAGGACGGCCCAGCGCCTTGGATGTAGCCTTCAGGTCAGACTCGTACGTGGTGATGTTCTCGTTCTCCCAGATGTCAATCTCACTCACCGTGTTGAGACCGGCCAGAAGGTTGCGCAACACCACGACCTTGAACCGAGCCGCTGACATACCGGGGTTGAAGTACATCGCGTCAAACCGGAGTCCCTTCTGTCCCAGGAGCTCCTTCACCCGCTTGCTGTGCCTGCGGATGCGCCCCGTGACCACGACGGTGTAGGTGCTTGCCTCGCGGATCGCTTTCTTGGCTTCCTGCACGGGGGTGGGGATCCAGTAGTTCGACGAGGGCCGATCGGGCACACAAGGCTCGCCAAGGGACTCCTCCCGCACAAAGAAGGAGAAGGGACCGTCGTCCAGCTCCGAACCCTTCCACCAGGTCGGTGTCTTCTCCCAGGAACGGAACAGCGTTCCGTCAAAGTCGAACATCGCGATCTTGGTGTAGCTGCGAGCGATCTTGACTGAGCCCTGGCGGGGCACACCCAGAACCGCCTCGGCGATCGTCGCGCCCCACTTCTGCTTCAGGCCGTCAGAGTTCATTTCCAGTTCCCTTGAGATCATTTGCTTCAGGCGCGAGGCCTGCTGCGCCAGGTCGGGGTTGTCCAGCAAGAGCTTCTGGCCGATCTGCCTCACTTGAGCCCCGAGTCTGCCCATGTCCCGAAGCTCGAGGTCGTACTTCCGAGCCAGGTCGGGAACGAAACTCTTGTCCTTGTATGCGTTGCCTGGGTTCTTGAGCATACCCAGGAACTCCCAGGCGTCATCCCGCTCCATCCCCAGGGTGATCTCGCGAACCCGAACCTGCTCGCTTGAGGGCAAGAACTGGATGCTGGCACCCAGAGGAAGACCCACGTCCAGAAGCCCGAACACGAGATCCATGCGCTGGTCGCGAACGTAGTTCTCAAGAGTGGAGCGGAAGCCCTTGTCCTTTAGGATCAGTTCCCGTACCGGCTCCAGCAGTCCCAGGTCCTCCATCATGGCCAGCGCCTTCTTCCAGGTGCTCTCGGTGAGAACGATCTGGGTGAGAAGCTGGGCGAGGTGAGACGAGGGGATGTTTTTGAGCTTCGGCGCGTTCTGCTTGATGGCAGCGCGAGTGTCCGGGGTGAGCTTGTGTCCGTACCGGAGGGCGAACTTGATCACCCGGATCATTCGACTGGGGTCATCCGAGAAGGTCTTGCCTGGGTCCGCCGGGCACTGCATCCGACCCTCGGCCAGGTCCCGGAGTCCGCACCCCGTCAGATCGAGGATGTCCTTCTTGTCTGGGCCGTTCGCCAGGGCCATCAAGCGGATCAGCAGGGTGTTGTAGGTAAGCTCTCGCCGGTAGACATCGTCCTGGATTGTTGACGGCGCCACGCCCGTGGGCTTGTACCCGCCCTCCTCGTAGGACTCGGTCCGGGCGTTTGCAATCTCGATTTCCTCGCCCTCCATGTCAAGCCCGTTGAGATCCCAGGGCTCAAGCACCTTCAGAAGAACGACGCCCCACTGGTTGGTCTTCTTGTTCATCCGCGCAGGCACCGCACGAATCAGCTTGTCCGCGAACCATTCCGAATCATGCCCCAGGTTGACCGCGTCAACGACCGCGTCCACATCCTTGATAGGCCGGTCCAGAACGAAGTCCCGTACAGCACCTCCGACCACGTAGACGTGCTTGCCCGCCTTGGGTCCGAGCGTCCGAGCGAACCCCGACAGGAACTTCATCAGCGCGACGGACTTCTTGTGAGCAAGAGAGGCATGCAGGAACTTCGCGGCCACCCGGCTGTCCGGCTGCGACGCCTGCTTAGGCTCCTCACCGTACTTCTTGCCCACGACCCCGCTCTTCGCCTTCCGCTCCTTAACGATCTCGCGATCACCCTCCGCCTTCTGCCAGGGTCCGTAGTGCTTACCGCAGAACCACGCACGTCCTCGGCCGTCCGCCCAGATGCACTCGTGCTCCGGGGAGCTCTTACACCCCTCGTGCATGCACTGGCTGAACGGCGCGTGCCCTCGGGCAACGCGGCTGGCCGAGGGCTGGATCAAAAGTCCCAGCCCCCGAAGATAACCTCAGCCACCTTCTCGTGTTCTGGGAAGTCTGGGGAGACTCCTTCCAGGTTGGAGTTGCGCAGGCCGAACTCGGCGGCGTCGTATGCGGGAGCGAACATCGACTGAGTCTGCTCACCGTCGCTCATGTTCGCGACTCGGACGTTCGCAGTCTTGAGCTGCTGCAGCTCCGGCCCCGTGGTGTCTTCCAGGATTGCCTTGTTGTAGGTCCCACACTTGCGGGTGCCGTTCTCCAGAGTGCGCACCATGTTGCACCCCGCGCAACGATCCATTGCTGCCACGGCGGGGAGAGCGTTGGCCCGGTGCTTCAGGGCTCCCTTCTCGCAACCGGCCATTCCGGTGGGCGACGCATAGGCGGAAGCTTCCACGTACAAGAAGCCCGCGCCGCCCTCGTGGGCCTGCCTCAGTTCCTGCAGACCGTCCGCCATAGCTGTCTGAACGCGGTCAGAGAACCGCTGGCCGATGAGCTCGTCGAGCCTGGCGCCTGCGTAGCCCTCGGACATGGCCTGGCGGACGTACCGCAGCCCCGCCCGAACATTGCGGAGACTGTCAGGGGAAGCCTTCTTGGCAACTGCCCTCTGGAACTGCGTGCCCTCGTAGGTACGGTTGTCGTCGAGCTCCTCCAGAGCTCCGGTCTTGGTCAGAAGCGGATCCAGGTACTTCGATGCAGACGGAACCATGTCCGCCGGGATCAAGCGACGAATCTCCTCTGCCAGACGCTTGCCTCGCAGCCCGGACTTGATCACCCGAGCCACCTTGCGAACGGCGACCTTCACCCGCTCTTCAGCGCGCTCGGCTGCAACCCGCTGAAGGTTCTGGTCGTGGCGGGCCACCCGAGCCTGCCGACCTTCCCGACGCTGACGCCGAGCAGAGATATCCCCAGCCTGTCCCTGGTTGGGAGCCCCGCTAAAGCCAGCAGTGCGCAGCCACTCTGATGCCTGCTCCAGAGCCCGGTTGACCTCCGACTCGCGACGTGCCTCCCGCGCCGCCAGGGCCGCGTCCTTCTGAGCCCCTCGCTGGTCGACCTCGGCCTGGCTGCTCGCAGCGCGAGAGCGAGTTGCCTGAAGGCGAGCATCCAGAAGGGCCTGGCTTCCAGCCTGACCCTGATTCACGGCTCCGGAGAAGTCCCTCGACTGGGCGAGCTTGATGAGACGCACCCCGGCCTGAACCTTACGCTCAGGACTGGCCTCAGCTGCCAGGATACGGTTGCACGCCTCCTGCGAGAAGAACCCGTCGCGGGCCCAGCGCTTGATTTGAGCATGCGCCGACGCGGTCTTGCGAGCCAGGTGCTGGACCTGGGGGTCCTCAATCTGCAACTTCTTGTCGGCCAGGAAGCCTTCCCGGACAGCTTCAGAGTGCTGGGGCAGCCACGTCTGGGATGAGTTCTTCGACGGAATCTCAAGGAAGGCTCGCTGGAGCCTGTCCCGATCCGAGCCTTCCCAGGTCGGGACCAGTGCTGCGATCCGAGCTTCAAAGCGCGGGAAGTAGAAGTCGGCCGCTTCCTTCCAGGGGATCTGGGTGACCGCGTGCTTGCCTGTGTACCCGCACCGACCGTTCTGGATCCAGGTAGCCTGCTCCATCTCGCTGGCGGACACGAGAACGTACCGAGCCCGAGAAGCATGCTTCTTGACAGCCGTGGACCACTTGCCCGTGCCGTACCCAGGATAGGCAGAGGCGCGGATGTAGACGTTGCCTGCCAGGCCGTGCTCGGCGCGCACCCTCCGAATGAAGGGGGCGATACGCCCCATCTCTTCACCCATGCTCTCAAGGGCCTGCTTGCACACGACCTCGATGTCCTGACCCTCGGCCGACCGACGCATGGCGTGAGCTACCACAGCCCGCATCTGCCTTGTTGTCGCCTTCTTGGTCTGCGGAGCATCCGCAGTGAGGGACTCCTCGTATCGGGCCTGGTTGAGATCGCGGGACACGTGTCCGCGTCCGTCCGTGCGTCGGTTCACACCCCAGGCTTCCACCAGCTCTGGGATTATGGTGTCGTTGGTGCTGTGGGGAAGCCGCTCAGGATCCTGGGAAACTGTAGGGTTCAACCAGTTCAGGTCCGCCAGTTCTTCACCCTGGAGCATCTCCGTGAGGTCCATGTCCTCCGCCGCCCCCCTGGTCAACCCGGTGGGCAACGCAGGCGACGGGAGAAGCTCAGGATCGAACACGGCTTCAAGCACGCCCATCCCGTACTCCATGTCGGGATACTCACCAACCCCGAAGCCGGACCCCAGGGTGGACGTCAAGAGGTCCGAAGGAAACTCCGAGTTGCCCAGCTGGTCGATGGTCGAGGTCTTGTCACTCATGGTTCTTCTCCAGATAGCGGGAGGCTACTCGCTCGGAACTGACAGAAGCCAGCCGATAGCGAGACAGGCCCACATCTGCCTTAGTTGTAGTCCGGTGCAAGTCCCAGGCCAGGCTCGCCAGCTCGTCCGCTTCCTGCACCAGGGTGTCGAAGAAGCGGGGGCTGTCCTCGAAACTGAAGTCCTGCTCGGCTTCTTCAGCGTTGATCTTCATGGACCGCACTCGCCCCTGAAGGTTCTGTACTCGGTGCGAGAGGTTGTTCAACGCAGTCTGGGCATCCAGAAGGGATCGCTGGAGAGGCCGGTGCTTGACGCGGGCTGTCTTTCCCTGTGGGGAATCCTCGTCCAACTCGTCTTCCTGGTCTTCCGCCCAGCCCTCGGGGTCTTCCTTGATGGCCTCGGCGTCCTCCACGATCTCCTTGACCTCTTCCCTGTCGCGGGAGTCCAGGGTGTCCTCGGCCGGATCCCAGTGAGGCGCATTGAGCTCGTCGTGAACGGTGTCTCCGATCGCCGACAGGGCCTCGATGCTGTTCATCAACTGGCGTCTCATGTCCGTGATCTTCTGAATGTACCCCTTCCCGCCGAGGTTGCCGTCCGGGCTCACGTTCCTGCTCTTGATCTTGACGAACCGGGCGTGCGCCGAGGTTGCGTGGCCCAGGGCCATCAAGGTGGAGCGAAGGACCTGCGCAAGAGGCTTCAGGTGCCGAGCATTGAACAAGAAGTTGTCGTGGATCTCGCGCTCCGAAGGTCCCGGAGTGTTCCAGGCCCACTCGCCTTTGTCGCCGCCCCGGTCCTTGATGAACCGGACTTCGCCAGCGGTCTTCACCTGGCCTGCATGCTTCTGCCGGGCGAAGCGAACGGCGACACGCTGAGGGTTCGGGGTAGACATGGGGCAGAGCTCCTCTGGTGTAGACGCACCCATAGGGTCTCTACCGCTCATTCTTGCCCTGGGAGGACGTTGTCCTATCCCTTCAGGGGGTCACCGTTGCCGTCGAACAAACGCTCGACGAGCAGGTTCCCGTCTGCGTCCTTGTTGAACGTCCAGAGGTCCTTGGTGCTCTTGTGGATGAGGGTCCCCTCGGCCACCTTGAGGAAGGACGTCAAGTCTCCCAGGCTGGCCGCATGCATACGGACGTTGCCCGCCGAGAAGGCCAGGCTTCCCATCTCCGCCGCTGTGAGAGGCCTGGTGGGCACAGCCGTTAGGAACTCCGCGTGGACCGGGCGGAACTTGCCGTCGGCCCACTTGACGAAGACCAAGCCCTCGTGGGAAGTCACATCCCCGCCCGCCGAACGCACCGTCACTACCTCGCCGGAGACTCCCGGGGCAGGAGGATCATCCATCGAGAGGTAGGACCCCAGGGTTCCCTTGAAGGACACCTTGGTTCCAGACGCCACGGGAAGCTCGAGTGCAGCTGCCTCACGCCCCTTGTCTGTCAGAGCGCGAACACCCTCAAAAGCCTCGCCGAAGCCCTTGCCTGCCAGACGCTGGTCTACGGCACTGGGAACTGTCGTAGCGGTGTGTCCCGCAATCAAGCGGTCCCAGAAGTCTCCGTTCATGGTCTACAGCCTACCAGAGGGTTTGCAGAGAGCGGGGCATAGGCCGATCACCGGATGAGCTCGTAGTTCCGGGTGCGGTTCCGGAACCATGGGTCCTGCACGGCCTGGAGACCCAGTTGGTCCGTAGCCCGAAGCCCCGATGTGTTCCCCATAGTGGAGAGCTGGTCGTCCGAGAGAGCAGAGGCGATCTGGTCTGCCTGGACCGTGCCCTGGAGAATGCGCGTGAAGGCGGGTCCGTAGGGAATCCTGATAGACCAGTCCGTCAACAGGGACACAGAGAGGGACGCTGTGTAGAAGTAGGAGTCCTCGTTCTCATCGTAGGTCTCTTCGGCCTCGCCCCCGTGGTTCACCTGATCGATCTCGATCCCCTCGAAGGAGAGCCGGTCGCGCAGCTGGGCCTGGAGGTACATGAGAGTGCGGTCGGTAATCTCACCTTGAGCGTACACGTCGCGGGCCATAATGTCGAGGTCCACGCTCATTTCGAACTTGCCGCCGAACTCTCGAGCTGCCTCTTCGCGGCGCTCGGAAATGCCCACCGCCATCACGTCGCCTTCGTAGGCTCGCCGACCGAACGCCAGGACCACCCCTGGGATTGCGGTGTTGTTGGCGCCGTTCTCTTCGACCGGAAAGGGGCCGGTGCTCGTGCCCGCGTAGCGGTAGTCCACAGAGAGGGATGTCCCTGAGGGCAGAGGACGCACCAGCGTGATGATACCAGTGGCCGAGTCGGCGGAATAGTTGATTCCTTCATACAGCGGGAGGTTGCCCGGCATTTCGTAGACCACCATGGAGCCGGGGTGGAACGCCCCCTGGCTCACCGTGTAGACACGAGTATCAACAGACGCGACCGGACGCTCGTCGATTACCGACAGCAACGGGTCCACATAGAACACCAGGTAGTCTCGGGTCACGCCCTTCCACGCCAGGGCTTCCTTGCGGACCTCGATGTAGTAGATGCCGGGAATCGTGGGGAACACCCCTGCGTTCTTCTGGATGGCTCGACTGTCCTCTCGAACCCACTCAATCGAGGTCCCGAGCTTCCCGTATGCCTTGTACAGAGTGCAGTAGGACACAACGGTGCCCTGGAAGTTGTCCGCCGAGAACCGCTGCGGGGTGGCGGACGTGCTCTTGAGGATGATGGCCTGCTGAGGCCGTTCCTCGAATGAGTACTTCCCCTGGATGTTCGGTGTCAGGGAGTCCTTGTACTTCGGGTCCTTAGCCCAGAACTCCCGGAGCTCTCCGATCATCCGCTCCTTGATAGCTTCTGAGAGGACGTAGTACATGCTTCCTCAGGGGTCAGGGGTGCCGGCTGCCTCTTGCGCGAGGATCTTGCGGAGGTTCTTCATCAGATGTCCCTAACTACGACGTAGCCCACGGTGCCCGTGAAGCTGGCGCTGGCTGCAATGGTGAAGCCGGTCACAGCCTTCGTGGTCGCGGCCAGAATGGCAGTGGTGCCTGGGTTATCCAGAAGCACCGTGAAGGAAGCGTCGGACATCGAGATGTCGAAGGCGACAGCCTCAGAAGCCGACGCAGAGAACGCAGCCGAACCGATCAGGCGCGACTCGTCGATGGTCGGAGTCCCTCCTGTGAGAGTGAGGGCTCCTCGTGAGCAGTGGGACAGCGTCGCTGCGACAGTCTCGTCCAGAGCGATCGTACCCAGCCCGCACCGAGTGGCGGTGAATGCCTGAGTGCCCGACAAGGTCAGGCCCCCGACCACCGGGTTGTTGTACAGCACCAGAGCCCCGCCCGAGGCGAGGTCGCAGATGATGTCCCCGACGTTGCCCAAATCCTGGAGCTGGTATGCAGTCGCAGTGTTAGCAGGCACATCGTTGGCTGTGTCGTAGGAGAGGTTGAAGTCGTTCGCCCACTCCAGACCAGAGACTCGGAAGCTGGCGCAGTCGGCGATCAGAGTCGTAGAGGTCGCGCTGGAGCCGCGCCAGGTTCCGCCCCGGACCCAGATGTCGTTCGCCGTACTTGCGTTGATCTGGTAGCCGCCTGCCCCAGAAGCAATGAGGATCGTGTCCTCCACCAGAAGCGCCTCAGACAACACGAGACTGCCCGAGGCCGAGCCTCCGGACAAAGTCGCACCCGACAAGGTGATCCCGCCAGAGGGGGTCGTAGAGGTGGCGAGAGTGATAGCATTCCCCCCGCTCCCCGCAGTAATCGCCTGGATGGTGACCACACCCGCAGCCGCTGTGGCCTTCACCGTTGTTGCAAAGCCGTTCAGCGCATCGTTGATCGCAGCCGTGAGCTCCGCTGCCACCGCAGTGATTGTGCTGCCCAGCGTGGAGAAGTTGTTGCTGCCTGCAGCTCGGGTTCCGGCGATGCCTGTGAGCACCGTGCCGTTGATGGTGAGGGTATCCCCCGCAGCCAGGGGCGCAGTCACTACTGTGACGGTTCCCGATGCAAAGGTGTCTGCTCCGTCCACCTTGATACAGGCGTAGGCCGCAGTAGTGCTCTCGATCTCCATGCCCCGAATGACGGTCTTGAGCGGCACCGTGTCCAGAGACGCAGAGATTGTGACCGTGTGTGCCGCGCCGCTGTTGGTGATCTTCGCTCCGCCGGGAGAGCACAAGAACACTCCGTCCTTCTGGAGGGTCACGTTCTCCGTGTAGACGCCCGGTAGGACCCAGACGATTGACGGCAAGAGCGTGCTCGAAGTATCCGGGATCGCGTCCAGAGCAGCCTGGATGGTGGTGTACGCCGCGCCGTCGCCTGCTCGGCCTACGACGTAAACCCCTGTGATCGCTCGCATTCCCACGAGGGAGGGGAGAAGCACGCCTGCCGTGAGGACGGCATCGACGAGCTTCATTGCGCCAGCAGTACTGTCCCTGCCTACGGTGAGGGTGTCACCGGAGCCTGGTTCGATCTGAAGTGCATCTACCTGGAACGGTGATTGAGCCATCCGGTCCTCCGCTGGTCCTTCGGAGTGATAGCGTCAGTACCGTGAAGGGCTACCCGAACCTGCCGTCGCCTTCTTCCACCTTGGGGGCGTAGTCCAAGCCGAGTGCCTCGGCAATCTTCTCGTTTGCGTTGGTAGCTTCGGCCAGAGCGCGGCCAGCTTCGCCGTAGATGCCTCGCAGGACCTCGTTGAAGGTCGGGTCGCTGACCGTGAACAGGTCCCTCTCGATCTTCTCCCGAACCGCGACCGGGTCAAGGTTGAGGAGCTCAAGGATTGTGTCCACGTCCAGGGATCCCTTCGTGTACAGGTTGTACAGAGCGTCGAAGGTGTCGCGGTTGTCCCGCAGGGCCAGGCGGGTGAACGTGAGTGTGGGGACCACGACCACGTCTTCGCCGTCAGCGTCTGTTTCTACGAAGCCCATTCGGGAGCACATCGGCTTGAAGATGTGTTCTTCGACGAAGTCCTGTAGCTGCTCTCGGAGGAGCATGTACCGGGTGTTGATGACCTCCAGGTTGATTCGGTCACCCGAGTATGCGCTCTCCCCGGAGAGGAGCCCCTCGGTCACACCCAGCCCTGCGTAGAGCTGGCGGTCCGTCAGGTCGTACTCGCTGCTCAGATCCAGAAGTCTCTGGTCCGCTCCCATCTCTTCCCAGGTGACCTGGAAGTTGGCAATGATGGAGTAGTCCGGATCCATCAGAGCCTGGTCGACCTGCTCCCGCAACGCCTCCACGTCCGCGACACTAATGTCCTCGCCGTACACGATCCGAATCGGGGTCATGTGGCGGGAAGCGATACTCGTCTGTGCCTGGCGCAGCTTGTCCCTGTACACCAGGGCGCGCATGCACCGTTCCAGGATGGAGCGGCCCCGAGGTTCGTAGTCGGACTTCCGGTTCGCCATGTAGTGGACGAACGACCCCGCCATGGGGTCTGTGTTGAGGGGGATGTTCCCCCCGGCCATCACAGCAGCCACCACATCCGCTGGCATCGACTTGACGACCCGCTGGGCCTGCTCATCCCCCTGTCTGGCCTGGTCGATGACGCGCTTGGTCTTGGAGTCCGGGATCAGCTCGACAATCTTCTCATCGGTGAAGTTGAAGCTCTCCATCCGGATCTGTTCAGGGGGAAGACACCGGATGGATGTCCAGCCCTTGTAGTTCTTCTTCAGCCACTTGGCAGCCTTCTCGTCCGCGTCTTCGACCTCAACCTGCTCCTCAATAGCGAGCCCGTCCTCGGTGAGGGTGCGGCGTGTCTCGTACCTGACTTCATCCGGCATCTCCGGATTGTCGTCCTCGCACCAGATGAATGCCTCACCGATGAGGTTCCTCTCGTGAACGATGGAGATGAGTCTCTGGAGGAGGCCGACCTTGCGTGCCCACTTGGTGCAGAACTTTGCAGCCGCCTCGGCCAGATCTCGATTTGCCGCCTTGGGTGTTCCGATGCGGACCTTGCTAAGGGGCAGTTCCGTGTGGAGGTCGATCGCCTGACCGACGAAGGGCTCGCTCCGATAGAAGAACCTGTAGTAGTTCCACTGTTCGTGAAGACTCTGGGGGAGCTCGAGGAAGTCGGTTGAGAGCTCGGGGCTGTAGAAGTTGCCGCCCGCGCCCTGCATGGTGCCCGCGCCGCCCAGACCTCCTGCCGTGGCGATGCGAGAACGCATCGAACCTGTGACCACACGACGCGGCTTCCCCGTCTTGGCCTTCTGTTTGCCGTCTCCGTTCTTGAACGTGGCTACAGAAGTCCCGCCGGCATCCTGTTCACTCATGGATATCTACCTCTCCAGCCCGCTCTTGTTGTCGCTGCGCATTGTACTCCAGCAACCTCTTCTCTTCTCTTGCAACACGGGCCAGACGGTTGCGCTCTTCCTCCGACATAGAATCCGGATCACCGGCGCTGTAGCGCGGCGCCATCGTAGAGATGTCCTGGAGGAACCCCAGTGCTCGGCCCAGGTCCCTTTCAGTCCGACGAGCTCGCACTCCGAAGGAAGGGCGACCCTGGCGAGCGACCGCGATCGCTGACTCCAACTCCCGCTCTGCACGATCGAGATGCTCAGCGATCTGACGGTCGCTGTCTGAGGGAGCTGTGCTGGCGCGGAGTCTACTCAATGACCATCTCTCAGTACTTCATGTCCATAGCCAGACGATCCCCGTTCCCGGAGGAAGGGATCGCTGACACTATACCGACCACGATGGGAGTAGTTACCCCAGCTGTTGACAACTCTCCGTCAGAATCGTTGCACAGGAGCCCGTTTTCACTCACCTTGAGACTCTCGCCCAGGGTGTAGGTGATAGCGCCCCCTGTCCGAGCACCCCCAGAAAGAGCGACTGTCTCGTAGACCTTGAAGAAAGCTCGGGTGCCTCCGTTCACCATGGTCGCGACGTTCTGGCCCCCGACCCCAGACAGAAACTGGTGCGACACCCAGTTCTCTGGAGAGCCGGGCCCAGTGCCGTTGGGGCGAATGATGCTGTAGTCCTCAGAGGCAAACAGTAGAAACCCGGCTGCGGAGTTGCCGTCGCTGACTTCCACCGTGAAGTCGCTGTCGCCGGTTGCATACATCACCCACAACCCGCCGCGCCATCCCGTTGAGCGAAGGGTAGCCCCAGCCACCACGGGGAACCTGTCGCCTGGGAAGAAGAGCTCCACATCCCCGGCGTCTTGAATCGATGAGTTCTGGATGTGGGCCACTGACTACCTCTTGCGCCCGGTCGAGCCCGGAAAGATTTGCCGAGAGGGATGGCTTCCGCCGTTCCCCCGAGCAGTAGGCTGCCTTCCGAAGCGGGAATAGCCAGGGGACCCGCCCTGAGACCTATGACCTGTGACTGCATGGGTCTTCATACCATTCTGCGTGGCGCACCACACCATCCGGACCACTGCGTCCGAGAGGTCGTCGTGCTTCCCAGCCATGTCTGGGGCTTCCACCTTGATGATATACTTGCTGATGTACTCAGCCTGAAGCTCCAGGAGCTCCGCGATAAGATCTCCGTGTTCTCCGTCTATGGGGTCGGCGGGGAGAGGCCAGTCGTAGAGGACCAGCTTCCGATCCATCATGAGGTTCTTGAAGTTCTGGAACATCCGGCTTGACAGCTGCCGGGTGTGGTGTACCGAAAGAAGCTGCGCCAGACCCTTCCGCTTTAGGGACTGCTCCATGGGGATACCAGCCCACTGGTCGAAGATCCCCTCTTCAATGTAGAAACGGCGGGACCAGGCGCGAACCCAGTCGGCTACATCTTCGAACTCCAGACGCTCGAGCCCGATGTAGTCCCCCTCCCCGGCTCGAATGCGCTCGTACGCATCCAGAACCACTCGGCCTTCCGTGTCGTTGTGCCCGATCGCCAGAGCGCTGTAGTCCCCTACCAGGGCGACGTCCAGACCCATGAAGTGGGGCATGCGCGGCGCTGCGCGAGTCTTCGGTCGGAGGTTCGCATCAATACAGGCCAGCAAGTCCTCAGGAGACTCAAGCCAGCCTCGTGTACGGTCCGTGAACTCGGCCCCGAACTCCGTGAAGAAGACAGCGGGATCCTTGAGGTAAGACCCCACAAAGGTCTCGGCCGGGACCGTAGGGTTGACCTCCCAGGTAGGAGCCTGGATACAGAGCAGATTGTCCGCAGCCTGGTTATCACCGAAGCCCAGCAGGTACTGCTTGTAGAACAACCCCTGCTTGCCGAGAGGCGACGAGATCAGGATGATCCGCCCCTCATTCGGCATGTGCTTGCCGTCTGGTCCTCTCAGGACACGGGTCTTGTCCCGGGGGTCCTTCGGAGAGAAGGTCCGGGTGGAGGGCTCAACAGCCTGGTAGACCTCGTCAGCGGACGCCTGCCCCTTCTCACCGAAGTGAGCGGCCTCATCCAGGGCGACGAGGATGTTGTTGCCTCCTCGAAGCCCCTTGGCCACACAGGACTTGAACGTGACCTTGACCGAGTAGCGAGCCTTCGGGTTGTCCCTGTAGCTCCCGTATCGGTCGATGTCGTGCGGGGTCTGGAAGGTCGCGAAGCTCTGGGTTGCGTTCGCTGTGTACGCCTTGTAGAAGTCGCACTTTTGAAAGTGCCCCGAGGCTTCCTGGTATAGAAGCCCTGCCTGATCCCTGTCGGTGGCAACAGAGATCAGCTGGATGACGTTGGAGGCCGACACTCCGTAGTAGTGCTGCGCGTTCCCCTTGAGCAACAGCTTGTAGGTCTCGTAGGCAACGATGCAAGAGGTGATGAGGGTCTTGCCAGAACGTCGACCGACCGACAGCACCATCTCCCGGCGTTCTTTGCCCGGGATGACCTCGCGGATGTTACACCGCTTGTTGTCGTACAGATACCGCAGGTATCCGGCCTCTGTGAGGTACTGGTCCTTCTCCCTACGCCAGTCCGTAGTATGGACCCGGAACTTGTAGAACCCATCGAGGTCCGTGAGCTCAATGTCGTAGTTCGGATGGCTCTTCGGGATCGGAACATCGAGCGGGAACCCGTGCGGGTTGTCGTCCAGCTCCATTCCGTAGTGAGCCTTCAGAATCACCCGCTGCACTGGGTACAGCCGTAGACCCAGACCCCAGTCCGACTCTACGAAGGTGATGATGTCCGCGATGTCGGACACCTGCTCGTCGGCCGACCGGCGTCCGACGGCTGCTGCGAGCTCTGCCAGACTCACTTCATCTTCTCCCGCATACGGGCTCGAGCCTCTTCCTTCCAGTCGTCGTCGAGGTTGCCCACCAGGTGTGTGAAGGTCTGCTCGATCTGCTCAGCCCGACAGCCACTGTGCTTCATGGCTTCCTTGAAGGTCTCGAGCTGGTACTGGAAGAGGACCTGGAAGGGTCCGGCGTCCAGGTCAATCATGCCGCCCGCACCGACCTGCTTCCTCTTGATGAGTGTGTCGGCCAGGGCCTTTAGGATTCGTGCTCGCTTTGAGGCCAGGTTGGCAGCGTCTTCTCCGCGCCCGTGACGCTGGGCCTCCATGCGCTCGAACTCGATGTGGCTCGCTTCTTCGGAGAGACCAACCAGGACGAGGTCCAGAACACTATCGCTGCCTGTGTTCTTCCGGGCGTCTCGCATCAACGGACTGCCGTCGATGTGGTCTTCCCGCGCCTGGGCTACCTCAGCAATCTGGGGTGTCACCGGCTGCAGCTGGTTCTTGGGGCGGCGTCCCGGCTTTCCCCGCATGACTACGGGAATCCCCTCAAGGGAAAGCGCGATCTCGTCGTTGACAACGTCGACGTCGTCAGGACGCTTGTACTGCTGAGCTCCTTGCTCGTTGATTACCGAAACCCGGACTGTTCCTTCCGGCAGGTTGTCCAGGATGTACTTGCGATCTTCCTGGGTCTGTGGGGCCTTGGTCTTTGGAGGCATCTGAACTCCCTACTACACAGAGACAATCGGGCCGAGAGCAGGCTCTGCTCCGGACATAGACCCGTTGTCAGGACTGAGGGTGAACACGTAGGGGGAACTCCCGCCCGCACGGAAGAGGGCGTAGTTGCCCTCTGGACCCACAGGGCCGGTGACCGTGACCACGTCGTCCACTGAGGTCGCGCTGTACCCGGGAAAGCTGATGGCTGCCGCGAGGTTGGTGGCTGTACCGTCCACGCTGCCGTCGAACGTCGCACCACTGACAGTGATGTCCCCCGCATCCGAAGTAGTCAGGGTCACCGCGTCGCCAGGTCCCCCCAGACTCACCGCAGTCAGAGTGATTGCTCCTCCTCCGGCATCTGAGGCTGTCGCGATCGCGGCAAAGCTGTTCGCGGCATCGTTGATGGCGGCTACGATGTCCGCAGCGATCAACGCGGCGGAACCCAGGGTGCCGTCGTAGTCGTCGCTTCCCGGAGTGCGAGCTCCGCCTGCGTCGGTGAGAGCAGTGCCTCCGACAGTCAGAGTGGCTGTGGAAGGGAATGCGACCACAGTCGCGGTCGCTGTTGCCTGAACGACTGCGAAGTCCTCACCAGATGTCAGGACATAGTTTCCGAGGAGAACCGTGGTGGGTCCCGCAAGGGCTGCTGTTCCGACGGTGATGGTACCTGTTGCGTTCACGGGCAGGGTGTCCGTAGTGTACTGCACATGCCCCAAACGGGTGGCAGTGCCTGGGGTCGTTCCCTGGTCCACACCCTTCGGCCCACGACCCGGAACCTCCACGAAGTGCTGCATGGTCATGGCCGTGCGCACCTTCACCGGGTTCCCCGCAGTCCCCTTGGAAGGGTCGCTGCCCCCCCGGATGTGGGCCACCAGGACAGTGAATGGCTTCTGGGCACCTGTGAGCTTCTTGGACATAGTATCCTCTACCCGGAGGGGAGGATAGGCTCTGTACCGCTACCTCTTAAAGAGGGCAGCGTCGGCGCGTCCCCCGGTCTGGTACAGCTTGTGTCGGATCGCCTTCAGCTGCTTGTCGGAGAGGCCCTTGCCCGCCTTCAGATCACTCAAGAAGCTCTCGAACATCCGGTTCTGAGTCTTAGCTACGAGGCGCTCCAAGATGGGGACCATCTTCTGGATTTCCCCGCGATCGAATTGGAACCGATCCACAGGCCCCGCAGGCGAGGGCTTGGGTGCCGAGACAGGCGTAGGGGCTGAAACCCTTGGGCCAATCACGAGGTCGTTGCCCCTGCCAGGGGTGAGGCCGAAGTGCTTTTCGATCTTGGCCTGGTCGGCAGGTCGCAACTTGCTCCCGTCAACTGTCACCCCAGAGAAGGTGATCTTGAGGGGCGGGTCATCCGGCATGTCGGCCAGCTTTCGCTTGTACTTGTTCTCCAGGCTCTCAACCCACCGAAGCTGTCCGGCAGTCATGGAAGTCGAATTCGACTTCTCTCGGAGGAACTTCTTGGACTTGGTCTCCCGGGTCGTCTCCAAAACCAGGAGCAGCCTGCGGATACGCTTCTGGAGATCAGGGACAGTGTTCCGAGGCTTCCTGGGAGAGTAGCTCCGCTCTTGGGGAGCCTGCATCACGATACGGGTCTTGTTGCGCCCGCCGTAAGTGCCCTCACCCCACCCTCTGACCGGCCAGGAATTGCCCTCGTCGTCATGGGCCACCCCGTTCTCGTCCACGTACACTTCACTCGCCATCTTCTGGGCGTATCGGGCGGCGAGCCGCTCAGGGGAAGTCCTCTTGAACGAGAGCAAACGGTGTGCCGTCTCTGCTCGAGACTTCACCCGCTGGCTAGTGGCCCGGTCGTTGTGGATCATGGTAACGAGAGCGACTGTCGTGTCCTCTCCCACCTGAGCGTCAATTCGCTCGGCCAGTCCTGTCAACTTGCGAAACTCACCGCTCTCGAGAAAGGCCAGGACCTCGTCGTAGAACTTCTGGTATCGGCTGTGCATCAGATCCTCAAGTCAGGTAGGTCAGAACTTCGTACTTGTCGTTCCCGAGCTTCGTGTACGACAGGTGCAACATCGAGTTGGAGATGCTCAGGGGAGAGAACGGATCGTCCGAGTTGCTGAAGGCCAGGTCGATGTTCAAGGTCCCGGCGTCCAGGCGGAACAGGTGGGAATTCACCACCTCGTCAAGCTCGATGCCTTCCTGACCCAGGATGTCGAGAGCCAGGACATAGCCGTCTTCGGCTCGGCGAAAGCGAGCGTTGCCGCCGAGGCCTCGGCGGTCCAGTTGCCCGTTGATGATGGACCTGGTTCTCTGATCGAGTCTGCCCTGGGACGCTGCGTAGCGTGAGGAGACCCTATCGGGAGACGCCCGAGGAACCAGGCCCCTGGACGAGGCCATCATCTGGCGCCCCCCGGCGGAGATCTCTCGCTCCAGCATCAAGGCAGGACGCCGCACCAGGTACTGAGGCCACTTCTCGTACCACTTCTTGTAGAACTCGTCCTCGTGCACAACGCGGATGAGCTTCTCCGGGTGCGGAATGTTCGAGTCCGCGACCCACACGTACAGACCAGGGCCGGAGCCCTGGACGATCGCCTCAGGCGGGATGTCCTCTGGGAGACCTTCAGTGACGTCGAACACACACGAGGCGTGGGACCAGTCGCGACCCTCGGGGTTCCAGGCGATCATCACCGGCTTCTTCGCGTCGGTCCAACCCTTCAGCTGGGTGACCGTTGAGGGGCACGTCAACGTGGCCCGGCAGCCGTAGTGCTGGGCCGTGGCGAGGGCCTGCTCCCAGCACGCGCCCTTGGATGGGGTCGCCCCCATCACCTTGTTGACCTCGTCCTCGTTGCAGTCATGCCCGAGAGCTCGGAGGCACATCATCATGGACGTTGCCATACAGCTGTATTGCGTCCTCTGGCGGACGGGGGTCACATCAGCGCGGGCAGTGCGGGAACTCATGTAGCAGCCTCAAGCTCTCTCGCACGAACAGTGAACAGCTCGCCCGTCTTTACGTCAAGAACTTCGATGCGAGGGAAATCGTAGCTACCCACTTCCAGGGTGGTTCCTTCAGCAATCCATGCGGTGCGAAGCTCCTTCCTGTTGCGAAGCCCGCCTCGGTTGACCCAGTTCACCGCCTTCCGCAGCTTGACCCTCTCTCCGGGGGAGAAACCCAGGTCTTCCAGGTCCTGTTCAGAAAACCCGTAGCCCGCCCGCTTGGGTGGCTTGTACTGACTTAGGAGATCCCCCACGCCATCGATCCAGCTCTGTGCGGCCTCGGCCTCCTCCAAAGTGGCCCGGAGCACGGAAAGGGGATGGTCGCGCTTGATGTAGCGCAAGCCCTCGAGGATCTCCCGCACAAGCAGCTGGCGCTCTTCCTCATCAAAGGTCGGGGAAGTCGTTTCCGACAGTCGGGTGAGGTTCATCCCGATCTCATGGACCACGCTGTAGTAACGGTCCACCCTCTTCAGGTGTTCGCTTGGCGTCCGGGATGTGAGAGCCATCAGACGCTCGCCCAGCATCTCCGCTTCGACTTCACGAGATCGGGCTCGCTTCTCCGAAGACCGGCGTCGGTTCTTGCGATCCAGCTCCTCGTTGGTGTACTCGAACTCGCGAGGACCCTGACCCTTGCCCATTCCCTCAAGGAAGGAGTCCACTGCGTCCTTCCGCTTGCGGAACCTCACGCCACCGGGTCCATCCAGACTGGTGTGCCACCAACCGTCCATGCCCTTCCAAAGCTCACCGAGCTTCTTGGAGCCGTCGAAGACCTCGAACTGGCCCTTCTCCTTGTGGGTGTACACCCCGTCTGAGAAGGTCTTCTGCTTGATCTTTAGGCTCGCAAGCCGAGGGTTCTTCTCTCGGGGCTCGGAACCCTGCTCCTCGCGGAACTGGTCGACGACACGCTTCATGATGTCGGTGCCCCCGGAGAGGGGCTGGTCGTAGCCGTGGTCGATCTCTACCGGGTAGATGGGCTGGCCGTCTGGGTTCCCCGTATAGGAGGCAGTGATCAACCCTTCTTCTGCGAGGATCTGGGCGACCTTGCTATTCTTCATAAGAGCCTCAGTCATTGTAGACGCGGAGAGTATGGGCCTGAGGTCCGTAGAGGGTCCAGTACTGAACCTCGTATTCGCGATCCCGGGTGGCTTCTGGGTTGCGGAACGTCATCTTGCCACCCGTGGAAGGGTTCACCAACGTGGCCGGGAAGCCCCCCCGGAGCATGCTCATCTCAGCGGTGAACTGCTTCTTCCGGGCGTCATACTCGATGCCCGTCTTCTTGCCGATCTCTATCGTGGTGGCGGCCTGCCGAATCCCGAGCTTTTTGAACGCACTACCAAGGTCTATGGCCCAGGCTTGCCGCTGGTTGGAATCATCCATGAAGGAAATCCCGACCTTCTTGGGCTGGTAGTCGCCGCTGTCGATCTCTTCGGAATGGGCGCGACCCCATCTCCGAAGGCCTGCCTTCAAGGCGTGGAGGAAGTCCTCTACGTCGCCCTCATTCGCAATCTTGAGGAGGTGGTCGATATCGGTGAAGTTGGCGCCTCTGTACTCGGGGGCTCCTTGCAATGTAATTGCGTAGGTGTCCCTCATGTTGTACACGGACCAACCGGAACGACCCCAGATATGGCGGGCAGCCGCTCCGATCACTTCGAAGAGACTGTCAGAAGCCTTCTTGGGGCGGGCGAAGCCCACGTCGTGCAGGTTGCCCTGAGACCGGTACTTGGCTCCGGCGATGGCCTTGGCAGTCTCTTCTGAGTCGGCACTCACTGTGGTGAGCTTGGTGTCGACCTTCCGCGTCCGCTTGTTGCGGACCATGACCTCGACCTCCCACTTCGAGCGAGCGGCGTACCGGGAGGCGACCCGTGCTGAAGACGCCAGAAGTCGACGCGGCTTCAGGATCTCATCGTCGAGGTCCTCTACGATGCGGCCCAGTGCACTGATTGCCCGGGAGAACGACATGAGGCCTCGGAGCCTGCGCCTCTCCTCTGAGATGTCCGCCCAGATGGACTCAGTGTAGTCTTCCTCGAGAAGCTCCTTCAACAGCATCCCAATCCGGGTGGCTGAAGCAGCGATGTCGCTGAGCCCGTCCTTCTTGAGGGTTTGACCCCAGAAAATCATCCGGCCACTCAGGTAGGTGACCCGACGTTGGTTGAGGTCCCCCGAGGACGGAGAAAGTCTTGCGAGGTGCGTTTCCATGACCTCTACGCGGGATAGTAGACCTACCGAAGCCTCACCCAGCCGACCCGTGCTTCTTTAGGAGAAGCCTCAGAGTTTCCTTCTCTCGCGCCTCCCTCTGAGCCTCTCGCTTCTCTCGCTCCCGCGTGTGTCGGGCATGGATCAGGGGCATCGCCTTCGCGAAGGCAGCGTCCTCGTCAAACGGGACCCGCTCGGTCTTGTAGACTGGACCCACGTCCAGCTCGTACCGGAGATCCTCCTCGTCATGGGTCTCGAGACCCATCTCCTCGAGTTCCTCCGAAAGTTCAGCCAGCTGTTTGGGAATGTCGTCGAGGGACTTGACCTCGAAAGAGCCTCCGCCGCTGCGTCTGACCTCCCAGCAGACCAGATAGGTGGTCTCGCTGTCGCTCATCCCAGCCCCTTGCCGTCACCGAAGTAGATGCGAGCGGAGACGTTGTCGCAATGGTGCACGTGTGTCGCCAGAGGGCTCGCCACCCGCTCATTTTTCTTGTGGTCCGAGCCTTCCCCGTGCGTGTACTTGAGGGCGTTCCACTCATCCGGGGTGAGCCAGATGTCGAACAACTCGAGAAGCTCTCGCAGGATCGCCTGCTTGGCAAACTCCCAGACCTCGTGCTCTGGGACGTCCTTCCGGAAAGACTTGACGTAGGTTCTCCACTCAACACAGACCGGGGAGTCTCAGGGCCCGTACCGGAAGGGCTTCTCGATGTCGTGGAGGAACAGGCAGATCGTGGCCGAGTCCGCCGTGAACGGGAGCGCTCGGTATGCGTTGAGGGCCTCCCAGGTGAGGAGGTTCACGCGGACCGCATCAGCGATGTGGTCCAGGTAGCCGCCCTCCCATGCCTGGTGGTTGTGGGAACTGCCCCGAGCAAATCTGAAGAGGTACTCGTACTTGTCGTAGAGTGCGAGAAAAGCTTCCCGACGAGGGTCGGACATCTCGGAGAGCAGTGTGCGAAGAGGCTTCATGCGGTCAGTCCTCGTAGAACTCTTCCAGTCCAGCGGTGTCGAAGCCTGCCTCTGCGAGAAGGTGGGCAATCAACTCGAGGGGGTCCTTCTCGTCCTCCATGTACTTGGCGAGGACTGCCATGACCCGGAGGCCGTCCTTCTCCGCGAACCGCATCAGGTTGCGGAAGGCACCCGCCTTGGACAACTTCACTGCGCCCTCGTAGTCGGGCTCCTTGGGGGGCTTCCCAGGCTCCGTTAGATAGCGAGGGGTGCGAGGAAAAGGGCTCTTCCGCCAGGCATCGTAGGCAGCGATAGACTCGGTGTGTCGCACCAGTGACTGCTCGTAGGACAGCTTCAGCTCCGCCTTCATGTCCTCGTAGTACTCGTCGGTGAAGCCGTACAGCTTCTCCAGACCTCGGATCTCACCAGTTGAGAGAGCGAGACCGTTATGCGTCTGACCGCCCAGGAGCCGACACATCGTGGTCGAACTCTTGGTGGTGTGCACACACCCAGTCTCAGGGTGGCCTTCAAGGTGGGCAGGGTTGCTCATGACCCTGATTACCGCGATAGAAACTCGCGGGACCTCTTCCCTGTTGAGCTATGGGCGAAGTGCGGGGACTCGGGTGTTCGAGTCCCTGTCTTCTACCTGCCCCCTAAAGAAGCTCCCACCGACCCTCTGGAAGGCGACCACGCTCCAGGCCCCGAGCCACGTTTCCCACTGCCTCTTCGGCCCAGGCTGAGTCCGTGTCTCGCACCGCAGAGTACACGTTGATATCCCCACCGTCCTCCAGTTGTAGGTAGATCCCAATACCATTTGCGTCGGCAACTACGTCTGCAGATGCTACGTCCCCGCTGGGTTCGTCCTCTTCTTCCAGCCAGTAGTAGATGTCTTCAGCCGTTAGTCTGGGCTTCCGCACAGAGGCCAGCCACGGGTTCCCCCCGTCTCCAAAAGGCCTGGAACCGCCGAACCCCGAACCAAGGTCTGACTGGGTCATCTCCCGGGGACGCACACCTGAGGTCTTCGCCAGGCCAGCCAGGATTGCCTTCCTCTCATCCGAACCCTTCTCCAGGGAGGAGGCCAGCTTGATGAGAGCGGAGCGGTCCGAGGCAGTGAGAGACTTAGGCATGTCGAAGAGACTCCGTAGACGGTAGCTCTACCGTGGGATAGTAGACCTACCGTGTCAGGGAATCCAGACGACCCTTTAGGTACATCACGTCGTCGAAGGGCTGGTCGTATCGGACCTCGAGATACCTCAAGTCCAAGGCTCCCTGGATCAACTCCCTCTTGTGCCGGTCCCTCGCTCTCCCAGCCAGGTACTGCTCCTCCGTCTTGTGGAAAGCGTTCGGGAACACGAAGTGCTGATGCCCGTGGAACTCTACAATCAAGGAGACATCCGGGAAGTAGCCGTCGAACTTGTATCTCCACCCCGTCTTAGGGTTGAAGAACCTACGACTCTTCCACTCATCTTCCCACGGGAGACCTCCGAGAGCCTCGGAAACGGTCCCGAGGCATAGACCCTGGGAGAGCCCCCACTTGTATCGAGGCATCCCGTGCCGGTCGGCCTCTCGAGCCGCCACGCCCGAAGACACTCCGAGGCGGGACGCTGCCCAGGCTGCTACCAGCTTCCCGTTCTTGAGTCGATACGGGGCGAGCTGCTCCTCCGTGAGTCGGATGAACTGGGCCTCGCTCCGAGCCTTCACGTTCACGTCGGAGATCTCGAGTCCGTAGGTCGCCATGTATCTCTGACAAGCCTGCCAGGGGATCTCTGCGTCCAGTGCCTTCTGGCGGTCCAGTCGGCCATCCTCATCGAGGATCGGCTGGATATCCTCCAAGGTCAGCTCAACCTTCAAGCCGTTGTGCCAGGGGCGGTTCTCTCCCACATACAACTTGAGCTTTGCTGAAGTCCGCCTCAGTGCCTCGTGATCCTCCGCTGTGAGACCTGCTGACCAACAAGGCTTCCCGAGCATCTTCTCCGCCTGCCGGGCGAGACTGGGGTGGGTCTCCTTTGTCAATCCCTTGTTCCACCGGCCTGCGTTCTCGGACATCAAGGCTCGGGTCTCCTCCGACAGGGGGACTCCTCGGAGATGCCACTTCTGGGTCACAGCCTGGGCCATCTGGGGCGTGCCTGGATAGAGGGCCTGGTAGTCTGGGTGCTCCGCTTGGATATGGCTCACCAGACTGATCGCTCGGTGGCCGCATGCCCTGCACGTGACGTAGTCCTCGAGCTCCGTCTTACCAGCCCAGCGTCCGTCCTCTGCCGCTGCCTTGCACGCAGGACACATCCCCGGAGCTGCGAGCTTGTGTGCCTCGTAGGTCCCCGGACACACTGTGCAGGAGACTTCTTTGGTGCCCTCGTAGGCTGGAGAAGTGCGACGAGCCTTCGTGACTGCCTTGCGTTGACCCTGCTGAGAACTCAGCGAGCGTAGCAATGCCTGCGCACCGTGCTTCTCTCGGTACTGGGCGGCAGTCAAACTGTGAGTCCGCAAGTGGCCTGTCAGGCTGGGAGCCTTGAGTCCACACTCCCTACAGGACACATAATCCTCGGGCTCCGCCTTACCAGCCCACCTCTGGTCCGCCTGCCAGGTCTTGTAGTCAGGGTGCGTCTCCGACTGGCGGCGGAAATGCGAGGCCATGCCTCGGGCATTCGCCACGCTCACGTTACACACAGGACACTCGGGCATAGGGTTCCTCCGTAGAAGAACCCTACCCCGGTCGAACCGCCTTAGCTACCCGGCTGTAGGCTTTTGTAAGCCGGGGCTACAAACTTGCGCGGAGGTTGAACGTGAGAATAATATACAACAGGGGGAAGACGGGCTGGTAGTACGCCTCGACTTCCGCTGCCGTCGGGTCATCCTCGGAAACCTTTGCACTCACGCCCGTGTAGGCCGCGATGATCTGAGCCGCCTTGAGCTGCTTCAGAGTCGTGTTCATCTGGGTCTCGATCTGGCCGGTGATGCCCGCCAGGAACTTCGACCCGATGTACCGCTCCAGAGCCCCGCGTGCCTGACGCTGGACCTCGTCGGCGATGGTGATCACCGTCGGGAGCTTCGTGAGCACGCTGGTCATGTCGGTGGTGAGACCCTGGCGGATCTTGATGACCGACTGCTGCTGGTCGATGACCGTGAGGCCTCGCACAGCGACCTGGTTCTGCTCGACGGCGTCCAGAACCCGAGCAACCGTGTCCAGACCGACGATGCGACCGCCAGTCCAGGGAGTGGCCACGTCGATGCTGGGAGCCGCTCGGCCACCGGCAACGGCTGCAGCCGCGTAGGTGCCGTCAACCAGGTAGGACTCCACGGTCCCGTCCGAAGTGCTGAGAGACAGGGTGTAGAGGTCCGGGTAGACCATCCGGAACCTGTACCGCTTGATAGCCTCGGCCACGGTGCCCGCGTCGCTGGGCTCCGTTCCTGCAGACAGACCGCCGATGGCAGTACGCTCCGAACGGTAGCGCATACTGGACTGGATGTCGCAGTGCTGCGCCATGTACTGGAACAGCGTGGTGCTGTCACCCTTCAGGCAGGTGAGGGTGTCCGGGTAGACGCCCCCAGGCAGGGCTCCCTCGACATCGTCGACTGCTGCCATGTACGCAGCCAGGGTTGCCGTGTCCAGGACACCATCGCCGTCCGCATCGGAGTCCTTCTGCACCTGGCGAACCGCGACGACCACCGCGCCGTTGAGGATGGCCAGGTACGAGGCCAGCACGACCGGGTTCTCGGTCGAGTTGCTCCCGTAAGCGGCCTCAATCGTCGTCATCTTCGTGAAAAGGGCGGCGGTGTAGTCCGACTTGGTGTACTCATAGGAGACGTAGAACACGTCGCCGACCGAAGGCTGGCTGCCACCCTTGTCGTAGGTGGTTACCAGACCCGTGTCCCCAGCCGGGATGTCCAGGGTGTTGGAGACAGTGAGCTCCAGACCCGGGATGGTGTTCACTGGGAGGTTCGAGTCCGTGGTCACGTTGGCGCGAGATGTCAGGGTGACCGTGGAGGCTGCCGGGTAGCTGGACCCGCCAGACCGAGGAAGGATCGTGAAGGTCAGGCCCGTGATCGCGTCACGGTAGGTCTGGCCGACGTAGCCGTCCTGGCCCGTCCCGCTGTTGAGCACCGAAGTGTTCGCCGTTCCAGAGCCGTTCGCCGTGTCCGAGCTGGTAACGTAGAAGCCATCGATGGCGTCTTCGCCGGTGCCTCCGTCGCCGTCCGCCATTCCCAGCCCGGTTCCGGGGAGGGTGGAGGAGTCACTGGCGGCAGCGTCGATGGCGATGCTGGAGGTCGTGCCCGCTCCTGCGTTGCCGAGGCTCTGCAGGTAGATGTAGGCAGCGTTCGCCGAGTCGGTGACCCGCTTGGCCAGACCGGCGAAGGCGAAGTAGCCGCTGGCACCGGACCAGGTGAACAGAGACAGAGACAGCGTGGAGTTGGCGTGGGCCATCATAGCCGAGACCAGCACCTTGACATCGAGCTCGGTGCGGTAGGCAATGTCGCCGTCGGAGAGACCCAGAGCGGTGTTGGCGCTCCCGGTTCCGACAACGATGCTCGCTGCAGTCGTGGAGAGGTCCCCGCGCAGACGCCAGCCCGCGCCTTCCTGGACCGGAACAGCCGAGAGACCCGCTGTGGTCATGGCCGCGCTGATCTGACCGAGGATGGTGTTGACCGAAGCGACCGGGCCCAGGGGCACATCAGCCGAGGCACCGGAAGCGATCGCCGTTCCGGTTGCGTCCGTGAACTCCACCGTGACCGGAGTGCCCTCGAAGGTGAACTTGAGGACGTTGTTCTGGGCGGTGGTGCCGCCCGCTGCGTAGAATGTGACGACCGGCTGGCTGTCCCGAGCGTCGGAGTAGGTGCCGCCCGCGACCTGTCCGTCTCCGAAGCCCACGATGCCGGCGAGGGTAGGCTCCATGACCGTGCCTCGGATGCCCGAGAGCCCAGTCTCCTTGGCGGTCAGACCGGCCTGGGTGGCACCCGTACCCCCCAGGACCTCAAGCTGGGTGAGACCCAGGATAAACGCGCCGTCCATCGAGCCACCGTTGCCCGGGATGAGCCGGTTGCGGAGGATGATGCGGTCGTGTACCAGCGGGGTAGCCGAGAAGGAGAACACCCGAGCGATGGGGGCGTTGACCACCTTGGCCTGTCCGCCCTGCGCGGTGTGGGTGTCCAGCCCTGCCAGGACTGCGAAGTCCACGGCGGTCGAAGCACCAGTCACAAACTCGAGGTAGCCGCCTGCGGTGTCGGCCGGATCGCATTCCAGAGTGAAGGTAAGGCGACCGCTGGTGTCGGTGCCGACGGTGACCTGGGGGGCCAGGGTTCCTGCGGCGATGGCTGCGTTCACCGCCGTCTGAACCGCTGTCGCCAGAGCCGAAGCGCTGGTGTAGACACCCGCCACGATGACGTTGGCTCCCGTCGCGGAGAAGGTCTCCTGACCTCCGGCCGACCCAGTGTAGCTGAACACCAGGGCGTCGTACTCACCCAGGGTGATGGTCGTCGAAGACAGGAACCGAGTGGCGCCAGTCATGTAGGGGGCGCTTTCGGAGTTCCAGAGCGAGAACACCGAGGTGGCGTCGTAGGTGACGCCACCGTCCAGAGTCAGGACGCCTGTGGAGCCGACGTAGTCCGTGACCGTACGAACAACGACGCCGTTTCCAGTTCCCGAAGTACAAACCACACTCCAACCGTTGTAGTGATCGTCCACATCGGAGGGGTCGGAAGCCGCAGGGATGGTGATGCTACCGGAGGCACCCGCCGAAGCCGTTGCCCCGAAGATGCCGTGAGCTTCCTGGTTGAGGGCAGCGACGTAGTTGGCGGCGGTCGCCGTGGCGTCGGCAGCGGCCAGAGCATTCAGAAGAACGCCGTCCACCTGCAAGTCAAGGGACTCGTTGGTAGCGTCAATCTCGTAGGTGATGCCGCCCGAGTCAGCATCGTACCCGATCTCGTCGCCGACCAGCTGGGCACTGAAGCCCGCGCCGGACCCCATGGGGTCCGAGAGGTTGACGAACCCGCCCGTCAAAGACGCGGCGTCAATCTCGACATCGAAGTTGTCGCTGGCGCCCGCGATGATGTAGTAGGGGCCAGGGTTGGGCACCGTGTACGAGCCCAGAGTTGCGTTGCGGGTCGAGAAGGTGACTGTGACGTCTTCCTCCACAGGACCCGTGAACAAGGTCGTGGTGAACGGGGACTCGAACCGAGTGTCGGCCGTGTTCTCCGAGCCGCTGGGGAACTGCACGGTGATGGTCGCCAGGCCTGCGCTCTTGGTCGAGTACAGGGCGGTGTACATCGCGTCGCCGTCAGCGTCGTCAACCGAGAAGGTGCCGACCCCCGAGGCCCCTTCCGAGACGGAGGTGAGGGTGTACTCCACATCCTGGATGGTGTTGTAGTAGAAGGTCGCGTAGACGCTCGCACCCACCGGGACTGCAGCGGCCAGAGTGACTCGGCTGTTGTCGGAGTCCACCTGGGTCACTTCAACCGCGCCACGGTTCACGGCGTCGCTGAGGCTGAAGCCCCAGTACACCAGAACGAGGTCGGGACGGTTGGTGGGGAGATCCACGCGCCCGTTCGTCACGGAGAGGTAGGTCGCCGAGGAGATGAGGGAGTTGCGCCCGTTGCCCGTGGTGGGGGTGAGGGGCAGGGTGAAGATCTTGCGACCCTCGACCGGAGGACTCACCGAAGAGTCAACGTAGGCAGGGCACGCGGCCAGGTACTGTCGGGTGTCTACCAGGGTCCCGGAGATCTGCGTGTCGTCGAAGTAGGTGGACCCTGTGGTGTGGGTGCCCGACTCGATCAGGACTGCGGTGCCCCAGAGGATCAGGTCATCCTTGAGCACGAAGTCAGTGCCGTCGGTGTAGTCCGTCCGATCCGGGGTCAGGCCGCAGCGGGTGATGTCGGTGACATTCCGGTGGGCCAGGTAGTCGAAGGTGTCCTGCCAGGAGTTGAAGTAGTACTGGCAAGTGACGACCGCGCCGACTTCGGGAGCGAAGGGCAGGGTCACTGCGCCACTGGCACCGTCAACCGCAGTCGGGATGACCTGGGTCCCGTCAACCTTGACAGTGACATCGGCAGGGTCGGTCGTGGTCACGCCGCCGTTGGTTCCGTCGACGATTGCCTTCTGGAACGTGTAGAAGACCTTGTTGCGTGCAGTGTCGGTGCCGCTGGTGAGGCCCAGGGTGGTGTTCGCCGTGCCCGCACCCACGATGACGTCGCGGTCTGCGGTGAGCGAGAGGACCGTGTTGCCGAAGTTGTCCGTGGCCGTCGAAGCGACCAGAGTCGTTCCCGTGGCCGCGCTGTTGATGAACGAGGCCACCTGCGCGGCGGTCCAGCCCGCCGTGGGGCTCTCGGAAAGCGTGACCGCGACGGCGTCAGCCGAGTCAACGGTGAACGCCAGGGTGTCGTTCGAGTCCGTTGTGATGACGAAGTTCTGGCCGACCGCGCCGTAGATCAGGGGAGCGGAGGTGCCAACCTGGTCGGTCAGCGTGTCCGTGATCAGCGTGTCCGTGCGGTTGAAGAAGTAGGTCACCTTGACGGTGTCGGTCAGCTTGGGGGCCGAGCTGAGGGTCAGGATGCCCCTCGTACCGTCGACAGCCAGGACTACGACCGGAGACCCGTTGAGGGTCACGTTGATGCTGGACGAGTTGGTAGCGGTTGTACCAGACCCGCCGCCCGTGACGATCGGGAAGTTCTTGACCTGGATCCGAACCGCAGCGCCGTCGAAGGCCCCCAGCGTGACCGCACCGGCCTCGGAGATCGCCGTCACTGCACGGCCAGTCTCGTCCTCCTGGACGATCCGCTGATCAACGGAGGAGCTCGAGCCCCGGACTACTTCGAGAGAGTCCTGGAAGAGGATCTCGGAGCCAGTGCCCAGGATGAGGGGCACACGAATCGAGGCGGCCAGACCCTGCACCGGAGAGTCGAAGAAGGTCTGGGTGTATACGCCGGGAGGTGCGTAAATGCTGCCTGGAAAAGCCATGAGAGATCCTGTTCTTGCCTGAGCAAGGGGCTCAGTGAGGTACAAGCGCCGAAGATTTGACCACCGGGCACACCGGGGAATACTCTTGGGCTGGATCTATAAACAGGACACCGGGGTGTTCTACTCTGGCTTCGCCTTCTTGGCCGCCTGGGCAATCTGGAAGGCGGTCTCGCGGTTCTGGTTCGCCTTGACTCGCTCCTTTTCCTTGATCACTCGGTACTCGCCCGAACCGTCCAGCTTCGGAACCAGCTGGCTCCGGTTTACTGCCAGGCCTTCCTTGCGTGCGTCTCGAATAGCGGTGTCCTTGACGGTTCCTCGCTTCTCGATGATGCCCCACTTCTTCTCGGCGTCCCGGCCGATTGCCTTGTCCATTTTCCAGTCGTCCGAGGTGCCCGTGTTCGGCGGGGCCATGCCTCGGGTCTGGGAAGCCGGGTGCACGAACCTGTGGTTCGCTGCGGACACCTGCTTCTTCATGTCTGTAGAGCACTCAGGACACGGGATGGTGTCCTTGGCAATGGAGATGCGGCTCCAGATCTTCTCTGCCTGAAGCCCGCACTCGCCGCACTGATATTCGTAGATGGGCATGAACTTCTCCGTGCCCACTCTACCCGCGCTACTCCCCCAGGGAGGAGAGCAGGTCGATGTACGAGAGATACTGCCCAGGCATGTCTGTGGGCGGGGCCACCTCCGCAGCATCGAACCGGCGCGCAAACAGAATGAAGAGCGCGGTGATGTCGGAGCCGGAGTAGCCTTCCTCCTGCAGTGTCTGTACAAACTGCAGGGTGTTGGCCGCGACAGCCTTCGACCAGAGAACGTCCGGGCCGAGGCTTCTAACGTAGACCGCCCACTCTTCGAGATTCTGCGGGTTCATCAGACTTCATCCTCGCCGAGATGGCTGGCGTAGGGCGAAAGTGAACGCTCCAGCATCCTTCGACTTACCGCGTGGAACTGGGAACGCTGCTTCTTGATCTTGATCCACTCTTCGCCCAGCTTCTCGATCTGGGACTCCAGGACCACCTCGTCAAACAACTTCCCGTCGATTTCCTGCACGATGCTGCGGATCTCGTCCAGGGTCTGGTCGGCGTTGTCGTCCGCGACCGCGTCAGGGTAGACCATGTCCAAGGTGTACTCGGACACCTCTTGCTTGTTGCCAGAGCGCCAGGCTCGGGCGGTGCGCTGCTTCATGGTCTCGGCGTTCCAGTCATCTCTGTCCAGGTGGATGACTGTCGCGAAGGACTGTAGGTTCTGACCCAGGGCGTAGTGTCCGGTCAGGACGGCTGCGCAGACCGGCTTGTCCGGACGCTGCTTAGTGCCCAGACCGAGGATCTTGTTGAGGACGTGGGAGGCCCACTCGTCCGGATCGATCTTGCGCCCGGTCTTCTCGTCGACGTAGCTGTTGCGTCCCTTCCGCTTGCCGTAGCGCGTCTCCTCTCCAGACGGGGAAAGGTACAGGATACGATCAGACAGACCCAGGACCAGTCCCTGGGCAGGAAGGTCGCGCTGCAACCGGGCGAAAGCATCCTGGGCCATCTGTTCCGAGTCGGTGAACAGTAGGGTTCGGCCAGACAGTGCCTGGCGCACCAAACTCATCGCATGGTCGAGCTTCGGGTTTCCCACTCCCGGGAGTACCTGGTCGGGGGTGTCAGACAACAAGGACAGACGCTTTAGGAGTCTCTTCACCTGCAGCCGGTTTCGGGACACCTCTACGCCCAGGGGGATGTTGTCCTTGAACGAACCGAATTTGGACCATTCCTGCAGGGCTTCCAGCATCTCGGACATCGTCTCCCGATACGCAGACTCGATGCTGGGAGGCATAGTCACGGCGACAGGTTCTCTTTTGATGTCCCTCCCAGATTTGCCCATGCCTGTCAAAGCCAGCGCCGCGCCTTCCTCCTCTACGTCACGCTTGTCCGCAAAGAAGAGGTTGCGCTTTACCCAGACCCGAAGGTCGCGGGCTGCGGAGGGGTCCTGGGTAACCCCGACGATGCGGCCTCCGACACTCTCAGAGAACCTCTCGGAGAACTTCCTCGCCGTGAGCTGGCCCTCGGGAGAGTTGAGGTCCTCCCCGTTGGCCACCGAGGCCATCGTGAGGACCTCCATGGGGGACCGGGTCATGGGAGACGCGGTCAAGAGCACCTTGTGCGCGGACTGCATTCCCACAGCAGCCTTGTACCCCACCCAACTCCGCTTCGAGAGCTTCGTGTGGGCCTCGTCGAAGTAGATAGCCAGGTAGCCGTCCCCGTAGGTCGGGTCTTTCCGGCGAGCGGCGATCATCTGGTCATACGAGACGATGTCCACCTGCTTCATGAGCTCGGCTGCTGAGTCTCGGGGGAGGAACTTGTATGCTTCCTTCGGAAGGTTGCCTGTCAGCTTCCCCTCCGTCACATACATGAACCGACCGGTCTCCCCCTTCTTGAGAAGGTTCATCATAGCGGCGATCGCTACAACGGTCTTGCCCATGCCTGTGTCCAGGGCGCAGATCCCCTTGTTGTCGTTCGCGTCCAGCCAGGCCAGCGACTGCTTCACGTGTCCGCGGATTCGGAGATTCGGCTTGTCCCTGAACCCGAGGGAGTCATTGCTGTAGCGGGACAGGTTCTCCGCCTGGGCTGCCTGCTCAGCGCGAGACAACTCGTCGTAGTAGTCGCGGAGCGCCTTTGCTGCGGAATGGCTCAGAGCCATTCCCCCCAGAGTTTCCTGCACAATAGCGAAGTCGCGAGCTGTGAAGGTGTACTCCGTCCCTCGGCTCTTCTCGACATAGTTGACGGTCGGGATGTCCTGGACGAGGCCCCGGTGGGTCTTCGTCCGGCGCTTCCCGGTGTCGGGGTCCTTGTACTTTTCCTGGTGCCCCTTCATCAACTTCCGCAAGTGATCGAAGGGACGCTGCATCGGAATGTGGATGAGGAACTTGTCGCCGTCGAGAGTGACGTAGGGCTCGGATGTACGACGGACATCCAGCTTGCCGTCGGACTTTCGGATTTCGCGTCGAGTGATGCGTCCTTGCTGGTTGTACGAGTAGCTGGACCCTTCGATCTGGCGACCCACTCGGTTCACCAGGCTGGACACTGGGATGCCCGTGAACCGGCCCTCCGACACTACCTTCTTCCCCTCAACAACCTTCACGGGGTAGATGCGAGTGAGGGCCGACTCCTTGGTAGGGTCGTCAGTGAGGGCCAGGTACTCAGCGCGCCCAGGCACCGAATCCATGTCGTCCTTAGAGTACTGTCTCAAGAAGTCCAGGTTCTCGGCCCACATGTACTGTGCCGGGTTGACTCGCGTGAGGTTGTCTGCGACCTCGCGCTTGCCCTTGATCTTGTCTGCGAACTCCGGCAGAGTAAGGACATCCCCGTCTGTGTCGTAGACCATCAGTCCGCCCGGACCGATCCCCACGTTCATCGGGCGGTTCATAATCCGACGGACGGCAGGCTCCAGACCATCGGCCTCAATCCGCGCCTTGATCTTTTCCATGATGACACGACGCTGTCTGCGGGACTCCTGGGTCCGCTCGTACAGGTCGGGGTCGGTGCGTCGCAAGTCCTCAATCTTCTCCTCTTTCGGAGAAGCCCTCTGGAGGCGCCACCAACGCACTGTGCCCGTACCGGGCATGCGTCGCTGGGTAAGGTAGATCTCCTTGTCCGCTGCCACACCCTGGATGATATCCGAGTATGCGTCGATCAAGACCTTCCAGAGTGCGTCGGGCAACACCTGGGACTTGGCCCCAGGCCGTCTCCCGCGTCTGTCGAGTCTGCGCAGAAGAGGCTCGATCACCTTCACCTTGTCAGCCAGACGGTTCCGAGTAGCCTCCTGAGTGATCATGGAGTCGAGCTGGCTGGACGCCACTCGGAACTGCCGGTACAGACCAGACTCCTCGGAAACGAAGTCTGTCTCCTGGATGGCCTTCAGCTCTGAGTACAGCTCAAAGAACGCCTGCACACGGGGCGTTCTGCCGTAGGCTCGGGCCAGACTGCGCTGAGCCGTATTGGAGAGCGGCTGTAGAGCGTCGGAGACTTCAGGTGGCGACGGGGGCATCGTCGAGCTCTCGGATCCAGGAGGCCATGGTGACCTCGAAGCGGTTCAACGTAGAGAGCTCTGCGCCGCCAGGCTGGTCCGCGATCTCATCAGGCGTCGGAGGAGCCTTCAGAGCGTCCTGCACCGTCTCGGCTACAGGTAGGTCCAGGTTGTCCTCGTGCGCGGCGTCCTCGGCCACCTCGACGCTGTTGCTGACGGCCGAGGAGTCGGCGAACTCCCGCACTTCCCGCTTTTCAGGGTTGTCGAAGAAGTGGCCCTCGGCTGACGGGGCGCCAGAGCCGTAGTGTGGCGTGGGCATCTTCGAGGAGCGGACTTCATGGAAGTAGCTCTTCCCACCGTCCGGATGGATGACGAACCCGTCCCGCCCCTCCCTGTGCATGCGAGCGACTTGGCGCTTCACCTGGCCCCAGTTTCGCACAGCCATCTCTTCTGTGTCGAGGACCCCATCAACCCGCGTGAAGCCCTTGACGACGTATTGGCCTGCGGCCCAGCGAGGATAGGGAGCTGGGCCCTTGTAGGGGCCGTCGTTGTTGGCAAGGGCTTCCTGGACGGCCCTCTCCAGCTTGGGCTTGGCCCAGGCCAAGAGCTTATCGAGGTTCTCTGTGCTCTGGCCGCCCCACTTGTAGGACTTGTGCCCGTAGGACTTCGGCCGGGAGAGTTTGCTGAACACATACCAGCTACGATCGTCCCCTCCTCGTCCTACGTTCCCCAGGTAGCCGTAGGACAGATTTGCCTCTGGGTACTTCCTCTTCAACCGGTCCACCAAGACCGCCAACTCCCGATCCGGAGTGGTGGAGGCAGTCTTCCCCGAGGGCTCGGCCAGAACCTGCTGCAGGAGATAGGTGTTCTCCTCGTGGGCGTTGGCGGCGGACATCAGCCAGTCATCCAGGCCCAGGGTCATTGCACCGATCTTCTTGATGCGGTCGTAGCCCGCCTTGATGGCGTCCTGGAGAGTGCTCTCCGAAAGAAGGCCGCGCTCATGCCGACAGGGCACCTGTTCCCAGTACTCGCAGAACCCCGTGATGTGCGGAAGCTGCGGACCCATGTCCACCGCGTCACGCCCCAGGTAGCCGACCATCTTCTCGGCGAGCTGGTCGATCTGCCCCTGGACCGAGTTGTAGAGTCTCTCGAACAGAAGGTGGTTCCCGTAGAAGGACGACCCCAGAGCTTGCCAGTGACTCACCTGATAGGAGAGACTCTGGGCCCGAAGAACGCAGAGCACCTCCAGCAGACAGAGGCGAACCTCCTCCCGCTGCATGGGAGTTGCGCTCAGGTACGCCTGCTTCTCGCGGGGGTCTACGGTCACCGGTTCTACTCCTGCCACTCCAGCCATTCGCTGACCGAGCTGGGGGTTGCGAAGCGAGAGCCTCTGGCAGCCAGGGATCCGGGGATGGCCCAGCTGTCGTTGTCTACCAGGACCACCTTGCCCCGGTTCTCCAGGCGCTGGAGCTCCTTGATAAGGGCATCGAGGTCCGACTGGGTGGGCTCGTCGGCTGAGATCTCGCGGAACACTTCCTCGGTGGTCAGCGGCTTGCGGGACCGGTTCTCCTGAAGGACGTACAGCAGGGCATGGCCCGCGACCTTCTGAGCCACCGTGTCCTGCATCTCGGAGTTGTCCTCCTGAGTGAAGTGGCCCTTCGGAGCACCGTCGCCTTCCACGGGACCCTTCTTGGTCTCGCCGATTTCGTCCTCAGTGTCCTTGGCGAGCTTCGCGAGCTCATCGGTGGACTCAGAGAGATCCTTCTGGGTGAAGTGACCTGCGGGGGCACCGTCCCCCTCCAGGGCACCAGAGGTCGGCTCGCCGATCTCCTCGGCGTCGAAGTCGGCGGCCTTCTTGTCGCCGTCGTCCTTCTTGGAAGCGGCTTCCTCCTTCTTCTTCTCGCAGTTGTCGCGCATGCCCCCCTCGGGGAGCTTCTCGCAACCGGCTTCCTTGTTCTCTCCAGCCCTGCGTCGGCCAGTGAGCTCCCGGTACTTGCCCCAGGCGAAGGCGGGGACCAGGTGGCCCATGTCCGCATCCTCGGCCTCGTCCCTCATAGCCTCGAATCCTTCCACCCAGCCCTTCTTGTAGCCGGGGTCGTTCTCGAACCGCTTGTTCCAGCGGCCCTGGTAGCCGTCAAGTGCGCCCTGGCGCACTCCGCCTGAAGCCAGCCTCCCCTCCAAACCCTTTCGCTTGACCATCCCGCTCTCTTCGAGCTCGCTGAACCTACCGTCAGGGTAAACCCCCACCACGATCAATCCCCGAGGGAGATCCTGGTAGGCCATCACGGGGCCGTCCTCATCCTCCATGCGAGAGAAGAACTCGACCAACTTCTTAGACCTGGGGTCGTAGCTCCACACCCCCGGCTTCACGCGGGCTGCGGACTTGCCCAGAGGCCCGTCCGGGTAGCAACCCAGGAGCAGCTTGCTGTAGGCACACTTGCCCTGCTTGGAGTGCTGTCCGAGGAAGCCCGTGATCTTCGCATACCGAGCGGTCCGTCGGGTGTGGAGGTCGGAGGCGACCTCACCGGCAAAGGCTCGGAAGTCTGCGCACACGGTGAGACCGAGACGGGCAGTCTTGGCCGGGTGCCCGTACAGGCCCTTGGCCTGCTTCTCAGAAGCATGCCGCATGGACTTAGAAGCATCGTACTTCTGGCTGGCATCCGACACGAACTCCAAGCTGGGCCCCTCTTCCCGGAACTCTACGACAACGTACTCTGACCGCCCGTCGTGCCCACTGTCATAAACCCGACCTCCGTGGGTTTCGATGAGATCCTCGATTCCCCAGAGCTGCCTGGTCGAGGTGTACCGAACGGTGACCCTGAACGAGCGAGCAATCTTCTCCGAAGCAGCTTCCTTCGGGGTCTCGGAGGCCACCTTGGGTCCGATCTCCTTCATCGCAGCCAGGAGAAGCTTCGCCGAGGAGGACCGAGCTCGCTTCGAGTGGGCGACCAGGAACGGGGCGACACCTGCGTCCTTCTTGTATGCAGTCTTCACCAGGGACAGGGCTCGCTTCTGGAGCTTGCGGACCGAAGCCTCGACATCGCTCTGGGTCTGCTTGGTGAAGCCGTACAGGCCAGACGCTGCCTCCCTCGTCCAGGAGAGACGAGCTCGCTGGGCGGCCATGATCTCTACAGGAAGAAGGGGGCCATCCTTGCTCATCATCGACTCTTCCATCTCCTGCTTCAGCTTCTCAACTGCAGGGGGAGGGTTCTCGACGTTGTCCTGGAGTTCCTGGGGCAGGTCGCTGAGGGGAACACTCTCGCCCTGGGCAAACATCGCCTCTTCGGCGAGCTCGTTCTGGAGCACCACGTCGTCGACGTAGGACGGGGTGGCCTTCTTCAGCTTGTTGCCCATCTTGTTGAAGCCCGCGTCGTCCGGGTGCTTGTCCCGGTTGGCGATGGACTGAGCCTGGGCGAGACTAACCGTGCCCTGGTACTCCCAGGCATCCTCTTCCCACCCGTCCAGGTTCAGGTAGTAGAGCTCGCCGCTCTTCCACCAGTAGTCATGCATTTCGTCGGCGGAATCAAGCTTCTGGAATCCCAGGCGTTCCCAGCCCCTGTCGTCCTCAGGCGGGAACCGCCCAGCTTGCTTGTGCTTGTCCTTGACTACGTCGCCGTACTCCTCGTTCATCTTCTGCCAGGAGTCCTGGGTCTCCTTGGGCTGGGTCTTCATCCAGGCCTCGAACTGCTTGCGTCCCTCAGGCCCCTCAAGGAAGCGGGCGTGGACACTGCGGAGCTCGGTTTCGAGAGCAGCCTGGCGAGCGATTTCGGAAGGAAGAAGCAGAAGCATGGGGAATCTCCGGAAGCGAACTTCGGAATAGGGAGGCTACCGTATTACAGCAGCACGTCGTAGCCGACAGTGCCTGTAACGGTAGCGCCTGCTTCGATGGTGAACCCAGTGGTGGTCTTGCTGATGACTCTGAAGGGAGCGAAGACATCCGAAACGAGGTGCACCCGGTAGGTGGTGCCAGACAGCGCGGTGGCGAAGGTAACAGTCTTGGAGGTCTCAGCCGTAAAGGTGAGGGTCCCGTTGACTGCGCTGGTGAGTGCCAAGAGGTCCTCCACTTGTGTCAGGGCAGAGGCAATATCAGCCACCACCGTCTGAGGGATCTCAGTGTACGGGCTGACCACCAGCCCGTAGGGGTCCTGAATGTCCCGGACCAGCAGGGTTCCTGCCTGGTTCTGCATCAGGGTGAACGTGTACAGGTCCGGGCTTGTTCCCGACCGGTACGTGAAATCAGCCTGGATCAGTGTGGCTGCCATCAGCTACCAGATCCCCGTGGTGTCGCAGCCCGTCTTGCTGAGCCACTTTTCCAGAGCTACGATCCCCTCTCGGTCTGTTGACCAGAGATCCATTCGCGGACCCTTCACGTCGATCCCCAGATCCGCAATGCGGTCTACGTTTGCGATGCGAGCGCGTCCGTCACGGAATGCCTTGAGGTAGCTCGGCAGGTTCCGAACCCCGAAGGAAATGTCGAGGACTGCAATCCGGTACTCCGGCCGAACACGTTCTTCCAGCCACTTTGCGGCGACGCGCTTGGCCATTGCCACACGTACCACGGAGGGCTTGGTTCGGTTCTGGGCCATTGTATGCTCCTGGCTTCGGTGGAGCATAGGTCAGATATTGACCCGCTTCAGCAGATGCTGTGGATCAGGTCTTCGGACCAGGCTGACCGGGAGGTGTTCTGGAGGATATTCAGGTTGTCGCGCACCTTGTTGAACAACTCCACGTACACCTCCATCCCCTTGACATCCTCGAGGGCTGCTACAGTCCTCAAAAAGCGGTAGCGAACGAACCCCTGGGACACATCGAGCTCTCGGGCTACCTCACTCTGGCAAGTAGTGCTCACCATACGGACCATGATTCGCCGATCAATCGGGTCGGAGATGTGAGGCACGAGGTCCAGAGCCATCTGGTCCAGGTTGTACTCTGGGATCTCCACCAGGTAGCGGAGTCGGGCTGCGCCTCTCTGCAGACGATAGCAGACCGTAGGTTGACTCACATTGAACAGCTCGGCGATCGCCGTCTGGCGCAGCCTGCGGAAGAAGTACAGTTCGATGAAGTCTGCCTCTCGGGGAGGCAGTTGGTCCAGGAGGTCCTTCACCTGGTCCAGCAACACCAGACTGTCTTCCTGGAGTTCCTCCCAGACAGTGGGTAGCTCGCCGAGCCCGTCTTCTTCTGAAAACACCCGCTCCAGATCTGCGGGATCAAAGAGCAGGTGTCCGCCCCAGTAGTTACTCATGGGAGTTTGTCCTTGGGTAGAAGGGCAAACCGAGGGAATGCCCGAATGGTGCGCAACGTGCGCAATGTGATAAGTACGTGCGCTGTATCCTCGCTGAGGGAGAGTACAGTGCCAGCCAGACCCTGGCAGATCCCCTTGCGGACCTCCACTTCCATTCCATCTTCAATCTCTACCGCTATCATATCGTCCAGACGCTTCTGCAGCTCCTGGACATTACTGTCTGGAACCGTGAGCAACGCGGGATAGCTGCGATAGCCCCCGGAAGAGAACACCTTCTTCAGGAAGGGGGATTCCGAGGCGGCGCGAATGTAGAGGGTGTCTTCTTCCACCCCCGACTCCACGAAGCAGTACCCCTCCATAGCGTTGAACACGCTGGTTTGACCCCCGTAGGTGTAGGTCAGATAGGGGACAAATATCTGCGTGTCCTTCGAGAAGTAGTTGCGGAGATGTTCCTCGAGCAAGCCTTCGGCTGCGAGCCCCTCTCCGGCATAGGTCAGTTCAAAAACAACCCAGGTTCGTTCGTCACGGTCGTCCCCTACCACTGATTAGAGTCCTGAGGTGGTGGAGCACCAGCTCACGAAAAACCTCGGGGGCGAGGAATTTAGTTGAGGCACCGTTGCTCTGAGAGACTTCACCTGGACCCTTCCCTACAGCCCTCTGGTCTACCCATACACCAGCGACAGTCTTCGCTGTGCCCTGAGGCGGGGGAGCGCCCTCGGAGGGTTTCGAAAAAGTACCCTCCGACAATGGCTGAGGAACTTCTTTTTCGACCGGAGGGGCGGAAGTAACCCCCGCAACAACATTCCTGGCCTCTGAGGGAGCGATACCACCTGCCAGAACATAATACGAAGTTCCAGTATCCAGCACCAAGGTGTGGCTTGTAGGGCGATGAGGAGGCGCGGAGAACCGAGAGCAGATGCCCAGCAGCCCAGCTCCAAGCTCCGACAACTTCTGGATACGAGCTGCGTCCCACTGGGAGGGGATCTTCCCGACACCGAGGTGGCAGCGATAGGCTGCCAAGGCTGCTTCGGAGATTCGAGCGTATGCGGCCGAGGGGCTCACCTCGTGGGCCAGCGTCGTCGCAAAACCGACAGCTGCTGGGAGGTCGGTCAGCAACGACTCCAGCAGGGACAGGACCAGGTCGTTGGCCCCGAGTTGAAGGTAGCTCTCGACGCCCGCCTGGTTCACAGGGCCGACCATCGAGATGCCTTCCACCAGCTTCAACGCGTCCCGGATGTGACACTCGCTGGCCTCGGCGACGGTCACCAGGGCCGACTCTTCGTACTCCACACCCTCTTGTTCGCAGATGTACGCCAGCCGCTCGGCGATTCCTTCGGGCGACACGGCACGGATCACGAAGGCGGGGGCGCACCGAGAGAAGATAGTGGAGCTCATCTTCCCAGGGTCAGTCGTGCAGAAGATCAGAACGAGCTTCTTCTCCTCCGAGCCCTCAATGCTGTCCTCCATGGGCTTCAGCAGGACATCCAGAGCCTGCTTTGACAGTCGGTGGCTCTCGTCCACAAGGTAGATGCGCCGCTTTCCCGAGAAGGTTGCGTAGGTGACGTCCTCTACAATCCGAGCCAGGTCCGCCTTGCCGGACTTCGAGGCCGCATCAAACTCCTCAAACCCCTCGTGGGGCTCACCTGCCAATAGCGTAAGGCACGAAGGGCACTCGCCGCAGGGATCCCCCTCGACAGGAGCGGCGCACAGCAGCGCACGCGCCAGAATACGCCCCAGGGTTGTCTTGCCTGAGCCGTGCTGGCCACAGAAGACGTAGCTCTGGTGGTAGCCTCGGCCCTCCTTGACGAACTGGCGGAGAACCGCCACGGAGCCGCCCTGGCCGAGGACGTCATCGTAGACTCGCGGTCTGTAGCGTGTGTCGAGTGCCACTATGCCCCACTGGGTTGCATTTCAGAGCAATACCGGCTGATGAGTTCATCGAACTCGCATGCACCCACAGACTGTTTCGCCAGAACCAGATTGGATAGCCGGGTCACGCCCTACGGAGCTTCCGGGGGAGCGTCTGGAGTGGCGTCGCCGAACATCTCCTCAACAGGAGTGGGTCCCTCTTCCTCTTCCTTCGGGAACCACATGCCGTATCGCTCGATGTTCTCGCGGTAGGCAGTGATGTCTGGGGCGAGCGTGGAGTACTTGGTCTCCCCGGACTTCGGATCCTCTTCCGCCCCGCAGCCGCAGAGCAGGTGGTCCAGCAGAGCTTCGCGCTGCAGGGCCGTCATCTCGTGCTCCCAGGTGTCAGCCGCGAGCTCCAGGATGAACTTGAAGCTCTCGCCCGCCAGGGCATTCGCCAGAGCGCTGGCTCGCTTCGAACGACCCAGGATCACCTGACCACCCGACTTGCCCGCCTTCTCGCGGAAGACGATCGCGATCTCGTCCACTGCCATCGCCAGGTCCGGATGGTTCTGGCCGATCAAGCCCCGCATGGTGGTGTGGATGTCTTCGTTTGCTTTCCAGTAGTCCAAGGTGTCCTCTCTACAGTTTGAAGGAATGCTTTAGGGCAGCGCGTCCGCCACGCTCCCAGATTTCACCGGGGTCTTTACCCCCTCTGTATCGAACAGCACGGCAAGAGAGCTCTACCCGCTCCAGACGTTCGATCACTCCGAACACTCGGCGACCCGTCTTCTCGTCCGTGTACCCGTCCACATGCGCTCGGCCTGTAGGGTCTTCGTCGAAGGCTACGTGGACGGTTGCATAGGACGCCAGGAATCGCTTCAAGAAGTTGATCTGGTTGTTCGATACTCGGGCGCTGCCGCAGGCCAGGACGGTGTCCCTCTCAGGAACGGCGTGGGCCAGAGCGATATCAAACACTCCCTCTACGAGCCAGACGTCACCGCCGTCCCAGATCTTCTGCATCGCCGCAGGGGTGAGCCCCATAAACACAGGGACCGTGGAGGCTTCGGGGAGCCGGTATTCCTGGACGCCCTTCTCACCGTCCCAACGACGATACTCGAGTCCTACCAGACGACCTCTGGGAGACCAGAACGGCACCGTGAGCCAGTGTTGACGACGTTCTCCGTGAGGGCCGTTCCGTTTGCGGTAGACCGGGTCGGGTGCCGGGGTAGCGGTCAGGCAACTCATGCCCACTTGCATGTCGTCTGCAAGCGTGGAACGGAGTCCTCTCCCCAGCACGTAGCCTTCGATCTCTTCGGACCGCTCCTTGTAGGCTCGAGCCACCGCTTGCACTAACCATTCGCGCACTATTCCCCCTTGAGGGAGAACCCCTGCACGAGCAACGCTGCGCGCACCTGTTCAACAGCACGGGGTCCCATCCCCTTGATGTTACGCAGTTCGGAAGCCGTGCTCCCCCCCAAGTCCTCAGCGAAGTTGTAGTCCTTCTGGAGAAGCTGGGCCACGCGGGGGGTGAGGTCGAGGTCCGAGAGCTTGGTAAGGCCCGGAGCCGCAAAGGCGATGCCTCGGGATGCGTTGTGCAACACCAGAGCAATCTGACCCGACCCGAAGTCTACAGCAGTGCCCACGAAAGCACGGTCTTCGGGCACGACCACTGCCCAGTCAGCGGGAACCCACGTCGTCTCCGTGGCCCTGACATCTGGGGGCAATAGCTCACGCTCAAACCGAGACCCGTGCAGAATCTCAACGGGCGTGAGATCGTACTCAGCCAGGTAAGCCATAGCCTCCAACAGGCCCTCTGCAGTGGGGGGATGCAAGCTGTCCCAGCCCCTCGCTACAGACTCCCGGGCCACCTTCAACAAAGCGTCTCTGAACAGGAACGACAGCGGCACCTTGCGCACAGCGGCGCGCACCACCCCTTGAGGGAACTTGTTCTTGATCCAGAGCAGATCCCGAGACGAGGACACCAGGAATGGTCCGTCCAGTTCCGGGGCGATAGGCACCTCAATCATAAGGGGCGTGCGGGCTTCTGCGTGGCTGGGAATGATCTGTGTGAGAGCGCTCATGCAAACATCCTCTGAAGAACACCGCGCAACCCCTTGCGGGGAACCGGCACCAGGGCTCGTTCCCGAGCGTCCAGGTCCGCAGACCGTTTGTCTACAGTCAGTTCCTTTTCAAGGAGGCGGGCCTTCTTGGCAGCCCAGTCCGAAAGGAAGTGCTCCAGTTTCTTCTCGCTTTCCAGGAGCTCCTGGACCCGAGCCTCGGGGGAGTCCGCTTCCCCGCCCAGCAGCTGCGTGAGATCTGCTATGTATTTGTCGGCCGCGTCCAGGAGGCCGAGTTTCGACACCAGAGTGTCGTGAAGGTCCTCTGAGAGACACTCCAAAAGGTCTGCGGCAGTGTCCGCCAGAGCCGCACGAGTCTGCCAGTCCAGCATTGCCTCTTGGAAGACGGCTACTTCTCCCGGGGAGTCAATCCAGACTTCGATCCCGAAGAAGGTGGGGCAGGGAAGCGCTCCAGGAAACATCGCCCCGGCCTGGGGGTCGTCGGGGTCCTGGAGCGCCCACATGAGGGCAGCCACGTCGGGGAACCGCACGGAGACCTCGTGGGTGGGGCGTTCCCGGAAGAACGTCTGCAGGCTCTCCTTGATCTCCTCTCGTGTGTGAGACTGCTGGAACATTCCGCAGGAGTCCGCTCGATCTTCAACGAGGGCGTCGCACGTCTGGTTGTCCTTGACGCAGATCCGCATGTGCCCAGTGGGGGTCTTCACCCTCCGACTGTTTACACAGTTCTCGCCGGACACTCGAAGAAGTCGTATGAGCTCTCGCTTCAGGTGCCTGAAGCGAACCTGCTTGAGCTTCTGCGCGACTTGCCCGGCAGTCTTCATCTTGAACGCACCCTGGTGAAGGAAGCAACACCACCCTGGTTCCGAATGCGGTAAGCCGAGTCGGCCGCGTCTACAATCACCGGATTGTGGCTGACAGCCAGAACGTCAATCCCCAGACGGTCGGCCAGGATAGAGAGAAACTGACCCACGCGGGGAACGTAGTGCTCCGCGACGGCGGACAAGCTCTCATCAAGAAGCAGCAGAGGGCGCAGACCCCTTCGCGTGAGCACCACGATGCGCAAGAGGACCGACTGGATGGTGCTGACTGATCCCCCGTAGGCATCGGTGCTGGAGCCCTCAGTGATTGAGCCGTCCGGGTGCTTTTGAACTGTCAGCAGGTCGACCGAGACCTTGCCCCGCTGGATGTCTACTTGTGAGCGTACACTGAGGTCCAGGTCATCGAACACAGCCTGGAGCCCCTCAGTGAGAAGCTCCTCGGCGGTCTTGGCATTGTCGATGACCTCCCGGTCCACCAGGAACCGGAACAGGTCAGCCACACGTGCAAGAACCTCCTCCTCAGCCGTGAGGCGTAGGATTCGGATCTCTTCCTCGCGCAGCCGCTTCACAGCGGAGTCCCGAAGAGCCTCAGCCCGAGAAAGGTCCTGGGTAAGGTCATCCAGCTGCTGGAGTGTGTCTCTCAGGTCCGCCACACGATCACCGCGAAGTAGCTGGTGCCGTTACCGTCCCCACCCTCTTCGCTCTTGAAGGAGACGAACCCGCCCCGGTTGCGCTTGGTGACGCCGAGGGGGATCACGTCCAGGTTGAACGCGGTGGAGAGACCCTTGATGTACTGGTAGTCCACGGTGAAGGGCGTGTCGAACTTGTCGGCTCCCTCCACGCTGGACCCGGAGAGGGGGTAGTGGTTCTCTCCGCCCGCGTCGCAGGGCATGCTGACCTTGAGCACCGACTCGGTCGGGTCGTACGAGAACGTGACCGAGCCGTGACCCTTGGGTGCTCCCGCCTCCAACACCGCCACAGCGGCCTGGAACTCTTGAACGTTGAGGTTGACAGAAACCTCGGGGGGCGCGTCGCGGTCCACGTTGAGAGTCGGGAAGGTAGAGAGCGGCCGAGTCACACCCAGGAAGGAACCGTCTGGGCGCACGAACAGAGCGCTGGCACCGCCGCCGTCCGCAGCCGGACGCTCGACCTCCTTGATCTCCACCGGGAAGTCCGTGGCCCGCTTGTCGGAGAGGAAGCGAACGATCGACGGCACGTCCTTGCCCGGAATCCGGATGCCCAGGGTGGGCAGGGCCTCGATCTTGAACGAGGAGAGGGCACGACGGTCGGTAGCCCAGAGGACCCCTTCGACTGCCTCGACCTGACACAACTCCGGCTTGGAGGTGTCGTCGGCGGAGACGAACCACCGGCTGACGCTCAGGGCGCGGGCCAGGGAGAGGGGGTCAATGGAGCCCGCCACAGTGGAGTGCTTGAGAAGCTCGTCCATGTACGGGTACTTCGCCGGATCCAGAGACCGGAAGCGGACCTTGCTGCGAGTGCTGCTGGCAGTCACCTCGCCGTCCTTGCCCGTGGAGAACTTGAGGACACCGTCAGCGACGCCAGCCACCCACTTGTCCAGACGCCAGCCCTCAAGGGTGAAGGCTTCGCCATCGTCGCCCTCGTAGTTGCAGATCACAGGGGCGGAAGCGAACAGACGCAGATCGAAGGTCAGCACCTCCACGCCCCCGTCTCGAATCCGAAAGAGGTAGTGGGAGGAGAGGTCCGACGCGGAACCCAGAGCCAGGCCTGCAACGGCCAGGGCATTGTCCAGGTCGGACTTGGCAACTTCGATCTTCATGACGGGTCCTTGATGTAGGGTGCGAGGGCCGATGCGGCCGACTGTACTTCGGTCTCGAGCAACTCCACGGCTGTTGCGTAGGCGTCCTCGAGCTGGGAGATGGTGCTGTCGAGGGTGTCCGGGTCCAGCTTGGCTGCGCGGACTTCGGCCTCTACGGTTTCGAGGGTGCTCTCTGCCGCTTCCTTCTTCCCCTGGACGCGCTGGGCCTCAGCCGCGAGGGAATCACGTAGTGTAATGGCCGCCCTCAGACGATCGTCCAGATTCAGATCCTGTTCCAACTATCACCTCCAGGGGGCGGAGTACCTGTCAGGCACCGCACGACTCCCCTCTTACATGCCGAAATCTGAAAACCCGCCGTCGCCCGCAATCCCCTCTACCTGAGAAGGAGTACGGTTGGCGGAGTTCTTGTTGCGCTGCGCCTGACGCTCAGGGCAGACGGATTCGTAGTTGCAAAAGTCGCAATGGCTGGGAACAGGGTTCGCCTCGAACTGCTCCTTGCGCATGCCGTTGCGAGCCTCCACGGCCCGAGCAGCCAGGCCCTGCAAGTCTTCCTTAGTGAACGGGATCCACTCGACCCCGGTTTCCTTCACCACTGTGCCGTCTTCCTCTGTGGTCTCGCTCCCGTGGGGGAATCTGTACCACACGAACCCAAGCCGGTCCGGCATCTTCTTATACGAGAGGAAGAAGCACAAGGCGTACCACCGAAGCTGGTCTGCGTCGGTGTGCTTCATCTTGTGTCGGGTGTTCTTCCCGTCGATAATCGTGAGACCTGTGTCGTCCCTGCGGATGATAACATCGGCGATGCCCCCCACAGCGGTCCACTTGTCAATCCAGCCCAGAAGGGGCACTTCCGCTCGGGCGTAGGGGCCCAGCAGTTTGTGAGCCTTCATGGTCTGAATGTAGCCCCGAACGGCATCGCGGCATTCGGTAATCATCTCGCTGCGAGACTTTCGAGCCTCATCGTAGTCGATGAACCTACGGGGCTTGCCCTCTTGGCGGACCCACTCTCGCTCTGCCAGGGCTTCCATTCGGGCAGTGAGGTTCTGCGGGTCCACGTACAACTCGTCGTTGTACAGCTTCTCCACAGCGAACTGCACGGCGACTCCGGCTACCGCGTGGTGCTCGGAGCCGCGCTTCGGCTTGGCCTTCCTCTTCCCAGGTCCTTGCCCCAGGTCGATGTTCCCCCAACCGTGGTTCCACAGGAACTCCTGGCCACAGGCTTCATACCGAGACAAGTGTGTCCAGTAGATGGGAGAGTCTTCGTTCACTTCAGGGCTCCTGCGGCAAAACTCTACCCCGAAGCCTGTTCGAGGTAGGACAAAGCCCGTTCTCTCACCTCGTCGGGCACGTTCTCCACTTCCCCCAGAGCCTCGGCCATTGTCTGACCTCCGGTAGCCGGAACCAAGGACGCCCGAATGCTCTCTACGAAAGTGTCCATCTGGACTTGACGCTTGATCTGGCGGGCTCGACCCTCCACGTCGAAGACCTCCTCTGCCGGGGCTACCTTCAGCCGGACGATGTCCGTAGTCACCACCGGGCCGGGAACGACCTTGAGCACCACGCACGCAGGCTGGCGTTGAACCTCATCCTGCGAAAGAGAACCCCGAGTCAGGGAGCCGACGTTGACGAAAGTCTTGTCCCCGAGCTGGGTGATGCCCTGGTCCATATGCCAGTGCCCGAAGAAGAACACGTCGGGGTCCGTGTCCAGAAGGTCGGAGTACCGCACGATGTCCTCACCCTCGAACATCGTCCCGCCCTTCTCCGAAGCCAGGACGTGAGCAATGCAGATGAGGATGTCCTCGTCGCCCTTCTTGATCGAGTGGAACCGCTCCGTGTCGTACTTGTTGCCGTGGTAGGGGATGCCTACCACCCGGACCTTGAGCTGGGTCCCGCCCTTGTCCCTCTCCCAGGTCGTATTGGGAGACGTGAAGACCGCCTCATGCTCGTCGTAGAGGCGCTTGAACACCCCCGCTGAGAACAAGGTGCCGAGAGGCTGCTGCCCCAGAAAGGCGTAGTCGCCGTACACAGAGTCGTGGTTCCCCGGCGTGCAGTACACCGGGCAAGGATAGGTGGAGTGGTGCTCCGCGACCCGGTTGACCAAGCGGTGGGTGTTCCGACTCGGAGACTTCAGGTGGAAGAAGTCCCCGCCGTCGAGGATAGCGTCGGCGTTCCTCTCAAGAGCGATGTCTCGGACCTGCCCCAGCTTCCCCAGAACAGTCTCTGTCCAGTCGTCCGTGCGCGAGGACGGAGCCTTGTCCGACATGTGCACGTCGGTACGCCATACGAGAGTGATCACTTGGGCTCCTCCGTGTCCCCAGAGAAGGTACTTGCCACCAGGGACTGAAAAGCCTCCGCTACAGCGGCAGGGTCGGCGGCGAGCGCCTCCATCTGGTCGTACCCCTCCTTGAGCTGAGGGAGGTAGGCCCACTTCCCGCTCGCCGAAGTAGCCCTCCCAGAACGCTCCATGTTTCGAAAGGTGAGCTCGGGCAACACCTGAGCCCAGCCTGGGAGCGCGTCCTGGAAGTCCATAAGGATGAACCGGTCCCCTCGCGGGTAGTCCGGCGTCTGGTTGAGGATGATAGTGTCACCCACTACGGGGATGTCCAGACCCAGGGACTTGAGCAGTTCCTGCACCATTTCACGCTTGTCCAAGAGTCACCGCCTCATGTAGGGTTTCACATACCGTGTCGCAAGTGGGGCAGATCCCTCTGGCGCCGAGTAGTTCGCGAACCTCTTCGGCTGCGAGGTCCACCTTGCGGTTCGCTTCCGCCACGGAAAGACGCAGCGCTGTCACGTTGTCCTGGGCTCTGATAAGACGGTCCTGGAAGGACTGGACGCATTCAACCTCCCTCTTGAGGTCTGTGGCTTCCTTCGTGTCCGGCATCTGAGGAATCTGCGCGTTCTGTAGGCGCTCCAGCTCCTTCTTTGCGCTGGCCAAACGAGCGGCGAGCGCGGTGCAGATCCGAATCACTCCTTGCAGCTTCAGGGCGCGGGTCGGGTCTGGCTGCTGGAACTCGAACCCAGCGTAGTGCGAGACATCGGCTCGGGCTGTCCCCTGGCGTTCCTTCAAAGCTCTGACTGTATTCAGCTCCTGCCAGAATACAGTCGGGAGAGACACAGCCTTGTTCGAAGGGACTACCCCAGGGTCAAAGCCCTCAAGGGCGGCAAGGGTCCCGCGAGCTTCTTGCAAGCGGGAGCGTAGGGACTCGGCGAGGACCAACCGGGCCCCGGTATCAACCGCGATCTCCCGTTGTGTCTGAACCCCTCGTACTTGAGCCCCCACAGCGTCAAGCCCGTCGTAGTGTGCCGCCTCTGTTTCCAGGGCGAGTTTGTCCTTGAGACGAACCTTCAACTCGGAGGCTGCCGCCCTACGGTCCTTCTCGGAGAGACGCAGCGCAGAGGTGAGCTTCCCAACACGAGCTACGTCGGAAAGAGCCTCTGCCACAGCGGATCCGGGTCGGTCCACCAGGAACAGGGTGCCTCCGAACTGCTCCGCAATCTGGGGCCAGATCCGGTCTGAGGCTGCACTGACCTGACGGACGCCGAGGGCCTCAACTTCGGGGGGCACCCCGCGCCCCACCCCTTCCAGAGTGACGCCGTTCAGGGTGTAGCGGTTGATGGTGGCGCCCTTCTGGCCGGGCTTCTCCCACCCCTTCTCCCAGACCACGAGGGTGCCGTCGTCAAACTCCAGCTCCACCGTGAGGTAGGCTTCCCCGGTTCGAAGCAGGGGGCCTGCAGGGGCGTTGGTGAACAACCCTCGGATACCGCGCAGGAACGCAGTCTTGCCGGAGTTGTTGGGGCCCGTGATGACCACGAACCCCGCGATGATCACCTCGGCATCTTTGATTGACTGGAAGTTTTTTACGCGGACCCGAACGCCCATGGTTCACCTCAAGTGAGAGTACCGTGTGGGCTACAGGTCGCCGACGCCGGAGTCCTTGAGAACCGCCTCAAGGTCGGAGCCGACCTCGTCTTCCTCGCTCTCGTCCACGTAGTGATCCGCCGCGCCCATTCCGAGCAGGGGGCGCACCGTTGCGCAGAGAGCTTCGTAGACATCGGGGTGGTCTACCAGGTGCTGGCGGAACTTCTCCGTCCCCTGAGTACTCAGAGGCTTGCCGGGGGCACCCTCCCACTTCAACCAAGACGAAGACTTCTTGACGATTCCGTGGGCAATGGCAATCTCCAGGAAGGTGCGGATGTTGTCGACCCCCTCGCCCCAGCGGATGTAGAAGATCTCCTCGCGGCCCTGGGACCGGGACATCTTGCACTTGATCGCGGTCACCTTGATGATGCCACCGACGACCCGCTCGTCCGTCTTGTGTGTCAGCTCGTTGAACTCTCGGGCCTTCTCGTTCTGAACCCGTCGCAGTTCCAGGCGGACACTGGCGTAGAACTTCCAGGCGTTGCCTCCCTGGGGCTGGGTCTTCTTGCCCATGGTGGCCATGGTGGCTCGGATCTGGGAGATGCCGATGACCGCCGTTCCGGTCTTGGCAATGACGCGCTTCAGGTTCGGAAGCTCCTGCGACCAGACCGACTGCAGCTCGCCGATCTTGCCCTGCTCAGCCGTGTCCAGAGCGTCCCGTTCTGCGAGACGCCGGGGGATTGCCGCACCGACGGAGTCGAACACGATGAGGTCGACGCCAGCGGCGGCGTAGGTCATGGCGTACTTGATGCCGTCCTCAAGACTCTCAGGCTGGAGGAGCTCGAACTTGTCCGGGTCCGTGATGGGCACACCCAGGGCCGCAGCGTAGTCCGGAACGATGTCGTTCTCCCAGTCAATGTACAGGGCAGAGCCGCCCTGCGCGATGACGGCGACGCAGGCTTCCAGAGCCAGGGTGGTCTTACCCGCAGACTCGTGTCCCCAGATCTGTGTGACTCGGCCACGGGGAAAGCCGGGGCAGGGGGCAACCCCGAAGGAGTTGAGGCTGCCTCCGATGAGAAAGTCCACCACCTCCGAACCGGACGGGATGTGCGGGAGCGACTCTCGAAGCATCGAGTCGTCCAGGGCAACCCGGATGTCGGTGAATGTCTTGCCCTGCTTCTTGGTCAGGTATGCGCGGGCTGAAGCCAGGGCGTTCTGCGAACCACCCAGACCCTTGGATCCTTTCTCAGCTGCCATGTTGGTTCCCTCTACGGTTTCGGTTTCGACCAGGAGAAGAAGCGGTCGTCTTCACGGTGTATGACCCCCGTGGATACGGTCTTGCCCGCTTTCTTGCCCCTGATGTACGTGTGTATCTTGGTGAAGTATTTGCGCTCAGTCGCGGTGAGGTCCGTTTCGGAGATCTCACCCACGAGGAGTTTCCAGAAGCGTCCAGACAAGACAGCGCACAGGTAGGCGTCTGCCTCGTTGTGGTTCCAGCGCCCGCCGCCCGCATCCTCCCGGGCAGCCTCTACCATGTCGGGCTTCTCCATCGGCCACTTCGGGGGTCGATCGATTGTATCCCGGGCATGCGCTTTGATCTGTAGCGGGGACCAGAACACTACGTCGCATCGCTCAGCCTTCAAGGCCTCGCATACGAATAGGAACAGTCCGTACATTCCCTCGCTGGAGAAGTGGTCGAAGACCGGGAACTCCAGACCCACGCGGTCCGGTTGGGTCTGGCGGACTACGCCTCGGAGACCTTCCCGGTGGGAGATGTACCGGTCGATGAACTCCATTCTTGCCGGAGTACGGAGACGCCCCCGTGCGAGACACCGGGAAGGTGACCCGACGGGGGCGTCCGTATCGTGCAGGGCCCAACCGAACTCGGAAAGCGACGGATCGAGGCCCAAAACGCGCACGGTGATGCCCTCCTCAGGGAGGGTCAGATCAGAGCACGTCGTCGAGCAGGGCGTCCACGTCCTTGGCAGAGTGGGAGCCCGTGGGGGTTCCCGGGGTCTCGCCCAGCTTCTCCATGATCTCGTCGATCGTGAGGTTGCGGGCCAGCTCATCGTAGATGCCTGCAGCCACCGCCTTCGCGTCGCCGAGAATCTTGGCCACGACCGCCTTGTACTCCGTCTTCTCCGAGGCCATCAGCTTCTGGAGCAGGTTCTCGCCTTCGGGGGTGAAGCTCAGCTTCTGGAACTCCGCGCCGTTCTCGGGGCAGGCCAGGGACAGGTCGTGCTTGATCAGGCTGAACCGCTTGTGCTTCGCCTTGATGTCCTTGTACTTGTCCGGGCTGAAGATCCAGGGCATGACGGCCCAGCCCTTGCCGGACTTGAACTTCTCGACCTGGAGTTCGCCTTCGTCGTTGGTCGGCCACAGGCAGATCACCGTAGCGACAGCCTGGCGGGGCTTGCCGAACTTCGCATAGGCGGGTCCGCCGTACAGGATGTAGCCCACACCCTTCTTGTAGATGCGCTCACAGCCGGTGAACCGGACCTGGGCGTCGGGGTGGAGGGTGCCGTCCTCCAGGAAGGCTCCGTCGTCATCCCAGCCGACGATCTTGTCGTCCTCGACCTTGGGGAGGGAGAACCAGACGAACGTCGCCCGGTAGGTGGTGCTGTCCTTGGCCTGGAAACGTCCAGACCGCTTGCCGACTTCATCATCCCCTGTTCCCAGGGTGAAGTCCATGAATCCTTCAGTGCTCATCTCTGCTCCGTACAACGCGGGTTGAAACTGGGCCACGGTAGGGCTGTGTTTGCGTTGTTCTGGGGTGTAATACCGCGCCGTAGATCGGCAGACCCCCTTAGATGTTGAACTCCCCCAAAATAGCGTCGATATCCAGCTCCTGGCGCTTCGGAAGCTGGTCCGCCTCATCCTCTTCCAGGGCTTCGAGGAAAGCGTCGGCCTGCGAATCGTCCCCTGCCGACCCCACGGGGAGGAGATCCCGGAGCGGAGTGGGCTCCGCTTCCTCTTCAGGCAAGGTGCCCGCCCCGCCGTGGCCGTTCTTGCAGACGGTTCCGCTGGGGATCCGGTACTGCGGCTCTCGGCATACTTCGCAAAGACCGGTCCGGGGGTGGTCCTCGATTACCAGGGGCTCCGGGAAAACCCCGACAGCCTCGTTCTCCGCAGGAGGGGCTGGATCCTTTTCCGGGGGAGCTTCGGGAGAGTTCAGGATGTCGTCGATCTCAGAGGTGTTCCCATGAAACATCTCTGTGAGGTCTCTCAGAGTCTTCTTGTTCGGGTCCGGGGCGGCGTCCAGGTCCGGAGCCTTCGAGCCAGGAGGAGGCTTTGTGCCCCACCGACTACCCATGCCGATTTCGTCGTGGCAGAGCTTGATCTGGTCGCGAATGCGGGCCTGCACATCCTTGAGGTCCGCTCGCTTTGCCTTCACCACGTTCATGAGGGAACTGAGGTCGTCCAGAACCGACTGGAACTGGTCGGGGTCTTCCACCAGACCCCGCAGCTTGACACGGGCGATCGCCTTCTGAGTGTCCAGGTTCCGAGCAGCGCGGACCTCGGGGTCGCTGGCCAGCTTGTTGTCGATCTCGAGGTTCATCAGAGTTTCAGCCGTGCGGTGCGCGGCCTTGTACTTCTGAATCCACTGGGCGACCTTGAGGTATAGACCCTCCGTCTCGGTGAGCATTCGGCGGGCCTGAGCCACCTTGTTGTTCAGGCGACGCGGTCCGTAGTCCAGGGGGTTCTCGTCAAGCTCCACCTCCATAAGGGACAGGGCCGCAAAGAGGCCGTTGACAACCTCCTGATCGATCTGGGGAAGGGCGGACACAGACTCTCCTACAGGATGGGCCAGAGGCGCTTGAACAGTTCCCGGAGCTGGACGATATCAAGGCGCAAGTGCTCCTTGGCGCCCTCGGTGTCGCCCTCGGCGAAAGCGGCAGCCACGTCCTTGCCCATCACCCCTGTCTGGAGTTCGATGCCCAGGACCTGGCAGATGACCTCGAGCTTCGCCAGCCCTCGCAGACCGTCCTTCCAGCCGCTGCGGTCGTTGGAGGTACGGGGCCAGAGCTTCATGGTGTCCAGGTAGCGATGATTCCAGGGCTTCGCCGTAGCGCGGCCCAGCTGCCGGGCGAGACCGGTGAACCCGTGCTTGAGAGCGCGAACCTGCATGAAGGGGATGTCGAAGCCGATGATGTTGTGGCCGATCCACCAGGGGTTGTCCAGCCGGGACATGTCCTCCTGGAAGGTCTCCAGGACCTGACGCTCCCCCTCCAGGGTTCCGTCCCCGACCAGGAGTACCGGCTCAGCCTTGCCGATGGCATAGCCTACCATCCAGACCCGACCCAGAGCCGGGTTCATCGTGGTGAACTGGTAGATCTTCTCCAGGCGGGCTTCGTGGTCCTCCTCACTTTCCTCTGGGAGTACCTCAACGCGGGAGCGCAGCTTGAGCCAGAGTGGGTCGTCCCGATCTACGGGCAGGGACTCCACGTCGAAAAAGACCAGGGGTTCGCCCTTCTGGGGCACATCGTTTGCCATGAGACCTCCGCTGAGGCTTACCCTCCTTGAAGGGAAGTCCCCCCTCCGAGCAACCTCACCAGACGAGCAGCGAGCAACGTGTTTCTACTATCGGCCTGGTTGTTGGCTACCGCACGAGCCAGCGCAGAAGCAGAGCCTACCAGGAACACCTTCACCTTTGCACGGGTGATGGCGGTGTAGTAGAGGTTCCTCTGGAGCTGCCTGCCGAACTGATTCAACACTGGAACCACGATGGCGTCGTACTCTTGCCCCTGCGACTTGTGCACCGTCTGCGCATAGGCCAGGCGCAAGGAGCGAAAGGCATCCTTGAAGGGATAGCGAACCAGCCGTGCCGGAACGTCGGCCCCCTCGAAGATCTTGATCTCGATCTCCTTGGCCCGGCGATCGATGCGCGCAACCTTACCTACGTCCCCGTTGTAGACACCGAGGTTGTAGTCGTTCTTGACGACCATGATCCGGTCATCTTCGCGGACCACCGACCCCCCGAGCTTCATCTCTGCCACGCCCGGCACTGCCGGGTTCAAGACCAGCCGAAGTCTCTGGTTGAGATTAGTGACCCCGGCGTCCCCGGCATGTCGGGGCGAGAGCACCTGGAAGTTCACCCGACGCTCATACAACCGCTGGGCGATCTGGACAACGAGGTCGGCAGCGTCTCGCTCCGAAGACGCTGGGATGAGGAGGAAGTCCTTCTGGTCGCTCTTGGGGACCTCACCTCGGTGCATGGCATGCGCTGCCAGTACAATGCCCGAGGTTCCCTCCTGGCGAAAGATCTGAGTAAGATGCGAGTGGGGAAACACATTCGCTCTAACCAGGTCGTGCAACACATCACCGCAACCCACAGAGGGTAGCTGGTAAGGGTCCCCCACGAACACAATGCGACACTGCACTGAGGTGGCCGACAGAATCCGGAAGAGCATGTGGAGGTCCAGCATGGAGGATTCGTCCACGACAATGACGCGAGCCGGATGCGGGTTGTCTGGGCCGTAGCCCCACTCTTCTCCCTCGTTGGTCCCCGACCCCTTCTTCTTGCTCTCTCCGACCACTCCCACGTAGGTGGCTTCACGTTCCTTCTCGTCCTGCTTGAAGCCCTTGGCTCCGAAGGCGCGGTGGATGGTAGACGCAGGAGCCCCTGTGACAGCTGTCATGCGCTTGGCGGCAATACCAGTGGGGGCAGCCAGCAGGAAGGGGACCCCGGTATCTCTGAGGATAGACACCAGGGCGCGCAAGGTTGTGGTCTTGCCCGTTCCCGGGAGCCCTGTCAGTAGCGACACCTGTGCTGTAAGTGCGTGCACTGCTGCTCGGCGCTGATCCTCGGCGAGGGTCATCTTGTGACCCAGGGCCCAGTTCTCCAGGGCTTTCTCCGCAAGAGTTGTGAGGTCCGCACCGGCTTCCTTGGCGTCTCGCACCCGGTCCCCTACGCCGCAGTAGGCGTCACTGAGGTAGGCTTCTTCCAGGGGCTCCTGCATTCGAACAGCGAGAAGCTCGGCGCACTGCTGTTCGATCTTGTGATACCACACTCCGTACAGAGCCACCGTGCCGGGTTCTGTGTCCCTATCAGCGACCAGGAGCTTACTCTTGACCAGTCGTCCGATCGCAGCTGCGATATCGGTAGGCTCAGCTCCGTTGGGGATCATCCGCCGAACACGGTCAACCAGCTGCCCCGTCGAGGAGTAGACGTGCCCCTCTCCCACTACCTCTTGAACGGCAGACAGAACGGCACCCTGAGTACGCCCCTGGCTTTCCAGCGGGACGCCCAACCTGCGAGCAACCTCATCGGCCTCCTTGAAGGAAATCCCAGCAACCCGGACCAGGACCCAGGGGTCGGTGGTGATGACATCTGCCAGGTCCGACCCGAGGGTCGACCAAACCTTGTTCACAACTGACGGGGGGATCCCTGCGTCAGCCATGAACGACGCTCCGTCCAGGTACGTGCGCAAGCTGCGCCACTTCGTGAGCACGTACATCTGACTGACATCGTCCAGGTTGGCAACCGTCGACAGGTCTCCCTGGTCCAGTAGCTCGCAAAGGGTCAGGCCTCGCTCCACGCAAGAGATCTTGAGGCCCATGCGAATCAAGGGCCCAACCCCCTGGGCTGTCAAGGCTGAGAGAACATTCTCGTCCGACCATTTCTGGATAGCTACGGGTGACCGGGTGACCGTGAGCTGCCTCCCGTACTGTGAGTCTGTCCACTTTGCTTCGAAGGACACCCAGGTTCCGATTCGGACATCCTGGGCGGGGAAGTGCCCCTTGGCGGTGACCTGGGTGGGGGTGTCGTCCAGCATGATGCGTACGATGCGAAAGTCATCCGCCTCGTAGATCACGTTTGTCACTGTTCCGCTGTAGAGATCGGCTTTCACTGAGAGTCCTTCAAGATGCCTTGCAGACGAAGAAACCGAGCGATTAGCCGGGTCCGAGCATCCTGGCGTCGGCGTCGGAATGCGGTAACGGGTGCAGAGTGTTGCTTCGGGATTTGATCCCAGGGAAGCTCCTCCATCGAGAGATCCTCTGCCACCATCGGGCGACCCAGCTGGCCTGCCCTCCATGTTAGCATCTCATACATGAACTCAAACCTCATGGTTCCTCACCCACTGCCGCCTTCAGCCCGCTAAGAAGCTGGACGAGGTCCTGGGCTTCTTGCACCAGAGTGTCCGCAGATGCGTCAGGCTCAACCGAGCCTTCGGCAAACACTGCCAGCTGGCCCTGGTGTCCCGGCATTGTATCCAGAAGGGGCAGTGCGTGCCCTCCCACCACCCAAGTACCCGTTCCGTCTCGACTTAGGACCCCCTGAACATGAGCTGAATATAGCCACGTGGGGTCTTCCCGGTGCCCCAGGGGACACTGGCCCCTCCACAAGCAGGACCCGAAGCCTGGAGCTTGAAGTTGGGGAGGCTTCGGAGGAAGGTGGTGGACTGCCAGGTCTACCGCTCGGCCGAGGACTCCTTCCAGGAGGTCATCTACTGAAGCAGGGTCTTGCCCTTCCTGCTCCACGTAGAGTCTGGACTGGGCTGAGTAGAAGGGGCCCGTCAGGGCGATGATAACAGGCGATGACACAACGCCAGATTACCCGTTGTCTACTGCGAGGCCCCCCGAGCCGACAGGTACTTCCTCACGACCCGAGAAGACAAGCAACCCCCCAGGGAAGCCATTCGCGGTGCCGTGGCCTCCTCAATCAGCTCTCGCAGATCTCGGTTCCGTAGCAGCCGGGCTGCTACATCCGAATCCCCGAGGGCTTCCTGCATAGCCGGAAGGACGTTCTTGTTGAAGATCTTCCTTACCGTGACCTCAGAACTGGAGGTGTACTCGGTGCCGGTGATCTCCGCTACCGAGCGGGCCAGGGATCGGGACTGGATACCGACCCCCCGTGCGGAGAGCACCAGGAAGTCGGGATTGTTCAGGATGGAAGCCCACACAGCCAGCTGCTTCGGGGTGCGCAACTTACGGGTCACGGCTCGATCCAGGGTCTTGAGGACCTCAGGATTCTCAAGCAGGGACACCATCACTTCAGAACTCTGCAAAGCGTCGGTCTGCAAGGCGGGGTTGCGCATGACGGAACGCAGAGCGGCCTGGCTGTCCTCGTCTTCGCCCCCGTCTGAAAGAGACTGAGCATAGGTCTCCTCCTTCCGTGTCTTCCGTACGATGTCCAGAGAGCGGTTGAAAGCTTCCTTGCCAGCAATGCTGACAATGCCGCCCAGAGAGACCCTGCTGGGGGCGCGGGCGCCCAGCCAGTAGAACACGCCCTTGCCGACGCCGTACTTCATCCACTTCAAAGTAAGCGGGCTGATACCTGCGGCGATCGACTGCGCGATGCCTTCAGCGCTGTGGCCCCGAATAGCCTGAAGACCCCCCATCGCCTTCTGCGCTCCCCACACCAGCGCCTGGAACATTCCGGTGTCCCTGTAACCTACCATCTGGTAGATGTCCTTCTCCGACATGCCGTGTGCCTCAAGGACCTCCACAATAGGGTTGCCCGGAGTGCCTGAATCCAGAGCCTCACGCGCCGCGTCAAACTGCGGGCGAGGACGCTTGTAGATGGACCCCGGCGTTTGACCCAGCAGGCCCTCGATGTAGGATGCCCTCGCCAGCAGATCCTCGTTGAGACCCGCTGCCTTGATCAGGGCGGCCAGGGTGGACGCGGCGATTCCCCTGGGGGGCCCTGAGGAGGCCACGCGGCACAGGTTTGTGTAGAGCATCTTCATGTTTGATCTCGCAGCGGAGGACAGGCGCTTTCGGACCGAGAAGCTTCATAGTCTCTCTAAAGCTTCCCCTCCACCGCAACGGACGTAACTAAAGGGAAGGAACCCCTTCCCGGCACACAGGAACCGGGTTATACTTATCAGGCCACGACCTGACCCCGCTGCAAAGCATCGTCCTCGTCACGGCTCGACCATCCCATCTCCCAAGCTCTTCTGAGCAAGCGGTGCCCCCAAATGAAGCTTCAGCTTACGCCTGATGTCGTGAAGTCCCTGGCAGCCGAGTGCGGCCCATCCACCCCGGACTTGACCCAGGACGTCAACTCCTCGATCCAGGCTATGGTCTTGATCGGCCACAACCCCCTGACCCGTCGGGATCTCGCCGCCGTTCTGATCGAACGTGGTGTGCCTTCCGAGGTTACCTTGCGCGACCCCACCTGGGGCGTGATTACGAACGCCCTGGCTGCGGCTGCGACCAAGGTGTCCGGAGTCCGAGGCTACTGGACGCCCCACGACCAGGCGGTGCTCCCGCCCCCCCAGAAGGTCGTCAAGAAGAAGGTCTCCAAGAAGATCGCGGTGAGCGATGAACCCACCCTGACCACGCTCTTCTTCGCCGAGCAGCTCGAAAAGGGTCTGGACCGCCGGATGGCAGCCATCCTGAAGCGCGGTTTCCACCTGGAGGAGTACAACGACCTCCTCTCCCTCTGTGGTGAGTGGCTCGCCATCTGGGGGGCTCGGGGGACGTGCGACAAGTACATCCTCAAGGGAGAGCCTCCCACCGCAGCTATCCTGGCCCACTGGGTCAAGCAGAAGCTCGTGCACCAGCTGACCCGGGACGCCCAGGACGGGTTGATGCGGACGCAGAAGGGAGTGCGCACTACGTTCGAACGTGAGAAGCGCCGGGACGGCGGAGGCAAGGATTTCATCCACCCCGAAGCTCGGCGCTCGGGCAACTCCGTCAAGACCGTGCGTACTTCTTCCCAGAGCGACCCCTTGGAGCCCGTCGAACTTGAGTTCGTTGAGCCCAGCCCGAACGCTCTGGAGATGCTCTCCGACCAGGCCGCCAGCCTGGAAGCCGCAAGGATGGCTCTGGTTCGCGACATCGTACGAGTGGAGCGAGGCCGCGCCGCCGACCGCTACGCCCGAATCTTCGACCGCCTCATGTCCGGATGCCCCAAGGAAGAAGCGGCAGTGCTGGAAGGCGTGAGTGAACTCCGAGTCTCTCACCTCTACCAGCGAGTCCGAGACGACATGAAGCGGGCTCCGCTTCTGATGCAGGTCTCCCTCCAGGTGCTTCGCCTCATCTCCGAGGAACCCTACTCCACGCTGGACGAGCTGGACGAGCAGGTAGAGGAACTGGTCCCCGAGGTAGCTACGTCTGAGGACGACACCACCTCTGAGGTGAGAAAGAAGCAGCAGGCTGAGCTTCACAAGGCGCTGCGGCTTCTGGTGATGCGGGGCCTGGCTACCGAAGCAAAGGGGTGTTCCTACGCTCCCACGGAAGCGGGCGAGGAAGCTCTCGAGCAAGGAAGTCTGGCGTAGCGGCTCCGCCTTTGGGTAGCTCGGAATATTCCGGCGCGGTATTCTCCCTCTGGGTCTCTTCCTGCAAGGGAAGAGAAACTCGGGAAGCCTGGGAGGTGCCGAGACTGTTCAGGTCTCTGTTCTGGACTCAGGGGGAGCCGGGTCAGGGGAAACCCTGGTGGCAAGGAACTCCACTACCCAACCTCCCTCTCGTCTCACAAACGGTAGGGAGGAAAACGGGAACTTGCAATGGTTGCCCCCACTCACCAGCTTGCTGGGGACGGGGCCTCGGGGATCAGCTACTGGACTCGGCGAATCGAGCACCAGGGTCGGACCCCCTTCCTTCATCCGACTACTTCTACTGAACTAAGAGAAGTAGGGATTCGGAGAGAGGGTTGACAGAAAATACAACAACAGAGCAAGCGTCAGCGCAGTCGACACCGACTCCACCCCCGTCAACAACATAGTCGTCCCCGAGAGTAGTTCCTCCTCTGACATTGGCATACGGACTCCCCCTCGGCCCACCGGGCCTGAGAAGCTACCGCTGTCTACGCTATCTTCCCTTCATGTCTCTTAGGGAGGAATACGCTGTGGGCAGAATCGACTACCGAGGCGGGCAAGCCCCGCTTCGAACCGCGACCGAGTTGTCTACGGTCCTACCGATTCCGATCCTAATGGTGGTCGAGGGACATGCAATGCCCTCCTTCCCGAAGACGGACCGTTCGAACCCCTCCCCGGTTGTCACGGTTGTGCCTTCTATTCCAGACCCTCGATTCTCGAGTCTGGGGTTTCCTCTCGGGGTTCACTGGACACAATGGAACAGTGTAGCTGTACCTGTCATTGAACGACTCCAGACCTATCAGTGGAGAGGAACAATCGGGAGTCTCGGTCAGACCTTGTTGGTTCTCCAGGATGTGGTAGGACCAGCGGGTGTTGTAGCCTTTGCTGAAGGATTCACAGCAGGGTCCTCTGTAGTGTCAGAAGAGTCAGTGGGTCGCCTTTATGCTTGTGACCCTCCACAGGTGAGAGGAAAGCCTCAGAGTAAGACCTATGCCTACCTGGCGAACATCGCTCTGATAATCTACCAGACAGCGGTCGACGCGGGCTACTAAGCTGAGGGGCTCAGCCGAGGGGTATCCTGAAGAAGTCGGGAGGACCTTGTGGCTGAGAAAAAGAAACGCGGGCCGGTCATCTTTCCGAAGCCCCCTACGCCGCATCCCGATGTAGGGAAGACTGTCTGGGTCAACTGCAGAGCTCGAAGGGGTTGCGAAGGCAACCAAGTCGTAATCGTAAGACACGTGAAGCTACACGCAGGCGGCACAGCGATTCGCTACAAGTGTAACTCCTGCGGCGGAAGCTTCACGAACGTCTTCTGAGCGAGATGCATTGACCCCTCAACTCTTCCACGGACCTGGAGCTCGAGACCGAGCGGTCGACCTCTCTGAAGAAGTAGGTCGACCCGTCTGCGAGCCTATGGGCGACAAGGGCTTGAAGGTCGCCGATGCCAGAGCCATCGTAGAGATCGCTGTGAACCCGGGAGTAGGGTCCCGCCCTCCTTCTCTGGTGCTGGGGCCTATTGACCAGGCAACCCCTGAGGCAGCGGATGCCTTGTTGAAGACTCTGGAGGACCTCACCGAAGCTCCCTTGAGGATCTTCCTCTGGGCGGACTTCCTGGGGCAGGTCTCTCCTACCATCCGTTCTCGGTCGCGAGCTACCTGGTGCCCCCCAGGACCGCGCTACCAGGACCCACTCTGGGCCATGGAGCAAGAAGCTCTGGACCTATGTACAGCTGTGGTTAAGCAAGACCCAGTAAGGGTACTCGGGCTGGTTGCAGACGCAGGGAAGGACTGGCCCGACCTACTCGAAGCTCTCACCCACCAGCTCTGCAAAGAACTGGATGGTGTCAACGGGGTCGCAGTCGTGAACGCGTGGCTACGTCTTCGACCCGCTCTTGACGGCAAGGGGTCCGCACTCACCGCCTATGACGCCTTGTTGCCAGAGGAACTGTAGTGGCGCGATTGTCCTGGGCGAAGCCGCCCCCCGTGGTCGTGGTGGGAGGCACTGAAAACTACCTGCGTGACCGGGAAGTAAAGAACGCCGTCCGTGTCGCTGCGTCCTCTGGTATCTCTATCGAGTACGCCGACACTGCGGACGAGATCCACGATGCCTTGAACCTCGCTGAGACTTTCGGGCAGCCGTGCCTGATTATCACCGGGCCGAAAGCGGTAGACGGGCCGATGCTCAAGACCTACCAGGAGAACCCTCACAAGAGGACGTGTATTCTGGTAGTGGTGCCAGCTGCGCTGAACGAGAAGAAGCTTCCCTTCCTGGAGGAAGTTCACGGAGCCTTCACCTTAGAGCACACCAAGCCCACGACCAAGAAGGGTCTCCGGGAACTCGCGGTTCGCTTTGCCCAGGCTGAGTCGGACCGTCTGCTCAACGAGAAGAAGACGCTCGATCTGAAGCTGGCGAAAGCTCTGGTGAACGCAACGGGCATCGATCTGGGGGTGGTCGCCTTCGAGATACTCAAGGTCACGACCCTCGCCCGTTCTTTGAAGTCTTCGACGGTTGAGGTCGCGCACCTTAGAGCAACCATCCGGCCCTCCGCCGACGTAGACATGGGTCCGCTCCGGGAAGCGCTGAAGCGACAAGATCTGGTAGGGGTTGCCACGGCCCTCGACAAGATGCGTCGCGCCGCGACCTCGGACCCCGTGATGCTTCTCCTTCGAGCGCCGGGTGGTCCCGCCGACCTCGCTACTACCTGGCTGCGAGCTGCCCTCCTAATCAGGAAGGGAGCAAGCGCGGGTGAAATCGCCGCCCGACTGTCTACTCCCGAGTGGGCGGTAGACAGAGATATCATGCCTGCTGCTCAGCGCTGGCAAGTTTCTACTCTAAGAACCCTGGTCGCAGACCTCGCCCGAGTGGACCGCGCCGTTTTGAAGGGTGCTCCCGCCCCCTGGGTTTCGTGCGAAAGTGCTATTCTACTTGGATGCTCCAAACTCGGATCACAGTAGCCGGTACATAGTGTTTCTCCCCCTACGTGCCCGCGTCTACTGAGTGCCTGGCACCCTCACCTTTCCGCATCCGAACGGAGCCCCAATGAGCCAGCCCCAGGCCGCGCCCGCATCGCAGAATATTCCGAACGAGCGCACTGGGGACGGATCAAGATTCCCGAATGCACTGTCGCGGTTCGTATTCACGCGGACGTACCCCCGGTGGCGGGAAGACGACAAGCGGCGCGAGACCTACGACGAAGCCGTCTCGCGCTACGTGGGGTTCCTCAATGAGGAGCGTGACCTCCCTGTTGAGGTCGTCGATGAGATCAAGCAGGCCATCCTGAAGATGGATGTTCTCCCGTCGATGAGGGCGTTCTGGTCAGCAGGCAAGGCAGCCCAGCGCGACAACACGATGTTCTACAACTGCGCGTTCATCCCTCTGGACTCGCTGATGAGCTTCGCCGAGCTCCTGTTCATCCTGATGCAGGGCACAGGGATCGGCTACTCCGTCGAGAGCAAGTTCGTCAACAACCTGCCCTCGGTCGCTCCCACAACGGACGCACCGCCCCTCAAGTACGTCATTCCGGACACGGGCATCGGCTGGAAGGATGCCGTGTACGACGGCCTCACGCATCTGTTCAAGGGGCAGCGGGTCGAGTTTGACTACTCCCTGCTGCGTCCTGCGGGAGCCAGACTGCTGACCAAGGGAGGCCGGGCGTCGGGGCCGGGCCCCTTGCGGAACCTCCTGAACTTCACCTCCGAGATCGTTCTCGGGGCAGCCGGGCGCAAGCTCACAACCGTCGAGTGCAACGACATCGCCTGCATGATCGGCGAGATTGTGATGGCGGGCGGTGTTCGCCGCGCAGCGCTCATCTCGTTCTCGGATCCCGAAGACATCCTCATGAGGGACGCCAAGAAGTTCCCGACCTGCCAGATGCGCGTTCCGGACACCGACGAGAAGACGGGTCAGGTCATCCTGGATCAGAACGGCCTGCCCCGCACTAACGTGTGCGGACACGGCTGGTCGAACGACCTCGGCGACGGCAAGCACCTTATGGAGGCACACGGGACCACCCCCGCTGAGTACCTGGAGATGCACCCCGGTGCGTACATGGGCTTCGGCGCGCACCGGTTCATGGCCAACAACTCTGCGTTCTGGGACCAGAAGCCGGACCTGGATACGTTCAACACGGAGTGGAAGGCTCTGCGGGACTCGGGTTCGGGTGAGCGGGGGTTCTTTATGTTCCCCCCAGCCAAGCGTGCCGCCCGCCGCAGCGACTGTCGTCTGAATCCGTGCGGGGAGATCCTGCTTCGCTACGCAGTGAGCACGGACCCCTGGACCGGTGAAGGCGGTGGCGGTCAGTTCTGCAACCTCAGCGCTGCCGTAATGCGCGCCGACGACACTCGTAAGTCCTTCGCCGAGAAGGTGCGCCTGGCTGCCTGGATCGGCGCCATCCAGTCGACCTTCACGTACTTCCCCCAGCTGCGTCCTGCGTGGAAGACTCACTGCGACGAGGATCGTCTCCTTGGGGTAGACATCACGGGTCACTGCGACAACCCGCGTCTGTCAGGAGACCCAGAGGCTCTCCTCTACTTCAACCAGGTCGCCCGGGAGTCCGCTGCGGAGGCTGCAGCCTACCTGGACATCCCGATGCCCGCCGCCGTCACCTGCGGCAAGCCTTCTGGCAACTCCAGCCAGATGGTAGACTGCGCCAGTGGGTTCCACACCCGCTTCGCGCCGTACTACATCCGTCGCATCCGCATCTCCGGGACCGACCCGTTGTTTGCTCTGGCCCGCGACTCTGGCGTGCCCGTGTTCAAGGACAACAAGTACACGAACATGCCGGACGCCGAGTGCCCCACCTGGGTGGTTGAGTTCCCGGTCAAGTCTCCTGAGGGAGCTCTGACCCGTGCGAACGAGACCGCACTCCAGCAGCTGGATCGCTACCTCCAGATCATGCGCACCTGGTGCGGTGAGAGGGGGCACAATCAGAGCGCCACAGTGTACGTCAGGGACAACGAGTGGGGCGCTGTGGGCGAGTGGTTGTACGAGCACTTCGCGGAGGTGACAGGGCTGTCCTTCCTCCCCTACGACGGCGGGAACTACCAGCTGGCACCCTACGAGGAGATCACAGAGGATCAGTACCGCCAGATGGCTTCTACCTTCCCCGTGATCAACTACAAGCTCCTGGAGAAGTACGAGTCCGAGGACATGGGCTCAGGTTCCCAGGAACTCGCCTGCGTCGGCGGTGCCTGTGAGATCGACTTCTCCAAGGAGGACATGGTGCCCGTCCCGGAGAAGGAGACGGCTCCGCCCGCCAAGTGGGGCGACTACTAATCCGGTAGGTCTGCTACCCCTCGGTAGCTCTACCTGCTTCGGAGTTTCCTCATCATGCCCAAGTCTCTCACTGCTTCAGATCGCTCCAGCCTCATCAAGCTGGCCCACTCCATGGAGAAGGGCTCAGAGGAGAGGAAGGCGATCCTGGCTGGCCTGAAGAAGGTCGCGCAGGAAACGGCGTGGTGGGCACCCGGGAAGCGCCGGGGCTTCGGGGTCGTCTTCGGCAAGGACAGAGGTTCCTGGTGGGTTCAGGTAGGAGAGGCCGAACCCGGATACGGCATTACCGACCCCCAGGTGGACAAGTTTCGTCTCGAAGGGGAGAGGTGTTCGACCTCCTGGAGAAGCACGCCAAGATGGACGGGTATATGAGCATGGTGGCTGGCATGCTCCTCGAAGACGACGAATCGGAACTGGACGACGCCTTCGAGCGTATGCTCTTCTAACTCCTGCTGCAACGCATACAGCTCTGGCCAGGCTCTTCCCGCGCTACATCGGGAAGAGAGACATCCCTTGAACCTTGGTGCTTGGGTCAATGCCCAGGCTGGACCAGTTCATCTCGAGGCTGCGTCCTTCGACCTTGATGTACTTCTTGCGGATCATCCAGGACAGCCGCAGCGCCACGGTGGCCGGCAGTAGGATGTTCCACACCAGGCCCCCCGGCAATCCGGGAAACATGAGGGCCACGACAAAGCCGATCGCGGACTCCGGAAGGGAATGCAGTAGCTCCACGAAGCTGTAGCCTCCCAGGAACCCCCGGATGATCTGAGGGATGTCCCACGAGAGCTCGGCTACATTCCACCAGATGAACCCGAAGATCCCTCCGCTAATCAAAGAGCCTGCCGGCTTCAACACCCGGTGCTGCTTGATCAGGATATCCACCCACTCAGCCAGAGAACGCGCCTTGGTCCCGATCGCAGAGAGCGCTCGCTGAACACTGGGGGGGAGACTCGGGAAGAGTGAGTTCTTCATCCAGTCCCCCAGAGAAGGGAGTTTCACCCCGACGTCCATGTACAGAGCGAGGACTGGGATCTTCTTCTTGAGATAGGGACCCAGCTGAGCCAGGTACTTCTTCGCCTCGCCGAACATCCTCTTGATCTTGCCCGGGAGTTCCTGTACGACGCCCAGGTAGGAGGTCGCCCTGACGCCCAGCATCTTCTTGAACTGCTCCCACTTCTGAGGAGCGGTCTGGAAGGCGTCCCAGAGCTGCTTTAGCCTGCGGGACACCCCGGCTACCCTGCTATCTGGGCATCCGACCCTTACTCCTGGGGTCACGCTACCCATCGCCTCAGCGAACGCCTCGAGGACTTCAGCCGTGAGCTCTTGCCGAACCCTCGCCGCGTCCTTGTTGCGCCGCGCTGTTCGAGACAGGGGGCTACTGACAACCAGACGAGCCGCCTCCCGAACGAGAAACCTGTCTACAACACGGGCGGAGGACGGAGTCATTACGGGAGGCTCCCGATAGGCGTCCTACCCGAGCGCGGGTATAGTGAACTCGAGAATGGTACCTCCCTCGTAGTTGAGGGAGAGGCCGACACGGGCTACACCGTGTCACACCTTCCTCTCGGAAGCGACCCCCCGTTCTCAAGTCGCAATCGAGATAGATCCATACTGGAAGGTGTGACGTGGGAAAGACCATCAAGATGATCGTCGTTGTGAACGGCGAGGAAATGACCGTGGGGCGTTGCCACCCCGGACAGGCTCGGATTCTTCGGAAGCACGGGATGGCGGAGTGGTCCAAGGACAAGCTGGTCCTCGGGGGAGCGTCCTTCTCAATCCAGGACGGCGGTGTCTCTATAGAGGGGAGTTTCGAAGAGGTCTTCGGTTCCCTGGAAGAGGTCTCCGAGAAGCTGGTTCGAGATGGGTGGGAGCCCGAGACCTGGGCCCACCGGTTCGTCCCGGGCAAGATCCTTCTGGAGATCATGAAGGAGATCGACGAGGAAGGCCTGGTCTCTCTGGACAGTCAGACGTACCGTTTCGATGGGGAGACGGTTGATTGTGATTCCCTGGAAGAATGGGTCCTGGCTCTGCGGGACGCCCAGGAGAAGGGGCACGATCTGTACGGCTCAGATGATCCTCGGACGATGAAACTGGGTTTCACGGATGACACCACCAACACGTGGTACTCCCTGGCTATCCGCCACGTCAAGAAGGCAGGACCCGAGGTCTACGAAAAGCTGGGTCTGGAGAAGGGCTGTCTGGGAACCCAGGAGGGTCGTCTGAAACTTATCAATCCGAATGGTTCCGACTTTACGTTCAACGACTTGGACATCCGACCGGAGGACTGGCACCTCAACGCCGAGGCGGATCCGGAGCTCAGAAAACTATGGATGCAGGACGCCCGTGCAGATATCGAAGAGTTCGAGCGGGACGGCAACGTAGACCTGGTCCCGGTCCTGGGTCTTCTCCACCCGCACGAGATTCCTCGGCCCGGTCGCTGGCACGTGGACGCAGTACGGAGCCAATGCGGTCTGCTCCCGCAGGAGGAGTTCATCGCGAAGAACCAGGCAGTCCTTGAGGAACACCGGAAGCGGAGCCCATACTTCGAGGAGGGGCGCCAGACCGGGAAGACCACAGAGGTCGTTCTTCAAGCGGTGGCCGCCGCGCTCAACGGAGAGGTGGTGACCCTCAAAGGAGAGACTCGGGACCAGACCGAGGCTATGCTGACCCTGGCTCGCAAGCTGGCCTCAAAGTGTGACCGGAGCTGGGCGACGCGGTTCTCGCCCTACCGGGAGGGGCAGCCCGGTGAGTGGAAGGTCTTCCGAGAAGATCCTACCGGGTAATCTTCAGCATGCGCAAGATCTCCCTGGTCGTAGACATCCAGCCTACTGAAGAGGGAGGTCTCGCCACGACCCACCGCTTCGCTTCCTCTGCTGACGAAGAGGAAGCGAAGCAGTGGCCCAGCGGAGGGCTCGTTCAGATCTCGCACGCCTTGTTCGTGGAAGCGTTGAGACGGGAAGCCTACACCATGGCCATCACGACTATGTCAGCGGGGACCGCCCCGGAAGACCTGACCTCCAAGGCGATCGAAGAACGGACCCGACTGCACTTTAGCGAGATGCTGGACAAGTTCGCCGAGGATGCGTCCAAGGAAGCCCTGGGCAACATCCTCGCACGAAGTTGACTACTTCGCTTCGGTCGAGACCCCGAACATATCCGACACCAAGTCCACTTCGGGCTCGGGCGGCTTGCGGGGGTCAGGCGGAGCGGGCACGTCGTCCCACACCGAGTTCTTCAGGTGTACGTTCCGCAGCGCGAGAGCGGCTCCGAAGAGCTTTGACCCGCAGGCTCCAGCCCCTACCCCATCCTCGGCCTCGTCGCCACAGTAGAGGCAGCCTGTGGGCTTGCACTCGGTGACCTCGCGGAAGGGCTCGTCCAGAGTGTTGCGCGAATACATCGGAACCCGCTGACCGTGACACTGGTCGGAGGTGATGAAGTCCTTGCCCACGGAGACGCCCGTCTTGTTGATGATGTTCCCGTTGGCGTCACGCAGGTACTTGTACTCGTAGCAGACCGAGTAGGTGAGACCCAGCTCCGTGGCGGCCTTCATGTAGATGGGGTGAGCCTCCATCCGGTAGCCTTCATCGATGGTCCGCTGACCGCCGATGTTGCAGTTGAAGAGCTCGGAGAACTTCGCAGCTGCGTGGGGCTTGATCTCCCGGAACCGCTGCTCAATCCGCTCCTTCATCGCAGGAGCCCAGCTGAAGGACGCCTCGACGAACTTGACGATGACGTGGTCCGCTCCGGCTTCCTTGAGCATCTCGAAGGTCTTGACCACGTCGTCGTTGCTTGTCACGCCGGGGATGATCGGGTTCACCTGGATGGAGACGTAGATGCCTCGGTCCTTCAGCTCACGGATGTCCTCCATGTGCTCGGCGAGCGTCGCCGCGCCGGGGGACAGCCGCTTCCAGGTGCTCTCGTCGTGGTGGTTGATCGACTTCTGGGCGTAGCTGTGCGGGTTCAGCATCAGCGCATCCATGGCCCACTGCGGATACCGCTTGCGGCTGAGGATGAACACCGGGAGTCCCCGGTCCGTGAACGCCTTGATTCCGGTCTGCGTGTTGTGGTACACGTCTTCCAGAGGGAGGAACGGGTCGGTGAAGCTGGAGAAGTAGCCCGCCGCCGAGGTCTTGACCTTGTCGAGCATCCGCCCGACCTGGAGGCCGTAGTCCTTCGGAACCGACACGAGACCGGAGCCTCGGTAGCCCCGCACGCCGCTGTTGATATAGCAGAATGCGCATCCAACAGCACAGTATCCGCCGTAGGGCTCGGTCAGCATCGCGTCGGTGAAGCACGGGCGGTCGCGGACTCCGGCCTTCTCGATCTTCGCCTTGTACCAGCCCTGGAGGGGCTTCGCGTTCTCGATCTGGAGGTGGGGAATCGGATCGAGGAAGACCTTCCGCACCTTGCGGTTTGCCTCGGCGGCGTTGCGGGTCATGCCCACGGCCATCATACGATAACGGAGACCCGACTCCTCGTCGACCATGATCTCGGATCGAACGTCCTTCGGCTCGGGGCGCATGAAGTAGTTGTACTTCGCCCTCGTCTCTTCTGAGGTTTCGTTGTTGGCAAGCCAGGCGTCGAGTTCCATGAAGTTCTCCTAAGAACCGATGTTCCAGAACAGTACCCTTCCGGGCATTTGAGCGAGTCCTTCACGGTCCATCCACCGCCAGGCCTTCAAATCATAATACGGATTGCAGGGGAAGGGTGGACTTTTGAAGTCCCCCGTCTTCGCCTGGTCCTTGTACCCGTACTTCTCGTTGATGAAGTGAATCGGGAAAGGGAACCCCGCAGGATGGTACTTGAGCATGTACCGGCGAATCGCGTCCTGCGAACGCTCGTATCCCATGTGCAACCAGACCGTAGGGTTCAGCCCCTGCTGGTGCAGGCCCTTCATGACCCCGGTCGCGATGGTAGCAGAGGAGATACTGATGATGACGTGTTCGAAGTCCTCGAGCCCCGCTGTGCGCTCTACTTCGCGGGCACACTCTGTGACCGTCTCAGACAGCTTCAGAGCGTTGGGCATGAGGTAGCCCCCGAGCTTCTCCGTCTCACGCCGAGCAGTGTGGTAGAGGATGGCAGAGCGACCCGCCTTCAACGGGTGCAAGGTTGCACCGAAGGCCACGGCTCGCTGTTGCTGCTCTCGCAGGTCGTCCCCGTCCGCCTTGTACTTGGGGTAGAAGTTGATGCACTCCTTCCCCAGCAGGTGGCAGATGTAGGCCACGGCCCACCCCGCCTTTGAGTGGTAGGTGTCCAGGACCCCGATGAGCTTCTCAGGACGCGCTGCAATCCGAGCGTACACCCCTCGGATCTTGCTGAAGCACGGCCCAGGTTCGGGGCAGGACATGTCCTCCCTCTTGACCCAGACCTGGTCCCACCCCGCGACCTTCTCCAGGGGAGTGTTGTCCGCCAGCGGGGAAGGTCCCAGGTTCCGCAGGGGCGCGGCTTCTGAAAACAGGGAGAGGGTGTCAGACATCAGGGCTTTCTTCCTGCTTGAGCGAGCTCAGATCGAAGGTCCACGAGGACATGCTGTTCATTCCCATGCGCGTCTTGAACATGTCGGCCGTTGAGCCACAGAGGATTCGGCCGTCGCCCATGCTCTCGAGCCCGCGCACCCAGAGCACATCCGCCTTCACGTCAGGGAGGTGCTTGGCGACCACGATTACCCCGACGCCCCGGTAGGTCTCTCCCCCGAAGATTCCCAGGGGCCGATCACCGTGGAAATACCCCAGCACACTCGTGCCTGTGGACTCACCAGCGAAGTGGCGGCGCAACCACTCGAGGTAGTGACCCTTCATGACCATGAAGTGGCGGTCGCCTGCCCACTCCACCCACTCCTTGAAGACCTGGGAAGCCTCGGCCTCGGTCGGGGGGCGAATGGTGAGGCCTCGGATCCAGGCGGGGGCCAGCTTGGTGCAGAGCGGGCCACGCGTCTTCTTGCGCCGCATGGTGGACCAGTTCTCCACCCAGTACTCGGTGTGGGACTTCTTGGTGGGGATTCCTACGGGGGGAGTGCCGGCCCAGTTCAACACCTGGACCTTGAACCCAGCCTTCTTCTTCGCCTTGATCTGGTCCCAGGCCTCGGCAGGGTCCTGGAAGGTGAGCAGAGTGTAGGACAGAACAGTACGCCCGCGCAGGCGCCAGTAGCACCCTCCCTCAATGTGAGGCCGAGCGTCCTTCTGGCCGTGGGCGAAAGCCTCGCGGTTCGAGGGGAAGTCGAAGTAGGTGAGGTCTTCGGGGGCTCGGTCCAGCTTGAAGCTCGGAGGAGCAGGGTCTGAACCGTCTGTGAACATGCTTAGAGTGTCAGCCACTTCGGCTCCACGATGGATTTGTCGGCGAAGTCTCGCTTGAGAGACTTCCTTACGCCGAACCAGTCTCGCTTCTCTCCCCGGTATTCATCAGGTATTGCGCTGCGGGCTTCCCAGAAGAGCGGAGGCACGCCCCCCTTCTTGAAGTGCTCCATCTGGGAGTCTACGTCGTGGCCCACGTAGAACCTGCCCTTGCACAGCGAGTTGAAGTCGCACAGACTCGTCTCGACCTGGTCCATCCCCTTGAAGGGCACGCCCGCCTTGACGCACCTCTCGTAGAGATCCCGCTGGAGGTCGATGTCCTTGGCGCACTTCTCCCAGGGGTGTCCCGTGAGAATCACCATCCCGGGGATGGGTCCTGCAGTCGCTCCGCCCCCGCCCACTCCGAAGTCTGGGGCAGTCAGAGCTACATCGTGCGTGGCTGCAAGGAGGTCAGCCCACTTGTAGGCGGACCAGTTGCCGCCCCAGGGCAGAGAACGCATGGCATCCCTTGCGTTGTTCCAGCCGTCCTCCCCGGTGCCGTAGCTCTGGACCCAGCCCAGGAAGTCGCCCCCGTTCGTGGCGTCCAGGGCGGCTTGGATGTGCTTCTGGACGAGGTCGGGGCGGGCTCGGAAGCCGCGCCGCTCAATGCCGGTCGGCTCGCGTAGGTCTTCCGGTGGCGGGAGGCAGGGCTCTGGGTGTTTGTCCCACACTCGGTACGAGCTACCCAGGCTGTAGAAGGTCACGTACAGGAAGGTGCGCCAGAGCCTGTTGTTGGGGCTGATGCCCTCCATGTCGTAGATCTTTCGGAGCACTGGGTACGTGGGGTCGATGTCCCAGCTGTAGACCTGGAGCGTGCCGAACCTACAGAAGACATCGAACAAGAAGTCCTTGTCTTCGAAGTCGGGCTTCACGTCCCGGTCGATGTATTCGAAGAAATCCACGGGCGCATCTGTCACTGCCTCACCTGCTTTCTGAGTTGGTCCGAGAGGCGTAGGAATGCATCCATACAGCGACGGTGGTCTTGTTGTCTGTAGTGCGCGACGTGACCGCCTGCGGCACGAAAGGGCTCAAGCACGTAGGGGGAGTCATCGATGAGGAGGGCGCGGTCATGGGCGAAGTTCGCCTTGTCTACCCCTTGTCTAACACCGTTGAACCCTGAGAGCACGCCTTTTTCCAGAAGATCTGGGTAATGGGTCTGAAGCCAGCGCTGCTTCCCGGCCTCGATTCCGAGGCTCTTGTCGAACTCCGCCGAGGCCCCCAGGGATGTTAGGATTTCGACCCGATGACCCTCGGAGTGCAGAAGGACCATCGTCTGGTGCATCTCCGCGTGCTGGTTTGGGGGCAGGCCCGCGAAGGCTTCCTCTGCGCCCCCCGACTGTTCGATCCAGAGTTCGTACCTGCGCTGAGTGTCTGAGTCGTGGTCCCAGAGCGATTGCGGCGGGACCCCCCACGCCTTTGCCAGAGCGCCGTAGAGGTCTACCAGAACCCCGTCCATGTCGAAGTAGACTGTGATCATTCAGCATCCCCCAGGGTCTGGGCGTACTCGCGGATCCTTCCCGAGACCTCTTCTGGACTTAGGTGTTCTACGTCCAGCTCCAAGTATCCGGGAGCGTCGGGGTCCGGCTCCATGAAGAAGGGGACCTCGGCCTTGAACCGGGCGGCGAAGTTGCGCTGCTTTGAGCCTGCGATTTGCATGTGGCGGTCCGAGTTGACGGTCTCGTCCTCCCCGGAAGCAGCCTCCCGACCTCTGCGGCGAGCCAGAGAGACTTCGGGGGACACTGTGAGGTAGATACAGCTCACGTGTACCTGGGGGATGTCTTCGGAGCCTCCCAGGCTTCGGGGGAACCGTTCAAGGTCGGGACGCAAGATCTGTTCAAAGGTCTTGTGGTAGCGTCCCTCCGTCTTGTAGTGAGCGTCCGTTCGGACGAAGTCCAGGTCGCCTTGCATCTCCTCGAGAATGCGGCTCCACAGGTACATCTCGCCGTCGATGAATGTCACCCGGTAAGCGGGGTCCGGGAGGATGTTCCGCTTCCAGTACTCCAGACACAGGAGGTTCGCATGTCGGGCGACGCGGTCGCCGCCGTCGAGGCTCTTGTTCTCGTAGTGTCCGATGAAAGCGTAGGGAGGCGTCTGGGTCCAGCGGACCTCGGTGTCGTCGGTCTGGTAGCCGGACGGGAGCGCCAGGTTGCGCAGGGCTGTGGTCTTGCCCGCGCCGGGGGTTCCCACAACGAATATCACATGATGCATCACTGTACTCCTGGGTGTGTTACCCGGTAACGAGACCCAGGGCCCCTGACAACCTTTAGGTCTCCCAGGGCCAGGGGACTTCGACCCAGGGCTCCCAGGAGTCGTCATCCGGAACCTGTGTGACCAAGAACTTCTTCTCGAAGACGGGCGGGTCTCCTTCGTAGTGAATGTCTCGCATAGTCACCCAGGGCCCCATGCTGTCCTCGGCGTTGCCCAGAACCCCCGCCTTCATACGGGAGACCTCAACATGAGCGTGCTTGTTCCAGGGTTCGCGGCGAAGCTTGTTGTGCCCCTGCTTGAAGAGTTCAGAAATCGTCGCCATTCTTCCAGTCCTCCAGATGTCTTTGAACGTTGGGGTAGGCCAGCGTCCATGCAAGCCGGGGATCACCCAGCATTCCGGCGATCGCCCGGCACAGGTAGGAGCGGTCCTTGGAGGACACTCCGGCTACCGCCACCTCGCCCTTCTGGAGGTGGAAGGGTCCGTCGTACAGAAGGACGCGCACGTCAGTGACCTCAGGCGGTTGCTTCTCTACGTCGAGAGTCGCGATGACGTACATGCCTTGCATCAGTACTTCCCCGAAGACCCGAAGGACCCCCTGCCCCGGTCTGTTGTCTTCACGTCGGCCTGGTCCATCCTCGAAACCGGAAGGGACCAGTGGGGGATGAATACGATTTGGGCGACCCGCTCTCCGGGTTCCAGCCGGATCACGTCCCGGCCGACGTTCGCCAGACAGATGGTGAGTATTCCTGTGTAGTCGGAATCTACCACCTGTGCCGCAGGGATCAACCCGCGCTTGCCCATGGAGGTCCGGGAGCGGATATGCCCCCACCAGCCATCAGGGATTTCAAACCCGACCCCTGTGGGGATCATCACCCGGTCTCCGGGAGCCACAGAGACCGGCTTCTCAGAGAGGAGGCTCAAGTCGTAGCCCGCGTCGTTGGTGTAGGCCCGCTTGGGGGGTGGTACGGACGCCGCTACTGCCTCTTCGCTCATGAAGTAGCGAAGGGTGACAGGCGTCTTCTCCTGACGTTCCCGTGCGATTCTGGAACGCTCCGAGGCTTTGTCGAGGGCACGGTGGTAGGCTTGCTCGCGCAGAGCTTTCTCCTCCTCTGCCTTGGCATGAACCGCAGGGTTGTCGCTGATCTCCCGAACAGCGTAGGCAGCGACAGGCTGGCCGTACTGCGCGAGAATGTCAGCCGCCTCCTGCAGAATCTTCAGGTGTTCTGGTCTCACAGCTTCTCCACAGTGTCAACGTAGGATTCCCAGGTGCCGGGGTTCTGCCTCGAGAGCACCCGAAGGGCCTGGGCGCAGAGGAGGCACATCCGGGCAGCGGCCTCCGTGGCGATCTTCCCGTGGTTGGGGCGGTTCCCAGACCGGGGCTGGTACTTGTCGGTGAGGAGGTCCTCCAGCTTCCTGTACTCGGTCTCCACCCAGGTGATGCAGTCGTCCAGGGTGTTCCAGTCGACCTTGCCGATGCGCTCGTCCCCTCGGCCCGCCCTCTCGGCGAGCATGTCCAGGACGGGCTCAAAGCCCATGGTGTGGGCGTACTCGTCGATGTCCGTAGGCCAGACCTGCTGTGCTTCTGCGTCCTGGAGGAAGTCGCCGAACTCAACCGGGTACAGCTCAGCGATCAGCGTGAGGTACTTGCCCGCGTAGACACACAGATCGGAGATGGTGTCGAAGATCCCTTCGTCCGCCGTTCCCACGGCCCCGCCCTGGAGGGAGAGGATGCGGTCCCGCTTCCGGGTGATGTTGCTGAACAGACCGAGGATCTCCCCGTGCTTCTTCCAGCTGTCGCCGTAGCTCTGGGTCTTCTTCCAGTGGAGGAGCTTGAGGGTAGTGAAGATGTCCTCTACAGAAACATCAGCGACAGCCTTCTTGCGGTACCAGGTCAGATACTCCTGCTCCCGCTCGGAGAGGTTGGTGGCGTCGATGAAGCCCTTCTCGCGCACCATCTTCTGGCGGGTCAGGAAGTCAATGGACCCCATCCGCAGGTCGCACTCGGGGATCTCGTTGACCAGCTCAGTCAAAGGCTGGATCTCTACCTCCTGGAGGTACGCCACGTAGACCTGGAGCATCTGCAAGGTGACCCGAAGGAAGTCGTCGCTCACCCCGTTGATGCGAGCCTTGATGTCCTCTGACGTGCCCTGCCAGAACATCTCCTCGATCTCGAAGAACTCGTCCATGGCCGGACCGAAGTCCTCCCAGCCGGTGCTGAACGCGGGCGGCTCGAAGCCGAAGTCGTACAGGGTCTTCGACTTGGCAAAGGTGACGATGTTTGAGGCCTTGTCGAAGTGGTAGTCGTACAGGTGGAAACTGCTGGCCGTGTAAGCCATGGTCCCGACCTCGACGCCGAGCCAGTGGGCCATGAACTGCTGGAGGACCGACCACTCGAACATGTTGATGCCGCTGAAGCCCCAGATGGCGTCGTTGGACCGAACCGAGACCGTGACGTTCAGCTTCCCGTCGCGGACGAGGAAGTGGAGCCAGTTGTTGCAGGGGATGTCCTTGCTCTGGCAGTAGTCTCGTGCAGGGTCGAAGATCACCGCCACCGCCCGTCGTGAGTCGAGGCTCTCGCAGAGGATCTTGAGGCACTCCTCGATCTGGTCGACGTGAGTGTCCGGAGACGGGTTCGTCGTAGAGTGCACGGGAGGGTTGTCGCCCAAAGGCCACGCCCGGAGACGGGTTCCGTAGCCAGCGCGCCAGACCTCACCGTCGTCGGAGTAGTCAGGGGCGCGTGGCAGGTACTTCGAGAGGAAAGCCATGTCGTCGCGGCCCCCCATGACCCACATCGCCTCCGCCAGCTGGGCGAAGATGTTCGCGCCTCGCGCCGGGGTCATGATCACCCGCTCCTGGGGCCGCTCGATCTTGACCTGGTGAGCGTAGAGCTCCTTGGTAGCCCCGTTCCGGGAGGGCACCGTGTAGCCTTCGGAGAGGAGGGCTTTGAGGCTGGTGGTGAGGGCTTCCGTCAGATTGCGAGGCATGTTCGTCCTTCAGATGGGATTGTAGGGGAGTACCGCTGGAGGGATATCTGGGACCCCGCTCAGGGGACCAGCCGGAGATTTCCGACCTGCCCGGACGGGTGGGTGGACCGCACCCAGACTTCCGATGCCGAGGGAGCGGGGTCGCAAGTCACGTCCGCCAACGCGGAGACAGGCTCCAGAATCCACAAGAAGACCTGGTCCTCTCTGAGGGGGACCCTGAGGCGGGTCTTTTCCTCAGACGTGAACGGGCGGGTTGCACGCGGTTCTCCGTTCACGTAGATGGTCGGAGAGCTACCCACGGAGAATGTCCTTGATCCGAGCTTCAGCTGCTTCTTGGGCCCCCTCCCAGCCAGAACCCATGAGGAAGTGCGAAGTCTTCGTCTCTGAGTCAAACAGCTGCCACATGAGGCGGAGCTTCTTCTTCATCGCGGTAGTCTGGTAGAGGCAGAAACGCTCTTGGCAGGCGGTCTTCACGGGGATCTTCTTGAAGTTGCCGCTGCCGGAGGGCTTGACCATAACAGGCTCGGACCAGGTGAGGGGCATCTACTTCTCCAGTTCCAGAGCCAGAATGCCCTTGATGTTCATGGTACCCATGCCGATCGTTTCCCACACCCCTTTTGAGAGGTCGGGGGTGTTGTCTGTTTGACACTCCGGGCAGACGTGGGCGTCCTCGGCGTACCGAACCACCAAGGTGTCCCCCTTCTCGCCCTCGGGTGGCGGGGCAATCTTGCTCTGGTATTCGTGGCCGCAGCCGCAGGTGATCTTCATTCCTCGCCTCCGGTTGCATGGGGCTCCGAGAACTCGCTCACAACGACCTCATAGGGCACCTCTTCGTGCATGAGGTCCTTGAAATCGAAGGGCTTGATGTTCGCGATAGACTGGCAGTGGTAGAGGCCCTGGAACTCCGCTCCGCAGACCTCGCAGATCTCTACCGGGTCCTCCCGCTTCGGGAGCTTCATAAGTTCGCAGACCGAACACGTTGTGTCCGAGGCAACTCCGTGAGGACAGGAGATGCTCACTTTTGCTCCTCCATCTCGGCTCGAACCAGGCGCTTCTCGTCCTGACGCGCCTGCCGGTGCACAAGGCGACGCTGCTTGCCGATCTTTGCGGCAGCGTTCTTGCCTCGGGGTCCTCCCTCTTCATTGAGACGAGAGAACTTGTTGAGCCCGGTGACGCGAGAGCACTTCACGCCGTCGCCGGGACGTAGTCCGTAGGGCTTCATGTCTGTCTCCTTTAGCCCATGAACCAGGGCAGGTCTTCGTCGGGATCCTTGATAGCCTCCACCTGGGGGAGTGTCAAGCTCTTTTCGTTGATTCCCCACTTCGGCGGATAGAACGGAGCGGGCACGGGGCCTGGGGCCACTCTGAAACTCTGCTTCGGCTTCTTCTGCTTCTCGCCTCCGACGCCGGGGAACCTGACGCGTGAGTACTTGTCGGTCTCGCAGAACATGTTCTGGATGTCGATGGCCTGGAGTCGGTGTCCCCACAAGGTAGCGATCCCTTCCGGGACGCCCCGCTTGTTGAACTCTTCCTCCTGGCGAGCCCGCATCCACTGGATGAGGTACTCGGGCGATCTTCCGTCAGTGTCGGCGAACACCTTGTTGATGCCTCGGACAGCGCCCGGACCCGCCATGGTGAAGGTGTTGTCGTCGAAGTCGACCGCGTCGGAGTAGTTGATGTCTGTGGCGATCTGGTAGGCCAGGAACTTCCCCACGAGCTTGTACGGGTGGAGGAGCCCGTAGACTGCCGCGAAGTCGGCAGCCCCGAGGATCCTTTCAACCAGCCCGTCGTCGACCATGGACTTGACCAGGGCCAGGTAGTTGCCGTGCTTCTTGTCGTAGCCGAAGACCTTCACGCCGCAGGTCATGTAGGCTGCGTTGAACAACCCCTGACCCACGTCCATGTCCTTGTACCAGCGGCCAACATCGAAGTTGCTCAGGCGCGGGTCCCCGTAGAGACGCTCCAGAAGCTCCCAGGTCGAGATCGAGTTGAAGAACCGGAACAGCAGGCATCGGAAGATGACGTCCTCCGGCTCTCGGCTCAGGTGCTCCCCATAGACCACACGACGGATGTGGTACTGGCTGACTCGGTCGCTCGCTCGAAAGGCGTTGCAGAAACGATACTTGAGCAAGATCTCGTCCTCGGTCCACGGCGAGGGCATCTGGTGCAGGCGGCGGTAGAAAATCCGCTGGCGTTCTGCCGCCAGTTCCCAATAGGCGTCGAAGACTTCTGGGCGGGACTTGATCATACAAGAGCTCTACCCGTCGGAGTCCGCCCTCAACCCTGCGAGGCGCTACCGCCCGACTTGTTTCGTGTTCCCTACCGTGATGTGGTCGTGGAAGACTTGCAAGACCTCTTGCTCGCGTCGAAGGAAGACTTCACCTCCGTCCTCGCGAGCGACCTTCACCACGCAGCGCCGCGCTCGGTCCGGCATCTGAATCTGCCCCTCGTACACGTCGGCCAGATCCCCTGCTGCCCGCAGGTTGTCCTCGATGTAGTAGGTCAACCCGTCCTGGCTGACTACTACCTCGCGGGCTGGACCTTTGAACTCGAGGGCCACGCTTTCTCCTTGCAAGGGAATACCCTCTGCTGGAGTCTGCAACCCCCGCCTCAGGCTTCCTTCTGGGGCGTGTCCTTGACCTTGGAGGGACAGAGCTGGCACACCTTCCCGACCCGAACCTGGGCCGCTCGTAGGATGCCTCGGGCCATGAACACCTCGCCTCGTTCTACTGCGGCGAGGTGTTCCTTGCAGACTCTAATGTGGGTCATTCGACTACCAGAGACCAGCAGTCGTCTTCAACATCGCAGCGGCCACCCGGTAGGGGTCGGCGTTGGCGTTCGGCCTGCGATCCTCCAGGTAGCCGCAGCCGTCCTCCGCCACGTTGGTCGGGATGCGGATGCTGGCGGTGCGGTCCGCGACTCCCGACTTGAACTGGTCGAAGCGGCAGGTCTCGTGCAGCCCCGTCAACCGGGCCTCGATACCATGCCCGTACTCAGGCAGGTGGCGGGCGACGTTCTCGCCGAGATTCTCGCAGATCCCCCGGATTGCAGCCATACCGCCAGCTGGGTCCCGAGTCGCCTTCGTGGAGTAGTTGGTGTGCATGCCAGCGCCATTCCAGTCGCCGGGAACCGGCTTGGAGTCAAGGGTCGCCGTGATGCCGTGGTCCTCCCCGACCCGGTACAAGAGCCAGCGGGCCAGCCACAGGTGGTCCGTCGAAGTCAGCGGGCCGGAGTTCGGTCCTCCGATTTGGATCTCCCACTGGCCGGGCATGACCTCGGCGTTGATTCCAGTCACGTTCAGGCCTGCGGCCAGACAGATATCGAGGTGGTCCTCGACTACCTTGCGTCCGTAGACCTCATCAGCACCCACACCGCAGTAGTAGGGTCCCTGCGGTGCTGGGAACCGAGTCTCCTGCGGGAAGCCCAGAGGACGAGAGCCCTTGAAGAAGGTGTACTCCTGTTCGAAGCCCCACCAGGACTCGAGAGCCTCCGCCCCTGCGTCCAGGACAGCCCGCAACCGTGACCTGTAGTTGGACTCGTGGGGAGTGCCGTCCGGGTTGTTGACCTCGCAGAGCACCAGTGTCGCGTCTTCGCCCCGAATGGGGTCGGGGACTACGCAGACCGGCTTCAGCAGACGGTCGCTATCGTCTCCCGGAGCCTGGTTGGTCGAAGACCCGTCAAAGACCCAGCCGGGGTAGTCGGCCAGGGTCTCGGGCATGTCTCCTGAGAAGACCTTCGTCTTTGAGCGAAGCAGTGCGGTGGGGGTGTTGCCGTCGATCCAGATGTATTCAGCGGTGCTCACAGGAAGTCTCCGAGGGAAGTAAGCAGAGACTACCCGCGACCTCCCCCAGGACACCACTCTCAGATAAGAACCTTTCGCCACTGCGGCCCCCCGTGGAGATAACACAGGGAACCCTTGCCTTCAACAGTGTGTCCGGGGTTCCTACACTGGCGCGGTTTGCCGGACGCAGTCGAGCTTCCTGGAATGACTTCGACGCAGCGTTTGGGGTCGCAGTTGCGACAGTAGCCTCTGGCGTTCTCGCATAGGCGACAGTAGTGCAGCAGCACTGCGTCGTGCAACAACCGGTGGACCCCGTCGTTCGCGTGGGGCTCCGGGCTCACGTCCACGACCCAACCCGTGGGGAGCGTGACCGCGTACACCGCAGGAGGGAAACCCAGGTCGGGATTCTCCTCTATGAACCTGGAGGCCTGGCCGAGTGTTCTCCACACCCAGCCCCCTTCATAGGGAGGATCCTCATCCAGCCGTTGCCCCAGCTTCTGTAGCTTCGGGTTCTCAGCCAGACTGCGATCGTAGGAAATCCGGTTGCCGATGGTGAAGGCAACCTCAGCCATCCTGGTTCTTGCGCACCTGCTCCGCCAGCTCAACCAGTTCATTCTGGTCCAGGGTCTTTCGCCACTGGTGGCGCTCGTCAGTGAAGTAGGTGTTCACCTGTTCGCGTCCCCGGCTCTCTCTGTACATGAGGAAGGCCCGCAGGACTTCGGCTGGGTGTACCCCCGAGAGGTCGACGGTCGGGTCAGTGTTGAGCTGCTCGGCCCACCAGTCGAGGGCCTCTGTGGTGAGCGCCCAGTGGTGTACGCCCCACCACTCCAGCGGAGTGGTTCCTTCCAGAGCAGCGGTAGCTTCATCCTTCGGCAAGTACAGCAGGGTTGCCCCGTAGGGCTCCAGCTCTCGATCCAGAGCCAGGAGTGAGAGAACGAGGCTGGGGTTGCTGTCCCGCGACACCTTCCCGAGTCGTACGCGCAAGGCGAGAACCTCAGCCAGGTCCTTCGGGTCAGCCGAAGCCTCTGACTTGAGGACACTGGCCCCCCAGCTTCGCAGAAGCTCAATGTCCACCGCTGCCTGCTCCGGGTTGGACTTGGGAATCCCGGAGTAGTGACGCACCCAGCGGGTGATCAGGTTGCGAACACGACGGGCGCAAGCCTCAGCCCAATCCTTCCCTGCGAAGGACATCGCGCTGTTGTCCTCGAGCCACTCGCCTACAGCGCGTTCCCAACCGACGTTAGGGCCCGAGCCTACCTCGTTGTGAATCCGAAGCACAAGCTCTGAGTCAAACTCAACCAGTTCCCCGTGCACGTTCAGGTACAGGAGCTTCGACCGGGGACTGCCCCAGTAGCGATTGAAGGGGTCACACTGGTTGCTGAACAGGACGAGGTGCCGACCCTTGCCGACAACCCGGAGGACCCGGCAGCCGGTCGCCCGTCCCTCAGGTGTGTAGTTGATGAAGTCGCCCCACTTCTCCGTAGAGAAGCCCTTGAGCATAGTGCCCTCAAGGACGGCGAACAGAGCCTTGCGTGATCGTGCATCCATGGTGTAGTCCTCCTACCCTTCGATTACGTCCGGTTCGCCCTCCGGGAACGCCTCGGGAAGAAGGCTCGCGATCGCGTCGGGGATGTGGACCGGGTCCATCCACCAGTAGCCTGCCAGGCCCAGTTCGGGCAGGCCCTCGTCCGTGTGGTGGGCTTCACGAGCCGCCTGGATGGCCCCGTGCTCGTAGCCCGGCAACTTGCGGGCTGCTTCGCGGGCCTCGTCAATGGCCTTCTTGACCTCGGGGTCCGTGTCCACGACACGACCGTCCTCGTAGCCAATGGGGAACCAGTGCTTCTCCGGGAGACCCCAGAGGTGGTACTGGTTCGCGGTGTCCAGAAGACGCTTGCCGGAAGGGAAGAGCTGAACGGCTTCGCAGGCCGTGCCCAGAATCTCGTCCTTGATGCGCTGGAGGTCTCGCCAGTCCGCCATCTTCCCCTTGTCGTGACGCTTGATGGACAGCTGGGCCGCAGGCAGTCCTCCTCGGCTCGGGCTTGGAGGCTGGATGTACAGGGTGACCTGGTACCGGGAGTTGACCCAGCACCGGGCGGCTGTCGTGCTCCAGTGCTTACCCTGGTTCACTTCCCACAGGGGGACGCGCTCCTCAAAGGGGGCCCAGGGCAGGTTGCGGACTTTCTTGCGACGTTTCATCTCAATCCTTCTGGGTTTCTCAGCGGCGCGGCATGCGGCTCGAAAGGATGCGCAGGGTCCGCTCCCCCTCGACGACCGGGACCAGGTCCCAGGCACCGTAGCAGGTGGCATCGCACAGGTGGCCGTAGTACTCAGCGTCGGAGTGGTACACGGTGTGGGTGTACCAGCTACCCTTGCGGTAGAGGCTACCCCGGAAGGTGACCTCGTCCCCCGCCTCGGCGGCGGTGACCAGTGCCCACTCGGCCTCGTCCAGCTCCTTCAGGGCGAGGGCCTCGAGCCCCTTGACGATGGCGTCCTCCACGACGCTTCGGGCAGGCCACTTCACCGAGAGGCCCGTGCGGGCCTCGAACTCCCGGACCTTCTCCAGCATTTCCATCTGGGAGGTCAGGCCCGACCAACGCGAGACGGCGAGGGCGCGGCGCTCGAGGGCCAGACCCTCCCGCTCCGCGTCGGTCCAAGCCGGACCGGCCTCCAGCCGCTTCTCGCTGCGGAGGTAGCGGAGACGCTTTCCGCCGACTTCGTAGTCGAATCCGCTGGTCACGAGGATCTTGTCGCCGGGGCGGATGCCGTTGCGCGCACGCCGCGCACGACCTGCCTCGGTGCGCGGTGCGCGGGCGACTACGGTCCGGGTGGCAGAGGTGGACTTCTCAGTCTCCTCCTCTTCCTCGTAGTCGTCGTAGTCGTCGTCGTGGCGGTAGCTGTAGGACATCTTGTTCTCCGTGGCGGCAGGGCACGCTCGGGGGGTTCGACTCGATTACGTCCTTCACGGGTTCCGGGAAACCCTCGCAGCGAAAGTTTCCATCTGAAGGTCGTGAAGCCGCCCTCTCTCGTCGAGTTCATCCCTCTCCTCGGGGGTGATACCCTCCCAGGTAACGAGGGCGGGGGAGATACGGGCGTGGTAGCCGTTCTCTGCCTCAAGGTCGTCGGTGATGCCGATGTCCCAGAACCGGGACTCCATGACCACCTTGACGCGGGAGCCCTTCGCCCAGGTGCCCTCAATGTACTCGGGGACCTTGTAGTGGCCCTGCCAGCGGGCGAAGGGGACACCCTCGAGGAGGGTCACAATCTTGTCGCGGATGCTCTTCATGGTAGCCTCAGTCGAACTCAGTGCAGAGGGTGGCGAGACTCGTCGAGCAGAAAAGTTCCTGCGCGGCCAGGGCCCCATTCACCCGCAGGTTCGCGGCCAGGGGGGTCTCGTCCGGCAGAGGGTCGAAGGTGATCTCTACCCGCAGGGGAAACTGCTGCAAGCAGTGGAAGTGAGCGATGTCGCCGGTTCCCTTCTGGTCGTTCCAGCGAGAGGGGCGCATAAGCAGACCCAGAACCTCCCGGATGCGCGGCCAGGACATGGGACCGAAGTCTGCTTCCACTCGCCAGCGCCGGTTGCGGGGCAGGCCCTTGGTGATCTCTCCGATGATGTCCATGTCAAGCTCCTGCGGGGTTGAGCGAAGGGACGGACCACTCGTGGCCCTGGGCGCAGGTCAGAATCACTTCCACCAGGTCATCCTGGGAGGAGCTCTCCAGAGCCACCCCGTCAACGATCTCGTAGGAAGTGGTGGCGTTGTAGGTCTCCAGAGCCGTGAGCGGGTCTTGCCCACAGGTGGTGCAAGAGTGGGAAGCGATCTTCACAGCGTGACCACGGCGTGGGTGGACCAGTACTCAACGCACTGGTTGTAGTAGTCGCGGTCCAGAGCCGCGCCGGACCCGCCTTCCTGGGTGCCCAGCGCGTTCCGCAACGCGGTCATCGGGGTCATCGGGGTTTCGGCGGGAGCGCCCAGAGCGAGGATTGCCACCACGCCCCAGTCAGCCTCGATGGGGGAGCCCTCCTTCTCGAGCTGAGCCTTGTTGTACAGGATCAGGTCCAGCCAGGGGGCTCGCTCAGGCGTCAGGCCCTCGAACCACCTGGTGAGAACGGGAAGCTCCCCGGACCGACGAGCCTTGTACCCGGACTTCAGCAGGTGCTGGTTCTCCGGGGTGATCTCTACCGCCCCCAGGAGCGCCCCCGTGAAGTTGGGGATGAACATGTGGATGCAGAACGGACCGTAGCCCGGAGCCGTGGTGATCTGGTCCTCGGGGATCTCCACCATCATGGCGGCGAACTCCTCGGGGGTCCAGTCGTCGATGCGGGTCGCCCGCGCTTCGGGGCCGAAGTGCTGCCCGATGGCGTAGGGCGTCAGGGCGATGGAGCCTTTCTGGGACATGCGGTTCTCTCTCCAGAGGGGGTCGGCCCGGGAAGGTTCCCGGGCCGAAGGGGATCAGGCAACGAGCTTGTCGGCGCGGCGAGCAGCGAGCTTCTCGCCGTAGGCCACCAGGTCGCTGCCCAGCAGGGTGTCCAGGGCCTTCCACTCGTCGTGGCGACCCAGGGTCTCGGCGCAGTCCGGACCGTAGCCCATCTCGATGGAGGCGGGGACCGTGAGACGCTTGGCGCAGCGAGCGCAGCAGCCCTCGTGCCAGACCTCGATGGAGGCGGGCAGGGGGCAGCCCTCGGCCAGCATGTTCCAGAGCCAGGGGAAGGCAGCCAGCTTGACGCGGTCGGTGATGTGGCCGGCCACGTTGTAGCGGCGCTTCTCGATGCCCAGACGCTTGACCATCTTGGGGGTGAGGTGCCAGCCGTTCGCAGCGTAGCGGCGGACGTTCTTCATGAAGGACTTGCGCCAGGTGTCGCCCTTCGCGAGGATGTGGGCTTCCAGCTCGTCCAGCTCGTCCAGCTCGGTGCGAGCGATCCAGGTGCCGTCGGCGTCCATGGCGCCCATCAGGGTGTACGAGCCCTTGAGGTGGGTGTTGTCGCTTCCGGTGAAGGCGGCGACGGCATACTTGCGCTCCGCGCCCTCGCCTTCGGCCTCGACTCGGTAGGTGGCGCGGCCCCCGCTGGCCGCGTTCTTCACGGTGAAGATGGCCTTGCCAGCCGTGATGAACTCCATGATCTTGTCTTCGTCAAGGTAGAGCTCGACGTGGCGGCTCTTCTTGACGGCGGCGGTGGTGTCGGCGACGGTCATGTCAGCTCCTTGCCCGCAAGCGGGTCGGGATGGAAGCCCCGTGGCCTCCCTTCGACTGTGTTACGTCCCCCACACTACCGGGGAACCCCTATTTCCAGCTGGCCAGAGATCTTTTTCGCATCCCACCAGCGCTTCAGACTGCCCTGAGTCTGGGTGTTGATACGACTGCCCGGGAACTTGGTCTGGAGCAGAGCCCGGTACACATCGCGGGACATGCCACGTTCCAGGAGCACAGCCGCCGCCAGGCAGGTTGATCGGCTCACTCCTCGGTTGCAGTGGATCAGCACCGAGCCGCCCGCTTCCAAGGAGCGAGCCACTTCCCCTACGAGGAAGTCCAGCTGGTCCGCATCCCAAGTGTGGGAGGTCGATCCAGAGGGGCGCTGGGAGAGGCACCAGGGCGCGTTCTTGTGCGGTCCTCGGCCTGTGCAATCCACCACCAGGTCGAAGTCGGGACCCAGGACTTCGGCAGACAAGGCGTCGCTGACCCATAGGTCCGGCGCGACTTCGCGCAGGGATTCCGTCATGTAACCTCCGGATGAGATTACGTCCGACGGCGTGGTCCGGAACCCCTCCCGTAGCGAACCCGGAACTGAGCCAATTGGGAGGAGGACACCCCGGGAACAGACCACGGGAACTGGGCCAGGAACTCCTCAGGAAAGTTCCTGGCCTCCCAGGCGGCGGCATACCCAGGGGTGCTCAACATTCTCTGCCGAGCTTCCTCAAGAGCCTTCTGGGTGTTCTTCAGATGCTTCTGGTAGGACTGGTTCCACTCCACCCAGTCCCCCATCTGGTGGGAGGCTTCCTCTGGGGAAGCGGGCTCGGACTCGAACAGGTCCTGCCGCTTGTCGTGCATCTTCTTCAGAATGTCCAGCCCTCGCTGCACGTCTGGATCGAACCTGTCGATCTGCAGAGTGCCCTTGTAGCGAGGATAGGACTTAGCCCGCCAGTTGACCTCTTGGTCCATGCCCTCCATAGTCTTCTGCATCTTGTCGTAAGCAGGCGGGGGGGTGAAGCGCCAGTCCATGGGGCGGCGGCGACCACTCTGCGCAACCTCGATTAGGAAATCCCTCAGATCGGCGTCCGGGATGAACTTGGCAAGTTCGTCCGCGTGCGGGCTGTGGTACTTCGCGTTCAGGAATCCCCCGTACCATGACTTCACAGAGCTGGGGAAGTGGTCCATGAACAACCCGTTGCTGTGCTGCAGGTTGTTGATACGGTCAATGATAGACAGCAGTTTGCGGGGTGATCGTTCGGCTGCCAGGTCTACAAAGCGGTCGAGTACCTCAAGCCAGGGCTCCCGACCGTGCTTGTGAAGGTAGCGATGCCGAAGCTCTTCTACTGCTTCCCATGCGGTAGTGATCCTCCGCCCGAACTTCACCGCTACCTTTCCTCCCTTGAGGGTGAAGGTGACTGAGTAGGAGGACTGCTTGTTGCGTGCGTAGTCCGTGAAGACCCGCGTGAACCGATCAATGTTCTTTGGCAACCACTCCCCGAAGAACCATTCTCGTACATCTTGCTCGACAGACAGTCCAGGCTGACGGGCCTTCCTGCCTCCGGAAAGGACGCCCGCTTCAAGGGCAGCCTGGTGAACAACCCGAAGGATCTTGGCAGCTACAGGGTTCATGGCGTTGGCCATGAGGTACTCATTCTCGGGGACGAACTGGGTCAGCTGCAAGAGTTTCCCAGTAGCCACGGCTTCCGGGATTGCCTCGACGAAGGCCTCCATTCCCTTCTGGAGAACCCGGATGCCCGGACCGCCACCGCCGAGGTTCGCCCGCTTCAACAGAGCGAACTCAAACCACTCAATAAGCAGGGCTCTGTAGGCAAGGGTCAGATTGCCGAAGAGTTTGCGGACCGCGTTCTGGCTATCCGCAGGCACGGACTCGCAGACATAGGCCCCGAAGGCGATGGACTCGGCGTCCATGGAGCCGACCTGGCCCGCCAGGAAGTTCCCCATTCGTACGAGTTCCTCGGGGGACATCATCGAGGTATCCAGAGCTTGCCGTAGCTGGCTCAGCAGATACCGGGCGGCCACGCGTCTGGGATTAGTCCTCATGAACAGAAGGACCGCATAGGGAGACTATTTCCCGCCCGCATCCATAAGTCCCGCGCTCATCACCTGAGCCACGGAGAACTTGTAGTTCTTGCCCTCGGGGTTCCTGGCAAGGATGGGGTACTTGGTATTCCGGGGCTTGATATCCGAGATGGTGAATGGGGTCCGGATCCCCCGCGAGTTGAAGATGAAGGTCTTGCCCCAGCTGTCAGCGGGAAGCCCGGCACGCATCGCCTTTGTCGGGAAGTCAGCGGGCATCCCCGGCGTCAGAGTAGACATGGTCCGGAACGTGTAGCTCACCGTGAACTCGGTTTCCGAATACTTGCCGGACCGAGCGCGAACAACCTCGAGACCCATCTGGGCTGCGATGGACTCCAGCGTTGAGAAGGTCAGGGCTCCCAGGAGCCCTACGTTCTCCGGGTCGAACTTCGTGATGTCGTCCACGGTGCCTCAGAGTACGATGTTGAAGTCGACGAGAGCAGAGCTGTCGTCGGTCTGAGGGGCCGCGTCCTCGGAACGTGAGTACGGGGGAGGAGCGGGAATCCGAAGAGCAGGACGCTCTCGCTTAGGGGCGTAGCGGCTGGGGTTCTGCTCTCGGCGGAGCTGCTCCAGTCGGTCAATCCAGGTCATGTCAAGCCTCCAGGAATGCGAGGTTGTCGCGGTAGACGCTCCAGAGAACGCCCTCGTTATCGTAGACCAGAGCGCAGCCACTCACCGTGCGGTAGCTTCGCGTGGCAGACACTCGGGCGCGGTTCACCCGGTAGGTGTCCCCGCCGTCGGCGTAGCGGAAGGTGTGCGTCGGAGGAAGCTTCGTCTCCCCGCCGTCGGTCATCCCCTTGCTGTCCGGGCCGTCGCGCCAGGCCTGCACTTCCGCAGCGGTCACGGGACGCCACAACTCGGCACCCGCCCGGACAACAACCTTTGCACCCTTCAGAATCTTGGTGGCCATGCTTCCCTCCACCTACCTTACGCCGTCAGTATAGGCAGGGAACCCTCCTCTCACGCGGCTGCCAGCTTGACCGTGAGGTCCGCTGCGCTCTCTGCCGTCAGCTTCATCACCACGTTCCCAGCGCCGTCGAGAGCCTCCCAGACCCCCACAGCCGCCCGGACAGACCGGATGTTGCAGAAGGGAGCCGGCAGGCCCGCCAGCGGGTGAGGCGCGGGGGGCGCGGGGGGCGCGGGGGGCGCGGGGGGCGCGGGGTCCGCGCCCCAGCTGTCCGACTGAAGCACGTAGCCGTTGCCGACCTTCTCGCGGGCCTTGTCCAGGCCGACCCAGAGTCCCATGAGCTTGGGCTTGCTGAAGTTCCCACGACTGCCCGTCTTGCCCCAGGTACAACGGGCTTCGCCCTTTCCGTCGTATTCCAGCCGCCACCAGCAGTCGCTGCGACAGTTGCGCTTCGAGTTCCAGCCCTTGAAGCGGAGCCGCACCGAGAAGGCGTGGCCGTCGGCTGCGTAGCTCTCGGTCTGGTGGAGGCTCTTCAGAGGGGTCTTGCGCACAGTACACGCTCCTTTGAGTGAGTTACGTCCGGAGGGTCGAGGGGGAAGCCCTTAGCGAAGACCCGCCTCAACCAGGCCCTCAGAGAAGGCAAGATCAGCGCGAACCACATGGCGAGCGGGGGGGCAACAACAAGACTGAGTACAACCCTGAGAGCCCGGAAGACAATGGGTAGAGACGCAAACGCCAAACCAAACAGGAAAGGCATCAGGGTCGCGATAGCGAGAGCCAGGAGCAGCAGTAGCACCACCCCAAAGACGAACGGTACGACGAGCGCGAGCGCGAGCGCGATCAGACTGAGCGCGACGCCAAGCGCGACCGCGAGAAGAAGTAGACATGAGAAGCTCCGACCCGCCCCTGCCGGGATGGCAGGGGCCAGGGCTTCTCTCGGCGAGCTGGGAAATCGCGGGACATGATCGCTCCTACACCAGAGTTACGTCCGGGAACCTGAGAGGGAAACCTCTACGCTCCCAAAGTGCGCTCGGCCAGGTCGGCGTTCGGATACGGTGCAAGGTCGATACCCAGCTCCTCGGCTCGGGCTCGAAGGGCTCGCTCCGTGGAGAGGACCCGGCCCGCCAGACCCGCAAGGCGGGCCCACGTTGGGTCGCACATGACGGTGTAGCCCTCGAGGGAGGTCTCCTCCAGCAGGCGGAGGACATCGGCCTTGGGTGCCGTTGAGAGTGGTGCCGGGGTGCTCATGAGGTTGTACCTTCAGGCAGGAGACCCGCCGTGACAGCGCGGCCGATCCAGTGGGAGGCATGAGCGGGGTACCAGTCCCCGAGGAGGGTGCTGTAGGGGGTGCCGAAAGCCTCGTGCACCTTGACGGCGGCGACGACGATCTCGATCAGCTTCTCCTCCGGGAGACCCTCCGGGGTCCGGGGGAAGCGGATGGCGGGCGGGTGGGTCATGAGGAACTCCTTGAGGTCTTAGCGCGAACGCCGAGCGGTGTAGATGTCCATGGGAAGAGCGTCCCATCGGTCCGATGCCTTGGAGAGCGGGTGCTCCGAGAGGTCCCGGTAGAAGCGGACGCAGAGGTCCTCGTCGCCTGCCCCCCAGTGGGAGCGGAGGCGGTCGGCGTCGACGATGAGTTCGACCTGGCCCGATTCATCATCGGGGTCGTCCATGAACTCGTAGCAGTCGCCTGCAAGGTAGCTCCACACGTTGCACATGCGCTCACGCAGAGTGAGGACCTCGGCTTCGGTGTATCCCCACTTCTCGGCGACTTGGGTCGGTGTCATTGTTCGGGCTCCGTAGAGGGTGGCACTACCGTTACGTCGTCTGGGTGGAGAGGGAACCCTACCCAGACGACGTTTTAGACGGTGTGGATGCGAGCGTGGCCCGCACCGTTGATGAACTTCATCCCCGCCTCCGTCATGGTCTGCCCGCCGCTGACGTGCGCGTGGCCGTGGAAGATGTGGGTGAAGCCGTGGGGCTGGTAGAACAGACTCGTGGACAGCTGGGGCACACCGTACTGGTAGCTGTTCCCAGTCTCGTCCAGGATGCCCGCGACCGGGGCGTGGTTCGCCATGATCGTGGCTCCAGAGGCGAGAACCCGCTCGACCACCTGGCGGAGGTCCTGGCTCTGGGTCTCACCCACCCACTCGTCCGCGATGTAGGGCACGTTCCGGAAACCCGCGATGCGGACCCCCGCGACCTCGATCCCGTCCGGGGTGACCTCGTGCACACCCTCGATGACATCCGCCATCTTGACGTAGCAGTGGTTCCCAGGGATGGACACGAGGGGCCGACCGTCGAGGCGCTCCGCGAACCGAGCCGCCAGCCGCTTGAGACTGGCGAACTGACGCTGGTGCGTGACTTCGGCCTCGGGGTCGACGCGGTCGCCAGCCTTGCGGCCGAGGCTCGGAAGGAAGTCGCCCGTGTCGAGCCACATGTCGAAGTCCTGACCCTCCAGAACTGTCAGCAACTCAACCAGCCGCTGGGGCGTGAGGTGCAGGTCGCTGGTGTGTAGGATTCGCACGGGGCCTCCGAAATGAGTTACGTCGGCCCGTCGCTGAGGGAAGCTCTACACCAACTGGAGTTTGTAACTCTCCCCCGGCTGGATAACATCTCTACATGGCTCCATGGTGCCCCATTCCTCGTCGTAGATTTCAACGAAGGCGGGGCGCGACAGGAACATCGGCAGAACCTTCTCCAGGAAGAAGTACAAGGTATCCCGCGCCCCGTTCTTTAGAGCGCACGCGCCCTGCCACACGTAACAGTCTGGGTCCGAAAGGTTCGACCAGCCCTCCCATTCCGTGGGCATTCCCTGCGGGAACCCGATGGGGATAGCCTTCGCTCGATCCATCCGGGCGAAGCGGTCGAGCGCGGGCTTCGTGAACATGCGGCTGGCTGCTAACCAGTCCCCTGCGCTGGCGGGCTCCAGCACGCACTCGACCAGGCGTCGACCCTCGTCGTTGAGAGGGGCGGAGAACCGCATGCCGATGTAGTGCCCCACCCTCAACCCTCCACGGTGGAGGTAGCTACAGGCTCCCACCCGAACGAGGTACAGCGGTGGGCAACGCCCTTGAGCATGACCACGTCCCCCACGCTGGTGGAGCGTCGGTTCTTCTCGCCCACGACGATCACGCCGTCGTTGTCCCACCAGGGGTGGTCGATGTGGTTGGTTGCCTGGAAGGCCCAGGAAAGGTCGTCCCCGTCCACGAGCGCGACCAGGTCGTACTCACCCTCAACAAACGGGCGGTCCTCAGCACCCCAGCTGGGACGCTTCGCGTGGAACACGGTCATCACGGAGTCGGACATGAGATCCTCCTGCTTAGTCGTCGAGAAGTTCGGGAGCCTGAAGAGAGACCAGGCCCCAGTCGAAGCTGGCCCATCGGCTGAAGTTCGGCTCCCAGTCGGGATATTCGTGGTAGGCGCACAGCGTGACCTTCGGGAGATTGGCGAGGTCCCGAGAGAACGACGCCACGCTATCGGCGGCGGCGATGGTCATAGAGTCCCGCTCGGTCGCGGGGAAGCATCGGTCACGCCGGAGCATGTCCACAGGGAAACTTCCTCGCCCGGCCATGGTGTAGACGGTCTTGTACATCACGGGGTCTCCCCGTGGCTGTGGAAGTGGCTGTGGGCCAGCGCACCGACGCCGATCAGAATCGGGACCTCGTGCACCATCAGATGGAGGACGAAGAGGACCAGGCCCCACTTGCCTGCCTTCTTGAGGCGGCTGGGCTTTGAAGCGTGTTCACACATGGAGTGACTCCTACGCTTCAGTTACGTCCTCGGCAGCCTCAGGGAAGCCTCTGTTCTCAACCCCGAATAGCGAACATCAAGACGCTCTTCCTCCCGTCGTTCCTGGCGCTGCTCCGCCCGCCTGCAGTCAGAGCAGCTGTCGCCGTGGTATCTGCCGTGCGTTGTGCAGTGCCGTGTCATAGCCAATCAACTTCGAGAGGGGTCCTGTCCCGGTCGTAGGAGTAGCCCCCATCGGGCAGTACCGCGCCTGAGCCGTTCGTCCAGCAAGCGAGCAGGGCTCGCTTCTCCGGGAGATTGTTCAAAAGCTGCTGGCGCACCTGTGGGGTGAGTCCCTTCACAAGCCTGCGAGCCTGGGAACCGGAACGCATCTCTGCGACCTGAGCGTGGCCCGTCTTCAAGCGGGGGATTGCGGAGGGGGCGATCCAGGCGGTCTTGATCTTGCCCTCGTATCGAAGACGGCCCAGATACACCATCTTGTACTTGGCCCCATACTGTTCGAACTCGTACACGAGTCCGACCTCAAGCTCCCTGAGCCCGAGGTACTTCGGCCGATGGAGTTTCTGCTCGCGCTTCTTCCTCTCGCGGGCGGTGGTGGATTCCACCTCCGTCTGGTACTGCTTGTGCTGGGCGGAGCCGACTTCCTCGAGGCGCAGCTGGCTGCCGTTCTGACACCACTGGAACTTCGCCTTGATGATCCCGCTCGCTGGGAGCCCCTTCTTCAGGAGGATGGGAAGGAACACGTCCTCCCGCATGTCAACCAGGTCTCCGTCCGGAGTGATGACCTTCCAGGCCCGGCCACCCTCGCCGCGCTGCTCTGCGCCAACGAGCTTGAACCCGCCACGGGGTTCGTTGGGGGCCTCGACAGGAACGATGTCCGGCTCAGGGTGCTTGCGGTGCCCCCAGCGGTTGTTGCGTACCCAACTCTGGGCGTTCCGCATCGCAGTCTCAGTTCCGCCCGTCCGCACGACGAAGCACGGGGTGCCCTCAGGCTGGTTGGGAGCACCCCTCCGAAAAAGAAGGACGGTGTCTGGGATGTACCCTCTGGTCTTGCTCATGCCAACTCCTTTCCCTGAAAACGTCTTGAGAGCTTCTGCGGAAACCCTCTCCCAGGGAAGTACCTCTTCCACCAGGAGTTGCACTCGGCGTCCCTGCCCCGCCTTCTCGGCGGCGTCAAGCCCGTAGAAGCACATTTCCAGCTGCATGTGCGACGGCTGAATCATGCTGTATAGACCGGGTGTCTTGATGTCTTCCCAACCCCAGTACGGAGAGTCGGAGCCTTCGGGCGCGGGGAAGACCTTTACCATGGATGGTGCATGCAGCCCGGTGACCCCAGGCATGTGTAGCACGTAGAACCCGTGCCAGCGCTTGGTCGGGTCGCCGTCAAAGTGCTCAGCCAGGAAGTGGTTCGGTTCTTCTATGCGCGGTGGCCGTCCCATCAGTCCTCCCGGAGCACAGCCTTCGCGTCGACCAGAGCGGAGAACGCCTTCTGACTGAGAGGAGGACGCGCAAAGGGGAGGGCCTCGACCAGGACAGTCAGGGATGCGGTGACCCGGCCGAGACGCTCCTCCAAGACGGAGGCCCGTGCCAGGGCCGTCTTGAGAGCTTCCTGCAGATCCTCACGCTCGGCGACCTGCCGTTCACGCTCGGCGACAGCCTCTGCTCCGTGAACCGGACAGTCCGGGTCCTCGGCGATCCAGGGGCCCCCGATGATGTAGCACTCGCGTCCGCAGTCATTCATCTGCTTTTCCTCAGGGCGAGGGCTCAATCCCGACCACCTTGAGGAGGCAGGACCGGTGGTAGTAGATCCACCGAGGGCCGTCCTCGTGGCTCATGAAGGGCATCGGGATCCCGTAGGAGGAAGGGTACGTGTGAAAGAAGCCCTTCTCGCAGAAGAAGCACTGCACACCCTCCGCGATCAGGGGATGAGCCCAGGTGACGACGAAGGGGTACGCCCACCCCGGACCAGGCCGAGAGTCGATGTGCGCCTGAACCCAGTCGGGCGTCACCAGCTGAGAGTCAGACACAGTTATCAATCGCCCGAGGTGTCGTTGGTCTCTCGAGGTCCTCGCGGAGCACCTCGGATCCACTCAGAGGGTTGGCGCAGGCGACGCTCGGAATCTGCAGCCCGCTTCCGAGCTTCCTCTTCGCGGCGAGCCTTCTCACGGTCGGTCTTGTCGGACATCAGATCACCAGCACTGGTAGTCGGAGCGGAGGGCCATGGTACCGTCCGGGAGGAGTTGATGTCGCGAAACACATCCAGTCCCGTGGACGTACTCCAGGGAGAAGACCGCCTCGTTGAGAAGCAAGGCAGGCACGACTACCGTGGCCGACTTGTACGGGAGACGGTCGCCCCAGATAGGGCACCGGTCCCCCGATCGGGCGACGGCGAAATCTTCCTCCCAGACCCACGTAGGGTTCTCTACGGCGATGCCGGTGGCCTCCGCCTGGGGGGCCATGATGAATACGTTCGGCACCTTGTCGGCCAGTTGGGCCAGGGCTTCGGCCATCTTCATGATGTTGTCCTTGTCGTTGCTCACGGGTTCCTTCTTCACTCTACTACGGGGCAAGTGTATTCTACGCCCCCGAGTAGGCTCTCCGCGCCTCTTCGTAGCTAACAAGGGCCCCGTTCAAGGCCGCAGCCTCCTCCACTGCGAGAAGCCCTGAGAAGCGTTCCTCTGTGGGGGCTCCGTAGACCAGCAGGCTGTTGCGGCGATGCGGAACCTCTTCCAGAAGCTCGCGGCCAGCAAGGTAGCGGAACAGACCCGGCCACCCGCAGGCATCTCCGCCGACGTTGCTCCCCAGATAGACGACCGTGCGTGCCCGCTCCAGAATAGACACGAGACCCGGCAGCGAACGGTTCACCGGCCACGCTACCAGAGCTACATCGATCTCCGTGTCCCCCAGGGTCAGATCCGCGAACGGACAGGTGAGGAGGGTCGTGTTCCGGGGAGTGCACTCCAGGCGGAAGTCCTCTTTGTCGACCGCGTACACCCGAGCGGCTCCCATTCTGAGCATCATGCGGGTGCCGGACAGGTTGCCCGCGCCGAGGTCCCAGACTTCCTTGCCCCGGACCAGCTCAGCTACGAGTGCCTTCATCTCGTCGGTGTAGACCCCGTAGCCCATCAGATATGCTCCTTCCAGGTCCCGCTGACCGCTACCTCAAGCACCTGGATGTCTTCGGGCGTGGGGTCCTCCAGGGCGGTCGCCAGTTCAGTCCACCGGTCGGTAGTCTCCGTCTCCTCGACAACTCCACCCCGGACGTACTCCGTGGCGCTTGCCAGAGAGATGTTCCAGCAGTGGGTCTCGCTGCGGATGAAGGCGTGAAGCTTCTCGAGGAAGTCCATCAGTGGTCTCCTCGGCAGAAGTCTTCGTTGGCCAGGTCGAACTCTCCGATGTGCTCGTAGACCTCGACCCCCGCGTAGGTGACGGTGGTTCGGATTTGGCTCCAGTGACCGTCCCCTGCTTGAGCGTACTGGGGCGTCACGTCCACACCCACCTCGAGGTGCTCCTTCAGGAGACTCGGGAGTGCCTTGTGGAGTGCCTCGCGGAGTTCTTCAGGTGACATGCTCACTTCTCCACGACGATGCAGGACTTCCGATCGTTGTTCAAGGCGGCGTACTCGGGGTCTCCCAAGACCACCCTGGTGGGTGACGCCTGGAAGTCGTCGAAGCGGACCCCCCGCCTCTCGGAAGCGGACCCCAGGAAGACGTTACCCATATGACAGGCCGACAGCCTCACGCCGTGCTTCGCGCAGAGCTTCATCAGGTCCTTTGCGAATGCCTTGTAGTTGGGCTTGGTCTTCACGAAACACTCCGGGTCTCTGAGTCCCAGGCCTGAATCTCGAAACGGTCGCTCCCCAGGAAGTCTGAGCCTTCCCAGCGGTCCACCAGGACGATGGTGCCCGCGTGGGTCTGGAGCGCGGGGTCGTGGCTACTCGCGGGCTTGGTGACCCGCTCCTGGCGCACGACGGTTCCGAAGTAGTCTCCGTTGTAGTCTCCGTCCACAGCGACACGCTGGCCGATACGGAACTTGGAGTGGAGACGCTTTCGGGTGATGCGACGGGCCATGGGTACACTCCGGGCTGCACTTCTCTTACGTCGGGGAACCTATCGGGGAACCCTCACAGATCGCCGATTCCGGTGACCATCTTAGCTTCCTTCGCTCGAAGGTCTCCGCCTCGGGCGTAGGAGCCGAACCGGCCTCGCATGCGCTTCACCTTGAACTGGGTGTAGGTGACGGGCTTCCCCTTCACCACCCGAGTCTTCGTCCGGGTTTCGAGGACATGCTCGTGCTCGAGGGGCTTGTTCACCCAGACTCGGAAGTAGTGGGGTTCCACCGTGTGCAGGCACGGGGCCAGCCGGTTGACTGCCTCCTGCCGCTTCTTCTCTTCCTCCGCGACGGCCTCGTCCAGGGTAACCCAACGGCGAGTAATCAGGCGCAATCCCTGAATGTCCAGGGTGAGACGCTTCATCCCGGAGACAGCACCGCGACGACCGCGACCTTTCTTGCGTCCTCGGGTTCCGAGTAGGATTCGCGGTTCCTGGTGCAGGGCAGCCAGGGCGTTCACGGCAACGTGGAGGGCATCCCGAAGGGAGAGCCGTGTCCCGTCCGAAGCCACCAATAGGTCGGTGCCTACTCCGAGAGCCTCGTCCAGGGAGGTCCAGTAGAGCAAGTCTTCGCGAGCCCCGTCTCCGCCGATGACCCCAGGAACCTCCCAGACACCCTCGAGATTCTGGTACCAGGCCATGTAGTTGATGCCAAAGGTCAGATCCCGCTCAGTCTCGTCCAGGGAGGTCATGGGCTCCGCGTAGATCAGGAGGGGGACCCGGTTCTTGTTCGGCATCGCCATCATGACCCCGCGCTTCCAGGGAGCCAGAGGCGAGTCCTTGGGCAACGCATGCCACCGGGGAGCCTGTTCCTTCAGAAGCTCATAGCTGTCCGGAGTCAGCTTGACCATCTTCCGGGGGCCGTGAATCCAGTGGGACAGTCCCCGGAAATAGCTGCCAAGAGCGTTCCGGCTCTCCCGGCCCCAAGCCTGGGAGATTCCGGCTCGTTCGAAGTGCGCTCGGGCCAGGGGTCCCGCCTCTGCGGGAGGCGTACCGGCAATCTCCCGCAAGAGGTTCCCGCGCAGTCCAGCCCAGGGGGTTGCGTTCCGACCGTTGCCCATGAGGTAGTCCGGCAGCGGCCAGTGACCCATCTTAGAGAGGGCCTCTGCGATAGGCTCTTCCCGCCGAGTTACTGGTCCAGCCGTCCCGATAGGCGTTGAGTACTTCAAACGGTGGAAGGCAGTCATCCCCCGGAAGACACTCCACTTGAAGTCCGAAGCCTCCGGGGAGACCTCGATCTCCTTGATCCATTGAGGCTCTACCACACCCAGAAAGACCCACCAGTTTGGGTGCTGGGCGTCTCCTGTTTCCGCGTCCGTCCCTTGGGTATTGATCCAGTACTCCTCGGCCCCCATCCGACGAAGCTCCTCAGACCATAGTACGAGCTTGCGGACCTGACCCCAGGGGATTTGTACCGTGAGGCGGACTGCCAGTTTGTCCAGCCGCGTCCGGACTCCGTGCGCCCAGACCTGTCGCTTCCAGTCGGGATCAGTGGTCAGGGTCGGTGCGCAGTAGCCCTCCATGGGAGAGGAAGCGATGTCCCCTCGGGTGATGCCCTCTCGCATGATCCCGGGCAGGTAGGCTCGGGACGTGAAGTGGTAGAGGGTATCAGGCGGAGCCGGGGTCGTCATCGGAGGCTCTGTTCGGGAAGAGGTATCCAGTCCACTTTTCGGCGACCGCCTTGCAGGCGGGTCGGTCGTTGCAGTACTGGAAGTTGGAAAGGAAAGTGCCGGGAACGAGGTCGGGTGGAGTCTCGTCCAGTTGCCTCACATCGATGTCCGAGGCGTCCCGAAGTTCCAGGCAGGCGCAGCAGCGGATAGGGAACATGAGTGTCTCCACAGGTTCAGGTAGTGTGAGCTGCCCAGGCAGCGTCAAGGCGCAGAAGCTCAGCGCGGATCATCTTCTCCCCCCGTGGGTAGCGTCTCACGAACGCGTCACCCAGACGGTTCTTGATTCCGGACACACTGGAGGGGAGCGCGGTGTCCCAGGGCCGAGCGATCCGCGAGAACCCGATGTCGTCAACGACAACGTGGGTGTGAGAGGGCGGGTGGTTCTCCGGCTCTGAGGCCAGAAGGATAGGGACGCACTTGCCGTCATAGGTGTAGTACAGGGTGGGGGCCTTCAACCGACCCAGCTTCCGACGACGACCGACCTTTGAGGCGACCCACTGCAACACCTGGCGCTCGTACTCGCACCCGTTGTTGGCGCCGATCTTGCTGCGCCCCCCCGCACCGTCGTAGGAAAGGTGCTCCCCCGCGCATAGGTGCATGGGGTAGCCCCGGCTGAAGACCACGGCCAAGAACTCTCCCAGAGCCTCGGTCGCCGGACGGAACTCCTCCTCAAGGAAGGACCACATCTGGTCCCGAGCCTTTCCGGACTTGCAGGTGACGGCGTAACTCCAGCCCACAGGGCAGTCCTACTTCAGAGTGTGCTCGGGGATAAGGACCACCGGGCCAGTGAGAGAGCGCGAGGCCATCTCGGAGGCGACCGGGTTGAAGGGCAGGCCCCGGAGGAGACCCTCCTCGTTGACCACGGCGATCATGCCGGGCTTCGCGGCGGGCAGTCTGTAGATGACCTCGATCATCCCGCCCACCAGACCCTGGAGCTCCCCCAGGGTCCAGTCCTTGCCGTTGGCAGGCTCGACAACATCAACGCCGTCAGCGACGCTGATCAGGTACGACTTCGTAGAACGGGTCATGGGACACTCCTGTGTGTCGAGGTTACGTCGGGCATAGGTTCAGGGAACCCTTCAAGGCTCGGGTACAACCAGCACATCCCCGAAGAGGGCCACCCCTACGATGGCGCTCGCGACCTCGTTCCTCCCAGCAGTTGTTTCTTTGCGGTGGTAGCACCGGAAGGTCTTGCCCTCCGGGGTCGAGAAGAGCCGGGAGGTGTGCAGTGGACTACCCACCAGGGCCTCGATCTCCTCAGGTGAAAAGAACCTACGGGCGCTCCGCTGGGGGAGCGTCTTGCCGTCACTGGTGATCAGGAAGCTGGGGTTGCTCTCGATGGGCAAGGCGTCCCGAGTCTTCTCCCACAGAGCGAACGCATTGGTGTAGTGCTCGCGGATGTTGCGGGCCATTGCTTCGGCGTCCGCGATCCCCCCGGCCAACTCCAACAGTTCTTCCTGGAACAAGTAGAGGGCGTCCTCGGCGGGCTTGCCGCACACCACCCACTGCTGGTACGGGGTCTCGCCCAGAAAGGCGAAGCATGCCATCTGCTGGTCGCGGTCGAAGATGTTCCACTCCGGGTCCTGCTGGCGCTCGAGGTTGTTCTCCAGAGCGTAGTCGCGCACAGCCCGGTGCAGCATCTCCTTGGTCACCATTACCCGCTTGCCGTCGACGTACTTGTAGGTGGTCTGACGCACCCAGTTACTCCAGCGGTCGTCCTCAACCAGGTAGTCCAGCATGAGGGCGAGCCAGTGGCACACGCTCGTGTCGTAGTCCGCAGGGTTGTGCCACTTCTTGATCTTCGCCGCTGCCTTCTGTAGGATCTCCTCGTCTGGGACGATCCCCTTCAGGGGGGAGCTTTGCAAGACCTGAGCTTGCTCAGTCTCGGTGAGCCATCCGGACACTCGCATGCGAACTCTCCTACCAGAGAGTTACGTCGGGGCCCCGCCGAGGGAACCCCTGTTTAGCAGACGCAAGTCTCGGTGAGGAACAGAAAGGACGCCACCCGGCTCCCGTCTACATAGACCCCGATCCAGACGGGGGCGGGTGGTTCTCCGGGACGCGTCTTCTTCTCCTGTTCCCGCTTGAATGTCACCACCTTCCGAGGCATAGCCCCCAGGGCCTCCCGCTTGATGTCCTGCAGGACGCAGTAGTTGCATCGCGTCAGGCTACTCACCCGAACACCTCCTCGATGCACTCCAGCTCGTGGTCCTCGGAGTCGAACTCGTGGCCGCACTTCTTGCAGAAATGGTCGCGGCAAGGGAGGCACGTGTACTGGGGACCGTCTGGGTCCGGCAGCAGGGCAGTCTCCGACTTGAGCTTCCACTCCTGGCAGTCGATGCACTTAACGATCTCGTGCTTGTTCCCGTCCAGGAAGATGAGAACGTGGTCGTCCAGGTGTACTGCTTGAGACCCTCCGCGCAATGCGGCGAAGACGAACGTCCGCCCACTCGTCGGGTTGAAGACGGAGGGGAACGTGCGCCACAGTCGGTCCAGGCCGTCAGCGAGAGGCTCCCCCTCTGAAGCCAGAACCAGTCCTCGCCGCAGAACAGTCGGGTGTCCGGGCAGACTCGTCCGGGCGTGGAACCAGGTCTGACCTCCCGTGTAGCTCAACAGACCCGCCTCGGTGATGCCCCACTCGACCGCTACCGGAGGAAGACCTCCCCAGTCCGAAGGGGCCAGGAGAGGACTCAGCCGTTCCGGGGGAACAAGGATGAGGTGATGCGGCTTCATGGGGTCGAGAAGAGCGGGATGTCGTCCCCCTTGCCGTCCCAGACGAAGTCCTGGAACAGAGACTGGAGACTGTTCGAGCCCGGCTTCGGCTTCGGGAACATGGCGCACACGTCCGGGAGAATCCAGACCGCATCAGCGGACACGCTGCTGGGGTTGGCGTCTGCGGGTCGCTCGACCACGATCCCTTCCCAGTTGCCGACAAGGTGGCGCACACGAACACCTACAGCGGGACCCGCGCCCACCAGTACAGTGATGCTCTTTTTTAGGTTTAGGGGGGTCCGGTCATAGCGCAGACGCGATTCCTCGCCGAAATGCCTGCGATCACCGGGGGGCATGGGATAGACCTTGTGCTTACTCAAAGCGCACCTCAAAGGGCTGGAGTTCCTCTCTGGCAGTTCATTCAGATTACGTCCCCAACCGTCCCCGGGAACCCCTCATTATTCGAGGAGCCCCGGCTCGAAACCGATGGCGCACTTGAGCTTCTTCTCGGCCAGCTTCTGAATCTGGCGAACCCGCTCCCGACTCAAGTCCGTGCCGAGTTCCTCGGCTGCTCCCGCCAGCGTGCGACTCCCCTTGTCGTCCAGACCGTACCGCAAGACTAAGACCTCCCGCTCCCGAGAGGTCAATGCCCTGTCCATCTGCCAAAACAAGTAGAGTCGCAAGTCCCTCTCTATCAAGTCCTCCTCCTGCGAAGAAGCCTCGTCTGGAATGACGTCCTCCAGACGACGAGGCTTGCCCCTCCCGTGGGTCAATGGAGTCTCCAGAGAAAGAATACGGTGCGTGTACCCCTGGATCTTTCTCAGCTTGTCCACCGTCCAGCCGAGCAAATGTGCAATCTCGTCCTCGGAATCAACGGACATCTCCCCCTGCGCTCGCTTGATGTTGGTGAAACTCTCCTGCATGTAGATCGGCGTGTGGATCTGTCGGTCCAGCTGCCCTGCCCGATGAATGCTCTGTCGAATCCACCAGGAAGAATACGTGGAGAACTTGAAGCCCCGGTTCGGGTCGAACTTCTCCACTGCCTTCATCAAACCGAAGACCCCCTCCTGAATCAAGTCCAGCAAAGGGATCCCGCTGAAGTACAGCTTCTTCTCACGCTTGGCGATAGAAACCACCAGTCGGTAGTTCGACTGAACCATCCTCAATCGAGCCTCTTCTCTGTCCGCTGGGAGAGCAAGAGAGTCCCGTATCAACGTGGCCAACTCGAACTCGGACTCCCGGTTCAACAAAGGGAACCTGCCGGCGTCCCTCAAAAACAACTCCAGCGGTGCGCGAACCTCAGAGGTCGGCGTCTCCCGAGACGCTGAACCGTTAGAATCGGCGTCACTCTGGTCTGCGTCGGACATTATCACTGCCAGAACTGGGTCCAGTTCAAGGCGAGATGGTTCAGCGTCATGTGCATCGTGTTGTCCGCGATAATCAACAACCACGTCGCCATCCACTCGGGCGCTGGCGCCGGCAATCCGGTGAGTGTTACCGTCCTAACCTCCCCAGCCTCCGAAACCTGAGTCTCGATCTTTGCGATGGTCCACGAACCGTTCCCTGCCTCCGTAGCCGCGTCCCTCACCTGCAAACGATCCCCCACTCGATAGTTCCGACCCGTCCCCCCACTCAACGTCATTACCCCGCCCCCCCGCCTCAAGAGACGCTCGATCCGCAAGGGCAACCAGCCCACAACCCCCGTCCCCCAGAACCGAACCCAGTACCCCGCCAGTCTGTACCTGTCGATAATCAAGTGCGTCCCGCAAATGAACCCCAGCACCCACACGTCCCGTGTCAAAAACAAGAACGGCAACGTGTACAACACCGCGTGCAACCCCGCCCACCCCCAGGAACGGACCTTCCGATCTGCCATCACATGGTTCTGCAAGACGTAGTCGCCCACCAAATGGCAAAGAAGCTCGGTCATGGTATCACCTCCGTAGTGCTCACTCTGCTGGATAGGACGTTCCGGGCGAGTCCTCAGTCTCTCCGTCCTCAGAAGGAGGCTGAGTCCTGTCGTGCACCCTCTCGGAAAGCTCCGAGTAACCCAGCTGGTACAAAACCTCCATCAACGGGTGCGCCACCACGTTGTGTAATGTCCACCTGAACCTCCGAGGAAGCCGAACCAACACCTTTGCCAGTCTTGTCATAAAGACGCTGTACCCCTCGACCTCCTCAAACCCCCCTGAGGAAAACCACCCTGATTCCCGGAACGGGAAAATCTGTGGGATTGCGTTTTGGCCTCTCACCTGAGAATGAACACCCTCGACATGGGGGGTCCCCTCCTGAGAGTCTCAGGTCTGCTTCACACTCAACGTCCCTACCCAGAACCTCGATGCCTCAGGGCACACCCTTTACGAAAAGAGACAGCCCAGCCCCCGTTGATCCTCCCTTTACGAAAAGAGATTGAGTTTTACACACGCCTTTGATGTGGTTCGAGGGGAGGGGGTCCCCCCACCGGCAGGTTTTTACACCGGTTCTGGCATATGCGGATCGGAGGGTGTGTGTCCTCAGAGACTCGAGGGAGATCTTCAGGCTTCCAGTTCCATCTGGTCGAAGTAGTCGAAGACGAGGTCCCAGACGTGGGGAGGGAGGGCACCATCTTCGAGGGAGGTAGGCCTCCCCAGGGATTCGAGGCAGGCCTGAGCCCAGCAGGGGAAGAGGTCATCCTCATTGGGGGGACCGTCTTCGATCTCGGAGTAGATCTGGAGCTGGGGTTCATCTACGAGGAGGTCTCGGTTCTTGAACATGGTGTACTCCTGCACAGTAGGTTCAGCGTCCCAGCTTGAAGCTGACACGGGGGGTGGGTTCCGGGGACTCGAGGTGTTCCAGGAGGGTCTGGACCTCTTCGAGAGCGCCCAGGGCCACCCGAGCATTCGCCGTCTCCGAGAGGGACTTGCGGGTGACGTAGGAGACGCGGGTGGTGAAGTAGGAATCGAAGACATCTGGAGTGAGGAGCTCGCGGAGGTCGTCGCCGTTGACGCTCTTCTTGAGACGAGGGATGGCTGTGGGGAAGGTGACCACCACACGTTCATCCGGTTCGAGGTCGAAGGGGAGTTCAGTGTCGGAGGGTTCGAAGGAGACCTGGCGGTCGTTCGGGTCCTGGTTCGCGAGGAGGGTGAAGGCGTCCATTCGGAGACGTTCCTTCAGGGGCTCGAGGGCCCGGGAGGCAGCGGAGTGGACCCTGGCCAGGGCAAGGCCCAGGGCAGCGACCTGCCCTGGGGAGAAGTCCTCCGGGTTTGTTTGCATGTACTCAGAGAGGGAGAGCAGGGAGCCGATGTCGTATTCGGGGTTCATGTCATCCTCCGGTTAGATTCCCGCGACCTTGCGGGCGCAGGCTTCGTGGTACATGCCCTGGTTGCTTCCGATGCTCACGTGGATGACGAAGCTTCCGATGTCGGTGGCAGCGCGGCAGCCAGAGCAGACGCCAGCCCAGGGGAGGGGGTCAGGAAGGGGCTTGAAGCCCTTGGGCCAGGACAGAGGACCCTTCGGAGCCGGAGCAGGCTTCGGGGGAGCCGGGGCAGGCTTCGGGGAAGGGGCGGCAGCGGCAGCCTTCTGGCGGGCGGCAGCGGCAGCGGCAGCATCGGCCTTGTCCTGGGCCGCAGTGATGCTGGCTTCGGTGCGCAGGTTCAGGGTCTCGGCGACGGCTTCCAGGTTGGCCAGGACCGCGTTGGCGCAGTTCACAGCCAGGGGGCAGGAGGCACAGGTGGAGTCCTCGGCGTCGTAGTATCCGAAGCACGGGGTCTGGGCCACGGCCATCCGACGCAGACCAGCGTCAAGGTCGTACCAGCCGCCGTCGACGGGCTCGGGGATGTCCGGGGTCCAGCTCACGCCAGCCTTGGCAGCGATCTCGACCGAGTACTGGGTCACAGGCACAAGAGCCTTCCGGGAAGCAGGGGGCGCGGAGGGAGTCGGACCGGGAGCAGCCCAGTGGACTGGGGTTCCTACGCGGGAGCCCTGGGTGTAGTAGCCGCGACCCTGCGAAGGGATCCCGTTGATCGCCTGGCTCAGAGCGTCATACCCGGGATCCTTCTGGAGGTCTTCCTTGGCCCACCCGCGCTCGCACATGACGGCAGCCACATCGCGCCGAGTGAAGGGGTCGTGGTTTTCCTGGGCGAAGATCTCGACGACCCGGCTCGCAGTCCGGGTGATCATCCAGGTGGAGCCGTCCGCTCGGTTCTCGTCGGGGAGGATCGCAGCGTAGCGACGGGCGGCGAATGGGGTAAGCTGAAGCTTCACTTTGATCTCTCCGTGGCCTGAGTCCCACAAGACGGGGAGGGGAGGCGCGGGGTTGATTAGACAGGCCACGCAACCGGGGCCTTCGAGTCTATTACGTCGCTGGGGGGATCAGGGAACCCCTCTCACAAACTCCAGTCGGTATAGCCCGTCTGAGCACCCAGCAAGAACATCTCCTCCGCCGTTGCCAGATAGCAGGCCACCTCGGACAGTCCCTCCGCCACGACCTCTGGGGGGACTGGGTAGGCCCCAGGAGGGTTGGCCAAACGGCAGGAGGGCACAGTTAGCACCACCGGAGCAGGCCAGGGGAACTTCCCGCACCCCCGGCAGAGGGAGTCAACGGACCCCGGACCGTCGAGGCGTCGCACACACTTGGGACAGAGGTAGGCGGTGCCTGGGTTCTTGAAGAGACCCGCTACGGCTCGCAGGGGCATGGCCGGGGGCACCCCGAGCAGGAAGGTGAGGATGTCTCGGAACTGGGAGAGCAGGGGCTCCTCGTTCTCGGTCGGGGAGCCCCTGCGAACCAGTTCCAGCCTTCGGAGGGCCAGTTCCAGCGACATCAGCCGACCAGGGCGAGCTTGGCGGACTCGACCAGAGCCGGGTCCAGGGTCACACCAGCAGCGTCAGCGGCCGAGGCAGCCAGCCCGCCGACGTTGAGGACCCAGCCCGCCTCGGGGCCCGCAGCCAGCTTGTAGGTGACGTAGCGGCGGGAGGGGAGCTTCAGCTTCGCGGAGATGATCCGCTTGGCGGTGGGCACCGCGCCGCTCTTGCCGTGGGGGACGGGGCCGTTGGCAGCCTCTTCCAGGACGGTGCGGCCGACGCGGAGACCGCTCAGGTAGACCGTGCCCACGGGGGCCTTCGCCTTCTTGGTGGGGTCGGTGGGGCCGACGTAGACCTTGCAGCCCCGCACGTTCGAGCCGTCGACCACCAGGGGCTCGTAGACGTGCTCGCTGGTGGAGGTGTTCGTCCCGGAGAGGGTGCGGTCAGCGGACTCGGTCAGCTCGCGCATCGCGGTCTGGAAGTCGGCCAGGGTCACGGGGACCTCGACGGCGTCCTTCCGGCGCGGGTTGTCGTAGGCGGTGTATCCGCCAGCCGCCCAGGCCTTCAGGTCGGCCATCTTGACGCCGAGGAGGAGGGCCTGGTCGCGCTTGACCAGGTTGTGGTACTTGAAGCCGGTGACGACGGTGTCGTGGACCAGGTGGTCGCCGTAGAGCTTGCGGTCCGCGCCGCGTCCTTTCTCGGAGCCGCCCAGACGGTAGATGATGCCGGTGAAGGTGGCCGAGGCGCGCATCCCAGCGAGGGAGGCGGCGAGGGCAGCGCAGGAGGCAAGGGCGTTCGTGGTCACGGCAGACTCCGGTGGCGGCAAGCCGCTCGCAGGCAAGGGGGGCATCCCCTCGAGTACACTTACGTCCGCCCGTCGCCGGGGGAAGCCTTCAGACTGGCTAAACCTTGGTCCATGAAGTTGATCACGTCGGAGTATCGCACCGCCTGCTCCTCTGCAAGCTCGGAGGGGTCTGGTAGACTACCCTCAGCGATACGAACCCCTCGCCGAAGTCGGCTCGCGGGTTTCCGTACCGACCGGACACTCGCCACTTCAGATTCTGAGCACGGGTCAGTGCGAGCAAGGTGGCAACGACCTCGCCCTTCTTCAGTTCGAGGGGGCTCATCACCGTCCCACCTTGTGTTCGAGCTGGATCTTCTGCCCGCGCTTCGGGAACATGATGCCCGTCAGGATGCCGAGCAGCTTCGGGGGAAGGTCGGCCACGTTGCGCACGCAGACGTTCATGGGGAACAGCAAGGGGACCTCATCGCACCCTTCGTCGTCAATGCCGACGCCGATGATCTCGACCTTGGCCTCACGGGCGATGCGAATCTGGCGCCGGACCACCGCAGAGCAGTTGGGGACCCCGTCGGTGATGACGATGACCACCCGGTGACGCTCAGGACGCGTGTTCAGCTCCTGCAGAGCGTACTGGATGCCGTCGCTCAGGGGCGTTCCACCGCGTGCCTGCACGTGGGCGAAGCGGGCCAGACACTTGTTGAGGGGCTCCTCCCAGTCCTTGAAGACGTCCAGGATGATCGACTGGCTCCGGTGGAAGCGAACCGAGCCGTCGTCACGGTACTGGTCGACGCTGCTACCCCAGCCGCCCCCACCACGCGGACCCACCACCAGGCACGGAGCGCCCAGCTGGTCCATAGAGGAGGCGATGGCCAGCGCACCACGAGCCACGTCCATCCGCGACCCGCACATCGACCCGCTCTCGTCGAGCACCAGAGCCACGGCCAGGGAGCACTCCTCCTTCTGGGTGGTCCGCCAGTCGGGGCGCGTTGCCCGGCGTCCCGACTTGATCTCGACGTAGCTGCCTACCAGCCGACGCTCCGACAGGCCAGTGCCCTTGCGCACCCCGTGCGTGGTCTTGGGCTTCCGAGCGCGAAGGAACTTCGCCCGCATCTGGTTCCGGAGGAAGCTGGCCTGCGACCGTACACTCTCCAGAATCGCCCGAGCAGCGGGCAGGCTCGACGCAGGCCCGTTGACCACCACCACCTGGTCGCTACTCGGGTCGGAGGGCCGCCAGGCCTGCTCGCCCGTCTCGACATCGGTGTCCTCGGCGTCGAGGGCGTTCTCCAGAGCCTTGCTGGCGTCCTTGAGGTCGGGCTCCTCGCCCTTCTCCGCCTCGCCCATCAGGTTCTCAGCCAGGTCCTTCATGTCGAGGGGGTCGGGCTCCGTGTCGTCCCCGCCTTCGCCCCCTGCCTCGTCTCCGCCCTCACCCTCGTTGGTGGAGCCGTCGGAGTTGGAGCCCTCCTTGTCGCTATCCTCCGGCTCGTCGCCGTCGCCGTCGGACTCGCCTTCCCCCTCGGACTCGTCGTCCTCGTCGGACTCGTCGTCCTCGTCGCCTTCGCCCTCTCCGGAACCCTCGGGGTCCCCCTCGGACTCGTCCTCGCTGTCCTCGCCACCCTTGCCGGAGCCCTTGCCCTCGTCGTCGGACTCGTCTTCGCCCTCTCCCGGCTCTCCGCCACCCTCACCTTCGTTGTCCCCGTCCTCGTCAGAGGGAACCGGGGCCAGGTCCAGGTTGGAGCCGCTCAGCGCGAGGCCAAGGCGGGCGAGAAGTTCGGAGGCAGCAAGGCTCATGGGGGACTCCCGGGGAGCTGGCGCTCCCTACACAGATCTTACGTCGGAACCCAGGGCGGGGAACCCTACAACCGTGCGGTGCCGTAGTTGTTCATCCGCACGGGGTTTGTCAGGACCCACTGGCCGCATAGGTTCAGCTCCCCGTGCCACTCCCACCGGACCAGGTACGAGTTTGCCACAAGTCGGGACGGGGTGTTGTTCCACGCCGCCTCGGGGCTTCCCATCGAGGGCCTGGATGCACGATGTAGCTCCTCTGGAAGAGGCTCAACATCCGGGGGAACTGTGTGGGTGAGCCAGACGTACAGCACAAGGGTCTTCCTGTCAGTCGGGCTCGACCAGAGCGAACTCGAGGTCCTGGACTCCGGTCTCGTTGTCGGGCAGGCCAGCGCGGATGACTTCCACCTCACGGCCCTTGTGGGGTCCGGCCTTCAGGGTGGCGCGGTCGCCGACCTTAAAGACCTGGTGCTTGGAGGACGGGCCTCCGCCACCCTCGCCTTCCTGCTCGGGCTCGGCACTCCCGCCACCCTCGCCTTCGTCTTCGCCCTCTCCGGGCTCGCTGCCCTCGTCGCCCTCGTCACCCTCGTCACCCTTGTTGGGCTTCGGCTCAGGCTTCGGCTTCGGGGGCTCCACTGCGGTCTCGGCGATGAGAGCGACCACTTCCATGGCCAGCCACATGCCGGACAGGTCCGGCTCAGCCGGAAGGTCGATGGCGCGGTCCATCAAGGGGCGAAGCGGTCCCCTCTCCACGAAGAGGTAGCCAGCGGGGTTCGCCTCCTTGTAGCCCTTCAGGGCGGTCACCTGCAACGGGGTGGTGTAGCCCAGGCCCAGATCCCGGAAGACTCCCATCACCACGCTCATCGCCCCCTGGGGAGCGGGCTTGCCGCCCTTGCCCGCCTTGAGGCGTCCCTCCTCTTCCTGCTCGAGAATGAGGTCCTGGAGGCACTCCATCTTGTTCAGAGCACCAGGGAAGTCCTCGCAGCCCCGACGCTCGATGCGCACGTCGTCGATGAGGTTGTCCCAGTGGAGGAGCATTCCCGTCAAGGGGGCCCAGCCTCGGTGACCGTTCGCCGGGTCGTAGGGGATCGCGGTCCAGTGGTCCAGGACCTTCGGCCACACCTCGTTGATGTGGATCCGAGTCCGACGGCTGTACTTGGTGTGCCAGGCTTCGTGGTAGCCACCCCCGACCAGGGCATAGGCCAGCTTCTTGTACAGGTCGTCCGGAGTACTGGCGATGGTGATGCCAGGGTTGTGGACCACGCTGGCGTTTGCCTTCGCTACCCAGCCCTCCACATCGCGCCGACCGGGCGTCAGGGAAGGGTTCAGCTTTGCCCACTCGCACATCGCCGCCATGAAGGCTCGAGCCGTCCAGCCGTCTCGGTTCAAGAACCGAGCCCCGCGACTCACGACCGACCGCACGTTTGGACCGAGGACCGCGTCCACGGTTGCCTGGTGCGTGTTCCGCCAGCGCTGTCCCTTGAAGGCTGCCGGTCCCTTGCTTGTGCGCTTCACTGTACACTCCTCCCAGTCATCTGAGTTACGTCTGAACCAGCCTCGGGGAAGCCTCCCAGAAATAACCCAGAAATAGACGCTGAAGCTGCTGCCTCCGCGTACGAGGCTGGACTCGGTTCTCGACCCAGCCTGGCCAGTTCCAGTAAGGTTTTGCCCCTGCAGAGTACTGGCTCGTCCTCCCCACTCCGACCCCCTGCCGAGAGGGCGCGAAACGCCTCCTCGGCCCTGGGTTCTCTGGCCAAAGACTGGGGGGTCGGAGTGGCTGGAGACGAGGCCCCTCCTCCCCGTAGACCAGCAGGAAACCGAACTGGGCTCCTGCCTCCGCCTGGCCAGTTCCAGTTGGGTCTTGCCCCTGCAGAGTACTGGCTTCAGTCGTCGCCGAGGGCCCCGCCCTTCAGGTGGGGGTCGATCAGCCGGTTCGCCGTCAGACGGGACTCAGAGTCCAGACCTTCGAGCCACGCTCGCATCCCGTGCTTCAAGAGGTTGTCCGGCGTCGTGGCCGAGTAGTGGAGCACGTCCTCGCACTCGTCCAGGATAGCGCAGAGGCTACGGTGGGTGAACTCGGCGTACAGGTCCTCGTTGTCGATGGCCTTGCGCAGCGAAGCCGTCGCGTGACCCAGCTGACCCAGCTTCTTCTCGCTGGAGTCGCTGAAGATGCTCGGGTCCGCTGCGGCCACCCCTGGGTACTTCGCCCGAAGGATCTTCCCCTCGTCGACCCAGTCCATGTACTTCGCTTCCATCTTCCGTCCCAGACGGTCCATGATGGATGCGTCGATCGGGTTCGCCGAACCCATGCGACCCCGTGCGTCCCCAGTGCCGCAGCTGTTCGCCGTGCAGATGAACTGCGTCCCCGGGAAGAGAGGAACCATGCCTCCGTCCGGACCCAGGATGCGTCCCGAGATCGAATCGGTCAGGATGCGGAACCACTCGGCCTGAGCCTCGTCCGCTCGGTCCACGTCGCTCAGCAACACCAGCGCCGCTCGTGCGACCCCGTCCCGACCCTCGACGCCGTTCACCAGCGCGTTCCAGAGGTGGCCGAACTCCCAGCTCGTCCCCTCCTTGTCGATAGCCCGCGTGTAGAACCACGGCGACAAGTCCGTACCCGGTCGGAAGGTGACCATCACCACCGGCTTCCGTGTGTACGCGCTGTATGCGTGGACGATAGCGTCCTTGCCTGTCCCCGGCATGCCCCAGATGAAGGCGTTCCGACCCCGAGCCATCGCCATGATCGCCCGGCTGAACACCCCGCGTGCCGCCCCCTGTGTGGGGAACTGGTAGTTCGAAGGCAACGGCAAACACTCCGACTCCGGCACCGCCCCGTCCACCGGGATCTGGATGCCCATCAGGTTTGCCGTCAAGCCCGTCGGCGCGGGCGCTCCCCGACGTACCGCTGCCGTCTTGAGCATCTTGAGTGCCTCGTCCGAAACCGTCGCGGCTCCAGCGTGGGCGCTCAGGTAGTCTGCCACCGTCAAACCGTGGGCCTCCATCAAGTGGCTCACCAACGCGTGACTCTTGTAGCCGCACTCAGCACACTCGACCCGAGCGTCTGTCACACTCAAGGTCTGCGTAGCAGCGGGGGCGGCACTCGTAGAAGCGGTCGTCATGGTCGTGTTCTCCGTGGCGGCGATGCGCGCTCAAGGTTCCCTTCGAGTGCCTTACGTCCACTCCCCACCCAGGGAACCCTATCAAAGTACGAATACCTCCCGTTCACTGTCCTGCCTCCCGTTCACTCTGCGACCCCGAACCCTCTCGTACAACCCCGCTCTCAATCACTCCGACCCTTCCTGCGACCCCGCCGCAATCCCGATTTATTCTGCCCGTTTAGAGACACTGGGCGTAGACGTGGGGAGACACTGGGCGTAGACGTGGGGAGACACTGGGCGTAGACGTGGGAGAAACGGGCTGGTGGGTAGGTAGACGTGGGAGAAACGGGCTGGTGGGTAGGTAGACGTGGGTGGAGGACACTGGGCGTAGACGTGGGTGGAGGACACTGGGCGTAGACGTGGGTGGAGGACACTGACGTGGGGGAAGTGGAGTGGGGAGTGTTCGTAGACGTGGGGGAAGTGGACGTGGGGGAAGTGAAAACGGGGTCACTATACTTGTTCTCGCGGTGGAGCAGAGGCAGCGTGGGTAAGGGTCCACCCGAGGGGACACCGACTGGGTCTCATGTCTTCGAGACGGTACTACCCAGTTTCTGAAACTCCCATCAAGGGGGGAGTGTAACCGGGGCTGAAGATCCCAGAGAGTGACTGTATCCGTTCTACGAGGGACACATGGTCCGGTTTCTGGACACAGAGTTCCGGGGGGAGGATGTTTCCGGCTTCTTTGAGGACACTTACAGAGGCCGAGTAGACAACGAAGGGGATTTGTTCCCGACTTCTTTCGCGGACCTGTTCACAGACGAGTTTCCATTGCCCATGCAGGCCATCACAGACAACGACATCCGGTCGTGAGGCAAGTAGGGGGATAGCTTCCGAGGCAGAGGCCGCTTGCGAGACTCTGGACACAGTCGGGAGCCGGGAGAGCAGACGGGAGAGTGCTTTGAGGAGCAGGGGTTCATCCTCTACGATTAGGACATGCACGGGATTTACTCATGTTCATAGAGGACGAGGGTTCCCCGTTCACGGAGTTCCGCAAGGAGTCCGAGGTATCTGGGGTATCTGGAGGAGAGGCGACGAGAGAAAGAGAAGAGGGGGCCGAGACGGGAGACTCGTGCGAGGCCGAGGGGGAGGGGGACATCCTTCCATTGAAGGACGAGGGCGACAGGTTCCTGCCCATCAGCGAAGGTGGGGCCTTCCTGATTGGTCGGGATCCATCGGACGGTGCCAGACGGTGAGGTGAAGCGTCGGGCTCGCGGGGGTTGACCGAAGCACTCACTGTTCGTCAGGAGGGCTGGGTCAGACGGGATGAACAGAATGGAGAGAGACAAGTTGGGTAGACCTCTGGGGGAGGTCATTCTCTACCCTCTCGGAGAGAGGGTGGGACTCCTTTTCAGGAGGGCGACTTGTTCAGTTCCGCTCGGCAGAGTTTCAGGGCAGCTTCCGCTTCTACGGGGGCAGAGGGGGCGGCCAGTTTGGCCCACTCAGCCAGCGCACGCATTAGCCCATCCGTCTTCAGTTCCAGGGGGGCTCGAGTATCCGGTGCTGAGTCTGACGATGTTCTCTTCAAGGACTTGAGTGAAGATGCGGACATGTTCAGAGTTCTCCCAGGCCCCGGAGGGCAGCGACGATGGCACCTACTTCGAGAATGATCCGACCCACAAACCAGAAGATGCCTTTGATTTGCGCTTCGATTTCCTTCTTGCCTTTCGGGTCCGATAGGCGGACGAAAAAGTTCTTGAGCAACGGCTTCGGGGAGAGCCCATCCCGAATGTCAGTCATCAGAGTCGCGAGTTCAGTCAGGACAGTCATTTGAGCACGGACCAGGCGTCCGGTTTCATCCTCTGTCATGCGTCGCAGGTGACGTGCTTGAGCGACCTTGACAGCACGGACGAGCGTCGTGGAGTTGGTGACTGACTTGATGAGGAGGTCATCCGCCCCTTCACGGATCATCTCTTCTTCGATGCCATCGTGATACAGCGCGGTGAGGATGACGATGCTGTTCCCGGTGAGGGCGCGCACTCGTTTGACAGTCGTGCGACCATCATAGGGCGGGACCTTGAGGTCCAGGAGAACGCACAACCATTCCTTTCGGAGCAGTTCCTTCGAAGCTTCGGAGTCGATTTCCTCAATGTGGACGAGAGTGATGCCGCTTCCGTCGAGGAGCTCCATGACTTCCTCTGCGTAAGACGCCTTGTCCTCCACCAGGAGTACAACCCCGGTTGTATTGTTTTCAGACATCCGGGGGCCCCGCTTCCATTAGATTGAAGTACACTGTTGAACCGCTCTGGCCGTCGCTCTCCATCCAGACGGCACCCCCGTGGCGTTCGAGGATTCGTCGACAGGTCGCCAGCCCCAGTCCGTTGCCGGGGATTTCCGAGAACCGATGCAGTCGCTTCGACGGTTTGAAGATGTCCTCCAGGTATTCCGGGGGCACGCCCATGCCGTTGTCCTCTACCGAGACGAGGATCACGCCCTCGATGTCAGTCCGGCTCGCTTTGACTTCAAGCACGAGAGGGCGGGAGGGGTGTTGGTACTTGAGAGCGTTTTGAATCAGCTGGCGGAAGACCGTCTCGATGGCGTCCCGGTTCCCTTTGACGATGTAGCCTTGGCAGTTCAGCTTCGCCGTTGTTGCGATTGATGCTCGCACAGCGGGACAGCCTTTGTTCCCGTGCTGGCAGACGTTCCCACAGGCCAGGCATTTCGCAGCCGCTTTGAGGGCTGAGTGCAGATGGAAGGAGGCACCGTCGCCGTCCGGGGTCTTCACGTAGGACAGGAACCCTTCGGTCACGTAGTCCATGCGGTCGATCCCTTGACGCAAGAACCCCAGCCACTTCTCCGCCTTCTCAGGGAAGACGACATCTCCCCGGGAGCAGTGTTTCTCGAAGTGGGACAAGGCCGCGCCGAGTTCCCTGAGAGGGGAGAGCAGGTCATGACTGGCCGCTGCCGCGAACCACTCCAGGTCCTCTTGCCGGCGGACCGACTCGGTGATGTTCATGTACACAACGCTCACGTGCTCGTCCCCCGCTGGGGCAACGATCACATTGTAAGTCTTAGGCAACCGTCCAGCATTCGCATACCGGTAGTGGAAGGACTGGGTTTCCCCAGACTTCGAGACCTCCTGTAGGAGCGGAATGAAGTCCCCCAAGAGCTCAGGCCAGGCTTCACTGGCCGGCTGGTGGTGCTTCTGGGCCATGTCCAGCCCCCACTGCTCCGAGAACGCCTTGCGGGCTTCCTTATTGAAATCGGCCATACAGGACTTCCCGCTGTCCAGGAGGTCAACCTTCCAGACTACGATGGCAATCCCTACAGTCTTGAAGACCTGCTTATGCATTAGGAGCAGCGGGGAACAGGACGTGTCCGATGCGCTGCAGTATCTCGGACAACTCGCGGAAACTTACAGGCTTTGAAAGAAAGTCGTCCGGCCCCACCCCGAGTTGTTCGGCCTGCGAACGGTCCGTGGGGTTGTTGCTGGTGGTGAGTATGATGACGGGAATCTTGCCCGCCCACGAGCTCTGAGACCAGTGGGCGAGAAACTCGAGACCGTCCATCACGGGCATACCCAGGTCCAACAGGATCAGGTCGGGGATAGGTTCCTGGCCAGAAAGGAGCCATTCCAGAGCCTCCTTCCCATGGGTTGCTCGGAACAGGGACACCCCTACACCTGCCTCCTCGAAACCCTCCAAGAGGATCTCGTGAAAGACGTCGTCGTCCTCTACGTGCAGAATGATTGATTGCCTTCCGAAAATCATGACTTCGAGCTCCCTGTGAAGGGGCCCACCTATAGCCAGGCTACTCGGTAGATCCTTCCGGCATAACAATCCACGTGGCGGGAGGGCACAACGGGTCCAGCTCTTCGATCGCTTGCGCGTGCATCATAATGCTCCACAGGAGAATCAGTTCAAGCACGGTCAGTCTTCCTCTTTGGGATAGAGACGGAGTCCCCCGTAATACCCACTGCCCTCCAGAGTGAACTCCCGACCCTGATACTCGTACGTGGTCCAGGAATCGTGCTGCCACCCGTTGGTAGTGGTGTCGTCCAGGCTTTCCGCGCCAAGGCCCGTGAGCACCTTGTCTCCGTCGGAAGGACACCCCACCTTTACACTGACCTTGGTCTTTTCTCCGTTCAGCACGGTCAGGAACTCTTCTTTGATACGGTCCCAGACGGCCAGGACCAGTTCAGCGTCAGTCATCCTTCAGCTCCCTGACCAAGCCGCCGATGCCGGTGGTCACAGGCACGTTCTCCTGTTCGCAGTCGGGGTTCTTACAGGCCCAGTCGGTTCCCCAGAGGTAGGTCATGGGTAGGCGACAGCCGAAGCACGGAGGCGCACGGACAATCGACGCAGCGATGAAGACAGGGTCCGTGTTGATAGCAGCACCCGCGACGTGTTCTGTGTGCCCCTTAGAGCCGCAGATCGAACACTCGGAGACTTCCACAGCACTCCCCATAGAAAGCACCAGCTTCTTGCTTGCCATCAGGAGTCCCACTCGTGTGGGGGCTGCTGCTGTCTGGCCCAGTCGGCCACCACAAGAGCGGGCAACCAGATAGGCAAAGAGAGGACCCCGCCCAGGATAGCTCCGCCGACGATAGCTCCGCCACCCGCGACGGAACCTACCACTCCGGCCAGGCGGAAGACGCGCATGAGGGCGCGACGCTTGAGACTCGGACGCTTGGTCATGTGCGCTCCTTGAGCAAGGAGTCGTGCTCCATGTTGTCGTAGCAGCTACCTCGGACGTGGTTCAGATAAGTCGCGAGCGCAGCCACCCCGTGCTCTGCGAGGGCTTCCGCCTCCTCCTCACCGATGATTTCCGGGGCACCGTGTAGCCGGCAGTATGTGCAAGGTGACTGGCGGACCTCGAGTTCATTCGGGGGAAGCCACCGGTGGATGCTCTCGATCATGAAGTGTTCGCCTTCCGGGTGCACGTCGACCACCTTGGTGAATCCGGGACGCGGAGTCCTCTTGATAGCCCCCCAGGCGTCCGCTGTGGGTCGGGCGAGGTCCCCGACCTTGATGTCGAGAATGAAGGGGGACGTCCCCTTGGCCGCTTCCGCAATCGCCTCCTTCAGGAAGGGTCCAGCGACCTTCTCTACGAGCTTGCCCACACGCCGCTTGATCGCAGCGGTTGCCTCGGTCTCCAGGTCGCCGATGTCCCACATGTAGTGAACGTCTTCCAGCTGGTACCTCAGAACGCCGTCTATGGTCTGGGTCCCCTTCACCTTGAAGTAGGGGCCGTGGGGTCGCTGCGGGAAGTTCGCCTCCCATTTGCTCTTGATCGGTCGTACACGGGCTCCCACGGCCAGGGAGTCCGGACTGGTCGGCTGAGCCTCCGAAACTACTCGCAGCTCAGGGTGCTCTTCTGCGAGCCACGTGACCACGTCCTTCAGTCCGGCAGGCTGGTATCCCGGGTCTCCATCGCTGTTCTGGCGAGAGACGCGCTCTGCGTGGTTACGCGGAGGGATCCAGACAAAGAGTTCAGACATAGATGACCTCGAGGCGGTGTTTCAACTCAAGCTTCAAGGCGAGAGCCTTCAGGTGTTGGGAGTTGCCGGACCTGTGGCCTACGCTGTAGACGCCGGGCACGTGGACGGACAACCGCCAGTCGTTGTGCTGGTCAAGCTGCCATCTGTCGTCCCGACCCTGGTAGATGCGGACGGGCTCCCAGCCGGGCTCTTCGGGTTCGAGAATTCCAGCCAGGAACTGGGCAAACAGCGTTGGTGTCAGCGGGCTCTTGACTCGAAACATTGTGTGTCGTCCTCTGGGGGACATACTACCGTCCCTCCAGGGCTGCCACCGCTGTCTTCAGCTTCTTCCAGTCCCGGCTGTAGCCGAGCACGCAAGCTCCTACAACAGCCAGGACGTGCTTGCATGTCCCGGCCCGCCCGTGGTCGTAGCAGTCGCACTTGACGATTGCTCGTCCGCCCCCCTTGAGGGTAATGGACACTGGGTAGGCTTGAGTGCCCTGCACCAGAGCAGTGATGCTGTCCGGCTCGTCGGCTCGGACCCACTTGACCGCCCCGGACTCAAGCAAGGCTCGCGCCTTCTGGCGCCGAGCAGCTTCGGAACCCTCCACCAGCAAACGGAGTGCGCGGGAGCGCCCGAGGATCTGCCCTTGGGCTTCCTTCAGGGCGTCGATCAGGTCTTGCATTTCCTGTGTCAAAGCGGCCTCCGACTCTCGAAGAGTTACCGGGGTGCCCGCTTCGTAAGACCCTCCAGCAGCCCCCTATGAAGCCGTTTTGAGCGCCTGGCCAACAATAAGGGGCAGTGCGCTGAGAGCCTGGGTAGCGTAGCCCCACGGGTCAGTTTCGCGCTTCTCCAGGGCCTCCCGTGCGGTCCGAAGCAGAACCATCTCTACGTGCCAGGCGAGTCTGTCTTCGGGAGAGAGCCTCCGATAGGCAGATGCCACCTGCTGCCTGCTGTACTTGCAGAACGAGCCCCCGATTCCCAGGTCGTGGATGATCTTGCCCTGGGGCCACCAGCCCTTTGCCCATCGGTGTTCCGTATTCTTCCCGTCGATGAACTTGGACATCACGTCGCGGAGAGCCTGGCCTTCTGGTCCGATCTGGTGGTGGTAGCTCCGCAGGGAGTCCTCGGCCTTCTTGAGGCGCAGCCAGTTCTTGTAGATCTTCCGGGCCTGTCGTCTGTTCATTCGTCGTGCCTCTTCGGATTGCGCGCTCAGCGAGGGGAAACCTCGTACAGTCGTAGCGCGTGTGCTCGCAGCTGGGTCAGTGCCTCGACCTTCCGGTCGATCTTCTCGATCGTGGACCCTCGGTCACGAACCTTGAGGTCGTAGGCTTCAATCATCGCAGGGAGGTGTTCGATGTAGTTGCAGACGAGGTGAAGCTCGTGGTGGCCGTCCCACACTACCGACCCGCCCTCTCCGGGCAGCGCCTGGGGGGTCTCGGCTTTGAGCCCCAGGGCTTCGACCAGCAGCTTCTCTGCCTGCTTCTCCTCGTGCCGGTCAGACCATGCAGTCAGCCGAACCCGCTTGAGGTCCTCCGTGAGTTCCACGGCCCAGGTCAACGGGGCGGCGAGGAGACGGAAGTTCCGCAGGGCTGTCCTCTTCTCCAAGGCGTGCACGTCGCGGTTGAGCTCCGTAAGCATCTCGCGCATGCCGCTCATCTGCTCGATAAGCAGGTCTCGCCTTCGGGTGAGGCGGATCAACTCAGAGCTCACGGCGTTCGACCCCGGTATTCGGCCTATCGGGGACCGATACGATGTCCTCAAATAGGAGTGCTGCAATGCGCAGATTCATGGCCTTGGCCGTCCTTTCTCTGGGTCTCTTGACCCTTCCGATTACCTCTGCGTTCGCAGAAGACCCCCCGGCGGACCCCGTCGCTGAAGAGGTCTCCGCAGAGACCCCCGAAGACGCACCTGAGGCTGACGCTGAGGAAGCTGACGCGCCTGAGGCTGACGCTGAGGAAACAGAAGCCTCCGTCCCCGAGACCGACGCCGAGGCTCTCGCCGTTGCCGTGTCTATGATCGACGCTCTCAAGGCAGGGCAGTACCCCCTGGCTGCGGGTCTGTTCCTCACCCTTCTGGTGTTCCTGGTCAACCGGTTCTCTACCAAGGACCTGATCCCCGACAAGTGGGAGCCTGTTCTGGCCTTCGGAGTCGGCTTCGCCGGTGCTACCGGAACGGGTCTGGCTATGGGTACACCTGTGGGCGAAGCTCTGGCTGCGGGTGCAATCGCGGGCCTCGCCGGTGTCGGTGGTTGGCAGATGGCCGTCAAGGCGCTGGGCGACCTGAAGCCTTCCAAGAAGGAAGCTGACCCGGAGCCTCCCGCTGAGGAAGACGCCAAGGCGTAGCCTTCACCGATAGCACAGGGGACCCCGCTGGAGTAGCCTCCAGCGGGGTCTCTGTCTTTAGAGGGGTCTGGCGTGTGCGAGGGTCCCAGTCGTAGCCGTTGTGGCCGCAGGTGTGGGTCTGGTCGCAGTTGCCGCACCTGTACTGAGGGCGTCCGTCCTGAGCGTAGCCGTCAGGGTCGATCCGCCCCTTGAGGCATGCCTTGCATCGGCGTCCCCGCTTCACGGCTTCGAACCTCCGCAGAACTCCTCGGCTCTGCCGCAGTACGCACACGTCGGGGAGATAGTGAAGCCGTTCCGGTCCTCTGTGGTCAAGGACATGACGTGATCGGGTTCTGACGCCTCTGCAAGGAGGGGCTCCGGTTGGGGCCAGCGAAGGGCGGCTACGTCAATCTGAAGCCCCACAAGGTCGTCGTAGCCCTTGACGCCGGTGAGGGTCCCGTTCTCAGCAGCACACTCCACAGGGGAGCTGTGGAGGATCATGAGAACTCGCTCCAGGAGCTTGCGGTCGTTCACGTTGCTCATAACAAGGAGTACCGTTCCTTGAACCGGGCCCCCCGGCTATGGCTTGAGGCCCTTCAGAAACTCACGATCGAAGGCGTCCCGGTAGCTCTCTACGCTCTGCCTCATTATTCTCTCGACAAAGCCAGGCTGCGGCTTTGAGAGCTCGTCCGCAGGAACAGTGACCGGACGAACAGTGCGCGTGGGTACAGGCGAAGCCTTGACCAGTTTGCTGAACTCGGCAAATGAGATGTCGTCCATGACGAACATCTCGGGGCCTGGGGACCCGCCGAAGAGACCTGGGGGTCGGAATAGGAAGATCTGGGGGTCGTGCACGGAGGCCCAGTTGCGCGGGTCCTTGGTCCACTTCTTCCGGATGCGCTTCTTCTTGGAGCGAGGGAAGCGAGTCTGTACCTGCTTGTAGACAGGTCGGATGGTGTGGATGTCGACGCTCCCCAAGGAGCCCATCATAGTTTCGAGGTTCGACACGGGGTATCTCCTCCGGGTGCTGATTACAGACAAGTACGTCGCCGCATGCCAGCCCAGAACGGGCTCTACCCTGCGCCGCCACGGCTTTGTGCCTGTTCTGGGAGGGCTCTCGTCTATCGAAGTCGGCGGAAAGCTCTACAACGGCCACATACCCTTGAGGTCGTTCCCGTCTGAAGTCACTGTTGGCCGAACTGGCATTGCTACGGTCCGGGATCCCTTCAGCTGGATGGCCTCGGTGTACCACTGGATGCGGGCCGTCCCCCGAAAGAGCTTCGAACAACACCTGTTAGCCTGGGGGCAGGGCTCCGCTGAATGGTCGCGGGTGCTCTACGGCTGGACTCACCCGTGGGAGGTCTCGCCGCTGTTAGGCTCGCACGCCGTTGCGAACCCCGGAGCCCCAGACTGGGCTTCGCAGAACGAAGGGTTCTGGACCATATCCACACGCTGGTTCCACGAAGGCTCTGCCCTGGTGTTGGATGCGTCCCGACAGAATGAAGCGTGGGCCGAGCTCTTTCCCGAACACCGAGACGCTCTGATCGCGTGTGGGCGCAAAAACGGAACCCCTCGGCCCGTTGTCGCCGACCTCTACACTTCGGAGCAAGAGGCGTGGGTCCGGGCGAGCGACGGAGTCTTGATGGAGAAGTTGGGCTACGACGGGCTGGGGGATATAGCCCTCCCCCACCTTGTAGGTTCGTGCCCCTCGCTCTAACAGGGGTCGGAAGGTCCTGGGTAGAACGACAGGAGAGCTGAGTCGTCCGCCGGGTCGTAGGTTGCCTGAACCGTGCCCCAGTCTCCGAAGAGTGCATGCAAGCGGTCGGCCTCCTCCAGTAGGTCTACACGGGTGCTGGTCATGTGGACGTGTGGGAAGTCAAGAACGCTCTCGAATCCGCGACCTTCCTTGAACTTGGTGGCCCCGTCCCCGGAATCCGTGGTGGTGAACCCCGCCCCGTTGAGACGGAGCACCCACTCTCGAATGCCGGGGTCAAGCGCCGCTACGAGCTTCGGGTCCATGGGCTCAATGCTCCTCCGCAGTTCTTGCAGTTGGTCTGGGTGTAGTTCACCTTCAAGACGGTCCCCGCCCCTGGGTGCGTATCGAGCTGAACCACGAGCTATCCCCGCCAGCCCGGAGGGGCCGGGACGCTGGGGCCCGTGGACGCGGGGAAGGCTGAGGGGGTCTGGTGCAGGTCGGGGAGCGGCACGCCCCACTCCTTCAGCTTGGCGCGAACACCGTAGCGGAACACCAGGACCGCGCTGGGGGTCTCGGAGGCCCGCTTGAAGGTGGTCTCCGTCGTGTACATCCGAGCCTGCTGGCCGTAGCCCGTACCCAGGCTGGGCGCACCCTTGGTGACCCGACGACTACGAGTCGGACTGGAGGAGAGGGTGCGGCTAAACCCGTCGTCCGACTCTTCGGACGCGGCGCAAGCAGCGTTCGCCGCGTACACAGTGCCCATGTCCGCAGCACCCAGAGAGTCTGGCTCCATCGGTGCGCTATCCATGACCGCGCTGCCTTCATCGTTCCTCTGTGAGTAGAGGTCGATGTTCGGAAGCTTGCCCGAAGGGGTGGCCGATTCCATCGTCCACGTCCCGTGCAGCGGTGTGGAATGCCCGGTGTTCAAAGCGAAGTTGGTCGTGGTCGGCGCGGCTTCGTCGAAGAGAGCGACCCCGATCACACCCGTGTTCTTGGTGCCTCGTCCGGTCTTGTTGGCGTAGCTCTGCGTCGACGCGTCGAACTGGAAGGCTGCGACCTCCGAGTCCGTCCGGCGCCAGCCCTTGATGTTCGCGGTCTGGTAGGCCCCGAGCACGTAGCCTGTGCCTTCGTAGCCTGCGGTCTCGCCGTCCACGACGTTGACTCCGTCGACTGAGAGGACGGCCAGCTTGCGAACCCCGGTGGTGTTGCGGAGACGGATCTGGTACTCTCCGGCCTGGGGGACCTCGAAGTAGGACTGACCCTCATGGGTGTGCTTGCGGAGGACACGGCCTCCCTGGACGATGTCGACTTGCACGATAGACCTCGGATTGGAAGAAACCCGAGCAATGCTGCGGGTCGGGTGGTGGAACTGAACGGGGATGGTGGTGGGATTCTGAGCACCCAGAAGGTCGCAGGCCTCGCACTTCTTCACGAACTTGGGCCCCAGACGGGCTGAGCCTGGATCCCCAGAGCGGCGACGCTTCAACCGTCTCCGGGTTTCGTGGCCGCAAGCCAGAAGCAAGCTGGCCCATGGCCCATGTGGGTTGTCTGCTACCACGGTGAGCACCGGGATGCGGGTCATGAGTTCTCCTGGTACTGAGCGAAGGGTAGAGGGTGGTCTGGACTTGAACCGAGGGGTGCCTCGGTTTCTGCTGGGAAGGGGTCTGGAGCAGGAGGCTTGAGGATGATCTTTCCAGACTGCACCGCCCGGAGCAACTCCTCGATCATTACGCTGCGGTTTGCGAACCCCAGGCGCGGCGCGGCCTTCAAGGCCCACTTGCCCACTTCTACATCCAGGTTGATACCGAACTGCTTCTTGCCCATGCTCTTACCCTACCCCCGCATATACGCGCATATACGCGCATATGCGGCAGCGCGGCCAGATTGGGCCAGAAAGTCTCGGCCTCGCTCGAAAGCAGAGCTTCAGAGAGGCGTGACCTGTTAGGTCAGCGGGTCGCCGTCCTCAATGTTTTCCTTCAAGTCGTCCAGAAGCTCTCGTAGCGTCATGGCGACCTTGCCCCGGACGTACCCAGCCGCCACGGCCCGAATCCCTGCGACCTGAACGAACGTCATCGGGTCGAAGGTGAGCTGGGTGCGTGCATCAAGCACTGCGTCCGTTAGTGAAGCAGCTGCTCGCCCCCGGGAGAGAAACTGCAAGAGGATAGTGGGGTCGATGTACGCGCCCCGCGTAGTAGATGCGTTGTCGTGGTTGAGAGCACTCTGCGCTTCGGTGAGTGCTTGCCCGATGGTTTCCACCAGAGCCTCTACAACCCTCTCTCGCAGGGCTTCAGTCTCCTCCTGGGCGAAGCCCCGGATGCGCTCGTACAAGTCCTCCTGCCCATTCCTCAGCGCTGTGAGCACAGTGTCTGTGGCGCGGAGCTTCCGGAAGTCGGTCGGGTCGATGCCCTTGAAGTTCTTCTTGAAGTAGTTGTGGAGGTCGTTGTATGTGAACCGCTGCCCAGACGCATCGATGAGCACGTACTTGGACTGACCCTCCCGAGCCTTGTCCACGTAGTCCTGGAGGACGCGGATCAGCAGACCGTCGGACAACCCCGCCGTGTTCAAAGTCCCGGCCTTGCCGATGAACTCAAGCTGAGCGAAGTTGTCCCTCAAGAACCGAACGTGGGACGGACCCAGGGTCACTGCGCCGAAGGTCTCCACGGCGACGGACTCACCGTCAATCGTCTCTACGACCCCGTTGCCCACCCGTCCCGGACGGATGCCTGTCTCCATCATGATGGCCGTGGCCAGAGCGGCCAGGCGTACTTGTTCGTTGCTGCTCTTCAGATCCTTCTTCACCCGGATCACGATGGCGTTGTACCGCTTCAGGATCAGCTTCATCCGTGCGATCTTCTTCTCCATAGTGAAGCGCTCGTTCACAAAGCGGTCCGTGACACGCTGGATGTTCCCGTCGACGTCCACGTCAACAACGATGTTGTCCGGAAGGAACGCCCGCAGTTCCAGAGGCAGAGCCTCCTTGAGAGGGGCCTGGGCCACCGCCATTTGCTGGGCCTGGTAGCCCTTAGTAGCGAGACGATCCAGCTTCTCCAGTCCCTCTCGTGCTGTTAGGTAGCCGAGACCGATGTCCCGAAAGAGCAGACTGCCCGCAGCTCGCCAGTTTCGAGCCTTGACGTGCTCTGCGTCTGTTCCCAGATACTGTTCAAGAAACGCAGCTACCTTCGGGTCTGACCTCAGCACGGTGTTCAGAGCCCGCTTGCGAGCCTTCTGAACCTTGGCCCCCCTGCCTGGGTTCGCCTCCTTCGCTGCAGCTACCTCAGCGGACAGACCCTGAAGCACTCGGCGAAACGCCCGGCGAGCGTCGGCCTGGTGCTTAGCCAGATCGACGCGGTCGCGTCTGAACTGCTGCGCGGGGGTGGGGAACGAAGGCATCTCTACTGGCTTCTTGCCAGGCGGAGCAGTGTCCGACGCTCAGGCGACCCCTTTGGCAGCACTGATGCGAGACGTACCAGGGAGCTCTTTTTGTCGGCCTTCCCGCCCTTTGCGTACTTCTCGGCGGCGTCCTTCCCCTTGTAGGGGCCTCCGGCCTTCCCCTCTGGGTTCTTGGCGTACCACTTCCCCTTCTGTTGCCAGGTGGACCCCGCCTTGCGAGCAAGATCCAGAGGCTGGTTCTCGTCTACGATGTTGTCCTGAAGGTCGGCGCGGAACACACCGGGCAGATCAAAGGCAGCGGCCAGGGCCTCTTCGATAGGAGCCTCGATCACCTTCACCTTCATCTTGCGATGAGGGTCGGCCAGAAGCAGGCCTGCATAGCGGTGGTGGCCGTCAATGACTGTGGCCTTCCCCGTCTTCGGATCCCGGGCGACCAGAATGGGAAGGTCGGGGAGCTTGTCGAACTCACCCGTGAGGAACGCCTTGGCGATCCCGTAGCTCTTTCCCGCCTTGATTTCAGCCTGGGATGCAATCAACTTGCCGACCTCGATAGAGTCGTCAGTGATCTCTGTGCCCTCCGACTTCAGCTTGTCGAACCACTGCTCCTGCGTGGTCTTGTCGGACTTCGGGTCCGCCCCCGCCGCCACAGCGGCTTCCCCCTTCTTGACGTCCTTGGGGTCGTCAGAAGCCAGGAGGTCCTTCACGGACTTGTCCATGATCTGGGGCATGTTGTCCCGGGTGATGCCCAGGTTTCCTTCGCATGCGGGAGGCCTCAGGTTGCAGAAGTCCGTGGCCTTGTCGATACCCTTCTGGAGCTGCTCCGCGACGTGGATCGCCCGGGACAGATCCCCTCGGGAAACTTCACCGTCTTCCCCTGCAATCACGTTCAGCTTGAAGCTTCCGCCGAGCGCCTTGACCGCCGGATGATCCTGGAACTGCTTGAGGTCCCCGTCGCTCGCCTTGGTGGTGTCCGCGAACTCCTTCTCATCCCGGAGCACGCCCTTGTCCTCCTTGTCCTTCTTCCCCTCGCCCTCGTCAGTCTTCTTGACCTGGTGGTTCTTCGGATCCGCGCCTGGGTGTTCCTTCAGGTACTTCTTGAGGGCCTCTGGGGTGGCGAAGTCTTGCGCCAGACGCAGGAGGGCCCTCCGGTCCTCGGACCCCTGGGGGAGGACGGCGGCGAGCTTGATAAGGGGAAGGCGCATTCCGTCTCCGATAGAGCATTCGTACCCAGGCGCGGGTATAGGTTGCCTACTGAAGAGGAAAGGCCATGCCCATCTACGAATACAGGTGCAAGGACAAGAAGTGTGACACCGTCACGGAGATCATCCGAAGCATCCGAGAGGCGGACGAACCCCAGCCCTGTAAGAAGTGCAAGGGCAAGACCCAGAAGATGGTGTCGCAAACCTCGTTCTCGCTCCAGGGCGGCGGCTGGGCCAGCGACGGCTACGGAAGCTGATCCGCCTCGCTGGCGTCTTCGCCTGCGGCCTGGCGGAAGATTCGGTCCCACCCCTGGCGGTATGCCTCGGTGTTGACCTTGGGCGGACCCTTCCCGGTCAGAGCGATGACCTCAACGTCGGCGACGGGCGAACCCTCCCGGGGCGACACTGCGTACATGTAGTCGCTCATGATAGGAGCACCGTCGACTGCGGGCTTCAAGTTCACGGGAGCTGCACCCTTCCCGTCGGTGTACATCGCGGTGATGCTACCGTCCTCGTGCGCTGCCAGCGGAAGCAGTTGACCTTTGGTGGTTCCCATGGGGAGGACTACCCTTTCCGAACTCTCAGAGCCCCCGAGCACGGAGCATGATGTGCTCCACAAAGGCATACGGGACTCGCACGTCGTGCTCTTCGATGTAGTGCGCGAATCCGGCGGGCCATCCGTACACCCCGTCCTCGTAGCAGAACCTCTCGCCGCATGGACGCAACTTGCAAATCCGGCAAGTTGAAGACCCGCTCCATGAGTAGAGCACCTTCTGGTTGTCCCGAAGGTACTGCAGCACCAGAGCCTTCTCAGTAGGCTCCCAGTTCGGGTCCACGTGCTCCCGGGGATCTGGGTAGTAGCGCATCTTCTTCGAGATCCGCTTGGTGGCGGGCCTCCAGTAGCCGATGAAGAGTAGATCGTCTCTGGGCTCTGCGCCCGGCCACTCGGGGTGGTCTTCCACAACCATTTCTACTCGGGACATGCGGAACTCCTATGTTCCCAGCATCAGGATAGCCCGAAAACCGTCAGCCCTGCGGACGAAACTGTCGGCGGCCCCAGGCCCGCGCCTCTGCACTACGCCTCAGTGCACGCAGGGCACAGTCTCTGGCAGTCTCGGTACGATAGCGCCGATACAGACGCCAGCCGCCTCGAGGCTCCCCTGAGAGGCTGAGGTCCCGCTTGTAGATGCTGTAGGGCTTCTTCTGCTTCCGAGTCCGCTTGGGTGGACGGGGAGTCCGCTTGCCCCGAGCCTCTTCCAGGTCCTGGATTGCCTGTAGCTCGGGGAGCGTGCGACTCTCGCCCCAAAGACTTCGTCTGGGGTTCCCGCACATGCTGCAAGAACAGCGAACCTCTCGGTTGACGGAACGGCGGGTCTCTCCCCGCTGGTGGTTCAGGTGTGGCACTTCGACCTCCACGCTGTTCCCCGGCTGATCTCCGGGGCTAAAGCGTGATGTCGGGCATGCCGTTCTCCTTACTCACGTGAGTATAGCCCTGAACCTGACCCCTGGCGTGTGGTCTTCCCACCCAGCCAGTTCTCCTTCTTGATCCAGTCCCCGTTGCCCGAAGGGTCGGCGCAGTAGCACGTCCCGTTGATCTTCTGGTGTACGATGGGAAAGCAGGCATCGGCGCAGAGGTGCTCCCGTCGGAGGACCTCTCGCAGATTATCGACTCGCTGGTCGTACTGATTGCCGCCCACGATCAGAGCGATCACTACTGCGAGCAGGGTGAGAACGGCGAGGCCCTGCTTCACAGCTTGTCCCTTGACTGTATGAACGCCCGGTGCTTCTTCTCCAGAAGTTCGACTTCCTCGACCGCTGAGCGCAGGGCTGGGTCCACCGTATCCTGAATCTCAGTCACCGGCATTACAGGCACAGGCGGAGTGAACGGGCCTCGGACGACACCCCTGACAATGAAGTCAAGAGGCGAGTCTGAGTCCCTCCACTGGAGGCGCTGGTTGGTCTTGTCTCCCCAGGCTCGGATCTTGGAGTGACTCGGACCTCTCTGGCGGGAACTCGAGCCCCTCTTGACAAGGGGGCTGTCGTCGTCCATTATCAGCGCCTGAATCCCCATGAACACACGGTGGGGGGTCCCGGTGATGCGCGTTCCGGTGATGCGCGTGATCTTTTTCTCGGAGAGGTCGGACCACCCCTTGCGGATTGTGACCTCGAGGGTCACCTCGAGACGGTCGTTCACAGCGAAGAGGCCCAGGTCCTGCTTGAGCTGGTCGATCATGACCTCAGGGTGCGCGAAGAACTCCAGCTTGAAGTGGGCCTCACCGGGAGCCGTCGGGGGGCTGCTTTCCAGCTGACGCGCTGCCTTCCCCTTTCGCCAGAGGGCAAGATGTGCCAGGGCGGAAAGCACTAAGCCTCCCGACGTGAAGATCAGACTGGCAAGCAGGGGATCCACTACACCTCCGAGACTTGATTACGTCTCAAAGGTGCGGTGGGAACCCCTTGCCCCTATCCGGTGTAGGGGCAGCCTTCGTGGTCGCCGTCCGCCAGGCTGAACTCCACCGACCAGTAGGTCCCCTGCTTCCCTGCGAAGTGGGGCCAGGCATCCTTGTTCGCGATGCTCATGTTGAGCTCCGCCTGGGCCAGCCGGGACCGGTTGGTGTCCCAGCCCAGGGAGATACAGACATCCTGCTGGGACTCCATCGCTGCGACCTTCCAGAGCTTCCACGCGCCCTCGGTTCCTGCGGGCACCTCAACGATCTTGATGAGGAAGTACTGACCCGGCTCCACGTCAACGGCGCCAGGGCTCGAGAACCGCAGGAGAGCATCCCCAGCCGGGGTCGCCTCCCAGAACTGCTTGTTCTCGTCGCAGCCGTTGGGCCAGTCTTCGTTCTTCGCGATCACGGGCTTGAACGCTGCTTCCGCGTCCTTGACGCGCAGCGTCACTGACATACACCTGAACTTTGCCTGTACCATGGCACCTTCTCCGTCCCCTCACTGGGGGTGTTGTGGATTGAGGTGCCGCGCTGTTGACCCGGATCGCGACATGCCGGTGTACCCTACACCAGCGATAGGGGAGGCACCGGGACGGGCTTCTCTTCTTCCGAACGGGAGTTCCAGTAGGTGCCGTCTGGAAGCTCAGCCTCCATGTAGCTCTCGTCGTCAAGCCACCGCGCAACGCCCACGATATGAACCGGGGTCCCCGCTGTGTGGTCCGGAGCCAGAGACCAGGGGGATGCCGTCTCATCCAAGTGTCGAAGAAACTGTGCCTGGTTGTCCGTGGTTCCGGTGAACAGATCCATGAACAGGCCTGCAACACCCAAGGCCTCGATATCCTCCTGCTCCTCTACGGTGTCCACCTCCGTTCCGCAGGCCGGGCAGAAGTTTGCTCCAGCCGGGGCGTTTGAGCAGCAACCCTTCGGGGTGTTCTGCTCCCGCCAGTAGACCAGGAGTAGCTCTCGGAACGCCTCCATGGCCTCCCGAGGAGACTTGAACCCGTCCTCGTGCGTCAGGGGCAGGCAGGCGAGGGACTGGTCCTCGTGGTAGCCGTGGTGTAGTAGGAACGTGCGGTAGGTCATGTGGGTCCGTTGAGGGCAGCGTTTAGTGCTGCCTGTAGCTGGCTACGTGAAATCGATGCCGTGCAGTTTCCGCCACTCAGGCCACGTCAGGGAAATCGTTGCTCGCTTCGCTGACCAGACCATGTCCCGGAGTAGCTCAACCGTGTGATCCCGCTCAGAACGAAGACGCTGGGTGTCGCCCTGGAGTCCTGCGTTTACAACGGCCAGTTCGTTGTACTGTTCGCCCATCCTCTCGATAGTCTCCTGGGCCTCCTCCTGGTGGGCCTTGAGCGCGTCCTCCGCCCCGTGAAGGTGCTTCACGTAACCAAGTGTGATCCGCTCTTGTTCCTTCTGCCTGGCGTCGGCTTCGTCGGCGCGGGTGTTGTACTGCTTCAGTAGCTCAAACAACTCCAGGACGGTCTCCGGAGTGCAGTAGAACCCTCCGATCGAACCCAGGGGACACAACGGCTCGTGCTTCTCGCCAGGCACGCAGTCCCCGCTACACTCAGGGTTCAAGCTGGCCAGGGCGCGGAGCCTCAGCTGCTTCAAACCGGGAGGGAGTTTCATCACGACGGACCCTCCACCAAGGAGTTCAACCGGGTGACCTCGTGCTCCAGAGACTCGATCCGGATTGTCAAGAGGTGGAGCTTGGCCTCGAGTTCGAGGCGGGTCAGGCTGTGGGTTGTTCCCTGCGCTCGGAGAATCTTCTCGGCAGCGTCGACCACCCCGCCGGACAGGACCAGCGCGGCCTTGATGTCGCTCATCCCCGCGCCGGTGAGTTCCCGCAGATACTTGATCTTTTCGACTTGGGTCACGGGAACCTCTTGAATACGGTGGGGCATTCCGGGTGGGAGCTCATGGTCTCGGTGTACCCCTGTCGTAGGAGCCATCGGTACAACCGCTTGTTGTGGAGGTTCTCCACTCGCAGGGGATCCCTCGGCTTCGCGCTTCGCGCTCGGCTATCTTCTCCATCCAGTGTGAGAAGACGCCCTGGCCTCGCGCTTCCTCGTCAACGGAGATATTGGCTACGTCCAGGGTCTCCTCGCCGACCGGCAGGTCCACGCAGTGGTAGCCCCGACGCACATAGGCGGAAAGCTCGGACTCCCGAATCCAGGCGTTCCTGAACTTGGACCCGTAGAACTGGCCGAGGGTCATCATGGATTCGGCCCGTACTTGGAGAGCAGCTCACGGGCCTTCTGGCGCTCGTGTGCCTCCACGCGCTCCTTCCGACGTTCTTCTGACTTCCGCTCCTTCTCCGCATTGCGATCGGCGATCGCCTGAAGGTGATCCAGGCAGGACTCGGCTTCGATCACCGTCTCCGTAAGCTCAAAGGTCACGACCTCGCAGTCGGCGTAGAACTCCTTGGCCTCCCTGCGCCCCCGGGAATAGGAGGCGAGCAGGTGGAAGTGGTTCGTTAGCCCGCCTCGAGTGGACCAGATCTTCCCCTTCTTGGTGAAACTCGGTGAGGTTCCCCCGTTAGAGAACAGGCCGTCTGACTTGCGCCGGATCTTGAAGATCCTCTTGACTGCACTCACGGGCTACTCCGTCGGTTCGATGCCTGTGATTACCCTTGTGCAAGCTGGGCCGACCCCCGGTAGAGGGTCGGCCCAGTAGCTTCCGCCACGCGGGGTCAGGCGGCGTAGCGGTTGACGTCGCTGACGGCGAACTTGAAGCCCTTCCCGTTGCTGACGAGCTTCACGCTCACGGGGTAGCGGCTGGCGCGCAGGTTGATGTCCACGATGCGGTAGGTGCGACCCGACGCGGTGAACGTGGTGCCCCAGGCAGCGTTGAGGCCGATGAGCGACGCCTTGCCTGCGAACCCGACAGGCTCGCCGCTGGCCGTCTCGGCGGAGAAGGTCAGCCGGGGGGTGAAGGCGGAGCCGTCCCGCTCGAACTTGCCGCCGTTGATAGTCATGGTGACGCCGTGCTTCGCAAGAACGCCCGCAACAGCGGCCTCGATCTCACGGTTGAAGGCGGGGATGGAGTCGGCGTCGAACTTCATGGTGTGTCTCCCTTTGACACCTACCTTACGTCCGAGCAGCACCCAGGGAAGCCTCCCTCCTCCGGGTCTCGGGTAGGGTAGGGCGTAAACCTGTACGGTGACCCCCATGGCTGATTCCCTCAATGACCTCGTAGAAGGCGTCCAGTACGCCGTCATGGAAGCGCAGGAGATCGCCGAAGAACACCACATGGCCCTGGTCAGCCGCTTCTTTGAGAAGGACGACGACGGCAAGGAAAAGGCGATCACGCAGACCATCTACGTCCCCAACATGAACCCGGCCACGAAAGAGGAACAGCCTTTCGTCCAGGTGGACGTGCCCCTCATCTGCCTGGCTCAACTCGGCGGGATCAAGATCAAGGAGCTCAAGGTCACCTTCGTGGCAAACCTGTCCTCCCTGGACACGGAAGAGGAGGTCGAAGAGAAGAAGGCGGAGGAAGCCGCTGATGAAGCCGAGGCGGATGCCGCCACCCCTGAGCCCCTCAAGCGTCTCGGACGGAGGGCTCGTAAGAAGGGTCGCCGTCTGCGGATGGGCATGAAGAAGGGGGGCGGCGCGGACGAGTTTACGAAGGCCACTATCGAGATCTGCTTCGTGGGGACCGACCCGCCCGAGGGAGCAGTCAGAGTGAACGACCGCCTGCTCAAGACGATCCCGTGAAAGAGTTCTGGGCCGCAGTCCGAAAGGCGCTCCAGAAGAGCGTAGGCACTCCCCCAACCAGGGAGGAGCTTGAACGAGCAGCAGGCCGGGCAGTGGGGATACCGATACAGTTCCCCAACTACAAAGAGGGTGACGCGGATTCCGGGGATGCCCTGGTCTCCCTGCCCAACCCCATCACGTATCTGAGGGCGGACTTCCAGGTTGAGGTTGATCCAGATGAGCCGGATGACTAAGAACCTACGGCAGTGCCCCCTCGTGCGGGGCTCGTGGGCGGCACTCCCGGAAGCCGCTGCGAGAACCTCGTCCATGAGCTCAGACGAGGCCCTCTCCCGGGCGGACACGAAGTCCGTCCCGTGGATGGGGCAGTCGGGGTCCTCGGCGATCCAAGGTCCCCCGATCGTGTAGCACTCTCGGTCGCAGTCAGGCATGGGCTTCTCTCCACAGCTTGAGGCGACGGAAGCACTGGGCGCTCATCCCCCCGTAGGGAGTGGGTCCGCCGTACACAGACCCCGTGTGCTCCTCCCAGTCTCCAGCCTCGACTCCGATGGCGCGGACCTTCTCTCGGGCTGCGGACAGACCTTGGGAGATCTCCCCTCGGTCGAGATGACCTTGCCAGAGAGCCTGGGTTGTCCGCCAGGCCTCGAAGAACTGGGGGTTGTCCCCAGGCCCGTCGATGAGTTCCTGGGCGAACGCGACAGCGTCTTCGAGGGCTTCCCGAGGCGTCATTAGAAGCCCAGGTACTCGAGTTCCTCCGGGGTGAGCTCGACCGTTCTGACGGTGTACTCGATCCCGGTCTCGGAGACCATGGTGTAGGGGCTCAGGTTCCGGACGATCCGGGCCAGCTGCTTCAGCGCGGCCTTCTCTTCGTCGATGAGAGCCTGCTCGGTGAGGAGGTTCTGGACGACGCCCGCTCCGATGAGGCGCTGCTCGCCCTCGGGGGCGGACATGGAGTAGGACATGGAAGCGGTGTTGACCAGGCGGTTGCTCACCATCTGGTTGGCGGACTGGGTGAGGAGTTCGATGAGATCCTGGTCGGAGATCGAGAACTCCTTGCGGATCAGGGCGATGCGCTCCTTCCGCTCGGCGATCTTGGCCTTCACCTGGTCGATCTTCCCCTCCATCGCCTCCCTGACATCCGCCATGGGCTTTCGGTAGGTGAAGTTGCGGAACATGCGTGCGGTAGAGGGACTGGCCATGGGGATCTCCTGAGTGGGGAGTCACCCTACCCGGGAGACTGGAGAGCCCTTTGGAACCCCCAGTCTCCCGGGCTTAGTCAATCAGCTCAACAGTCCAGTAGTCAGCCCAGGGGCTGTCCGCCGGCAAGAACAGCTTCCACTCGTCCGGCACCTCGTACTTGAAGAGGGCCATCCATGCCAGCTCACGGGGCGTGGGCGGACGGGGCTTCTTCATCATGACGAGCCCAGCCTGCTTCAGCGTCAGGTCAGCCTTCCGAGCATTGCACGGACCGCACGCAGCGAGCAGGTTCCACCAGGAAGTCGGACGCACCCGCTCGTGGTGCCACGGAACCTTGACCCAGCCGTTCACCGCCTTGGAGCGAGGAATGACGTGGTCCAGAGTCAGGAGCTCGAGATCGGGATTGCCCGACACCTTCCGGGGCTGGAATCCGCAGTACTGGCACTGGTACATGTCCCGTGCGAACAGGTCCTTTCGGTTCAACCGAGCGGCCTTCCGAGGACGGACGTACTTGATGCGCGCCACGACAGCCGGGAACTCCAGCACGACTGATGTCGAACGGAGGAACCGGTCCGCGTAGTTCTCCACCACCCGAACCTGCTCGCGAAACATCAGGCCCACGGCCTTCTGCCACGAAACAACTTCGAGTACGGTGTAGTCCGCGTTGAGTACGAGTACGGATTCCATGATGCTCCCTCCTCTGGGATTCTCCTGTGCGAATGTGATTGTCTGAAACGGTGGTGACCCTATCGCAGGGATAGGGAGTGCAGCCCTGGGCACTGGCGTTGGTTGAGCTCATCAAAGATGATGACGTCCGGGCTGCCTTCTCTGCTGGGTTCTTTTTCGTGTATCTGGCGTCGATGGTTGCGTTCCTGAGCTTCTTCCCGATCCCCGACGAGAACAAGAACACGGTGCACTTGATTGTGGGGGGGCTGGTCGGTGCGGGCATCGGTCCCGCGATCCAGGCCCTCCTGGACAAGAGACCACGAAGGTATCGGGACTCCGACTCAGGATAGCCGCGCTCAGCTACCAGGGTAGGGTGTAGTAGAAACCTGGTTCCTCCCCGGAACCGCCCCCGGAGTCTATTATGTCCGCATTCTACGAGTCAGATGTCGACGAAGTGGTTGATGATGCCACTGACCAGGCTGTTGACGCTGCTGAGAACCTCGTCCTGGACAACCTGGACGAAGCCGTCGAAGCTGGCCTGGATGAAGTGATCGATGCCTCCATCAAGGTGGTGGACGAGCACTTCGATCACCTGACCGGCAACGAGAAGGCTGACCACGTCATCTCCCTGGCTGCTGACTGGCTGGTGTCTAAGGGAGTGGAGCTCCGTGATGAGTACGAGGATGAGATCAAGGAGGGCCTGGCCGAGTGGGTCCAGGAGCGGTTCGACGCCCTGAGGGCCGAGATCCAGGAGTGGCGCGACACCCGTCCGGAGCGCCGAGCGGAACGCCAGAAGTTCCGAGCTTCCCAGGAGGGCAAGAGCCGCGACGAGAAGAAGGCTGCCCGCAAGGAGCGCCGCCAGGCCAAGAGGGCTGCGCGCCGCGAGAGCTGAGCCCGGTCGGTTGATTATCGGCTACTTCCTCTTCGGAGGAAGTATGTCGAATATCCAGTCCCGACTCCGCAGGGCCTCTGCCGAACACCCGAGTAACCGCCTCGCGGCGATGGCGGGTGATATGGAGATGGCCGAGGAGGTCCTGAGGGACATTACCTCGGCGCAGAGGAAGCTGGCCTCCCTTGCTCGTAAGGTCATCCGCGCAGCCCCTCCCCGTTCCGAGTGGTCAACCGACGGGAAGCCCAACGGACGGGTTGAGGTAGAGAAAGGCACCAGTGCCTACAGAGGCACCTCTGTCTTCACCACGGTGCGTGAAGGTCCGGTCCCGACAGTCCGCGTCTACTGGCCCCACATCGGATACGGGGCTCGCGCTGAGTACGCTGAAGGCAACCCGACTGTCACCGAAGTGGGTCGGGCGATCGGTCTTCCCCTCAAGGGTGGCCAGTGCTTCCGTCTGACCCTCTACGCGCCCCCGGCGGACTTCCTGGTGCGCAGCTGGGCGGAGTCGCCGCGAGGCACTACCGTGGCCAAGTTCTACTACTCGGTCGAGGGCTACGGAGGCATCGGTTCAGGCTTCGCCGCTGTGAAGCCTGACGGCTCCTGGATTATGGGCGGCCACGGGTAGTCTCAGCGTTCGGCCCTGCAAGGGCGACACCACGACTGGTTGGTCACCAGATCGCTACCGTCTTCGCCTCGACCCGCCATTCGTCGGAGGCCGAAGTCCTTGAGGGGCTTCTGCTTCTTGCAGTGCGGGCAGGTCCGGTGTACCACGCCGTCGACGATCTCGTCGGCCTTGATGTGTACTTCGTCGTAGGGCATACATCCTCCATAGGGAACGGACTACCGCTCGGAGGTCCTGCCAGACCCTGCTTCCCTCTTGCAGTTCTTGAGGTGCTTGTCGAAGGTACGCCCAGCAGGACTCGAACCTGCGACCCCCTGATTAGGAATCAGGCGCTCTATCCAGCTGAGCTATGGGCGCTCTTCGGGAACTTACCTGGTCAGCGGCAGGCTGCCCTCTACCAGTTCGCGGCGACAACCCCGCTGGCGGAGGCAGGAGTCCCGGGCACGGCCCACTCGCCCCCGCCGCCGTGGGTTCGGATGCGAACCAGAACACCCTCCCTCCAGAGGGTCTCCAGAAGATCCCCCACGGGCTCGATCTCCTCGTCGCGGATCTTGTCGGACAGTGCCCAGCAGGCCTCTTCTTCGGCGGGCCAGTCGTTAGACTCAAGCTGCTCGCAAACCATGTCGTCGGCGATCCCCACGGACCGCAGGGACTGAACAGCCCGCCACACCTCCGTCGTGGTCCACGGTACGGCAGGGTGGGTAGCGAGGGCGTTTAGGACGGCATCAGTGTTCACGCAGGACCTCCACGTAGAAGTTACGTCCCTTGCGAGTGCGGGGAACCCCTGGGAGTTGGGTTAGCCCCCTGAACAACCAGGGCAGGCGTCCCGCAGAGCCCGGAGCCGCATGTGGGACTCCCCGGAGGAACCCCGTTTTCAGGGGCAGAGGAAGTGCGGGACTCCGTCCCTGGCATCCAGGGCCATCGTACCGACAAGGGTGCTCTCGTCGGCGAAGAGATCCGCCACCAGCATCTCCATGCCGTATGCGCCTGTTGTGTCGATGTCACACCACCCCAGCCCCTCCACGTACACGTCGTGCAGGCGACCCGTCAGGTGCATGGTCTCGTGGAGGAGGATCCAGGGAGCCGCCCGGTTCTCCGGCTCCGACCACCAGACCACACCGGTGTCCGGGTTGGCGTAAGTTCGACCCCCGGCGCGGAAGCCGTTCGTGTACCGGGCGATGAAGTGGAACAGAGCTTCGTTGGGGTCGCCCGAGAGTGCGTTCAGCTGGGACACGAGAGTTTCATCCCGGTATTCGCTGGGCGTCAGGGTGGGGAGGTCTGCTGTGGCCACGGCCCACACGGACCGCGACACAGACAAGAGGATCTCATCCTCGATGTTGAGCAACTCCCCCAACTCCTCCTGGCAACGCTCCGACGGGTCCGCCCCAGACTGCCAGATGGTTTCTGAACAGACGGCGGGGATGTCGGGGACGCAAGCCAGGAGGAGAAGGAGGAGCATGGGTCAGCCTACTGCTCGATACGGGTGAAGGTCAGGCGGTCCAGGTGCAGCATCTCGGCGAGGCTGCGCCACACGTCGATGGTGTCCTGGTCGTGCTGCGCCGACTTGAGGGACACGTCCAGCTCTGTGATGCGGATCTCGCCCCGCCGACTCTCCACGTAGCCTTCGAACATGAAGTCCATAAAGCCACCCCGGAAGTAGTCGCGGCCATCGTCGGTCCGAGTGACCGGGAGGACCATGATCTCGCTGCTGCCAGGGACCATCACATGGATGAAGGACTTGATGTTGGTCTCCTCCAGGTAGTCGGAGGCACGGACCTTCCAGAGACGCAACTCGGCCTCAACATCCCAGGGGGCGAAGCTGATCGAGGTGCGGTAGGCATCACCCCAGTCGACCTTGTTGGCCTCCTCTTCCTCGGTCTGCTCCATGCAGGTCCACTCGACCTGAACGGTGGCGGGCTCGAGCGGGTCGTAGGACTCGATGACCCAGGTGCCCAAGGACAGTGAGACCACGTCGTACTCGATGCCGAGATCGCGCAGGTTCACCGAGTCCATGAACTCGGGGAACATCCCCCACGCGAAGCCGGGGGCCTCGAACTCGATCTTGTCGACGGCTCCCGCCTCAAGGATACGGAAGCCCTTGAGCGCAGACTCCGCCGCGTTGTACGGCGAGCTACCGGGCTTGCCCAGCAAGATCGCCCTGTAGCGGTATTCACCCAAGGCCTCGACGGGCATCAGGACGTACTCGTCGATGGCGGGGACGCAACCCAGGCCTCCGCTGCTGTCGGTGACCGACTTCGCAGAAGCCGACGCGGCCGACGACTCCAGCCCGTAGTAGTCCCCTCCGTCACCGGAACTGCCGTCCGTGGGCGGAGTACTCATGGAGTTGGCGCTGGTCATCTCCGTGCCCATGCGAAGCTCGATGAAGTGCTCCGCCTCCACCTTCTTGGTGTGGCTGCCCGACGAGGAGGTGGTCTTCGTTGCGCCGAAGGTTCCCCCAGCCCCCGCTCCAACAGAGCCGCCCGTGGACGAGACATTGCCGGAGGCGTCCACCTTGACGTTGGCGCTGGCTGACGTAGTCACCGTGCCCTGGACAGTCGAGTAGGTCTCCGAGTAGACCTCCGCGCAGTAGTCTCCGCCAGAGTCCATCGTGCCCCAGCCGCTCACCGAACCGGTCTCGGTGATCTCGAACCAGAAGCTGCTGAACAGGTCGACATCGACGGTGGCGGGCATGATGTGTGCCCCATTGCCCCCGTTGAGGTCCCACTGGCGGTGGTACACGTCACCCTTGCCGTCCACCATCGCCTCCTCGAGGTCAATGTGCAGCCGGACGTAGTCGTCGACGCTGGTGACACCTTCCACCCCTCCGTCCCAGCACGCGATCAGACCGAAGGCGTCACCGGCAGAGGTCTCGATGGCGGGGTTGCCGTACATGCAGTTCGACCGGATGATGCCGGTCATCACACCGGGACCCTGGCCGATGACGAGGTCGGACGATGCGTCCTTCGCCGCCGCATAGTCGCCGTAGGAGATCACGCTGTACAGGATCGTCCAGTCGGTCTCGTCGAAGAACTCGCGGAGGGCCTTGAGGTCGTCCGTGAGCTTGCCCTTCTTCTTGTCCGAGGCGCAGTTGGAGCCGGGGTCGATGGCAGTGGCGTCCATCCAGAACTCGGGGTACCACGCCTCGTTGAAGTGGGCGTTGATGTCGTTGCCCTCGGTCCACGACTGGCGGAGCTGCGCATTGCCCTTGCCGGAACCGGACATGCCGCCGTTGGCCCAGTCGGGACCGGTCTCGGTCGACCAGTGCTCGTTGTCGGCACCACAGCCCGCGAGGAAGTAGATCGACCCGGCAGCGACGAGGGCCGTGAGGCCGATTGCCCCCAGCGACCCCCGGACGATGCCCGGCACGGTGTTGAAGGGGGTGGGGATATTCATGTTCTGATCCTGGACTGAGTTTGAACTCAAACCCCACGTCGGCTCATCCGACGAAGGCTCTCGTTCGCATTCAGTGTCCGGGCAGGATCGAACACACTCCGGCGAGGCAGGACGAGCCATGCCTCAACCAGAGATACCGGGGAGTATATCCCGGGACCCCCCAGGGACCCCCAGAAAGTTTTGCTCTTTACCTGCGGTTTCGCCTGCGAGAAGCCTTCGACCTGGCTTTCGCTGGCTTTCGCTGCGCCGCGTCGCCCCGGTAGCCGCGTCGCTTCGGCGGGGTGCCGGGGAAGTCCGTAGCGGCTGTGCTGCCGGGTTCCACCTTCAACGTCAGCTTGCCGTCGTCCGGAGCTGCGTGGGTGTCTTCTACAGAGAGGGTGACCTGGTCGGGAGTAGCATGCATGCCCACACCCTACCCGATATCCCAACGCCCACTCTTCGAGTCGTACTCCACAGACTTCTCGACAAAGAAGTCCTTCATCTGCCTCTCCAGATCAGCCACCAGCTGGCGAGCCATCGGCCGGGGCATCTCATGCACCTTTTTCTTCAGAGCCTTGAAGGCGAAATGGTGGAGGTTCCGGGGCACGTCGTCGACGTAGGTCTCCTCGCCGTTCACCAGGATTGAGTCCCCGTTCGGAGACATCACCAGGACGTCAGACCAGACACCGTTCCGAACCGAGCCGTACGACCCCCACTGACCCGCTGCCTTGAGCAACGTCTGTCTCGAGGCGCTCCCCTTCTCCAAGGTGGAGGCCAGGCGAATGAGCGCGGCGCGGTCGGTGCGGCTAATCTTCTTCATGAGAGCTTCCCGGAAGGTGAGAGAACCCTCTCTGAGGATAGTCGGGCTACCGGATTAGTTCCAAGGTAGCTGGATGCCCGCGTCCTCGAGCACTTTGGTCTCCGGGGCCGTCAGGTGGTAAGGCATCCGCTCCAACGCCTCCACCTTGATGTGTTCTGGGCGGGCGAGCTCCCCCTCAATAAGGGCAGCAACTCCGAAGAGTCGAAGCTCGCGCTCGACCAGATCTGAGGTAAGGCTCACCGCCTGGTGAAAGTCGGGGTCCGCGAAGAACCGTCGTCTCCTCATCCGGGCAAAGGTAGCGAGTGAGCCCATAAAGTCCTCCTGAGATACTGGCGGCCCGCATAGGACCCCTACCCCTGCCAGGATTCGAACCTGGGACCCTCTGCTTAGAAGGCAGATGCTCTATCCACTGAGCTACAGGGGCGAAAGGGTCTTAGGCCCCGAAGAACGAAAACACATCCAGGGGAACGTCTTCGGGAGGCCAGTTCAAGTATGCGACGTGTTCCAGTCTCTCTACTGTACCTCCGGACCGCATGTTCGGAACCCGTCTCCGCGACACTACCTCCCAGGGGAGACCCGGGAAGGTCTCGGGGGCTGTAGAACCGTAGGTAAACACTACGGGGTTCGAACAGCCTTCTATCAGGGCGAGGGTGTGCGCGGGACTGTATGAGTCCTCGCCCACATAGTTGCCGCTGGTTCCTCTGTACGGAGGGTCTACAAACAGTAGATCCCCAGGCAGGGGAGTGTGCTTAGAACCGTCCCCGTGTTCAACCCTAACCCGGCGTCCCGCACACAGAGCGCGCAAAGTAGTCCGGATCGGTAGCTCGTGCTGGGGATAGGTCGTCCAGCTGCTCCACTGCCCCACCACCAAGCTGCACACATTGATCTTGAGGTAGAGCTCGGCTCCTTGACTTAGGCCGAGTTCTCTGATGTCGAACTTAGGGGTCTGAGACCGAGCCCGTCGGTACAGGGCTCCCAGAGCACGAAGCTCCTCCGCACCGACTTCCTGCAGCCAGTGCCACAAGGCCACCACGTTCGGGTCTGTGTCGTAGCCCAGCGCCGGCAGGTCGTGGTTTAGAGAGTACGCACCACTTCCCAGGTAGGGCTCCACAATCCGGGAGCACCCGCGAGGGGGCGGGCGATAATGCTGAAGCATCCTCCCCTTGTTGCCGCTGTAGCGGAACAGCCTCTTAGGCACGAACACTCACTTCGGGGGGCTCAGTTTCCCTACAACGAAGGTGCCGGGCAACTTGTAGAAGCGTACCTCGCCCTGGTGTGTGTCGGCGTCACGTAGAGCGCGGGCCGCAGCCGAACCGTCCCCCATAATGCGGGCGACAGTCTCCACTACTTCTCGAGTCACCTGGGTGCTGGGGTCAGGTGCTTGCATTGTCTTCCAGACCTACTTCGCGAGGTTCGGACGGATCATTGGGGATCCGTCGGGTGGGGTTCTGTACAAGCCACTCCTCCAGGGCTCCCTGGTGGGTAGAGCACAAGACGCTCGTAAGGGGTGGCCAGGTATCCACCCCGTCGGCTCGGGCCAGCACGAAGCTGTGCCGCCCCGACAACGCGCACTCTCCAGAGCATGCTTCAGCGGTCCGCTCGGCAGGACCCCGACCTGCTCCTGTTGAGAGCTCCCTCAGAATGGACTTGCGATAGTCCGTCTCGAACTTGTCCTCCATCCACCGTCGAGTCGGCTTGTGTGGGATCGCCCAGAGCTGGGCTGGCATCTTGTACACGCCCTTTTCGTCCGGCAAGATCGCAAACCACATGCCCAGGAAGTTCTCCTGCATGCAGATGAGCTGGTAGGTCAAGCCGTCGAACTCGTACAGGTCTCCCATGTACTTGGTCGCGGGCTCCGGGTCCGGCTTCGAGCCGAACATGCCTAACATGTCAAACATCGTGTCTCCTGTAGGGGTCTACCCTGCGTCGAGGGCTTCCAGCTCGTTCTGAGCCCGCTCAGCCGCGTCCACGTCCGAAGGGTTGTTGGGGTCGAGCCCCGGGAAGCTCTCCAGCAACTGGAGCTGAGCCTTCTCGCTGAGCTTCTGGAAGACCTCCAGTTGCTTCGTCTTCTCCTGAGCCAGCTTCAGCTTGACCCGGTTTGTCAGTATCCCTTCAGCCCAGAGGTAGGACAGCCAGGTCATCACGAAGACGAACAGCCCAACCCACACCGGGTGGAACTTGATGATGTACGCCAGGGCGTCGACGAAGGGGAGGATTAGTTCAGTCATGGGGTTTCCGGCATCATGGTTTTGCCCCGAGCCGAGACCAGGTCCCGCCCCAGACTTGTTTCCTCGCGAGCCACACGGGAAGCGTGAAGCTTCTGGCGGTTGCTGGTGTAGGCTGCCAGACCCGCAGGAGTGAAGCGGTACACCGTTCGGGGGATATTCGGGAAGATATCCTGCTGGGGTCCAACGGGCTCGACCTTGACGGACACCAGGAGCCCTCGCTTGACCAGGGACGGAATGGTGCGGTTGTGCATGTAGCCGTAGAGCTTCCCGTCCACGACGCCCTGGAGCACTGTGTACTGGTTTGAAGAGAGTCTCATTCCTCGGCGTCCTCGGCCAGGCGCTCGAGGAAAACCGGAGTCACGGGGATGGGCTGGTTCCTCCGTTCTCCGTAGATCTCGGGGTTGGGGATGATGCATCCGTCCTCGACCACGACCAGGCCGTCGGCAGCGATGAAGTCCTCCGCCAGGTAGTCAAACTGGCAAGCCCTGTGGTAGCGTCGCAGGTTCGCCCAGAGCCGCTTGAGGCCTCGGTTCTGCGAAGCCGAGACGAAAAGCTTCGCGGGCGGAGCGGGGACTTCCGTCTCGGGTGAGTTCTCGACCAGGCTGAGGTTGGATCTTGGGTCCGGCTCCTCGGAGACGGGCAGGGAGTCGAAAGGGATGGCCTCGCCCTCGGCTACCAGGACCTCGAAGTCCTTCATGGTGTGGCCATTCCTCAAGTCTGTGAGCCCCTTCCAGATGACCCGGATGGGGTGGCCTGGTGGGATCAGGGAAGCATCGACCAGCTGGATGAGCTTGGTCCCGGAGAGCATCAGGCTCTGGCCCATGGGGATGTGGATCAGCACGACCTGGTACTGGCCGTATGCCCCCGTCTTGACGGTCTGGCCCCCGTAATAGCCGACGACCTCCTGACCTACCTCGGTGGGGCTCCAGCGTTGGGGGGCCTGGACCCTACGCCACTTGAACTGCTCGCGGATCTGCTCGCGGATCTGCTGTGCGTGGTCGGTGCTCATTCTTCATCTCCGTGGAGGGGTCGCCCGTAGTCGTCAGGTTCGTCGAGGAACTTGAGGGCTGTCTTGGGCCCCGTGGTCCGGGCAGAGATAACATGCAGCTGACCCGGCTTGAGTCCTCCGATGTCACTACCGTAGAGAAGCGGGAAGTTCCGGTTCTTGGCAGCACGACGCTGCTCCGGTGTAACCTCGTCCTCGGGGACGCCGAACATCTCGGCTGCGGTCTTGCGGTGGATGTCACTCACTACTGCCACCCGCTGATGTCGAGGCACTCGCCGTCGTCTTCCTCCCTCCAGATCTTCATCTGGAGGGTTCCGCCTTCGGCCAGCTCCACCTCGATGTTGTACTCGTACATTTAGGCGAGCCGCAGGTAGGAAGTCGGGGTCAGCTGGAAGCTACGCTTGGTGCCGTCCAGGAGGAACCGCTGTGCCTCCTGGGCGATGTGCCCCCCCACGATGCTGTAGAAGGGGAGAAGCACCCCGTCCTCGCAGGTCGGAACCCCGTCGTTGGCCTCCTGGTCTGCCGAGAAGTGCTCGGTCCAGATGACCCGAGCAAAGTCACCTGTGGCGGCCAGACACCCGTGCAGGCAGGGGATGCCGTGCTCAATAGCGAACCCCTGGATGATGAGGCGGGCCTCGATGTTGTCGGTGCAGTCGATGAGCAGGTCGGCGTCGCCGAGCAGCTGCAAGGCGTTGTCCGACGTGAGTCGATGCGGAATCACCTCGCACTTCCGCTTCCACTGAGCCTGTAGACTCTGGGCCGTCGCCTGCGCCTTGTTCCGCCCCCGCGCCATCTGCGGGTACTCCTGGGCCTGCGTGTTCTTCATCTCGACCTTGTCGAAGTCGATCAGCTTCAGGGTCGCAACCCAGTTCCGGGCGTTGTGTACAGTGGGGGAACCGATAGCTCCGAGTCCAACAACAGTGACGCGCATAGGGTCTCCTCCTATGAGGGATTACGGCCTCCGGTGTCTCGGGGAACCCTCGGTAGTTAGGAAATATCTCAGAGCCGGTATGCGGCCCTCACCCCAGAAAGTAGCAGCCCGGTATCTTCGGGCCCGTGAATGGGGGAGCCAGGAGGCTCTGGACGACTACCTACGGGAACACCCCAGGGCGATCCCCGAGAAGCACTCCGTTCGTGAACCGGCAGAGGAAACGACGGCTCCGTCTGCTAAGTCTGCACCTGATGGGTTCACCCTTCCGGACAAAGACGTCCCCGTCAAGTTTGAGATGGGCACCATCGAGGAATATGAGGACGACCCCTCAGAGCCCGAGGGCTACCGACTTGTCTCCTCAAAGCCCCTCTTCAAGAGTGAGAAGGCGGCGCTGAAACACATGGGGCTGAAGCTTCCCTCCATGGACAAGGTCGCGGAGGCTATGGGGGTAGACGCCTTCCCCGGAAAGGTGTCCTCGGAAGTCGTTACGCGGCGCTGGTTTGGCAAGCCGGTCCTGAGTATTGTCACGCAGGGTCCCGGAATCGAAAGTCACGTGCGCTTTGTAGGGAAAGACGAGGACGGCGACACCTACATCAAGAACCAGACTTTCATCTTGAAGCCTGAGGCTCACGGCGGAGGGATCGGCACCAAGGCTCTCTACACCCAAGTGCAACAAGCGCGGAAAGCTGGGGTCTCCTACATCAAGACCAGCGCGGGCGGACCCCCAGACATGAACGGCTACTACACGTGGCCTCGCCTGGGCTACGACGGATTGCTCTCGAGCGTGAACAAGGACGAAGCCTACGAGGACACCTCAGTCCCCGAGGACGACCCCAATCGATGGAAGAGCAGAGACATCCCTTCTATCGAGGAAGACATCAAAGCCGCCGTCAAGAAGGGTGACCTCCCCAAGGGAGCCGAGAAAGTGGAGACCGTTCGGCAGCTCATGGATCTGGAGGGAGGGTCTGCCTGGTGGAAGAAGAACGGCCGAGCGTTCTCGGCTACCTTCGACCTGGAGTCCGACGACTCGGTAGATGCGCTGGAGGACTACATCGAGGCTACAGCAGCGAAGCTGGGGGTCAGCCCCCAGGAGTGGATGGACATGAGCCCAGACGAAATCCGAGCCTCAAAGAAGAAGTCCCCTTCCCCGAAGCGGGTCGCGAGCCTGTTCCTGGCAGCGAAGCGGCGCAAGAAGAAGGACGACGAAGACGAGGAGGACGGAAAGGGCGACCAGTCCGACCTGGATGAGTCCGACGAGGACATCCTGGATAGCGTCTGGAAGAAGCGGCGCGACAAGAAGCGCCCCTACAAGCCGTCGCGGTTCCTCAAGAGGAAGTAGGCAGCCTCTCAGTCGTCCTCGGCGATCCAAGAGGCTACGATCTCCTGGGCTTTGGCGTAGAATGGGGCGAACTCTGCGTCGTCAGTGTCGAACTGGAAGAAGTCGTCTTCGGGCTCGAACCACATCTTCTCGTGGTCGGCGAGCAGAGGGTAGCGGTCAAGCTCGTCATCGAACAAGAGCGCGGCCAGGATGTTGACTGTCGCGTCCGGCGTGAGGGCCTGACCTTCGTGGGAGGCCCTCCTAAGGATCTGAAGCACCTGCGGGCGGAAGTCAAACATCAGTCGTCCCGACTTAGGGAATTGAAGAAGTCAGTGAACCTCTGGGTCAGTCTCCGAGAGGTTCCGGTCTGCCGCCAGGCCTCCCGCACACTGACACCCAAGGACACGTCCAACACCCAGTAGGCGGCGATGGAGACAACAATCCAGTACTCGGGGGGCACAATGCTCACGGTTCTCTCAGTCGTAGTTCCAGACGTTGTCGTTGTGGCGGGTCTTGGCGGGGAAGTCGAGGGTCTCGGGGTCGTCCCCGGCACGGAGACGCTCGAGGGCGATGCGCTCCTTCGCACGGAAGAAGCGGAAGCCAGTGACCTCCCAGGGACGGACATCGTAGGGGTAGTCCTGGCGGGCGGTCACCTTGCGGCGGTGGTTGGTCTTCACGGCTAACTCCTGGTTAGGGGGTTAGCCGAAGCCCTCGGGGTTGCTGGTCATGGGTCACTCTCCTACAAGAGAGTTACGCCGGAGGTAGCCGGAGGGAACCCTCTTCTTTTCAGTATTCGTCCGAGGGGCTGGTTCCGCCGTGGGGGCACCAGTCGTGGGGGCAGGGCTCCCCCTCTTGACCGTACTTGGCAGGGCAGCCAGACTCCGCGCCGCAGGCACAGTCGGGGCACCAGCCCCCGTAGGAGGGCTCCGGGTTGACCCCGCACTCCGTGCACTTGGTCAGGTCGCCTCTTGCGTTGACCCGGTCATTTTCCCAGGTCAGCTGCCAGCGGACTTCGTTGAGCGCAGCCTCGGGCGTGGGGCCCTGACCCTTGACGGTCTCCGAGACACGGTGAAAGAGCCAGTGGTGTACCGGCTGGCCGTCCTCTTCCCAGGAGGTGCTCGATGCGACTTCCCACCCCAGGGCGGTGATGTCATAGGGGAGGTGCGGCTTAGAGGGCAGGGTGTGGTGTTCCCGCGTGCGGTCCAGGTAGCGGGCGCGTTCCTCGTCGGAGGGGCCACTCATACTCATAGAGACGGTCTGGGGGCGCATCGCTTCAGCAAGCTGCGCCCGCACCTTCGGGTCCTTGAGAGCCACCGCGATCATCTCGTCGCGACAGAGGACGCACCAGGCAGTTGCGTTCTGGTCTAAGAAGACCTCAACTTCGCCGTGGGTCTGGCAGATGATCTTCACAGTGTTGCCTCTCGGGTGTTCGGCAAGTCCCCTTCTCGCCCGGAGCCTCCGCACTGAGTGCAGCATACGGGAATGCTACCCTCTCGGATGGCATTCCCCCTGCACTTTCGGCAGACGGGCCTCGGGTCGGTCCGGAGCGTGCGCTCGCACCTGTACCGGACGCAAGGAGCCCCGTCGGCGGGGTGGCCGTTGGGGCAGGAGGAGGCCATCAGTAGTCGACGCGGGCGCGGCAAGCGCGGCGAGAAGCCTTCTTGCGAGCGTCGGGGACCACGGTGCGAATGGCACGCCAGCCGTTCAGGCCGGTGAGGGGCAAGCCCTTGGCGAAGTGCTCGGCGCGGTCGATGCCAGCCTGGGCAGCAACACCCCGGAGGGCGTTGTCGGCCTGGGCACCCTTGCGGCGATTACGGCGGATCTTGCGGGCCATGAGAGTCTCCTTCCTTTCGAACTCTATTACGTCCGAGACACCGCAGGGGAACCCCTACACACCCAACGCACTCCGCTGCGCTGGTGTAAGGGACGCGAGAGTCTCTGTTCGGATGATCTCCTCGACGAGGTCTACGCGGTGACCGACCACCGTAGCGTGCTCCCTGGCGTCACTGGAGTAGGTGCACTTCCGGTGGTAGATGATCTCCTCTCCGTTCGGGTCCCAGGAGCCGTCGTCGGCCAGGCGCTTCACTCGGAAGGCGGTGCCGCCACCGTAGCCTGCGTCCCGCCCGTAGAGTCCGGGGTCGCTGGCGGGCTCGGGCTTGACCGAGACCACGATGAACTTCGCAGCCGCTCGCGAAGGGTCTACGGAACTCAGGTCCGTGGTCTGGGTGGTGGTTCGGGTCCACCCGTCCTTCTCCTCCTTGAGGCCCCACTGCATCAGACCCCCTCTTCCCAGATAGATAGGAGACGGGATAAGCACCAGCCTCCCGTCTTTGTACTGGGTGCTGTGGTGGCAGTGGGGGAAGATGCTTCCCAGAATGATGTCTCCGAGGGCTTCCATGGGGGCTCCGGGGTCTGCCTTCATTACGCCCGAGACGCCGCAGGGAACCCCCCACAGAAACTAAGACATCGACTCCACGACGGCCTGGTACTCGGGGGAGTTCTTCCGGATCATGTCTTCGGCGATGTCCTTGACGAAGTTGACCTCAGCCATGATGCCGTCCTCGTCATCGTTCTGCATGCTGAGCTCGAGCCAGTACATCCAGTTCTGGTAGTTGCCCGGCTTGCCTCCGAACCCGAGGTTCTCTGCCGCGATCTTCAGCAACAGCATGTACTGCGGATCCTTGCGGGCCAGAGCCCCGAAGGACCAGATGTTCCGCACCTTCTTCAGTCTGGAGGTCTTGGTGTACGCGGCGACGACGCGGGCGACGGATGGGGCCATGTTGATTCCGGGTTTCGACTAAACAGGTGCCTGGGGGGTGGCTATAGGCAGTCTACTGCACGGCTCGAGCCAGTTCTCCTATCGCGGTGTCCCCCCACAATTTCCCTTCTGTGTGGCTTGGGAGGGCTAACCAGTCAAGGCTCTTGTGCCACACAATGTGGTGGTCGCGGCGATAGCCGAGCCGTCGAGCGATCTTCTCCAGCCTCTCGGTGATATCGTCTCCCGGATGTGCGTCCTCAGCCAGACCTTCTGCCTGCCATGCCTCGCAACATCTACGAAGGAGCTTAGCAACCTCGAGGGCCTCCTTCTCGGTCTCGCAGGAGAAGACAGGCCAGTGGGGCGTCCGATTGCCCCTGTCCATGGAGTGTACACAGACCTCGTAGCCGTCGCACACACAAGGGCGGCGGCACTGATTCGCCGTGACCCCGAGGTGGGGGAAGTCTTGTACTGTCTCGGCCACCTTGTGGATGTCTTTGAACGCCTGGCCGTCGTAGCGCCAGGCTCTGTGGAATTTCTCAGACATCGTCGTGGTCTGTCATCATGTTCACGAACAGGACGCCCTGGCCGATCGCGTCGGTCAAGGCGGTGTGGTCGTGTCGGGGTGCCCCGTTGAACCAGCGCTTCGGCATGTTCCGCTTCGAGGCACCCTTGAAGTCGCCGCCGAGCTTGGTCCAAGCCAGGGTCTTGAGGTCCAGGCCCTGCATGCCAAAGGGCGACTTGCCTACAAACTTCATCATGTACCAGTACACGAACATGAAGTCGAAGGTCACCGGGTAGCCAATGACCACCGCCTTGCCTGGTAGGGCTCGAACCCACTGGCTGAACTGGCTCATCCCGGCCACAGGGTGCTGTTGGTTCTGGCTCAGGTGGGCCCAAGCCTCGGGCTGGTTGGCCCACCACTTCATTGTGTCTGGGTCCTGGCTCGCACCTTCGAGGGGGAGCAGGTTCACCTCAAACGTGGCGACCGGCTTGCGATCCCCAAGTACGAACGCAGCCGCCCCCAGGGAGAGCATAGAGTACTCTCCGGGGATTGGCCCGTCCGCCTCGATGTCGACGCTGATGTAGATTTCGGGCTTGGCCATCAGGGGCAGGCCTCCTTGACCTTCGCCACGGCTGCTGTGGATCCGGTCAGGTCAAACGTGACCACCTGGGGGGTCTGGCGGAAGGGATTGAGCTCCACAATCCAGGTTTCCCCGTCGTGGGCCTGGAAGGTGTTCAGCATGGTCTCGGGGTTCCGGAAGAAGAGACTCTTGCTGTCCTTCCCTGCGGTCCCTGTGACGTCGATGATGGGACCGTCGCCGAAGCGGTACTTGCCGGTCACTGAGTTGTAGCGGTAGTTGCTCTGGAGCATCGCCTGCGCGTTGATGTAAACATCGAGATCTCCTCCCAGGCACCGGAACACCAGCCGAGCGTTCTTGATGTCGCCGATGTAGGGGATGCCGTCCAGGCCCTCCAGCACAGCCGTGGCTTCCTTCTTGCGGGTCAGCGGGTTCTCGCTGTTGCTTCCCGCCCAGCGTCCCCCCAGCCACAGAGCCTTCTGCGCGTCATGGCTGTCCCGGGTGATCCGAAGGGCCCGCTTGAACTGGCCGTAGTCCTCGTCATCCTCTCCGATCTCGGCCAGGATACTCTCGGCCAGGTCCAGGGACTCCCCCGCCCGGTCGAACTCCCAGCCGTCCCACCAAGAACTGGTCATGGTCAGTTCCAGGTTGAACTTGCTCACCTTCTTGTCCCGGATTTCCTTTAGGCGAGCGGCCTCCGCATCCTCCGCTGCGTCGGTGTTGATGCACCAGGAGCCGTCCTCCAGACGAAGCTTGACCGTGAACGACTTGTCGTCTGAACCTTCCCAGGATCGGATGATCCTCACGGTGGCCTCATTCCCGTCCTCGCTGAGGACCGCCGACTGCACGCTCATGGAGTCGGGAGTGTACAGAGTCTGGACGGCGGCGGCGAAGCCGTCCAGGGCGAAGACCTTCTCGTACTCTTCCTGGATGTCCTCTTTGGACGAGGCTGCCTGGTCGTCCGCGCAGACCATGTCCCACCTGGCCGCGATCCCCGCCGGAGTGATATCCTCGACGGTCTCGTATTCCACGGCCAGTGCGCTCACCTTTGATTCAGTTGAGCAGGCGAGCAAGAGGGAGAAGATCAGCATGGGATAGTCCGGGTAGAGGGTTCAGTTGAAAGCTGTAGGCCGAAAAGGATGCCGGCATTCAGAGGCACGTCCAGGGGGAAGTCTTCTACCGCCAGAGGACGCCCGAGAGCCTTGGCAAGGCACCCCAGGTGGGCCGTACCCCGTCCGAAGTCTGCGGCCTGCCAGACGGGCTTGTGGACCATGTGCATGGAGTCGTTGTTCTGAGCCCCGCAGTAGATGCAATCGAACATCCCCCGGACGTTCTCCCTGCCCTGCCCCTGCGCCCACTCCACCGCGTCCTTCTGCCGAGAAAACTCCCGAGCCTCGGGGTGGGGCTCCACCTCAGGATCGAAGGGGAGGCACTCCACTCGGATGACGTCGTCTCCAAGATGGTTGAAGATGCGCCAGTGGTCCTTGACCCGAATGATGAGGGTGTACTTCATGGGATCCTGGCGGTGACCAATCGGTACTGGTCAACGGTTCGGTTGTAGGGGGCCAACATCCGAGGTTTGAACTGAGCTCCACAGCTTACGGCTGCGCACTTCAGTACCTGTCCCGGGTCGAACCTTGCTCGGAACTGCGACGGATGGCCCGCCAGCTCTGCCGGCTCTGTCGCGGGGTGCTCGTACCGAGGCATGTAGTTGGTCGCCCGGCAAGCGGGACAGTACCACAGGTAGCCCAGAGTGGTCAGTCCAAGGGGGGTCTGAAGGGGCACCTTCCAAGTCGTGATGACCACAGCCCCCTGGCCCATGAGACCCTGGTACGTCGGGTCGTCCGGATCGGCCCACGTCGCGCGAACCCTCGCCTCATTGGAGGTGTCTCGCCCCCGTGCCCAGATTCCTGTCAACACTTGGCCACATCCTTCGCTCGGGCCTGCGCCTCTCTCAACGGGAGGAGAGGCCAAGGTGGGTCCACATGAGAGATGTAGGTGTCGCAGTTCAAGAGAGACCGCTTCTCAAGGGGGTGGTCCGGCTCGCAAGCCATTCGGAACAGGGCGCAGGTGATGTTCTTCTTGCACCGAGTGGCGATACACGCAGCAGGGACGGCAGGCTCCGGGTCGGGCTCGGAGATGGTTCCAACCATACAGGGGTCCTCGCCCTTCTCGTCTGCGGCCACGACCGCAGCACTTGCCGTGAGCATCCGGATCGAGTGGGGTGCTGTGTCAACGCTGGGTGTGAAGCAAGCCCTCCCAGGCTCTGCGCCGCAGAAGGGACACGCGAAGCGGAGGATCACCTCAGACCACAGCCCTCGGGGCCAGGTATTCGTGATCATGATCCGAAGGCGATTCGTCGATTCCATCAGCGCTTCCGGTTCCCCTTCAGCGGGTGCCTCGGGACCGCAGCCAGCGTTGCCAGCAGAGCGTCGTTCTTGTCGAGAATCATCCCGGGCAGGTTGGCCGAGACTTTGTGGTACTCTGGGCTGCGTAGCCACTGGGCGTAAGGCATGTCGCCTCGGGTGCGGTTGCACTTCTTGCATGCTGCTACGAGGTTCGCCTCAATCGAAGGACCTCCCTCCTCCCACAGAACCAGGTGGTCCACGGTCAGGGGGACGTCGTTCGCAGCACAATAGCGACAGCGGAAATGGTCCCTGCGGTACACTGCCCACGAGACGTTCTGGCTGATCTGGCGTGCGCTCTTCCGCACCAACGCCTTGCCGACTTCTCCGTGTTCGTCCTTGACGAGGGCCATCACCTCGACTCGGTCGGTCTGCTGGATGAACGTCTGCCACTCGGCGAGGTCCATCTCGAGGACACCCGTGTCCTCCCACCAATGGCCGTCCAGTGTCTCTCCGGGAAGGGGTGCGGCGATGAAGTTGCCGGAGCCGTCCTGGTAGATCACTCCAGCGATCTGGATCTTGGTGCCGATGTCGGTGATTTCGAGATCAGAGAGCTTCATGAGGTGGTTCCTGGAATGTGGGTCTGGGCGCTCTGGCGTGGCTGATTGACCCCGGTGGTGTCGTGGAGCAGGATCGCCCCTTCTTTGCACTGAATGCGAGAGGTCCAACACTGAGGGCATCCCTGTGCGTGGGCCAGAAAGCTCTGCACGTTGCGATCGCCTACGCTGAGGCTGACACCACCTTCGAGGTCATAGACCTTGCCCCCTTGCGCCATCCGCTCGGTGACCTTCTTCGGAGGGACGGTGCCTGCTACTGGCTCGTTCGTGGTCATGATTCTTCCGGTTCTGGCTGTTGGGCGATGATCTCTTCGGCGGAGGGCAGACCGAGAGCCTTGTGGCAGTCGATGCAGACCTTACAGCCGTCATCGGTGGTCCAGGCCACCTTGAGGTGGGGCGGGTCGTCTTCCTCGACCCCGTTGGGCCAAGTGGCGTAGCCCTGCCCTCCGGAGACCTTGCCGCCGAATAAGAGGGTGCGCTCGTGGGCGCAGACCCCCTGGGGACCGCCCCTGTTCTTCAGAACCATGACTTGCCCAGAGATCTTCTCGAGCAAGATTCGTTCTGCGGAGTACCTTCGGGCCGGTTCCAGCTTCTCGAGAGACTCCCCGTCCTTTTCGCGTAGCCGGAGGATCCTACCTTCTTCGTTCATGGGGTCTTCTCTCGGTCGAAACCAGGGCCAGCTGGGAAAGTCGCCCCGGACGTCACGACCTTGAGAGGCGATATGTCCGGGAGAGGAGTGGGCGAGGTAGACCACGTCCACGAACTGGTGTGGCATCAGGTAGTTCAAGCCCGCGACCTCTTCCTGGACCACCGTGGTGAATTCCCCCAAGCCCCCGAAGCCAGCTTCTAAGCCAACGACTCGCCGGTTCGGGTCGCACTTCTGTAGTGCCTCGATAAGTTCGAAGACCTTCACGACCTACTCTCCCGAGGGGCGGGAGAGCGCGTGCTGCGCCCAGAACTGGGCTGCCTCTTCAGCCGCCTCGGGCGGCAGGGTCGGGTCCGTGATCTCACGGGGAGCCAGGGGGCCGCCGTAGGCAGTGAACACCGTGACCACGTCGTCCTCGCGCTTCCCGATCACCGTCATCAGACGGGTGGGTCGCTCCGCTCGGTCGCAGAGACGGCTGAGGTTCGTACGCTCGCCGCGCAGGGCCCACTCGACCTCCTCGCTCGGGACCGGTTCGTCGCCGACGATGGGCCCGTGAATGCCCGACATCAGGTCACCGCACTCGCCACCCAGGGTGACGGTCGTCACGATGAAGGTGTCCCCGTCTGCCGCTTCGAAGAGACCCCGGATGACCGCCTCGTGCGAGGGGTCAATGCCGTGGTCAGCGTGGAGGATGTTCATGTCCATGGAAGGGCTCCTACGAAGGGTGGTGATGAGGTTACGTCTGGGGGAGGGTTCCCCTCCCCCGACGCAGTTCAGTCTTGCGTGGCCCAGGCGAGCAGGTCCTGGAAGGACTGCTCGTCGCCGACGATGGCCTGCTCACGAGGGGTCAGCCCAGCGAAGCCGGAGATGTCGGCGAAGGAGTACCGCACGAGTCCGCGCACGATGTCATCCCGACTCCGACCCAGGGGGGTCTTCGGACGGATGAACAGCCGAGCGTAGGTGATCTCGTCGGTCGGGCCGAAGCGGTCCACGACGAAGTCGGCCAGGTTGGCCTGCACTGCCTCGATGCCCGGGATGTCACCGTTGGCCATCGCCTCCACAGCCATCTGCTTGAGGTCGCCGTCGGTGGCGTCGTAGGGAACGGGGTCCGGGAGGAACCCGTTGGTGCCGTTGTATGTGACGTTGAGCCGTGCCGCGTTGGCAGGCAGGTTGACTGCGGGAACCATGAGTACTTCGTCCATGATGGACCTCCTCTCGTTGAACAGAGATACGGTGTAGAAACTTCGCGAACCCCCTTCCTGGGGGCTGCGCTGGGGGTTTACCGGGAACGGGCCCTCAGCTCTTTGATACTGCGGTCGGACAAGCGGAACAGACCCTGCACCGAGACGTACAGGTTGTTCTGGATATCCCAGCGGAGGTAAGACACGTCGGTGAACGTGACCACGGGCCACCAGTACAACCGACCCAGTCCTTGCTCCAGAGCGCGGAACGTGGTCAGGTCCGTTCCCGAAGGGGACGCAGGCCCATCCCAGGGATGCGTGTGTGCCAGACCCCCGATGGCCAGACGGTTCTCCCACATGACTTCCCAGAGGCCTCGGCTGTCGGGCAGCGAGCCTCCAGTGCGTCCTGCGGGCTCGTGCCAGTGAAAGGGCTCGCCGAGCTTGTCGAAGACGAGTGCGGTTTCGATCATGTCAGTACAACCTGTAGACGACCTGGGAGAGAGCTTGGTCCGCCTCTTCCCCTCGGTCGCTCTGGAGATAGGCGAGGATGGCGGCCACGAGGCGGTTTGAAGTCCCCTTCCCGGTCCACGGGCCGATTCCCTCAGGGTAGCCTCCCTCCGTCATGGAGGAAATCCTCACGATGTTGGCGACATCGTAGCCCGCCTCTTTCAGGCGATGTGCCACATGGTTGCCCCTGAGACCCGGCAGGCGGTGGTCCAGCATGACCCCGTCGAAGGACAGGATGTCGTCGATGGGAACCTCGTCCCAGCGCTCGGCCACCACGTACTCATGACCCTCGGGCCAGTACTTCATGTCCAGCAGCCACGGCTGGTCTTCGATAATCAGAATCTTCATACGTGCCCTCGGCTCTGTGAGTGTTACGTCCTCGCAGGGCTCGGGGAACCCTCTGTGTCAGAGACCTGACTCCCACAGAATACGAAGAACACCCTCTTCTGTCAGTCGATACTGCTTGCGCTCCCTGGCGGGGTGGTCCGATCGCTCCGCGTAGACAGGACCCTGGGGAAAGAAAGCCGTGCAGAGCCTTCCAGCAACGCGGGCATCCCTGGGAGAGAGCAAGCGCCACTCGTACATGACCAGAGCGTTCATCACCCGCAACTGCGCTGGGGAGAGCTTCTTCATGGGGTTAGTCCCGCCAGTTCGTTCATCAGATTCAATCGAGCCTGGTCCTCGAGGCGGTCAGCCCAGAAGTCGCTGATGTAGATCCTCTCGGCGCCCAGAACATCTTGTAGGAATCGAGCTCGGCCGATCTTGTAGAGTTCAGCCGGAGCTACCGGGGCCCACTCAGCTGCAACCTGAGCCGCGTATTCACGGTAGCGGTCGGGGTTCTGCCCGAGGATGGCCATGTCGCAGTCCAGGAACAGGGCGGTGTCCCCCGCTTCATCCTGGTGTTGGCCGTGACTGGCCGTCTTGTGGATCAGGTCTTCAGCGAAGTCCAGGTCCATCCCGGGGAACCAGCGGGGAGCTTCCCTTCTCATCAGCGCTGCGCTGGCCTCCTCGTTGGTCGCGGCTCCCACCACGTAGATCGCGTCGTGCCAGAGGATTGCCGCGAAGACCTCATCCCGCTTCTCGATGAGGTGGAAGCAGAAGCGATAGTGGGCCAGGACCTCCTCCACGTGTGCGAAGGTGTGGTAGTGCCGACCAGGGGTCGAATACCACACCTGGAGGTCGTCCTTGAGGTTGGGGTTCACAGGACCCTCGCGGTGACAGTGACCTGAACGCACTGCACTACCACGTCCGCAATTGGGCTCTTGCTCCAGAACGCCAGGGCTTCCTTCTTCGAGGGGAATCTCTTACCTTGGGTGAGGTCTTGAGAGACCTCCCAGGTGTGGCTGGGTCCGGGTCCGTGGTTGTCCTCCCAGCCGACCTTCTCCCAGCACAGGTAGCGCTCGGCAGCGTACTTTCGCATGAACTGGCGGTGGCCTCCGATGGAACCTGCGTGCAGGGAGTCCATCCACGCCTTGTTCCCCTCGCGGTTGTTGGCCTTGATTTGAAGGACCACGTAGCTGCGAATCGTAGGCTTGAGGGGCTGCTCTTCAAGTACGGGGAAGCTCATCAGTAGTGCTCGGGTGTAGGCACGGCTTCGTCGTTCGAAGACACGGAAGAGCGGTTGGACAGATACTCCGCACAACGGTCCCCGGAGTGGAGTTCCCGCTGCTTGCGAACTCGACCAACCTCAACCTCGTACACGTCCTCGCCCACCACCCCGGTGGACATAAGAACCTCACGCACATCCGCCGGAGCGAAGCCCATCATGTCCTTGAGGAGGAGCTCATGGTCGAGCCCTACACCGAACTTCGCCGCGTAGTGTGCAATGACCAGCCGGAGGTAGGGCTCCTCCGGCTCCTTGACTTCCAGGACCTCGTCGAACCGTCCCGGACGCAGCAACGCGGGGTCCAGCTGCTTGATGCTGTTGACCGTACCTACGACCGTGATGCGACCTTTGAGGACGTGGTCAGCCTGACCCAGGACCTCCAGGAGCCCCTCCATCGCGTTCATGTTCCGGTCGATGTCGTCGAGCAGAATCACATCCGGACGAAGCATGTCGATAAACTGGAGGAGGGTGCTGCTGCTCCCGTTCCCGCTGGTGGCCTTGCCGGACATCTGCAAGAGCCGTCCCCCCAGACCCTCGGCCAGCTTGTGTGCCAGTGTGGTCTTCCCGGTGCCCGGAGGCCCGTAGAGCAGCACCTTGCGAGCATGCCCCGCCTCCAGGAAGCGGCGTGTTCTCTTGAGCATAGACTGGAGAGCCGACTCGACCCCGTTGTCCACGGAGACGTAGTCCCCAGAACCGGTCACCGGAGTGACGTCCAGGAAGGTGTCGTCCCAGACGCGCTTCCGCACCAGCTGGAGCCCGCAGTCCTTCTCCACTGCCCACACCAGGGTGGCCACTGCCTGCTGCACTGCCTCGATAGTCCCCGGCTTGATGAAGATGTTGTAGACCCAGGTGCGGTGCTCCCCCTCGGAGATGTGTAGGTAGAGGACCTGGCCTCCGGGCAGCTGAGCCTCAACCAGTTGCTCGTCCCCCGACTGGAACACCTTCTTGGTCGTGGTGTGCTCAGCGTACCGGAGGCACAATCGGTCGATGTGGCTTGACGAACCAATCGGCTTCAAGCCCCGCTGGTTGATCTCGTCCCGGATCAACCCACCGATGGCGGTGTTCTCAAGCTTCTTGGCGTCGCGGAACTGCTGGACAGCGTGCGAACTCTGGATGACCCGGTTGACCAGCTTCAGCGCGGGGATGTCAGCTCGGTCTCCTCCCCACGTACTGGTGAGACTGGTGACCAACTCCCACAGAGGATTCGCCGCTTTGGGTGCCTCGTCCTTCACAGGTGCCTACTCCTTGCCGCCTGGTGTGCGGGTGTACCCTACGTCTCGCAGAAAACACTCCCCGACTGGGCTGCCCAGCCACTGGATCACCGTAGCGGCGACCTCGCACTGCTCGTCCGTTGCGCTCTTCGGAGCGAGACCGCCGTCCCCGTTCATGAGGTAGTCGACGATGCTGCGAGGATGCCTGTTCTCGTGCTCCCACAGACGTGCAAACTTGCGTTCCTGCGGGTTCTGGTCGAGCCGGTGTCGGTTCCGCCCCTGGTGTCGCTTGCTCATGCTTCCTCCCACTCAGTCGTCGTAGTCATCGTCGTAATCGCGACCGGGGTCGCCGTCAACGTGGCGCCACACCACCAGCTTGTTCTGGTCCATGGCCCAGCCGATGACGCCAGGCAACGACTCCAGGGTGAAGTAGGTGTCGCCCTTCGTGCCTCGGTGATCGTCCAGGCAGACCCCGGCGTCGACGATGCGCAGCGTGCGCTTGTCTACCACACACTCCAACCGGCGCTGTCGGAAGCGATACTGCACCACTTTCTCGTTCCGGTTGCGGCTATCCCTTGCGTCCAGTAGCTCGGCGCCAGAGAGGGCCAGAGCAGCCCTTGCAGCGGCATCGAAGTCCTGGGCGGCCAGAGCCCGAAGCCCCGGACCCGTGGTGGCGTCCTTCAACGCCTGGTTCAGCTTCTCCTGCCTGTCCAGAAGAGCAGCGGCGGCGGCGCGTTCTGCCTCCGTGCGTGCTTCGTCCTCCAGACGGAGACGCTCCACCTCGCGGGCACGTTCTTCAGCGCGCTCGCGGCCCCAGGAGATCCACTGGAAGGCGAGATCCAGAGCGGGTGTTACTCCCTTGACGTGTGCGATGCTGTCCTTGCGGTCCTGGAAGGCGATTAGAGCTTCGTCCTCGGGGCCTTCGGGCCAGAGGACCTGCAGGTAGATGAGACGCCCCTCGCGGTCTCGTAGAACTTCGGCGCGGGAGAACCTCTCCAGACCCAGTTCCACGCAGTACACAGGCTCAGTCTGTTCAATCAACTTGTCTGGGTCCGGGTCTACGTGAGCCCCGTCCTGAATGAACCGATCGCCCACGAGGTAGCCGCGCAGGACCTCCTTGCCGGCGTCCTCGGCGAACTCGGGATCCGGGTCTGCCAGGTCTCGTCCGGCCAGACGCATGCCCCGTCCTGCGGTAGCCTCGAAGGTCCACCACCCGTGCTCGGCCGGGAGGCGTCCTTGTAGACGCCAGGTTCGGGTCAGGGAGTGCACCTGGCGACCCCCCGCATAGGGGAGCACCTGGGTCTGCTTGCCCTCGGGGGCCAGTAGGTCCTTCCAGCTCATGTATCCTCCGAGAGAAGGAACCAGCGCCACCCTCGCAAGGGGATCCCGAGTTCCACCCAACGAGCGTCTTCCGTTTCGTTCCGCGTCTCCACAAAGACCTCTGCCGCTACCAGGCGCTTCAGCACCTCGTCGTAGAGGTACTCACCCGCGTTGTTGTAGGAGGAAGGCTTGCCCGCGATGTGCCCTTGGGTCGCCAGGAAGCTGTAGATGGACCACCACACCTCGCCGATGTAGTGCATGCCCTCCGGCTTCGGCTTCTCGTACGGGGAGTTCCAGTAGCAACAGGGCTGAAGGGCCCGAGCGAACGCAAGGAACCCGGTCATGTCCACACTGCGAGCGATGATGTCCGCAGCCTTCTTTTCAAGTTCCAGGTCGCCCATTAGACGGAGCTCCTTTAGCTCTGGTTACGTCTCTCCTGGCTTCCGGGAACCCTCCTCCAGAAGGGGCGCCAGTTCTTCACGGAGGAGGCGCAGGGCTTCCTCTCGCCTGCCTACGACCATGTGCATGCCGATCTTGTCGAGCAGGTTGAAGTGGATCGGCTCCCAGTGCGGTCCGGGAAGCGCGTCCACGTCTGCCTGGGAGGGGGTTGCACCTGACGGCATGACGGCCCAGTGGGTCACGTAGCTCGTGCATTCGAAGGACTTGCCGGAGCCGGGACGGTGCTGGTACCAGCGCTTCGTGAACGAGTTGTACCAGCACATCCGAGCGAAGCCCTGGGCGTACCTCTGGGTGTTCTCCAGGGGAATGTCCGCCACGTTCCGAGGCGCCATGGTCGCCAGGTAGTAGTTGCTCTGAGAGGGAGCGTGGTCGCGGGAAGCAATCCAGTCAGGGGACATAGTTCGGGTCCTTCTCGTAGAACCAGGGCTCCCCCGGCTTCTTCAGGTGCTGGTGGTCCAGCTTGTTGTCCGCCAGCGGGATCCCGGCCAGCCTCAGCTGAAAGACGAGCTGGTTTTCCGTGCCCTTGAACTCGAAGTGGGACTCCATGGTTTCCGCGACCTTCTTGCCGAAACGGTCCGGCAGAAGCCCGTGGCTGTGGTGATCGGGGACGTAGCCCTCCTCGTTGATGAGAACGAACCGGGTGTACTGCCGCACGTCGAAGTGTGCCTTCCCCCACTCAAGGGTCTCTGGTCCGGGGGACCATTCCTCGTAGTGCTCGGGGTCGTTGTCAATCAGGTACCAGAACGTGGGCTCCGTCGGGCCCCGCACGATGTTCAGGGTCACCACGTGGTGGCAGGCGCACCCCAGACTGATCTCAAGCCCGTCGTTCTTGAGGAGATAGAGGGCTTCGCTTGCCCCGCAGTGACACGAGGTAGGACGAACGGCGACGCGGTCACCCGCTTCCAGAACAATGGGATCCATAGAGAGCCTCGAACTCAGGGTCGGACAAAGGAGTACCGTCTTCGTTGAGGACGTGCACTCCCAGACGCAAGACCTCGATCTCCTTTCCCATCCGGAAGAACTTCCATGTCTTGATCAGCTCCCAGCCTTGCGGGCAGTCCCAAGACAGGATGTACGCCTCGATCTCCTCCCGGGTCTCCGTCATCGCGACGCAGCCTCCGCCTGGGAAGTAGTGCAAGCGACCTGTGTCGTCCTCGACGCAAGCCTCGTAGATGATCGAGGTCTTCCCGTTAGGGGACTCACACCGGAAGAACTCCACCTTCTTGATCCGGTGGTTGTACCCGGTACAGGAGTGGATCAGGTCTCCGGGCTTTGCGTCCAGGAGATAGTGCAACAGCTCACGGTACCAGCCTTCTGTGAAGTAGTCTGGGTTGAGCTTCTTCGCGAGGCGCTTGCGCCCTCGCCACGCCTTATTGGCCATGGTTGAATCCGAGTATGGTGTGGTAGCAGCCGCAGCAATACGGATTCCTGCACACCCTACCCGTTATGCCAAGGTCACGCAGGAGTGCGCGGGTCCCGAGCCGCCCTGGATGATGGTGTCCTCAGTGACGAGAACTCCCCCGACCGGGATGCTGTAGCCCAGGTGGGTGTCCGGCATCAGGTACATGCCGATAGCTCCGGGGAACATCGCGGAGGACGCGGCCTGTGCCCAGAGCTTCTCATCCGTCTCACGGAAGAGGGGCTCGGAGAGAAAGGCGCGGACTTCGCAGCGCATGCCCCCTACGGGAGGGAGAACCCACTGGTTGGGTCCGGCCTGTACGACTTGCTGCATGAACGACATGGTCGGTCCTTCTACTTCAGGGGAAGGCTTCCGGGGACGCCCTCGGGGAGGGGGAGTAGGATGTGGGTGGGGCGGATCAGAGCCCCACCCTTTGAGAAGACAGAGGAAGTGGCAGGGTCCTGGAGTGTCCCGTCCGCCCGAGGCGGGAGGACTCCTACCACAGGCCCCAGGCCAGCCTCGACCCGCATCACCGAGCACCACCAGATTGCGGCAGCCACGAGGGGTGTGATCTTCCCTGTGGCTTCGGCCTGGATGAGCCACGTCATGTCGTAGGGGGGACGCCTCCACCCCTTCTGACACTCCCAGTCAACGCCGTCGCCCAGGCAGGGCTCCTCCCCGTGAGACCCGTCCTCGTGCGAGGCATAGTAGGTCCCGCTGCCCTTGCAGTAGGAGCACTGCTCTCCCGCCGCCAGCACCCAGTACAGCCGGGAACGAACCTCCTGGTCCGAGCAGTTGAGGCGGAGGAACACCGGACTGCGATTGTCGTGGCCGACCAGGGTGGACTCCCCGTACCACAGAGCACGAAGCTCTCCCGCTTCTCGGCGAGTACCGTGGAGGAAGCCGTCTACGCGGAAGGTGAACTCGTCCCCCTGGTGATCCTCATAGGACCAGTCCATCCAGACAGGCCCGCCTCGCCACCCGTCCAGGACAGCGTTGTTCAGCACGTCGCCCTTCAGGACCAGGTCGCTGGGGGTCAGTTCGCGGTATTCCATGGCCTTTCCTGCGGGTTCTACTTGAGTTCGACAGTGGCTCCGGCCACTCGGAGGCCGTCGGCGTAGTCTTGGATGCGTTCCGGAGTCCAGAAGTTCGGGGAACCCGGGACGTCCAGAGTCATGACGACGGGGCACGCTGTTTCAGAGAGGTACTTGGCCTCCTTCAGTCCTGTTCCTGTGTGGTTTCGGATGCACTTGATGACCTGGATCTTATGCCCCAGGGCTGTCATAATCAGCTGGGTAGGACCCAGCTGCGGGAACTCTTCCCCGTCCTCCAGGTACGGCAGGCACGACTCCAACAGGGTGTTGTAGAGGGTCGCCAGGTTGTGGTCCCGATGCTCCGGGTCGTGGAGTGCTCGGAGCGGCGTGTCCTGAAGATCCATCCGAACCAGGAGCTGCGCCAGGTGGCGCTTGTTCAAGAGGATCATGTCCCCTGGGAGATCAAAGTCGGCCACGTAGCGCATCCGAGACAGCGGGTTCTACACTGTTACGCCCCGCCCCTGGGTAGGGAACCCCTCAGTCCGTCTGGGTCCAGACCATGAACTTGAAGTGTTCAGCCTTTTCCTTCTCGAACTCGGCTCTCTTGGCGGGGTCGCGAGGTTGCCCCGACCCCGAACCGGGGGGCGGGGCTGGCAACCACCAACCGCACGGGATTCGAACCCGTCCGGGTGCTCTACTGAGCGACCATCTCTGGTTGGTGGTTGCCCCTCTCGAGACTGTTGTCAGGCTGCCCAGGCGGGTCGTTCGAGGAGCGGAGTCCGAAGAATCTGCTCAACGAGGGACACTCGCCGAACGACCCGACGCTGAGCCGGAGCTTCACCCACGGGGGTCGCCGCGATCAGGTTCGCCAGAACCTGGCTGACTGCGTAGGGGTCCTCGAAGATGTCCTCGAAGTCCTGCGCAGTCCGCGAGGCGCAGGGGATCTGGAGTCGAGCCGCCGCGTCCGTGACCGTCCGACCCAGGTTCCCGTTGCCCCACCGCCCGTTGCCGGTGAACTGACCCCAGATGAACGACACGGGCCGAAGCCCGGAGGCCTCGATCGCAGTCGCCAGCTGGAGGCCGGACTCACCGCACCCGTCGCCGATGAAGATGAAGAGGCTGTCCTCGTCTTCCTGCGGCTTGTGGTGCTGGATCGCCCGGACGCCCTCACCGTAGCGGGTGCCCCCGGAAGCCGTGTGCTTGGAGAGCGCGTGCTCCACGGCGGCAGACCGTGCGGCCTGGATCTTGATCTCGGTCCCCATGGTGTTGAAGATCGAGACGTGGGTCCGGTCGAGAGGGAAGCCTCCGACGAACTTGCTCAGGCAACGCTTCGCCGCCTCGATAGCACCGTCCATGGAGCCGGACTTGTCGATGATGAAGTACACCCGGAGGTTCCGAGTGACCTTCTCGATCGCCTTCGCCGTTGCCACGTCAGCCGCTTCCTCGAGGATGTCCCGCATCGCGTCCGTCTTCACGTTCCGCATGGTGTGCCGCGACCGCTGGTCCGTCGCGTTCTTCACACCACGAGCCAGCTTCTGCGCCACGGAGGGGATAGCCCCCACACCCAGGTCCTCGATGGTAGGCACCAGCGTCAGGATCTGCTTGTCGGAGACGCACCCCGCCTCTACAGCTGCCACGAAGATGGCGGGGGTGAGACCCACGCCCTCCGGCAGCTGTCCGACGAGGTTCAGCCAGGAGGGCTGCTCGGCCACGATGCGCTCGCAGACCTCCCCTTCGGTCAGACCCTTCCAGGTCACCTTCTCCTCGAGCTCCATGTCGAGCGCGATGGTCCGGTGACCGTCCTTGGCCTGAGACTGCTTCCACCGCAGAGCCTTGAAGAACTCCGGGCTCTGCGCCTTGTAGCGGACCGACCGAGCCAGCTGCTCCACCGTGTTGCCCCAGCCTGCCTTCACGAGACCGGCCAGCATGCGAGGGTTGTCCTCCCGGTAGCGGAGCCACTTCTGGACCGCCTTCTTGTACCGGCGGATCTGCGGGTTCCGAGCGCTCTGGGAGAAGCCCAGCTCACGGTTGATGGCGTGGATCTCGGGGAGACGGAGGATCTGCCCGATCAGGAGGACCTGCTTGGGCGAGAGGTCCGACCCCTTCTGCCGGTGCAGGACCATGGCCTCGCCGACCGCCCGGAAGTCGTCGTCGTAGAACAACACCTGGCCGTTCTCGGTGACGGGCTCCCCAGCGTGCTTCTGCGTCAGCATGAAGGCTGCGAGGATGGTCTGGAGGTCGCGCCGGTCCTGAGTGAAGGCCCAGCTGGCCCAGTGGGCCGAGAAGTCGGCGTCGGTCTTGTAGACCTCGGCGACCTGGCGGTACAGGTACTCAGCCACCTCGACGTAGATGCCGGGCTCGCGCCACTCGGCGACGACCGTGCCCCGTGCGTCCAGGACACGCTTGCCGTCCGGCGCCAGGGTTCCGAGAAGAACCTCGTTGGTCGTGGTCTTCTGCTTCTTGCCGACGCCGGTCTTGGTCAGGTCGCAACGGAAGACGTGCTTGGAGCCGTCCTCCTGCTTTCGCCAGGTGGCCTGGGACCACCGGACACCGATGTTGGTGCGAGCGTCCTTGACGACGATGCCGGGACGGTTGTGGACCAGGTGGTCCGTGAGACCAGACACCGCCTGGATGACGCGCTCAGCCGGGCCGAGGCCCTCGAGACGCTGGGGGTCGATCTGAACTACTTCGGGCATGACAAGCTCCTTGAGCCCCCGCAGTGCAGGGGCGAGTGGATGGCAGGGAAGAATACCGCTCCCTGAAACGGAGACCCCCTCTACAGGGGTCTTAGGACTGGGTTCGCTCGTGCACTCGACCTTTTCCCTCTGCGGAGCCCACCAGACGGTGCTGGAGGGAGGCCAGATCCCAGATCATCCGGAAGACTTCGGGGACAGCGCGGTTCCAAGCGAGCTTCCAGGCCTGGACCTTCCAGTACACACGGGCGAAGACCCTGTTGCGAGGAGGGTCGAAGTAAATGACCCGACGCAGGGGTGCATCGCAAGACGGACATTCATGCGGAAGATGAGGCACATACCCCTTGCCGCAGTAGGCACAGGGTCCGATGAACAGTGGGATCTGCTCGCCTGGTCGGACCAGGTCTCCCGGCTTCTTATAGTAGGATGCCTGGGTGATGAGGTACAGGGTCTCTGAGACCTTCGTGAGCTCGTCCATGCTTCATATTACCGGTTCGGTGCCCTCCTATTACGGGTGCATGCTTATGCAACCCAGGGTTCCCCCTGGGCGTTCTCGGCGTAATAGAGGTGCAGGAGAGCGCCATGGAAGTCCGCACCGAGACCTTCAACAAGTCGAACTGGTCTGGCGAGACTACCGAGCTCAAGGTTCGGAAGTACAAGGACGGTCGGGAGACCTTCAAGCTTCACGGCTACGACTTCACCCTCACCGACCCCGCAACCACGCCGTCCGACGATGGGGACAGCGACTGGGACTTCATGTCCCGCAGCCTGGTGGGGAGCGGCTGGAAGGATCCCCTGTTCAAGGTGTGCAAGTTCCGCAAGGACAAGTACTGGACCTGCTCCCAGTACGATGTCTCTCGGGAGGACGCCGACCCGGTCGTGGCCGCTGCCAAGCTCGTCTTCATGGTGGTGTGAACACCCGTTAGGATGCCTATCCGACAGAGGGTGCATGCTACCTGACCCCTCTCGTGTTGTTGCAGGCTTCCTCCGCTCTGCGGGGAAGCACCCGAAGTCCTGGCGCCCCAGCTTCAATCTGGAGAGCCCCCGCATGTTCGGGCGGGACATGGAAAGCCCGGTGTCGTCTGTCTTCAAGGCGGACCACGGGAACTACATCCACGAGCCTTCAGACGGGGACGTTGTCCTGTACCAGCCCAAGGGGAAGCGGAAGTTCGTGACTCTGGGCCACGGCAACTTCAACACGGCGCGGGCCCTGGCCGTCAAGCACCACGAGGGAATCCTCAACCCGAAGACTCCTCGCGACTTGAGCAAACCCCCATGGAAGCGTGCCTCGGTGAACGTGGGAGGCAAGAGAGTCACTCGGCTGGCCACCTACGACCGCACCAATCCTGACACCTTGAAGTGGGTCAAGGGATTCTTCTCCCGTCACTCAAAGCTCCGTCGTTTTGCATCGATCCCCGTCGTCCACGTCGAGGAGCCGAACCGTCGTCGGCATCCTGAGGCGAGCTACACGAGCAAGGGCATCGAGCTGTACCCCAAGTTCCGTCAGCTATCGCCTGGAGTTCAGGACTTCGTGTTTGCTCACGAGATCGGACATGCGGTGCTGGAGAAGTGGGGCAACCGGGAGTTCATGTCGGCTGCCAAGGTTGCCGGTGTGGACCCGTGGGACACCCCCAACCTGCCGTTTGCTCAGCACAACTTCGATGAAGCCTTTGCGGACAGTTTCGCCAGCTACCACGTTGATGGGGATGTCCAGCGTCGGTATCCTGAATGGTCCTCCCTGGTTTCAGTTAGCCTGAGTGCTGTTCGAGGAGCGTCGATGCGAGTGGCGACTAAGACTCCGGCTGAGAAGGGGCTGGACGCTCTGGGCAAGGTGCGCAGTCCCAACACCCCGTTCTTCTCTCCGGGGATCGCCCCTCTCGACCGAGAGTGGCTTGAGAAGGCGTTCGCGAAGCAGATCGGCAAGGGCAGTGTGTTCTACACTACCGTCTTCGGCCAGTCAACCATGTACGCAGTCTTCTCTGTAGAGTAAGACTACGCAGGGTCCTCGTGGGCACGCCCGTTCAAGAGAACGTGACCCGCCTCAGCCAGGGCAGTATCCGCCCACGTCTGCAGAACTCCCCCCGACCTTGCGATCGAGGGGAGTCTGAAGTAATCGACACGCGAGTGGGGCAGCTGGTGAACCGCCCCCCGAAGGGGGCGGGCATCAGGACTCGAACCTGAAACAACCTGGGTATGAACCGGGGCCTCTATCCAATTGAGGTATGCTTGTAGGCTGTTCCCGGGAGCGTGTCGAAAGCGTTGTAGGAGGGTAGGGAGATCGGTACGGCCACTCTTGCCCCTGTCAGTAGAGGACCTGGGACCGGGAGCATTGACGCTGCGGTGCGTCCCTCCCGGCCAGTTTTGACCTTTTCCTATGTGGCAGGCTACGAGCCGGAACCGCTGCTCGTTTTGTCGTCGAAGCCCTTGCGTACCGAAAGCGTTGAACGAAGAAGATTACCCGTCCTGGTTCGGACGAACCCCCTGACGGGAGAGGGCGTGGCGCAAGTAGTCCAGAGTGCGGATGGCGTCAGCGTCATGCATGCGGTCTCGCCGCAGTTGCAACTGCTGAACCTTCTTGCGGTAGAGCCTCAGGGAACCCGCAGACATGCCGCGAAGATCCCCCTCTGTAGCGATCCGAACTCGGAAGGGCTTGTCGCACTTCCACCGTGAGTGGGCGACCAGGAACCGACCGCTCTCGTCCTCGTAGACAGTGACGGGCTCGAAGCCTTCTCGGTCCTGGCGGGAACCCACGTGGTCAGTCCTTGGACGGGGACTCGTCTCGGCTGATGGTCAGCGGGGAGCTGCCGTCGGAGACGTGAGTCACCTCGTAGATGCCGTCGTTCCTGGGACGAGCCCAGGGCCAGATACGAATCCAGAGGCGACGCCACCAGGGGTCGTTGCCTACGATGGCGATGCGTTGCCCGGCTTTGAAACTCACGGGGTTCGTCCAGAGGAGGTCAGGAAAAAGGCGGGGAAGCACGGATTCGAACCGTAGGCTTGTAAGCTGCGTCCTGGTCTCCCTACACCGAAGCGGAAGGAGAGAGTGGGACAGCAAGAAGAGTCGTTAGACCCGCATTAACTGTGCGGTGCTCCACCAAGGAGCAATCTTCCCCAAAATGTTGAAAGGGGGGTGGCCGATCCGAAGACCAGTTTAGCAGGCGCGAGCCGAACTACGCTACCACCATCGCGAAGGCCTCGAGCGTGCGGGGGGGACGCTGCTCGAAGCAAGGGGTCTGAACGTGCGAGCGGGAGAGCTGGGAGTGCTTTGTTGGCACGCGGTGTAGGACTCGAACCTACGACCTTCCCACCCCCGAGAGGATGGGACGCTCTAACCAGCTGAGCTAATCGCGTAGTTGCTTGTAGGCTCTGCCCTGAGGCGCGTTCAGAAAGGGGTCCCTGCCCGAGCGGGGCTCGGGCAGGGTGGATGAGGGGAAGTCAGGATTCGAACCTGAAGCTTGTAAGCTGGTGCCGAGGGCCTCGTCAGCGAACCGACGAGGCGAGGAGCGCAGCTGGGAATCCTTGCGGATCCAGTTCCGTAGACTGGTGCCTCTCCCAGGAGGCGGGCTTCCCCATAAAGTGTTGCGATTTCGAAGAGCGGCGAAGGGGTGTTCCCTTCTGACATGAGTACGATACCCCCCGAAGAAACCTCAGACCCCCTTAGAGTTCGGGAGGGGTCGTCAACTGGGGGAGCCCCTTGAACTTGCAGTAGGCTCTGGCGATGCGTCCTCTCCCCAGAACCATGACGCCTCTCAGAATCCCCTTGGGGTCGTCAGGATGCCTGCAGCGGATCCCGTCGATGCAGCGGGGACAGCGCTCGCCCTTGAACCTACCAGTCCCCTCGCAAGCGATGCAAGTCCGGCAGTTGCACTTGCGGAGCTCAAAGCTCTCGGCCTCGTGTTGACACCGATGGCCGTCGATATGGGGCTGGAGTTCCGCACCGTTCTTGACTCGGGGAGTCTGCCAGCCGCAAGCGAGGCATCCGTAGACCCGGTCTCCCGAAGAACGCCGCTGGACCACCGCCTGGAACATCAGAGAGTGCGCCGATGCAAGTCCAGGAAGCCGTTCACTGGAGAAGCCAGGTTGTGGATGCGAGCCGCCAGGGCCTCTACCGCAGCAGAGCGAGAAGCTGGACTCTCGCGATCGACGTCCCACGGGACATCCAGGACGGTGACGCCCATGTTCCGCAGAACCCCGACCATGTGGTCGATCTCCTGCTCCAGTCCCCGCAAGTAGTCCAGGTCGATGGCCTCCTCGCAGGTTCGCCCTGTCTCCACCTTCATGCGCCGACCGACCCGCTCGTTGCAGATCTCCGGAGACGTGAGGATCCTCACGCAGATGTTCGGCAGCATGACCGACGCAGTCATGGCGTGGTAGATGCTGCCGTAGGTGTCGAACTCTCGCTGGGACATGGTCCCGTTGCGGAGTTGGAGCCGAGCAAACGCAGTGTCCCCGAAGTAGCTACGGTCCAGGACTGCGTGTCCGACGCCTTGCATGGCGTGCCACTGGGCTTGCAGGTGCATCCGATACCGGGCCTGGAGCTGGTGGACCTGGAGAACGAAGCTCCAGCGCTCCGGGTCGTCGTAGTAGTCCGACAGGTAGGGGTTCCCACCACCCTGGTCAGTGCCTCCCTTCTCGTCGGGCTCGAACAGCGTCAGTGTGCCCGAACCGAGTGCCACACCCAGCTCTCTACTCAGGGTGGTCTTGCCGGAGCCGATGAGCCCTTCTACGATGACAACTTTGGGGCGGTTCACTATTTCTCCGAGGGAGCAGGGCGGGTGATGCGGTGGGGAGCTGGTGTAACCTTGAAGCGAACCAGTTTGACAGGCACGCGCTTCAGGTACGCATGAACCAGGCGGTGACACCCGTCCATTAGATGTCCCTCAGCCGAAACCAGGACTGGGTAGCTAAGGTCTGACTGCAGTACCCGTTCGATATGTTCAGCCAGGCTTTCCAGCGTAATCTCTGGTTCCCAACTGTACTGCTTCCACTCGGGAAACAGCTCAGGGGCCATCTCCTCTACGGGGAGCCCCTTCGCCTGCTTCCACAACCGGTGTACATCCCACTCGCGGTCCCCGTCCGAGTGGACGTGAGTAGTGCTCACTGGGGGACGATCTCGTAGGGGCCCTTGCCAGGAAGACGCCTTGGGGAGTCCAGGGCTCGCACTCGATGCCATCCGTCCTCTGCGGAGAGAACCCTGAATGAAACCCCGGAGCAATCCTTGAACACGGTCCCAGGCTCTACTCGGACCGACTTCGGAACCCCGTCGAGACCAGAGAACTTGAGGTAGCTTCGAGGCTTCTTGTTGGTGCCCCGGTTCACGCTGTCCGTAATCTCTACGTGCAGCCAGTTCATGGAGCCTTCCTTGCGATGCGCGGATCCTTCGGTCCTTCGACCTCCTGGACCTTTACGCCGTTCTCGCGGAGATACTCGACCCCCGCCTTGCCCCCGAGGTAGCCTCCGTCTACGACGATGACCTTGGTGATGCCCGCGTGGTGGATGAGCTTGGCGCACATCATGCAAGGCTCCGCCAGTACAATCAACCAGGCACCCGCCGTCTGCACCCCGCCTGCCGCTGCGTTGCACACGACGTTCATCTCGGCGTGGTGGCATCCCCGCTCCATCCGGGTGCCGGACTCGATGGGTGGGTGCTTCTCTACGAGGTCAGCTGCGTATGCTTCTGCCTTTGCCCGAGCCGTCTCCCCCTTCAGGTCCAGGGGCTTGCCTGTCTCCAACATCTGGATCTGCTTGCCTGTCGCGGCTTGCTTGTTCGCCATGTCATCGAGGATCGTCCGCTCGAACCAGGCCAGGATCCCATTACGCTTCGGGTCTACGCCCTCGCCCACCAGAGAGTAGACGCCCACGCCCTGGACCCCCCTGCTGCCTGCCCCGAAGGAACGAGGCAGGTGGCGATAGGACTCGCGAATCTCAAGGTCTTCTGCTTTGACGCCGTTGCGTTCGCAGTAGTGTCCCTTGCAGAGCTTGCCAGAAGCTCCTCGGGGCCCGCCGTTGTACCCGTCCGCCAGGATTACGTTGCGTTTCGGGTCGATTAGCATCGCCGCCAGCTTCCGCCGGGGACAGTGGCTGGCCTTTGCGAGACTGAGACACTGCTCGATGCGAATCTGAATGTGGTTCGGCTTCATGAGAAGGGATACCCGGACCGGTCCTTTGCTTATACTCCCCGAGGGCAGGAGCGAACATGAAGAACCTTCGTAAGATCCTCGCTGAGGAGGGCTTCTGACCGTCAGGATCAGGAGAGGGAGACCGCTGAGGCTCTCGACCGAGTCTTGTCCGACCTCCTCACCGGAGACCTCAACCGTTCGGCCATGAACAAGTTCGAGAAGGAGGTGAAACGGAGTCGGCCCATCGATGCTCTCGAGGCCATCTCTACTTTCGCCCACAGTGGCTGGAGCGAGGGGCTGCGTCAGGGTGCGAGCGCGGCCCACAGCCTTGCACGGGAAGTACGGGCGGGGATTCTCGACCGCTCTATCCTGAAGCCTGTCAGCGAGCACAGCCTGCACGGCGAGACCGCAATGCTCTTCTGGCTCCTTACCGAGGTCTTCCCGGACTGAGCTGCCGAGGCGCAGGCAGTTCAGGCAGCCGCGACCCGGATCCAGCCGCTGGTCTTCCAGCAGTCCTCGTCGCCCACGTCGGTCCACCCAGTGCCGACGACGACCAGGCCAGCGGCCTCCGCAGCGGCGACCACGTCGGCGATCGGAGTCTCCACGCTGCCCCAACCCTGGACCGAGACGTGGACCTCACTCTCAACAGCCTCCCAGTGAGGGGCGGTCGGGACCCAGCGGCTCCCAGGACGGACGACGGGGACGCGGTCGAGGCAGTCGCGGACGGGGGAGACGGCGGCGGTGACGAGGGCGAGGAGGTCCATGGTGTTTCCGGGGCGCGGGGGTTCACCTCTATTACGCCCGGAACCCGCCGAGGGAACCCTCAGGGAACAACCACTGAATGAAGTCGTGGACCTCCTCCATCTGGTCGTCCGAAAAGGCGAGGATGTGCCCCAGGTTGCGACCCGACGAACCAGCAGGCCCGTTGTCTCTGTAGAAGTCGATGAGGGCGCTCATATCAGTTCCTTCTCCTTAGCCAGCCATGTGGGGATGTCAATCTCGAAGATGTCGGCTTCCTCAAGGTCGGTGACGTCGCGGGTGCCTGGGTCGAAGCACAGCTTGCGAGGAAGCCAGGCCTCCACCTTGTCGTCTGTGACCAGAGCAGCGGCCTCGGACATCCTTCGTACGGTGACCGTGACCGTGACCGGGGTCCAGTCCTTGAGCAGGTTCTCTGCCTCAAGTCGTCTGGCGGCCTTGGGGACCGGGGAGGGCTTGCCCTCCCCCGGCGCGGCGTCCGGGCAACCCGCGTTGATCCAGGCTGTCTCCGCCCGAACCCGCGCCTTCCTGAGGTTCCTGATGCCCTGAGTGTCCGTCGGTCGGGACTGGGCGTGAACCGCCAGGTCGGCGATAGCGCGTAGAAGCTGGGCAGATTCAGACTGCACTGGTGTCTCGGTACGGAGGGGAGTGGAGCGGGCAGTCAGGATCGAACTGACGACCAACAGCTTGGAAGGCTGAGACTCTACCACTGAGTTATGCCCGCTTGAGGGTAGAAACTACCCGTCTCCCGTTTCCGGGAGCCCTCCCCTCTCCCTTTGCAGCCCTCAGTCCGTGAAGAGCGCTGCCGCGAGAGGAATACCGATGAGAAGTGCGAAACAAATACCGAACATGAGGCTAACTAACTCGAAAAAGGGTGGTCGCTGGACCCAGACTTGAACTGGGAACCTGCCGGGTATGAACCGACTGCTCTGCCAATTGAGCTATCCAGCGAAGAATGGCCCCCTGCGTGCAGCCGGGAGCCCCCTGCGGTCAGTCGATCCAGGAGATGGCGGAGGACCCGACCACCTCGCGGTTCCGGTCGACCTTGACCCAGTGGTTGAACTTCAGGGTGTCGTGCTCGGCGTGGCGGACCGCTCCCCGGACGTAGACCACCCGCTCCTTGCCTCCGGTGTAGACCAGGACCTCGTCGGCGGTGTGGGGGTTGCCCCGCCGCTGCCTCACCTTGCCGCCCACGGCCCGAGCGGAGCTTCCGTCGTGGAAGGGCTCGATGGGCACCTTCTTCTCGATCAGGTTGACCCAGTACTGGGTGTTCAGGATCCGCTGGGTGTTCTGGTCGACCGGGGTGAAGAACCACTCCCCCTGCCGCTTGATGCCGGTCTTCTTGCCCCGCTTCTTGTAGTTCTTGCCCTTGCCCCCGACCCGCTGGCCCTGGATGGCCTCGGGCTTCAAGGACTCGTGGGCCTGCTTCACGGAGATGGAGGGCCCCCGCAGCTGGGTGGCGAAGGGGTGGCCCCGCTCGTCCCGGCCCACCAGGATGTGCCGGGTCTCGTCGGGGGTGGTCCGGGCGATCAACACCCGGTTGTACTTCAGCTCCTTGATGACCCGGTCGCGGGGACCCACAGCGTTCTTGGGGATGGTGAGCTCGAACTCGCGGGGGAGCTCGTGGACCATCAGGACCGCCTGGCCGAGCTTCTTGTCGCTGGCCTGGATGTGGACCTGGTTGCCCTCCCCCTCCTGGATGAAGAAGGAGTCCCCGACGATGTCGAGGGCGAAGATCTTGTCTCCCCGGTCCCAGTTGCGGACGCGGAGGCCCAGCTTGCTCAGCTGGTCGTTGAGGCTGCTCATGTCAGTATCTCGTGCTGTAGGTTCAGTGTGCCCGCACCGAATGGTGGCGGGTAGTCATCTCAGTCGCATCGTCCTCCCCTGTCGGGGGAGAAGGTCAGCTAATGACTATTTCAACTGAGCACAGCATGAGAGAGCCTCGTGTCTGAATGAGTATACCGTAGTTCGTAGGAACCGAACCCCCCAGTGGGCCCGCTCGGGTTCGAACCGAGGACCATCCGGGTATGAGCCGGGTGCTCTAACCAGCTGAGCTACAGGCCCTGAGGTGGTTGGGGCGGTAGGGTTCGAACCTACGCATGCTGGGATCAAAACCCAGTGACTTACCACTTGTCGACGCCCCAGCGGCTCAGAGGAACCGGCGGAAGGTCATAGACACCCGCCCGCCCATCTTCCGAGATGCCTTGGGAATCCGGTGCTCGTGCGTTCCCTGCATCCCAGGGCGCATCACGAACGCCGAGCCGCTGGCCAGCAACTGCCGCTGCTCGGCAGGGACCAAGCCGGTCTCCCCGAACTTGCGCCACCAGATCTCACGCTCCTCGCCGAAGCTCACCGACACGACCGGACACGTGTGGTCCATCTCACGGAAGTCGTCGGCGTGCCATCCGAGGTGCTGGCGATCGTGGGCGTAGAAGTTCAGGAAGCACCCGTTCATGTGCCCGAACCCCAGCTCGTCCATGAAGCCGTTCACTCTTTCCATCGTAGCCCGGACCTCAGCGGTGTAGGGCACGCTGGTGTAGGTGCGGACCCCCCGCCCCTGACCATAGGTGTAGGAGACGCCTCCCCCTTCGCTCTGGAAGCACTCCTGCCGTGCTTCCGTCCTCTCCAGCCAGGGTGTGTTTTCTACCAGGGTCTGGTAGAACTCGGGTCCGCCCTCAACGAAGGGCGCTCGGTAGATGGGTGTCATGCTAAGTGTCCTCCTCGGTGTGGGGGTAGAGGGTGCGCTCGGTAGGTGTCGCGGCCACCTCACCGTCCCGAACGACTTCCCCTGACCGTGGCGCAATGTGGCTCGACCCTGGTCAGGGGCGTTTCACTCTCCCGTCCTTCCCGGGCCAGCCTACGCCGGGGAAGTTGTAGTTGCCGCCTCGAACGGCGTCCTCCTCGACATCGCGAGCGTACTGGTAGTCGGGGTGGGCCGACTCTTCCTCGTCGCAGGCGGTGCAGATCATCTCCGCGCTGAAGTAGGAGCCGGTCATCACCGAGGTGGGCTTCTTGCATCGCTCACAGCCGGTCATAAGACCTCCTGAACTTTCTTACGTCCGGGACAGGGTTCGGGAACCCTGTAGCCGGTATCCTTTCTGCATGAGATGGCGGACCAGAAAGTGTAGCAGCTACCCCCTGGACGGGCGAGCCTTCCTTGAGAAGGACCTCGCCGGGGTGTGGCACGTCTACCCAACAGACCAGGACGGCGGCTTGCTGGAAGGATTCCCGAAGCTGACCCCCCAGGGATTCGACGACCTGGTTGCGGCGCAGCTGTGGGTGCGGGACCATGTTCCCGCGAGACTCGAAGAGGCTCAATCCCGGTAGCCGACCTATCATGCCAGAGGGGTGCACTCGGAGGTTCCCCATGGCTAAGGCTCCCGCGTTCTACCGTCAGTCCGGCACTCGTCCGAAGGTCCGCGCTTCCGTGACCGCTCCCGCGAATGGGAAGGTCGTCATCAACGCCTGCGTGGCACCGGTGACTATCACGAACGGCATCGGCCAGCGTGTTCGCAACGACAGCCGCGTCGTCAAGATCACGAACACGTACAACCCGTCGTCGTAGTCTCCCTCAGTCGAAGAGACTGACCAGCCAGCCGTACTTGTTCTCTTCCATCGTCTTCGGACTCTTCTCGGCGCGGCTCCGAAGGACCTCCAGGGCGTGCTCGGTGAACACCCAGTTCGCGACTGTCTTGTCTGGCATGATCACCTTGACGGCGATGTGCCAGTAGGTCCCGCTGGCGTCCGGCACTCGGCAGAACACGCCCTTCCCCGCTCTGGAGATCTCCTCTGGGTGGGATGCGGCAAACTGACTGAACTGTTGCGCCTCCCGAGGGGTCACCAGCCAGTACTCCTCGGAGCGTCCGCCGCGCCCTTCGGGCTGGGCCTTCACGTGCAGATACTCGCTGAGTGAACCGAAGCGGCTGTCGAGGTTCTGGACTTGCTTGATGTGACCCTGGGCCATGGGTAGTCTCCGTAGAAGAGACAATACCCCGACGACCCTGCGCAAGACCCTCTGTATAGTGGAGGAGATGTCGAGATTTGAACTCGATCAGCGTGATTTGCAATCACGCTTCCCACCTTGAGTCATCTCCGAAAGTGGTTGGGGCGGTAGGGCTCGAACCTACAATCTCCAGGGCCAGAACCTGGCGTCTTGCCTATTGGACCACGCCCCAACAAAAGGGTGGCGGATTTGACCTCCTCCGCCGGGGAGTTCGATGCCAGAGTTCACGTCGTGCGCGACTGTACCTCTGGGGACCCTCATCCTGTCATCGACGACCCAGGCTATCTGTCGTCCGGGGGCTACCAGCGTTCGCTGCCCCTTCCAGGTTCTGGGAGATAAGGACCGGTCGGGAAGAACCTGGAAGCCCTCCTGCCATCCTCGCCTGACGTATGGCTTCACCGGAGCGTTTCTCGACACGCACAACCCAGCCTCAATGCGACAGGCAGAGGCAACCTGCTGGTCCGGGCACACCCGACCAGGGGACTACAGATTTCGCAGCGTCAACCGAAGGCGGCGCTCGAAGTCCGCGAGCTTCTCGACCCGCTCAGTAATGTCATCTCCCCTCTCCAGCGCTCGCTCACACAAGTGGTGCTGGTTCTTGTACTTCCCCAGAGCGGAGACCACACGGTGGATGTTCGCCCCCGTCGCCTTGGTCTCGGCCTGCCAGATCAGCATGTGGTCCAGAGGGGGCACGGTAGGCAGTGTCATGGGTTCTCCTACACGTGTGTTACGTCCCTCACAGGCGGGGGGAAGCTACGGGCTCGGCGAGGAGGGCTCGGGGCACAACCCCGAGCCCTCCTCGCGTCCCTACTGCCAACGTAGATGTGGAGCTGACAGGAATCGAACCTGCGACCCGCTGGCTGCCAGCCAACTGCTCTCCCAACTGAGCTACAGCCCCGAAAATCAAAGAAATGAGCCCGAGAGCGGAATTGAACCGCTGACCTCGTCCTTACCAAGGACGCGCTCTACCCCTGAGCTACTCGGGCGGGATATGGACTTGTACCCTATCCTCGTAGATGGGGAAGGGACCTGGGTGCTCCGAGAACACTGAGGGCCCCGGCACAAGAAGGCGGCGAGGGTGGCTCCCTCCCCGGTTCTCGGAGACCCAAGTCTCCAGGGAGGTACTAACCTCCGGGGTGTTCGGTAGAGGAACTATAGCCCAGACCTCCTGTAGGAGATCCCATGGCCCAGAAGAAGTTGACGTCAATCCTCAAAGAAGAGGGTCTTGCCCCCAAGGTCGCGGGCAAGATCCCGCGCCACTTCCAGTCAGAGGAGGCCTTCAGGGACGAGCTGTCTCGCCAGTATGAGCGCCTCGAGGGGTTTCGGGAACTCCTCGTAGATGCTGAAGATGCGGATGACTCCGAGAACTACGACGACATCCGGACCTGGGACCGTTGGTGGTGGTCCTTTCGGAAGATCGAGAGGGCTCTCGAGATGCTCGACGAAGCAGTGGGCGGCTGGCAGCATCATTGACCGGGGGCAAGCCCCCTGGGAGCACGTAGAGGACCTATACCCCTTTCTCGTCTCGGCGCGTGAATCGCTCTGCCACTACGAACTCGTCGGAGAGTGTCGCGAAGTCCAGCTCGGCGAAGTTCATCGCGCCCTGAGTAGTCGGGACCCACGGCTTCGACCGCTTCCCGGACCACAAGTAGGTGAGCGGGGCAGGCTGATACGCCAGTTCCCGGGTGATGAACATCTGGTCATAGCCCCACGAATCAACTCGCACCAGCCACTTCGGACCCTTGTAGACGAGACCGGCCCGGTGCCGCTTCAACTCCCTCAAGTCATCTACGGACCAGGACTTCGGGTGGAGGCCCGCAGCCCATCGCTGGGCTACTCGCTGAGGAGAGGCCAGCTTTGAGATTGCGTCCTCGCCAGCTGCCCAGAGCTCAAGCCGGACTTTCTCCAGGGCTTCCGCGAAGAGCTTCTTGTAGCTGGACGCCCGTACCATGGGCCCGCCCCGCATGAAGATCCCTGGGGGATGCTTCCCGGGCCTGGGTCCTGCGGTATGCACAGCGGCAGATGCCTCCCCCTTCTTCCCGGTGTGGACCACGATCTCTACGGAGAACCACCCGTAGGGTCCCAGGCCGTCTGCCGTCAGGGTCAACGTGACACCGTATCTTTTCCAAACGCCCATCCGAGGCTTCTTCCACTTGATCTTGTCCGGGAGTCGGATCCGTACCAGGTCACGCGCCAGGATCTCCCCTGCTTGTAGGATCCAGTCGGTCTGGCGGCCCTGAAAGTCTTGCCAAGACTCTTCTGGCCCCTGAACGTGAGGAGGGCTATCCAATCGGAAGGTGTCGCGTGCTGTAATCATGAGAGTCCTCAGCCTACGTCGGCCATAACCGCTCTACCGGTAGAGCTCCTATGAGTCCTTGAAAGCATACTCGGAGACTCTCCCGTGAAGAAGAATCAGCAAGTCACTGTCCCTCGCGGCCTGAAGACTTTCGAAGGGGACTCCGTCAAGGCAGGGACCTGGTACGTGATGACCGTCGACCCGAATGTGGACGGTGGAGTCGTGAACCTCGCTCCGAAGCTCAGGGGCGGACACAGCACGTGGGTGACCGTTCTGAGGAAGGACCTCGAGAAGCTCACGGGCAAGGCGGCAAAGACCCTCACTGCCTCAGACCGTTCTGGTCTCCTCCGTCTCGCTTCCGGCCTTCCCACAGGGGATGAGACTCGTCGGGCGATCCTGGCTGGCCTGAAGAAGGCGTCAGTCTGGCACTACTGGGACCCCAAGAACAACTTCGCGATGCGGAATGTCTCTCGCGGTGAGTGGGCCAAGCTGGCGGAAGCTCTTGATCGCAAGTTCGGGGACCCGAGCTTCTACCGGAACGGAAAGATGTACCGTCCCGGCTCTCCCGAATGGTACCCAGCGGAGATGAGCCACTTCGGCTTTCTCTCCCGGGATTCCGATGACGGGTGGTACTGGGCTCCGGGTGGCATGCGCAACCTGAATGGCGACTACGTGACCATGGGCCCCCGGGAACTCGGCGGAGCCCCGGGACTGCTCATGAAGGCCGGAGTCATGTCCCCGCAAGAGTACGACGCTCTCTGAGCCAAGAGCTCATTCGGGCGGCACGTACTTGCCCCTCCCGTAGATTGCGTCGTGTAGGACGCGGAGGGGATCCAGGACGTCCTCCCTGCAGGTGGCCGGTGCCTCCTTGCAGAGCTTCTCGGCCTGGGCCCAGGCGTCGGCCCGGCGAAAGTGCTCGCCAGCCTCCTGCCCCCGTAGAGACACTCGCAAGGGGGCTCGCTTCGGCTTCCTCATAGGCTCCGGCCCAGCAACCCACGACGCCGTGAAGAACACGGCCAGCGGGCTGTACCAGAGGAACTCGATGAAGGCGTGGGAGTTCCGCGCCTCATTCTCTATGTCGATCCGCCAGGACCAGTGGTGTGTGACCATAGGCGGCTTCGTTGCGCCTCTGGTCTGGGTCCTCTTCGTCTTGGTCTTGTTCACCCCTGAGGGGGCTGGCTCTCCGTAAACATGATCACTCCGGTGGTGTGGCTATCCAGACTGTACCTTACCTGCTTCGGAGTATAACCCCCGTGAAGACTCTCACTGCCTCAGATCGTTCCGCCCTCATCAAGCTCGCCTCCTCCCTGGATAAGGGCTCGCAGGAGCGAAAGGTCATCCTCGCTGGTCTGAAGAAGTCAGCTGGGGTCTACATCTCCTCAAAGGTGGAGCCCACCCCGGTGATGCTTCAGGCCATCAAGGTCATGGAGAAGCTCTTCCCCTACGGACTCCGCCTCGAGAAGCGGGGATCGAAGGTCGAGCTGAGCACCTATCGTGAAGGCTACCTCGCCAAGACTATCCCGGGACGGTGGGTAAGCAACTGGTCGGTGGGCGGAGACCACAACTTCCCCTACCAGGAAACCCCGGACAGTGTGGTGAAGCTCCGAGCGTTCGTCAGTGTCACCGCAATCTTCCACGAGGACGGGAAGGTTGAAGTGGAGCTCCGCCAGCCGAAGCTTCCCCTCGAGGGTCGCGACTACGCAGAAGGTGAAGACACCACCCTGTTCAAGGGTCGGGTTTTCAAGGGCCCCGCAACTCGTGCGGTGAAGAAGGCCAGGGCTGCCTTTGACATGTGGGGAGCTAAGTTCGTTTGAAGTGGTCGGGGTGACAGGGATCGAACCTGCGACCTGAAGCTCCCAAAGCTACCGCTCTACCAGACTGAGCTACACCCCGACAGGGGACCGGGTATTACCGGTCATGGCCTCTATTACCGTTCAAGAAGCAAGTCAGGTCTCCAACTTCGTAGGAGACCTCCCCCCAGCCAGTGCATTGAGCCCTGAGTACCTGGAGGACATGCTGAATGAGCTCAAGACCTTCGGGGCGGATCCCGACGCTGTCCTACTGCATACTCGCGACTATGTCGACCTGCTGGAAGAGCTCTCGGTGACCTTGGTGCAGGACCGGGCTCTGCTGGACCAAGGGATCATGGCCGAGTGGTCTGGGATCACGGTCCTGTTGGCACCCGCTGAGGAGTACCTGGGCCAGCCTCGGATGGTAGACACACGCCGAGGGGTCGGCGTTCAGGGTTGCGTCCAGAGATGGTAGGGGAACCGGGGCTTGAACCCGGGACCTCCTGAATGTCATTCAGGCGCTCTCCCAACTGAGCTATCCCCCTACAAGGGATTGGGTCGTCTCGGGTTCGAACCGAGGACCTGGAGGTTAAAAGCCTCATGCTCTACCGACTGAGCTAACGACCCACAGGGTGTGTCGCGCTCGGTTTTCGCTGCGTCATGGGGGTCTCCTTGTGGAGCTCCCATCTACAGGGAGCTCAGTTTGCCTTCTTGGTGGCTGCTTCGGCGTCCAGTCGGGCTTTCTCCCAGACTGCGTATCGGGCGCCATCCTCGGCGGAGCATTCCTCCGCCACCACGGCCTGCATGAAGTTCTCGTAGGGGAGCATCGATGGGCGCTCACCCAGCTCGGCTTCGTACACGTCGATGCTCGGCTGCTCCCAGCCCTCCGGGGCGTAGCCCTTCTCGGCCAGGTCCCGGTCTCGGGTGTAGGCGATGAGCGCTGCCAGGGTTCCCAGACTGTTCTGGATCTCCACGACCTCAGCCTGCTGCGCCTGCATCTTGGTCTGGGGCTCTGGCGGTGTGTCTCCTGCCAGGGAAGGAGCGCAGCCCAGTACGAAAAGCAGGGGTGTGAGGATCATCGAATCAGAAGTCCCTTGAGGTCGGTGATGCCCTGCTTGATGAAGGGCAGCTCTGTCTTGATTGCTGTGAGGCTGTCGCGGATCTCGTCGTCCGCCTTCTCTCGCTTGTCCAGCTTGGTCTCGATCGAGATGACATCTGTCTCCAGCGATGCTACCTTGAGCTTCAGCTCCGCGATGTCCGAGTGCATCGAGTAGAACATGCCGTAGCCGCCGACCACGGCTGTGATCAAGAGGCCCTGGAGGGCAGTGCCGATCCAGGATGGGATGTACATCCCCTTGGGAGGTGCTGCCGCAGGCGCAGCCACTACCACCACTGGCTGGGGGCCTGTTGCTTCGTTGAGAGGGTCGGGGGTGTTACCATCGGGCACGGCGGGCTCTCCGAAGATGAGCCCTTAGCGGTCGATAGCCAGAGAACCGGTACTTCGCCTATGTGGCCAGAACACTTTCAAGGAGTACCTGTGAGACTACGACGTATCCTGGTAGCTGAAGGTCTTGTTCTGGCGAATGTTGATCTGGAGGCCGCTGCCGCCGAGTGGCTGAAGGGTCTCCAGAGGATCCCTGCACCATACTCGTGGATGAAGTTTCGGAGATCCGAAGTGTCTCGCTACAACGTGGTGTACGCCCTCCACGGCAACATCCCGCGTCGGTTGCGCCACGAAGACGAGGACGACCTCTACGGTGAGTGGGAGGCCGACCCTGAGAAGGAAGCCTACGAGGCATGGTCAAATGCCATGTGGCCTCTTGAGCAGAAGCTCAGCAGGAAATATCCGGGTGTCCGGTTCTCGACTGCGAAGGGTTGAAAATGGAGCGGGAAGCAGGGCTCGAACCTGCGACATCGGGCTTGGATAGCTTGTAGGCTCGTGACGAGGGTCCCCCCGCAAGCGGAAGGAGAGGGTCGGAGCTGTTGAGTTGCCTCGTTATGAGGCCCGCGCTCTACCAACTGAGCTATTCCCGCAAATCGCCTGCTCCCTCCCCTCTTGCGAAAGGAGGGAGCTTCTCCGCCCGGCTTGATCCCCCTTAGATGGGATCCAGGCGTCCTGACTCCCGAAGGAGCCGGGGTGGGTTGAAGGTGGTGGACGTAGCAAGAATTGAACTTGCGACCTCACGCTTATCAGGCGTGCGCTCTAACCAGATCTGAGCTATACGTCCGCAAAATGGAGCCCCCAGCCGGAGTCGAACCGACGACCCCCTGGTTACAAAGCAGGCGCTCTACCAACTGAGCTATGGAGGCTGATATCGACCGAGGTCGAGGAAGAAGAGGGGCAACACCTGCTGTGCGAGCTTGCCAGTTCTCGCATCGCCTTCCCGGGAGCCTGAGTCCCAGCGTCTCCCTCGGGAGACCGCACCGTCTGCGAAGGTGGTGTTCAGCTTCACTCGTTTCCCTCTCAGGGGGTTCGCCCTCGCACGTTGCGCCGGAGCGGAGGAATCCGCAGGGCGGTCGGGAGTGGCACCTGAGAGCGTACTTGAGGTGAAATGGGGGCGGGGGACTCCTCAGAGGACACGGGGCAGGACCTTTGACTATTCCACCGTCGTGTGTGCACAAGTCCTACGTGTGCCGTGCCATGAGGAGTGCTGCCTCTACCGTCGTAGAGACCCCCCTGACCCGTCCCCCCGTCGGGCGCTGTCTCCGAAGGTGGAGTCCGCTTCCGCATGGGATCGGGTTTTCGTTTGATGTATGACCTTCTTAGGGTCGTGAATGGTGGGCCCAGAAGGATTCGAACCTTCGACCTCGGGATTAAGAGTCCCTCGCTCTACCAACTGAGCTATAGGCCCGTAAAGACTACGGAAATGGCTGCCCCTCTCGGATTTGAACCGAGGACCCTCTGATTAACAGTCAGATGCTCTACCACTGAGCTAAGGGGCAATGAAGTGTGTGCGGGATCAGGGTGCCGGTCCTCTCCGCCCGAGGGCGGGGGTCCGAGACAATCTATCCCGACGTGAAGGGGGACCTGCCTCCGGGCCAGTCATAAGGGAGCGACCCCTCGTGACCCGGAGCTTTAGGCATCCCCATCCGATTGCGCGGTCCGGAGAGGGGGAGTCCTCAGGGCATCGGTCCTAAGCCCTGTTCTGTCTCGGCACCGCAACGCCCCGGTGTAACGGGGGCCTGGGGAATCGAACACCCAGCGAAGACAAAATCGTGAAGAAGAGGGAGGAGGTCTCCAACCGGCACGGCATTGCCGGCACAGGATCGCTTCAGCCAGCCCATCTGAAGGGGTTTGCCGTCCCCGACTTCCGAGCCATCGAAACCGCAACCCCCCGACCACCTCTCGCCAGCCTTGCTGGCGCTGGGCATCGAACCCAGAAGGGGGAGCGCCTCCTACATATGAGTTACGTCCGAGGGACTCCTGGGGAACCCCTCTTACGCAACTAAAGATGGCGGAGGTGAAAGGGCTCGAACCTTCCTGAGCGGGGCCCCGCCCTGTGCCGTCAACACCCCTCCGACATTGAAATGGTCGGGTGAATATCAGTGGACTCGGCGACCCCGTTGCCAGCCGCCAGCCAGCCAGGCGTCGAGTTCGAACTTCTTGACCTTGCAAGGCTTTTCCCCCGCCTTGCAGACCCAGGCTGTTCCGAACTGTGAGTTGCGTTCCCCCAAGCTGGTCGCCCGGCAAGAGGCGCTCATCTTCGCCTTGGATTCTGGGGTGTGCTTTCGCCCCTCGAACGTAGGCGGGCTCAACTTTCCCGAAGCGAGTGCTTCCATACGAACCTTGTGGATGTTCGCTCTACGGGCATCGTCGTAGGTAGGGTCAGCCTTCCTCAAGCGTTGTTGCGCCTCTCTGGCTTTTCGCAGGCTCCGTTTTCGAGCTTCAGGGGAGTAGCTCTGGTTGGCGACGTGCCAGCCGCCAAACCCTCCGGGGAGGAGATTGTAGTTGTCATTTCGCCCCACGAACTCCTCGGTGACCAACTCTGCTTCCTTGGCGAACATCTCGTCCCGCGTCGCACAGTCGTGGAGAACCTCCTTCACGAAGGCTGCCCGCCCATGCTTCTTGACGGCGCGGCTGATGAGCTTGCCGGAGCCCAGGTAGTCGTCGTCTGGATCGTCCGTCTCATGGACGCCGATGTAGACTTTCCCGTTGACGGTGCACGTGGTACGGTAGACGGTGTGGTGCATCCTATCCTCCGCCCTCGGCGGAGGATAGGATGGCTAACGGAGTCGGGATAGGAGGACTCGAACCTCCGACCCCCTGCTCCCGAAGCAGGTGCGCTACCAACTGCGCCATATCCCGATGAAATGGGTCGGCCTCTCACCGACTCGGCCCCAATGGGCTATCCGATCGACTCCTCCTTCCTCACCTTGCAGCCCACCTCATTGGTGGTCCACTCAGTGGTGTCGTAGGTGATGCCCCGGCTGTCGAAGGTCAGGGAGTCCTTGGAGAACTCCTTCCCGTCTACCTCCAGGTAGGGGCTGCCGCAGCAACCGCACCCGCCGATCTTCGCGTTGTACTTGGCCATCAGAGCCTTCAGCTCCTTGGCAAAATCGACCACTCTCTTGTCGTAGTCCATGACAACCTCCTTCGTTGTTGACTCCGCAGCGCGGAAGGAGGATTTGAAAAGGCGGCAGAGCCTGGAATCGAACCAGGAGCTTGTAGGCTGGTCCCAGGCCACCCAGTCGTTAGATCAGGTGGGAGCGGGGCAGCGAGAGAACACGTGAGTGTCCACCGAGAATGGGGTGGTGACTCCACCAGGAGTCAAACTCTGCCTTGAAGTGTTGCCGAGCGGTCCCGGCGTGAAATGGTGGAGGCGACAGGGATCGAACCTGCGACCTGCTGGATGCAAACCAGCTGCTCTCCCAACTGAGCTACGCCCCCGTGAAGACTTTGAGTCCGAGCCTCCGCTCATCAGCGGGGTCCTCGGGTTGGTGGTGGAGGGAAGAGGAATCGAACCCCTGACCTCCTAACCCCGAAGGGTCAGGCGCTCTCCCAATCTGAGCTATCCCCCCGCACGTTCCTCGGCGAGGTGACAGAGAATACCCTGGGAGTGAGAAGGGAGCCTCCCTTCTTTGAAAAGTGGTAGCCGAACTCGGGTTCGAACCGAGGACCTATTCCTTGTAAGGGAAGTGCTCTCCCGACTGAGCTATCCGGCTGTGTGCTCAGAAGACGGGGTCCTCCGAGAAAGAAAGGGCAGGAACCGCCACCCACTCCCGGGTCCTCTTGACCAGCGTGAGACGCCGAAGAGGAATGCGGTCGGAGCAGCTGAGACAGCGTCCGGGAGAACGCTCCACCCAGCTCACCAGAGCGGACTTCGAGGTGGCCGAAGCGACCTTCGCTGTGATGGTTTGCATCGGTGTGGCATCCCCGAACAGGGCGCTGTAAGCACGGAAGGAAACGATGTCGCCCTCTCGGGCGGACTCTACGGGCATCTGGTTCTCCGACTATGCCGCAGGTTGCGGGGTGAAGGTGGTCTTGAGCGACCCGGAGTCCAACTTGCCACCGTGAGTGCGCCAGCCGCACTTGTAGCACTTCACCTTCGAGTAGGCGTTCTGGCCCAGGAAGATCTTCGTGGTGATCTTGTTTTTCCCGCCGCACTGGGGGCAGTCGGATTTGAACTTGAGCTGCACGGGCCTCCTCCACGGTAGTTACGCCCGCTGGGGCTCGGAGGAAACCCTGTTATCTATGAAAAGAGGAGAAGTCGGGAGTCGAACCCGTAGCTTGTAGGCTGCGTCCTGAGCTCCCTCCACCGAGGTGTAGGAGCGAGTGGGACAGCGAGAGAAGACGTTAGTCTCCGGTACAAAAAACCGGCGCTGGAACCCTCCAGCTTCCTTCCCCGTGAACTGATGCCCGGCTGCCTCCTGCCGTGTGGTAAGAGGTCCAGACTTGAAAGAGTACTCCCAGCGGGATTTGAACCCGCGTTCTCCTGGCTGAGAACCAGGCGATCTTGACCGCTAATCCATGGGAGCAAGAGGGGTGCCAGCCCCACGGCTTTGGCCGCTCGACGTGGGGTATGTCCAGGGAGGTTCACCGTCGTAAGGTGGTTCACTTCGTTCCGTCGTGTCCGGACACGACTTCAACCCGGGACTCCGCTCTGGCTGCGCGGAAGATGGCGGTCCTGACGGGAGTTGAACCCGCTTCCTCCGGCGTGACAGGCCGGTGTCTCCTCCACTTTGACCTCAGGACCGTAGATGGCCGGTCTCTCCCGGCTGTCTGAATCTGCGAAACGGTAGGGGGGCTATCCAGCCCTTATGCTCTAAGGAGAGCATTTCCGATGAAGAACCTCAAGACCATCCTGGCGTCCGAAGGACTCCTCACTAAGTCCGCTTCCGGCTACCGGGACTCCGACGGACAGCCCGTGTCCCAGAAGATCGTGGACGCTATCCTCACCCTGGACCCGAAGGTTCTCGGGTCGGCTCTGGATCAGGAGCACGGAGACGACGCCTACGTGGTCCTGGACGGTCTGGGTCGGGTGATGGGGGATGTCCTCAAGGCGGGAGGCCTGAAGTTCAAGGGCTCCTACTGGGACAAGACCAACCGGGTCGTCCATGGTCTCATGAACGATCGGGAGAAGGCTGAGATCGCTCGGTCCCCCTGGAAGAAGGAGCTGAGGACTCTGGAGGACGCCCTCGCTGCAACTGTCGCCCCCCGAGACGTGCCCTACATCCGGTACCAGCCTCGAAAGAGGAAGGGTGTCTACTACGACGCGATCGTAGAGGACATGGACAGCCGACTCGGAAACATCCGGTCCTCCGTGGACGAGGAGTGGGCCAAGCAGAACGGGACCACCTTGAAGAGGGTCTTCGAGGCACTCGATGCGATGGGTGCCACCCTGGTTTCTCGGGGGATGGGCCCCGGCAAGAAGAAGCCGTGGATTGACTACGACGGCTGGGCCTACTGAGTAAATGGCGCCCCCAGACGGATTCGAACCGACGATCTCCTCCGCGACAGGGAGGCGTCCACTCCAGGCTGGACCGTAGGGGCAAAAGGTGAGAATGAGGCCTCCACCTGCCAGGCTGAACCTGACTCTACCAGTCGGGGTTCCGTACCGGCAGCGCGGGAGACTCGAACTCCCGGACCTCAGAAATGGGGTGGATAACGAGAATCGAACCCGTGACCTCCTGGACCACAACCAGGCGCTCTATCCAACTGAGCTATACCCACCATGAAAGAATGTGGATGCGGGCGTGGGAGTCGAACCCACTTCGCTTGCGCACCGGGGTATGAACCCGGCGAGAGGACCGTTTCTCGATGCCCGCATAGGTGTGTAGGCCGAGCCTACGGTGAAATGAGTGGAGCGGATGACGGGATTCGAACCCGTGGCCTCCAGATTGGCAACCTGACGCTCTACCAACTGAGCTACATCCGCAAGTACTCCCAGAGAGACTTGAACTCTCATTGTCGGGTTGAAAACCCGGTGTCCTGACCTTTAGACGATAGGAGCAAGGTTGCTGCCCTCGTGGGTGGGCTGCTATCCCTTGCTCGGTTCGGACATCCGACTGGCGGTGAAGACAGTCATGGTCACCTCCTGTTCGATGTGGTGGTTGATGGTTCTATGAAATGTCGGGATAGCAGGATTTGAACCTGCGGCCCCTTGACCCCCAGTCAAGTGCGCTACCAGACTGCGCCATATCCCGATGAAAGTGCGCCCACCAGGATTCGAACCTGGGACCTTATGCTCCGGAGGCATACGCTCTATCCAACTGAGCTATGGGCGCAAGGGTGGTCGGCCTGCTCAAACTTGCGGGCGAGGGGGGTGCGGTTGTGAGCGACACACCTTCGTAGTCCCGAGGGCAACCTGATGACCCTGACTCTCCCCTGCCTCGCGGCGAGGGGCACCTCCATGAGTCGGCGACCGCACTCAACGAACTCCGGTCGTCGGGGTTCGGGTGGGTCGGTCCGCTCGGAGGGCTGTCACATCCAGAGATGGGCCCGTGGTACCTGAGCATCCTTCCAGCCTACCTACCTGAGCCACCAGGAGGGAAGGCGGAAACTTTCGAGGTTCGCCCCTACTACGCAAGCCAGTGACTTCCCGCCACCTGGACGGGACTGGGGCGCAGTAGGGGTCCTCAGGATCAGAACGCTCCCCGTGCTGTGGGGATCGGTCGCGGCACTGGTGGTGGCCCCGACCACCGAAGTGGAGAGGGGCAATCCGCCCGACGCCTGACCCTTTCAGACAATCATATTCGTGTTTCAAAAAGCTGTCTCTCAAGGTTCATGGGCCCTGAAAGAAATGGTGCGCCCTACAGGAGTCGAACCTGTGACCTCTGGTTCCGTAGACCAGCGCTCTATCCAGCTGAGCTAAAGGCGCGCAAAGACGATGCCGAAAACGCGAAGACCCCGGCTTCCTTGGGAGGAGGCCGGGGTCTCGGGTAGCAGCGGTGGGGTTGTTGCTACTCCGAGAGGCCTCCGGCCTTCGCATCCTGGTTGCGCTCGTTGCGGGTAATCCCTTCATGGGTCCCCACAACACAACCAGGCCGCATACCGACTGGCGTCGGCTGCTTGGTAGCTGTGATGGTGAGGTAGGAGTACACGTTGAGTTTCCAGTGTGAGTGCGACAGTGATACCGTCGTCGGCCTGAAGCTTACTCCCCCGAACCTCCCCCGTAAAGCCGCAGGGGCAATAAAGATTGCCCGGCGAAGCTTCAAACCGCTGGCTAAGCTGGGTGCAGGTGGCTTTTAGAGTGGGTCCTGGGGACCCCTAACTTTCCCCGCTCAGCCCCCTGCGAATAGAGAACCTATCTGGGCAAGACCTGTAGTCTCAGCTTCGGAGCTCCTCGCATGACCCAGCTTGATCTCATGTCCCGCAGGGTGGCTTTTCGTTTCCGGGTGAAGCAGGCCGGGGGGAAGGAGTACACAGCTGAGGTAGCCCAGGTTGGTCCCGCTACGGTCACCCTCAAGGGCTCAGGACACGCTGCTCTGAAGGCGGGTCTCACGGTCCCCAAGAAGTTGCTTCCTCGGGGGGTCAAGCGCGGCGATGAGTTCTGGGCCGTCTGGAAGCCGGGTCGGGGGGTCGGCGACTGGAGCTTCTCTCCCCTGGACTTCAAGATGGCAAGCCGAACAGCCCCCCACCCGGCGAGAAGTGGTGGCTCGACGACAGCCAGTGGGAGATGGAGTAGTTGAAGCTCTGGGTCCCCGTTGTAGCTCCGAAGTTCCTGGACCTGCTCGGACGCTTCTCCCCTCTCGGTAAGGGAGGCATCGGGGGCATCACCCTCTTCCCGTTCATCTTCTCCCGTGAACCTATGAAGGAGAAGGAAGAGGCCCACGAGGCCATCCACGTGACACAGCAGCTGGAGCTGGGTGTCCTCGGGGGGTTGGTTTCTATCCCGCTGGCCCTGGTGTGCGGTCTCCCTTGGTGGGTCATGCTGACACTCGGGCTGGCGGGATTTGCCCCGGGAGTCGGCTGGTTCTACTGGGTCTACTACAGCACTTGGCTGTACCACCGCATCCGTCTACGGGACGGGAAGCAAGCGTACCGGACGATCCCTCTCGAAGTGGAAGCCTACGCGCACGAGGCTGAGGGGCTCTACTACCTGGGCGAGAGGCGCTGGTTCGCCTGGCTCAGAAGCGCTCGATCTCCCGCTTGAGCTGCTTGAAGGCAGCCTCAACTGGATCCAGCTTGGAGAACCACCGCCGCCCGTTGCGGATGTCGTCCATGTCATCAGGGTCGTCAGCCCCATCCGCGTCAACCATCAACTCTTCGAGTTGCTCCGCGATAGCTTGCAGCCGATTCTTGAATGTGCGGGGGTCCGTCCAGAGGCGGTCGGTCGCTGCCTTTGGCACGGCAGAGTCCGACAGGAGACCTTCGGAGGCCAGAATCGACTTGAGGTTCTTAGGCATGCCCGAGGCATCTCATAACTATTCTACCGAGCCGGGTCCGGGATAGCCTCGAACTTCTCGATCTGCTCCCAACTGATGCCCCGACCTTCAGGGTCCTTCTTGTCCCGGACAACTGCGCCTGCGCCCCAGTTGGTCGGGGCGATCCATCGGTCCCCGCTCATGGTCATACCGAGAGACGCGAGGCTGGAACCTCCCGTCGCCCAAAAGATCTTGTAGAGCCCCAGGGGCAGGGCCTTGCCCTCTTCAGGGGTCACAGCTTCACCTTTCGAGGCGGCTTGCCGTCCTGGAGCTTCTGGAGCTTGATCTCCGACGTGCCCGTGTCTACGATGGCCGGGACGGTAGCACTCGTCAGGATCGCCTTGGCGATCTCACGCGCCTGTGCGTCGTCCACAGCGCGGACTGGAACGCGGATGGTCAGGGTGTAGTGGTTCACGCTATGAGTCCGTATGCTGGGGGAGAGAAGAAGCGGTGGGATTCGAACCCACGGATCCCTTGCAGGACCGACAGCTTTCAAGGCTGTTCTCTTAAACCACTCGAGCACGCTTCCATGTAGTGTTCTACCGGCCCGCAGGGTTCCCGCACCCTCGCATAGACGTAATCGAATCAAGCCCGGAGCCCCAAACCATGGCCACCCTTGCAGAAGTCCAGAACCTCTTCGTCGGCCGGACCGTGACTGCGGTCGATGTCCGCTCCTGTCCGGAGTGGGGCGATGCCGTCCAACTCTCCAGCCTCACGTTCGACGACGGGACGATCGTTCACCTCAGCGGGGAGCATGACTGCGCGTACATCGATGGCCTGATCCAAGACGGAAAGTACATCGACCCTCCCACCCTCGAGGAAGAAGAGGCCGGGGAGGAAGAGGACGAGTGGGAGGAGCCGGAGGACACCCGCCAGACCCTCCGGGAGACCATGCCGCCCGAACTGGCGAAGCGCCTGGTTGGGTCCGAGTTCGAGGAACTCCTGGACTACCCTGCGAACTCTGGCTTCGAGACCTGGCCCGCCAGGGCCCTGGAGGCTCGGAACATCTCCCAGTTCTGGGTGGTGGATGTCCCCGGTCCCGGCGGACGGCAGGCGGCACTGGGCCTCCACAAGAACCCCTGGGACTCGAGGGAGGAGATCCTCCTCGCCCGGACCCACATGGGGATCGACTTCTGGGTCCCTTGCTTCGACGTCGCTCTGTAGGGAGGAGGAAGGCGTCGGAGTCGAACCGAATCCACGAGGGGACCACCTGATTTCGAATCAGGGGCTGGTCCACACCAGCTTCACCTTCCGCACTTTCTCGCCTATACGCTTCCCCACCTACGTGCTTTCCCGCCCCGGAGTCTCCTATGCCCGACCTTCGTGATATCTTGTCCCAGGAGGGCCTCACTGCACCCACCAAGAGTGCTGCTCGTTCCACTCCCCTGGAAGGGGGTCCCCCGCCGAACGAGGCGGTCACCGTCACTCTGTCTCAACACCGGGGTGCTGATCTGCAGACCCTGCGTCTCAAGGCCGGACAGCTCCAGGAGCTGAACAACCTGCTGGACGACCTGTGGACCCTGGGTGAAGAGGATTCTCTCCGAGAGATGAGGCAGGCGGAGGCCGACCTGGCTGAGGCTCAGAGGACCATCAAGGAGCTGGGGCGGAAGCTGGCTCCGGTTGTGAAGGCTGCCCAGAAGCTCGGTGTCAACACCGACCCCTGGTTCAACCGGGGTCACAGCTACGGTCTGAACGTCCAGATGAACATCAAGGACAGCTCTGGCGCGACGTGGTTCGTGGACGACTACATCCTCACCAAGGAGTAGGTCGCCCTGCTTCGCCTATCGGGTCTCTCAGGTCGGAGATTCCGATGCCTGCACCCCAGACCGTCACTGAAATCCAGGAATACGTCCTCCGCGAGGGTTGGACCTGGGGTCCTGCCGATATCCCTGGTCGGTGGGGCCGAGGGGACGCCTACAAGCAGTATGGGCAGTGGACAGTGTCCCTTATCCTGGACCGAGCCTACAAGGTGGTCGCTTTTCACCCGGACTACAAGTCCGTCGGGGAAGCCACCTCGATCAGCCTGAAGGGGCTGGACAACCTGGTCGGGAAGGCGATTCAGAAGGCGAAGCGGGCTGAGCCCAAGCCTCCCCCTGAGCCAGCCCCTCGCCCCCGGCGCGGGCCGGGGAGACACCGCCGAAGAGCCCTGAAGGCGATCCTGGCCGAAGAGGGGTTGCTGAAGAGCGCGAGGTCTTCCTACGGTGAGGGGTCCTACCGTCTTGAGATCCGAAGCGGCACCAAGAGCCACGTCTACCTCACGACCCTCTTGAGCGCTACTGGGCCCACGAACGACGTTCTGGCGAAGGCTCAGAGGGCCTTCGGGGAGCTCGACTCTGACGCCTTGCAGGTGGGTCGGAGCCTGGCGAAACTGGGCCTGCCGAGTAGCCTGGACGAGTCCTGGACGAGCACCCAGGGTGATAGCCTGAAGATGACCAAGATCGTCTCGTTCCTCTCTCCATCTGAGGTTCAGGAGGGTCACGTAGTCGAGGTCATGAGGGCACTCGGACGGCGCGAGACTCGTTAGAGAAGAGGAAAGCGGGAGAGTCGAACTCCACGGGGTTAGCCGCCACCCGTCTTCCAAACGGGGGTCACTCCACAGTGACGTCACTTTCCGTAGCTCGGTGTCTTGCCTATGACCCGAGACAGGTCCTCAGGAGTATCCCATGCCCAAGCAGAATCTTCGCCAGCTCCTCGCCGAGGAAGGTCTGGCCAAGCAAGCGTCCTACAGGCTCACCTCGAAGGACCGTAGGATCGCCGACCAGGTCATGGACCTGCTCTCCCAGAGCGACGCGGGTCTCTCCGTAGAGATGCTCGACGTGCACGGGCGCTGGGCACCCATGGTAGAGGACATCCTGCTGTCTATGGGCGACACGGGCCAGGCTGAGGTCGGGAGACGGGCAGGAGACGAGCAGTGCAGCGACTGAAAGCAATCCTCGCGGCCGAAGGGCTGACCCGAACAGCGGGGCAGTACAACCCGGTCAAGGCCTGGGCAGATGACATCAAGAGCAGCGGTCGGTATCGGATCGACATCCAGAAGGCTGTCCCCCTGCCGGGAGCCTCGGCCAGAGCTACTGATGAGGTCTGGGAGGACGGAGCTCCCGTGGCCAAGAGGTTCAGTCGCTCGAGGAAACGACCCATCCCGGCAGGAACCTACGAGGGCATCTGGGTGAACGACGGGACTGTCTACGTCTTCGACGGTCGGTGGTGGTACCAGGCACTGGACAGCGACTTCGAACAGGATTGAGGAGTGGGGATGGGGGGAGTCGAACCCCCACGCTCGTAAGAGCACCGGATTTTGAATCCAGCGTGGCTGCCATTACACCACATCCCCGTATATCAGCTATTGCCCGCTGAGGGCTCGGAGAACACCATGAAGAACCTGCGCTCCCTGCTCGCCGAAGAAGGGCTCTCGAATGCCCCCCGTGTCGCCGGGGACGATCCCGATCCGAGGGACCCCAACGCCCAGCGGGCTCTGGATGTTCTCTGCGGGAAGCTGAACCTCCCGAAGTTCCGAGGCCTGAAGACCCAGACGGTCGCAGTCCCTGTCCCCAAGGGCTTCTCCTCTTTGTTCGAGGAGGTCAGTGTCGCGCTGCGGGTCAACGGAACCTGGGGCAGTGTCGGCTGGGCCTATGCGCACCCGAACCACCACGGCTCTAACGGGCTGACCGTGGGTGAAGTCTTCTGGGAAGAGAGGGCCGGCAAGTGGGCCTGGCGTATCTCAGGCACCCGGGAATCCGGGTTGGTTGGGTAGGGAAATGGCACGCCGACCAGGACTCGAACCTGGGACCGCCTGATTTGGAATCAGGTGCTCTACCAACTGAGCTACCGACGTATGTGAAAGGTTGAAGGGGTGGAGCGGTGCCAGACTCGAACTGGGGGATGGCGTCGGACTACCCTGGCCTGCGCGTCTGCCGATCTGACGCGCCCACCGCTCCATAAAGGGGTGCCCTCGGTTGCCTCCTGACCCTGTCGGGCAGTCAGAAGATCGAGGGCTGCCAGACCGACAAGACTGGCAAGATGGTGCCCAGGGAGGGAGTCGAACCCTCACGCTCTTGCGAGCACCGGCCCCTCAGACCGGCGTGACTACCATTCCACCACCTGGGCAGGTGAGTGTTGAAGAGAGGAGACTGCGGCAACAGCTTCGTGCAGACCGGGCGTGCTCGCCAATCATGTTCCGCCCCTCCCGAGGGAGAGGGAAGCTGTACTGTCTGTTAGCGCCAGCGCCCGTTTCACGAGCATTAGTCGCAGTCTCAAAAGGCGGGGAAGGAAGGACTCGAACCTCCGACACACTTTGCTTGTAGGCTACACCCTGGTCTCCTCGCTCTGGCGATTGAAGAGAGAGTGGGATAGCGGGATGCTGCGCCCCTTGCGGGACACCGATTTTCCTTTCGGTTGCTCTACCAACTGAGCTACTTCCCCGTGAAGTGGTGGACAGAGCCGGAGTTGAACCGGCGACAACCTGATCTTCAATCAGGCGCTCTACCAACTGAGCTATCTGTCCGAGAATGAGAGAGGCAGGGGAACCTGGACTCGAACCAGGAATCGTCCGTGAGGACATGCTTGTAGGCTGATCCCGTGGCTCCGATTGCTCGGAGCGAGTGGGGCAGCTGGGGTGCTGTTTTGCAACATCTTGAGTGTTGTGCGTCTACCAATTCCGCCATTCCCCTGTATCTCTCAGTCCTGCAGTCAAGGTCGCAAGGCACCTACGCCGAGAGCTTCGGACGCGAGCAAGTGGAGGAAGGAGCCAGAGTTGAACTGGGATCGAATGAACGACCTCCTGATTAGCAGCCAGGCGCAGGTACCACTCCTGCTACACCTTCCGTGGTGGGTAGTCCTGGAGTCGAACCAGGCTGGCGCAGCGGCGGCGGGTTTACAGCCCGTCTCGGGAACCGTCCCTCCGTACTACCCAAAAGTGCCCAGGGAGGGAGTCGAACCCTCACGCGCCGAAGCGCACCAGGTCCTGAACCTGGCGTGACTACCATTCCACCACCTGGGCAAATGCGACACCTCTACGCGGGTGCCGCTCGGTGGGTTTGGTACTCCCACCAGCGATACGAACTCATTGCGATGTCAAAGAAGTCGGTCCAGCCGTTGCTGAACCCCGAAACGCAGAAACCCCCTCCGAGCCGCTTGGGCTGGGAGGGGGTCTCTGTCGTCTTAGTTCGTGTGAACTCTTACGTCAGGCGCACCCTCCCGTACCAAACAGACTCGAAAGCCAGCTGGAATAGGATAGGGTGCTTGACAAGACGGTGTTCATGATAAGCAAGGATAACCGCTCTTGCGGCACCGGCTACCCCCTTGGGTGGTTATTTCTTGCCTATGTTTGTGAGAGGGGGAAGCCCACAGGGAAGATCTGACGTGAGAAACCTGACTGCGACCGACCGTCGAAGCCTCGTCCGCCTGGCCTCGACGATGCCTGTGGGAAACACGGAACGGCGTGAGATCCTGCGTTTCCTCGTGGCCGAGACCCCGCTGGAAGAGCGGGAGTTTACCAACCCCGAGTCCGGGAACAAGGTGAAGTTCACCTCGCTCCCGAAGGAAGAACAGGCGAAGATCCGGAAGAAGCTGAAGAAGGACGACGGAGACGACAAGGGTCTGTCGGGCAAGGTGAAGGGCTGGCTGAACAAGGCCAAGGGCATCACTGCCAAGGGCAAGAAGACCCTCCAGGACCTGCCCGGCAACGCGCAGCAGTTTGTCACGGACTCGGAGTTCCGCAACAAGGTGACTTCGGAGGCCGCGAGCAAGCTCAAGGCAGCCCCCGGCAAGTTTGCCGAGGATGTCATGCACCACTTCGCGGAAGAGGTGGAGCATGTCGCCGGAGGCCTGACTGCGATGTCTAAGGGTCAGCTCCCCGACAAGCACCAGGCCGAGGCGATGGCCGGTCTTGCGATCGAGGTGGCTGTAGCAGGTCTCGCCCTGGGAACAGCGGGCTGGGGTGGCGCGGGAGTCAAGCTGGGTGTCTCCCTGTGCAAGCACCTCGCCTTGTCCGCTATCCACCCGCTCCTGGGCAAGAGCTACGTGTTCGGTTTCGAGGGCTCCCACCTCATTCACGCTGTGGAAGGCTTCCTCCACATTGCCGCTGAGGATGAGGGCAAGAAGGACGACAAGAAGAAGGACGACAAGAAGAAGGATGGAGAGGGCAGCACCGACCCGAACAAGTTCGTGGAGGACCTCGTCAAGGCGGTCGCCGACGCCCTGGAGAAGGGCGTCGATGAGAAGACCATGATCAAGGCGCTGAACGCAGCCTGACCTCAGCCCAGCAGTCGGTCCAGCTCGCCCCACATCCGCAGAACCCGAGGATCGTCGGACAGGTGCTTCAGCTCCCGCTTGAGAGCGGGGTGCTCCTTCCGGTACATCTTGAGGAAGGAGCTACCGGGACGCGCCGTGCCGAACCGTGCATGCGCTACTCGGTCAGCCAGCTTCAAAGGGAGAGCCTCAGGCGTCTCCGTGAGCTGCATCACCAGGACGGCGAACCGGGCCTTCCTGTTTCCGATGGAGTGCGGCGTAGTGACCGCTCCCACCAGACGTGCGACGCCCTCGCCGAAGCCAAGCCGGATCTCCTCCAGGGTGACCTCGGTGTCTTCAGGAGCGTCGTGCAACCAGGCAGCGGGCTCGTAGTCCCCGCTGAAGCCGTGGGCCAGAAGCACTCCCCACACATCCTGCAAGTGACGAGTGTACGGGAACTCCCCGTACAGCTGCCCCCTATGAGCCGTCGTAGCCAGGGCGCGAGCGCGGGTCACTGGGGACATTAGGGTCATTGCTTTCCTCACCCTTGTTACGTCGAGACCCGCCCAGGGGAACCGTTCTCCAGGATGCAAACCCAGCGCTCAATCACAGACACCCCTGTGGGCCCCGCTACCGAAGATGTCTTGAGCTTGCCGTTCGTGACCCAGAGCACCGTGTGCTTGTTGCCCTCAACAGTCAGGTACTGGACGATGAGGAACCAGGGCTCCCCCGCAGCTGCTGTCTTCATGAGGTTCGCCATCCGAGGTTCCATCTCGGCTTCCAGCAACACCCTGTGGGTAAGGGGGCCGTCGTAGAGAACGAAGGTGTCCCGCTCCCCTGGGTGAGATAGACTCCGAACGACCTTGAGGTGCAGGTCTTCCAGCTCCAGAGCCATGTAGCAGGCGGAGAGAACAGGCCCCTCAGCCTGCAATACCAGAGCTGGGATACCTTCCAGCTCTGATACTGTCCAGGGGGCATCCACGTCTGTCTCTCTGAGTAGCAGGGGCGTCATGGTCATTCCTCAGGCGAGCTTTGTCGCCACTGCGCCCACGGGGCCTGTGATCGCATTGATCTCCGACGCCTTGGCGGGACCGATAGCTGCTGCAGTGTAGGTGGGCACTCCTACCCGCCCTGTACCCTGGCAGGGCTCGCAGTCGGTCGGAGGGAAGCCGTCAGCCTGAGCCGCAAGTACCGGAAGCACCTCACCGGTTCCCTCGCAAGAAGAACACTCCGCCTTGAACTCAGTCGCGCCCATGTCCTGGATCAAGGCGCAGGGAAGCCCCGCCTCCAGAGCCAGTGCGTGTGCCCGCAGCAGAGTCTCTTCATCGGCAACCGAGAGAACGATCTTCGTGAACCTGCCCTCGACCCACTCCTGCATCTCGGGAGTCAGCGAGATGGTCATGGAGGGGATCCCAGACACGACCATGTCCTCGTCGCTTCGGAGGGAGCCTGTGTTCGGCCCCACCGGAGCACGGAACTGGAGCCCCGAGATAGGTAGCACCTGACCCTCGGGACCCTGGAAGACAACCTTGCGGTCGAAGAAGACCTTCATGGAAGCGTGAGCAACCTGAGCTGCTACCTTCCCGGTCCTCATCTTGAGGTCCTTGCGGAAGAGGATCACCTGCTTGATGTTACTCACAGGCCATCCGGATCGCCGTGCGGTACTCGTTCGGGGTCAGGTTCACGGTGGAGCCGTCAGCCCCCACAGCGTCGATCACCCAGAAGGGACTCACTTCCCACTGAAGAGCATCGAAGGGGAGACCGTCGTCAGTGAATGCGTCGCCTGGCGGGCCCAGGATGACCTTCCCCTTGTGAACGGCCCAGGGGAACTGCTCCCCGCCTTCGGCCAGATGGACCAGAGCGGGTCCGGCTTCAGTCTCGAGGGCAACGGTGACGTCGGGGGTGTAGCTTAGCACGATAGCTCCTGTTGTGTTAGGAGTTACCGTTGCGATCCACCTCGCACTCCCCCAGAGCCTCCTTATGCAGGTCTGAGGTTTCCAGCAAGGTGTCCGAGGATTCCCTGGGCCAGCCCACTTCCCCGCACGGAAAGCCCGGGAGGAGCGGGTCGAACCACGGGCACGTCGGACACCCTATGCTGGGCCACACCCGATCCTCTTGATCCCCCAAGGCGACGAAGGCTGCGCGCTCCTCGGCCTGGTCGTCGGTCTGCCCGGCCATGCGAAACACCTCCGCATGACAGTTGTGTATCCGAGCCAGCCCCCGGATTGTGCGAGCCTCCTCTTTAGTCAGCACCAGGTGCGCTACAGAGGTCCCCCCGGTGTGCTCAAACGCCGGGTTCCCGGGCAAGTGCATCGAAAACGGAGCCCCGCCTTGAATAGACACCGTCCACAGAGCTTGCTCAGAGTTCGTTGTGGGCAAGGGCTCTCCACTGTTCAAGCCCCTTGTGGTTCCCCGCTGACAGCACCTCACCTCCGTTACACACCACGAGGTCGAAGGGCTGGTGCACTCGCTTCGGGTCGGACTGGTAGCGGTGCACAGAGAAGCTCTTCCCTTCTGTGTTCTTCCACAAAGACCCGTAGCACTGTCCCCCCTCCAAGGAGGCGGCGAGCATCCTCTGAATCTCGGGGATGTGCTCCTCAGCGGCCAGGATGACCATGTGTCGAGGAGACTCGCTGTGATCCTTCAGAGCTCTACAAGTGCAGGCCTGAATGCTGGACATGGTCATGAGGAGCTCCCTGTAACGGGTCCGATGCGGATGTCCCAGCCGAACCGGCGAGACGCGATGCTGTCGTTGTGTGCGGAAACCTGAACCGCCCAGCCCTCGTCAGGATGGAGGTAGCCCTTTCCCGGACGAGTGCAACTTGTTGCGTGCGACACCGCGAAGGCCGCCAGATGGTCAATGGCTGTCTGGATCGGGTTGAACTGGTCGGAGAGGTCCTCGGGACCGAAGACCTGTACAGCCCAGCAGGTCTTGCGAGATCGTTCCTGGTCGGGCATACCTGGGTTCAAAGGGATGCCTCTCTCCTCCAGAGCTTCTCGCACACCCTGCTCCACTACCGAGGCAGCAGAACGACGGCCCTGGGACGTAGACAGAACCTTGTAGATTGCGATCTGTCTGAGGTGGGGGTTCATAGCTCCCACTACCAGAGGCGACGGGGGCTCCACCTCTCGCAAAGCGGGAAGCTGACCCGCCTGGTATCCCGGAACCCCGATCGGCTTTGCGGGAAGGAACTTCTGTGCAACAGTCAAGGCAGTCGGCACATCCAATCCCTGCGCCCTCGCCTCCTCGGAGGCGACTTCCAGCAGTCGTTCGCATACAACAGTGTGGTCTTCGACGGCCTTGGTCAGCTCGGCACGCACCTCGTTGGAGGCCTTCTCAAGCATGAGCCCGATGATGGCTGGGTCCCGTGCGTCTGTAAGGACTGGGACCGCTGGGCAACCTTCAGGAGGGAGGGACCCTGTGCGCAGCGTGGGGACATCCCCGTCCAGGGAGAGCATCTCGGCGAGAGCGGCCTCCAGCACGGGGTTCATCTGGTCGATGCCTGTAGAAGTCTGCATCACCACAGGGCGCTGGGCCTCGCGAAGAGCCGCAGGACTGACTTCGAACCCAGGCGCCAGAGCTCCTACTTCGGCTGAAATCGTCCTGAGGTCTCCCATAAGACCCTCATTTTCGGCGACCTGGGCAAGCTGCAATGCTGCAGCCTCCAGGTCAAGATTCCCGGCTTCCAACTCGGCAAAGATCCGCTGACCCTCGGCTGACTCCGCAAGGCGCGAGTTGACATCTCCCAGCATGCCGAGAACGACTTCAAGAGTTGACTGAGCCATGTTGTTTCCTGAGTTGCGCCTGCCCCGAGGGGTCCTGTTCACAAGAGATTACCCTCTCTGGGAGGCTGCGAGCCCCTATTTCTTGAACTTGACCCTGCCGCCGACTGGTATCACTCTCTCACCCTTGGAGAGCGTAGACTTGGGTGCCCAGGGGTCTGGCTCAGGGGGCGGGGAACCTCCCCCGATCATCACCCCCGCGCCGGGAACTTGCGTATTGTCTCCGCCCTGAGGCCGAAACGGCATGGGAGCCCCCGGAGGAGGCTGCTCTGGCGCCCGCTGCTCCTCGGCTGGGATAGGGGCTGGAGCTGCTCGGGCCAGCTTGCTCGCCACGCTTCGAGCGTGCTTGCACGGGTTCTCCGGGGAGGGGCACGTACAGTCCCAGGTCTGGTCCTTGTATAGTGTGACCTGGTAGATGTTCTTGGAGTCCCCTCGGATCTTCCACTGACCCTCAAGTTCGGGCTCCTCTCGCGGAACAAGCCTGTCCGTCACCACTTGCGCCGTGCCCAGATGTGCTGACTGCTTATCTGCAGACAGGGTCATCACGGGAAGCGGGGTCTCCCTCGCAGGCTTGTCGTGGATCTTGACCTCATCCACGAGTCGCTGGGGAGGCTCCTCAAGGGGGCTGGATGCTTGAAATCCAGAAGGGTGGGACATCCCGGTGAGCTCTGCAGCAGCTACCCCGATCTCTGCGTCGGTAGGGACCTCCCAGTCTCCGCGTCTGTCTGCAATCTCTATGGCGAGTGCTTTCCTGAGGGTGTCCCGGAAGTCCATCTCTGCAATCTGGCGGAACTGCGCCTCGTTCGGGTCGGCGAACAAAGGGTTGGTCAACAGTCGCTCTTCTTGAGTGGACATACGCTGGACCCACCCCATCCCCGCGCCTTTTGAGTTGCTGCACCCAGAGTTCATACAGTTGTTACAGAACTGCTTTCTGAAGTCTTCTGGGGACATCTGTCTGCGAGCGGTGCCGTCGTAGCACCCGTCCCACAGGTCTGGAAGCGATTTAGCCATGAACTTCTCCCCGTCTATGATACCGGCTCAACGCAGGTTGAAGCCTGAACCCACCACAACCAGAGTGTGTCGACCCTCCTTCCAGGCAGCTGTTACTCTCCGAAACATGTCGGCTACCTCTGGCGAGGTGGCGTCGTCCAAGGGAGGCTCGTAGCAGCCCGGAGGACCCAGCTCCTTCGAGGTCTGGCCCCCGGGACGACACAAGGCCGCGTCCCAGGCGAGACACCCGCCTCGAAGCGCGCAGGCACCCTCTGCCTCCGACACTCGTTTAGCAGAAGCCCGAGGATCGCGACCCAGCTCCCGAAGCAACGGGAGAAGCAATCCGTGCAGAGCGTTGCTGAGGCTCTCTGCGGACACGACCCGGATGCCCGCTTCCCAGGTGGTGCCTCGAAACACCTCGAAGTCTCCCCAGTGGTCGGCGGTTCCCTCGGTGTAGAGAAGAAGCACCTGTTCGGGGTTCTTGCGTTGGAGACGAGGCGGGTTCGGGTCTGTCAGGCTGACCTCTCGGGTCACGGCGTCCGTCCGTCGTAACTCACGTCCGGTTCGGTGCGGTTCTCGTCAAACCCGATCCGGGAACACCCGCCGACATGAGCTGTTTCGGCAGCCTCCGGGCTGATAATGTCAGCCAGCGCAATCCGAGCGTAGTCCACTGCGTCGAAGTCGTTGGTGTAGACCTCGAAGCTGTAGTTGTGGTCGCGGGTCTCAAGCAAGACGTGGTAGAGGCGCATGACCCACTCTACCCGGATCGCTTCAGCCCAGACTGCTGAACCCGTAGGACTCGGTGCGCTTGAACCGCTTCAGGAAGTCCTGCTTGTCCTTTACCTCTACCAGAACGGAGCACTCTTCGTCTCGCTCCACCTGGCTTCGGATCACCTTTCCGCCACTGTTGTAGATGTCGTCCAGGTAGTGGTCCAGGTCCCCGCCGTGTTCGCACTCGTAGAAGGTGAGGTGCATGCGAGAAGAAGCCCACCGCCCAGATACACGGGCGGCCATGCCTCGTTCGTAGTCTGGCTGCAGGGAGAGAGCCTGGTTCTGGCAACAGGTGCAAGTGGGCTTGCCGCAAGCGCAACTGGCTCGCCTTCCAGTGGGGGTGTAGGTGCCGAACCCTCGGCTTCGAACCCGTCGCTCTTCCTGAAGATCGTGCAGGGCATCCTCCACTTCGCGCAGCGGCACTCTCATTTGAACTGCAAGCTCGCTGGCGGTTAGCTCCGCGCCCGCGTCCGTGAGATATTCGAGCACCTCGTCCGAAGTGACCCCCTGTCCGGCCTTCTTCTTGCGTTCCTTTGCAGCTTCTTCGCGCCAGCCGGGGATCTGCTGATCCGCCAGGCCTCCGCAGAACGCGCCGGGGTTCGACATCTTGCCCTCCATTTCGTTGATGCACCGCTTGACGGGGTGCTTAGGTGCGCGGGAAGTAAGGGAGTCCCAGAACTTCTTCACGGACTCGTCGGTCCAGCCCTTCGGAAGCTTCTTCCACTTCTTGGCCACCCGCTCAGATGAGGGGCTGGCGATGCTGGGACGAGGCATGAAGACTCCAGGAATAGCCCTTCGCGACTATCGGGTAACCACCGGCCTCAGAGAGCGGTGTTGTCCTCGTCGTCATCGTCAATCAGCAACGAGTCGTATCCTGCCAGAACGCTGGTGTTGATCGAGCCGGGATCTCCGCTCGCTGCATCGTTGTCTACGGGGACGGACGTGGGGTCGTCCAGATCTGCCACACGGAAGGTGGAGTCGAAGAAGTAGGCAATGCTGGCTGCAGTGAGGCTGTTGTGGAACCTCTCCGGATCGAAGTCCGCGTCCATCGGAACCTGACCCCCGGTAGCCCAGAGCATGTCCTCCACTTCCAGGTCCAGCTGCTCCCGCAGATCCACCATCTTGATGATTAGCTCTTCCAGACGGGTGCGCTTGTAGTTGATCTCCTGGTTCATCCAGACCCTGCCCCTCTGGACAAACACGACGACATCGGACTCCTTGGGGGTGAACCGACGGCCTCCCATCCGACTGCTCTTGTACTTGAGGAGGTTTGCATCCCCGTCTTGCGCCGCTTGGTCGTACGCATAGCGAACATTCTGGGAGTGAGCCAGACCTCCGCCGGGCATCGGGTTGACCGTCTCGCCGTCTACGTCCACTGCCTGGTCGGGGGCCAGGAACATAGAGATGTCGAAGGGATTGCCTCCCAGAGCCACATAGGCAGACACCAACTTTCCGATAGTGGAGTCGGCAGGGTCTACTCGGATCCCCTCTCGCTTTTCAGTAGGCACCCCTTCTGCGTCGGCGACGTAAAGAATCTCCACATTGCCCAGGCGAGAGCGCTCGGCGTCGATGACCAAGAACCTGGAGTAGACATCACGCCGTTCCTCCAGCATGAACTTGCGGAAGGCTCTCCACTGCCCTTCGCGAAATCGGGACGACCATGCAAAAGCGGGCATCTACGCTTCCTCCCCGCTCAAGACCAGCTTGATGAGGTCAAACAAGACTGTGGGCAGCCCTCCGGTTACCGCTACGACGCCCGCCCCGTAGGAGGAAGCAGTGTCAACGGGCTTGTTCTCTGAGGCTACCAGACCGGACACCAGACCGCTGGTGCCGTTCCCGACCAGGACCAAAGCCGACACAGGACCGATGCGGAAGGCGGTGATGGCTGAGATAATAGCCTTGATCTGATTGAGCAGAGCCTGTAGCTGGTAAATGCGAGCCTGGATCGCCTCAATGTACGCAACGATCTTGTCCACGATCCCCTCCAGCCCTGCCAGAAGTCCCTGCAAGAACCGGTCGATCCTCTCCATAAGGTCGTCCAGCGGCGCCAGAGCCTGGGGCATCAGCCGGATCACCTGCCACTGGGCGTCGTTGATGGGGCGGGAGACCCAGGCCGAAGCGAGCTGCATGACCGCTACCGCTGCATCCAGGAGAGCGCCCTCGTTGTACCCGGACACAGCGTTGCGGATGTACTCCACCGTCCCTGTATTGTTGTTGTAGATGATAGGGGAGTAGTCAGCTGAACCGTCGCCGATCTCCCACGGATCCACTGTGGAGATTACCGGGTTCAGATCGAAGCCCGGAGCTCGTGTAGGCCCCCGCGTTGCAGTCTGGCGGTAGTCCTGGACCAGGCTTGACTTCGGCTTGGGTCGGCAGAAGGGGTTCCCTCCCACTCCCAGATCTTCCGACTGCGCGACCGTCGCCGTGAGAAGATTTGTAAGACCGAGCGACTCCAGAATGGTGACCCCTGGGTAGTCGTCGTGGATGTCGTTCCACAAGAAGTCGGCGAGCGTGTCGATGTGTGTCTGTAGGGCTTCCACCACTGAGTCAGGCGGCGTCCCCTTTTCGGCGATGTCGGATGCGACCTGGTTCAGCATCAGCCGCATCTTGAGACGGAACCGCTGGGGGCGAAGTCCCTTGAACCACACGGGCTTGATGCCGTAGCGGTTCATGATGTCTCGACCAGCTCCTTCAAGCCCCTTCAACCCTTGCCCGTATGCGTAGACCCCTTGCTTGTAGGATCCGAGGTCGATACCGATACCCACGATGTTGCCCAGATTGCCTTCTGTGAGGTCAGCCCGGCACAAGACCGCCAGAGCGATCGCTGTCTGGGTGGCGGCAACGAAGGACTTGGAGGCTTCCGACGGGAACTCCACTACGCCTGCGCCCGATGCGGGCGTCATGCTGTTCCAGCCTGCGGAAGTGCTCTCAGCACTGGGCTGTGGGGGAACCAGGATGCCGTTGACCCCTGTAACCAGATTTTCCGCTGGGAAGTAGTAGGGGCTGTATCCGTTGCCGTAGGTGCTGGTCGGAGACCGCAAGGTGGAGGAACCGGCGATCGAGGGCAGCATGACATCGAGGTAGTCTTGTGTCACTGCGCGGACGCGGACCCAGTAAGTCGAAGCTGTCGCTGCCTCGCCCACGGTCTTCGCGAACCCGTCCGTGTCTGCCTCAAAAGAGACGTGCTTAGGAAGGTCCGCCTGGTCGAACACTGCCGTGAACGTAGTGCCCGGACCCAGCTTGGAAATGAACCCTGTCTTGACGAAGTAGGTGCAGGCGATGAGGGGCACGGAACTGGACCCGTCAATCAAGGTGCTGGGCTTGATGAGAGGAGTGTTCGTGTCCTTCTGCAAGAGGAGAATCGGTGCCTGCGGATCGTCCGTGTACTCTACGTCGGCGAAGTCCTCCTGGCCAGTGTCCAGGTCCGCAATCCCACCGTACAGCCGCAGAGGACCGTTGGTAAGAGGATCGATGGCTGCAGAGACGACACGTGGGAGGTCTTCCGTCTTGGCTGACCCGTCTGACTTGGGCACCATCGCCAGAACCTGGAGTCCGTCCGGGATCGTAGAGATGTGGATCAAGAACCCCTTGGGGGCCGGGGTGAACGCTCCCCCGATGCCGCCCGCGCCTGCGGGCATTGACCAGGTCACCGTCATGGCGTCCGGAACATCGGTGGTTGTGGTGAGCTCCCCTGTCTTCTTGAACGACGGAATGAACCCCCCGGCAGCACCGAACTTGAACTCTGGGGTGGTGGGGGTTCCGTAGGGCATGGAGTTGCCCAGCAACGCACCCCGACCGAAGAACTTGAGGATCGTGCGGAGGATCCTCATAAGCTCATTGATGTCACCGGAAGAGGCGTAGAAGAACACCCCCAGGGCTACAGACGACGAAGAGAAGTCAGGCCTGGAGAGGTCTGTGGGGTCCAGCAACCTGGAGAGCATTCTGCGCTCGTATGCCTGGTAGCCTCCCAGGACATCGGAGAACTTGTTGGCAGGGTTCAGGAGGGCCCAGTCCCCGGCAAAGTACACCCCCAACTGCCGCAGGTCTGCGATGAGGTTGCGGATCTCCTGGATGATTAGCTCAACCACAGCCCGGATAGGGTCCAGCAACCCGACCAAGAACGCCTTGACGATGTTGAGTACCTTCTGGACGATGTTGAGAATAGCCAGCAGATAGTCGAGGACTGCCACCATGGAGTCGACAATCGGCTGGACCCTCTCCATGAGAGGGTCGGTCGAGATCTCGATGCTGGACCATTCCGCCACTGTCAGCTGCCCCCGCCGTGCCTTACACGCTCAACCGCGATGAGTAGGTCGGCGACCTGAGCCTGGTCTTTCTGGATTTGCAGCTCCATCAACTCCGAGAGCTTCTCCAGAAGGACCTTCTGGTTGTCCAGAAGGGGAGACCGGACCACCTTCTCTTCGGTGCCCGCCCAGCTCCCGTCCGTGGGAATGCCTGCGTCCTTGAGCTTCTGTCGGATCTCGTCAGCGGTCATGGTTCGTCCTACTTGGGAGGGGTCATAGGATGCCTACCCAGACCCATCCTCAGCTATCGTCCAGCGCGGTCTGCTGGTCGATGAGTTCCTGTTGTTTTGCGAGCTCGTCTGGAAGGTCGTCTTCGGCCCGTCGCGCCTTGATGATACTCCCGGTGACCTGATCGGCCCGGAAACGAACCCACGAGAACCGCATGTCCCGGAACCGATCGTCCAGGTTCAACACGTCCTCTACCAGGTCCGGCAACACAGGGCGCTGCCCCCACGCGTCTGTGGCGAAGCTGGTGTAGCCCTCCTCGTCCAGACGAGTGTCCAGAATCCAAAACCTACGCCCCAGAATCGACAGGCAGTCCCCGACGTTGGTGTACGGAGTGTCGTCCACCAAGCCTGCCAGGCTTGAAATCACCAGGTTGGAGATAATGCCCGCGCCAGCCGTGGGGTCGGTGGGGCTGCCTACGTCTTCAATGTGGTCCTCATCCTGGAAGACCCAGTAGTCGCCCCCGCGCCCCACATACACGCTCTTCATCTCTTCAATCCAGGACAGCAAACGCTCCCTGTTGAAGAGCACGAGCTCGAGGGCATCCTCGGAGAAGATCGAGTTCGGGCGAATGATGCGATACGGGAAGGGCTCAATGCTCTTGAAGGCATCGAGGCTTGTGCGAGCCGCAAACGAAGTTCCCACGGCAGCTGCGGTCGGTCGGAGCGCCTGCTGCCCCTCTCGCCTGCCCAGACCCAGCGGACCCGAAGAGCCGTCTGTCAAATCGGAGTCGTGAATGGTCGGAAGCACCACGTACTCAGAGCTATTCGGAGACGCAGCCGGGTCACCCATCACAATATCGTCACCTCCGTCGTCGTTGCCTCCGCCGAACCGGGAAGCTCCGTCCACAGTGAGGTCCCCGGACTCCACGGTGGTGACCTTGTAGAAGCCCCGGTTGTCGTCGAGGTTGGAGGGCGCTCCTGCCAGATACTCGGCGCGCAAGATAGTGGACACATCGCCGCTGGGTCGCTTCCCGGCCTCGGTTGTTTCAAACAGAGTGCCAGCTGGGTCAACCACCACGTAGTCCCCCTCCAGGACACCCACCGCTGCCCAGTCCAGTCCCGCCGTGTCCTGCATCTTGTTGAACTCGGAGACCGCGCCGCCGTCAGGCGAGCCTGTGTACGCAACGGTACGTCTGTAGACCTCAGTGTCGGTCACGAGACTCAAGAGCATCTCGGCGGACTGCTCCTGCGGGATGATTGCCTGCTCCAGGTACACCTCAAAGGACACTGCGCTGGAAAGAGTCTCGGTGAGGCCGGGACGCCGAAGCAAGAGCGTCCCCGCGCCGGTCACCTTCTGAACATCGGCGGAGTCAATCAGAGCTCCGTTCGCATCCAGGATGCGCAGTACGTCGCCGGGGTGGATGTTCACCTTCTTGTTGTTGAAGGCCCCCACGTTAGTCGCGGCGCCATACGTGGCCGAACCGGCTGTGAACACCCGCGTTGAAGTGTTATAGGAGCCGTCCGTGCCGTCGACGAAGTCCCCCTTGCGAAGCTCATAGACGTAGCGCAACTCACCCAGGTTGTCCGAGATCTTCGTCTGTACGTCGTGGAACCTACGGATGCGACGCACCTTGAAGTGGACGGACTCCTCGGAGGCAGTGAACCCGAAGTCTGAGAAGTTCCGGTGGGCCACCTGGTCGGTCTGACCTGTCAGCAGATGTCCTTCCGAGACCACGTGTGGGAAGGCCAGGTTCAGGTCCGTCGTCGGACGCGGGAAGCTCGGCTCCAGGAAGATGCCAGCCAGGGCGAAGAAGCCGGGGCTCCCTCCCGTCTCCAGCTGCGAACCGAAGATGATGCGATCCTTCGGAAGCAGGCAGTACACCCGGTTGGTCGGGGGCCCGGTAACCACAGCCTCAAAGTGGACGTTGTCCCATACCGTTGCACTCCACCCCGAGATGTCGATGTGGGACGGTACTCCCGCTGTTGCTCTTCCGATGCCGGAGGAGATGTAGGTCCTGTTGTAGACGACCGTCTCGCGGTCGGCGTAGAAGTCGGTGCTGTCAGAAGCAGCCGGGATACGGACAGAGATCTTGTCCGCTCCGGCAGCCGAGATCGGCAGAGGCAGTCGGGTGATGTCTCCCTGGCTCACGCTCTTGTCCCACACGTTGGTGGTGACCCCCCCTGCGGCAGTGTGAACGCTGCCCCGATTGCCCGCCACCGCCATCAAGAATCCCCCGGTCAGCTCTTCGCCGACACCAGGGTTGTGCACTCCGTCGTCCTCCAGCCAGCCTACGGTGTTGTTCTTTGCGAACCCGTCTGCTACTGGAGGGGTGACCGGGAACCGGGTCATGCCCGAGACTGTCAGACCTGCCGTTGCTGCAGCGATGAAGATTGCATCTGAGGTTGCCGCGACTGCGTCCAGCGCGGTGCCCGTCGCGTCCTCGGCGGTGCCCGTGGTCAGGGTAAAGGTGATCTCACCTGTGCTGTCCTGAATGGTGACGGAGTCGTACAACATCCTGTAGACAGCGGCGGCATCCATGGTGTAAGCGGCATTCCACGAAGTGTACTCGTTCTTGAGCACCAGGTACACGTAGGTGGTAGCCCCGTCTCCCGGAAGGAACCCGTGTCCTGTTTGAGGGTCTCCAGTGCCGTTGCTGGAGTACAGAACCGAAGGCACTCCGCGAACTGTCAGGGTCAGAGCGGACCCGTCTGCGGACTTGACCGTCGGGAAGGTGAGATCCAGGCCCCCCTTGCGACCTGCGTCAGAGTAAAGCTCAGATGCGCGAAGCGGATCGCTGTCCGTAAAGGACGTGGTGCCATCGGTGTCCACGACATGCCGGACCAGGTACGTCCCTGCGGCTACTGCGCCTTCCCCCGCAACAGAGGACCCGTCCACCACGATGGTGTCCCCAGCGACCACATTGGCGACCAGACCGCCTGCCGACACCGCGACGTTGTCCAACCAGTGACGCGCCCCGTCCACGGTATAGGTGCCCGCGCTGTCTACGTCGTCCCGGAAGACCCCAGTGCCGTCCAGGATCACTCCAGTTTCATTCAGGTCGGATGAAGGCACCGCCGAGAGCACGACGTTTGAGACCGGGGTGACCGTGTACGGGAGCGGGTCGTTGTTGAACCCCTCCCAGGCCATCACCTTCAAGCTGCCATCGGCCAGGGACGCAGTCGCATTGGGTGCGAAGGAACCCACATAGGGCTGCCCTGACCCAGAATCGAACCTCTCCAGGAATGTGAAGTAGTCCCCTCCGTTGACCTCGGCGGGGGCGTTCACGGTGCAGTCAACGCCCCCGCCCACGGTGCACTTCCACACAGCGAGCTCGGCCCCGAGCTCGATGGCCTCACCGTTCGCGGGAGTGCTGCCTCGGGGCAACGCCGCAGCGAAGCAGATCCTCTCGTGGAACGTGAGTCGGTCCTCGTCAATCCAGCTTGTTGTTGACCCCACACCGGTGTTTGCAGTGAGGGTAGAGACCAAAGCGGTCTCTGCTGAGATCTCCGTGTCTACTGTGACTGTGAAGTCGTAGGTGGTGGCCGTGGCAAGCAGGGGGATCTGTGTGAGAATGGAGGCAGTGGTCTCGATAGAGATGGTGCCGTAGTCAGAGAGCGTGACACCTGTCCCCGCCAGGGTGAGGTTCACTGCAGCCCCGACAGGAGGCTTCGCGTCCACGTTGCCTGCAGCGATGTCGTAGATGGTAATGGTGCCCAGGAGAGCGGAACCGGCCAGAGCGTCCGGGTCGTAGAACCGAACCACCAGCGCATTCCCAGAACCCAGCAAGTCCAGGACACCTCCTGTTGCCACACCGGGGTCAGAAGAGAAGACCAGCCCGCCCACGGAGGTACAGTCAATGGTGAGCACAGTAGTCCCACCCACGGTCTCCGTGAGCTCCGCTCCGGAAGTACCTCCCCCGCTGTTGTGTCCGAACGCTCGGCGCACAGTGTAGTAGTGGGTGCCTCCCTCCTTGATAGGAGTAACGAACCGAGGAGGCTCGAGAGAGGACAGGGAAGCCGACCCAGAGATAGCTCCGACTGCCAGGACGCCTGTCATGCCAGTGTTGAGCTCGCCTCCGGCCAAAGGCTGGCCCACCTCAACCAGCATGAGGTCGAAGGGTCGGGCGTCTCCCACAGCGGAGTCGTCGGTGTAGCCGCTTGTGGCTACAGGGGTCAGGTCTCGGGTGGTGTAGAGCGTCGCCGGGTCCCTGGTGGGAGTGTAGAACTCGTTGAACTCTCCGTCCGAGACTACAATCTCGTCCGGGTAGATCGCCTTCCAGAGCTGCGTCCCGTAGGTCGCGACGGCGGAGTCCGAACCCAAGAGTGCCTTGAACTGGGCGGCAACCTCTCCCAGAACAAGCAGCTCAGTCTTAGACCCAACCATGTAGGGGATCTGCACATCCCCGGAGTCGTCAGCGGCCTCACCCTTCAGACAGGGGAGCTTAGTCGGCTTGCGGTCCGTGTTGACGAACTGCACCTCTCCCTCGATACAGGTAAGGGGAGACGGAGGCATCTGTCCGAACATGT